AGAAGAATTCGAAAGACTTTTCGAAGAAGAACTCGCCAAAGAAGAAGCTGAAAAGGATAACGAATAAAAAAATAAAGGTGGGATCGATCCCACCTTTATTTCTTTCGGTTGAATTCTAAGTTTGTAAACTTAGAATTCGGCTCCGATACAATCGAAATCACCCATATCCTATCCTCCTTTCTTTTTGGATTTTGGGGATTTCGATTGCGCTACCAATCGTCAAAATTTATATAGTACCCTACCCTGATAGGGTAGGGTACTTTTTCATATACCATATAACACCTCCTTATGGTATATAAATTTACTTTCTGCTGGGTTCATTTCGGTCTACCCAGAAAGCAGAAAGCATTGAATAGAATATATATAGAAAGATTTACATATATTCTATTATTACACTTTTATAGTATATAATTCAAATAACGAATTTTATCAAAATACCGGATCTACCAATTTAACCGACGGATCTGGCTGGTTAGTTATTTCATATATTGCAAGGAGACACTCCTTTGAAACAGTTCTTGGCGATTTACCATCCATACCAATCATCTGAATCTTTGAAGTTGCAACTTTTCGACATTCAGCATTCGCTTCAACCGTATATACTGGTTTGATAATAGCGGTATCTCCATCGTAGTCAAGGCTCATTACTTCAATGAGACCATTTGAAATACTAAGAGTTTCATCAAATAATGGAGATGTATTAGAACCGATATCTTCTTTTTTAATACTTGGATACCAGCGATAAAGTTTACCGTTAATAACAACAGGTTCTGTTTTAACAGTAGATTTAATATTTACTTGACTTGGGAACTGGTTAAGATATGAATCTATAGGGAATCTAGTAATAAGAACCATCTTATCTTCAGTCATTTCACAAGCAGCCATATAGAACAGATCACACCATGTAAGAGGTCTTTCAAACCCAGGAGTATCCTCTATATTCACTTTATTTTCTAGATAATCCCTTGGATCTACTCTATGACCTATAAGCTGAAGATACAAATTGTCGAGATTAACATTTAGCTTCTTTTCTTTTAATATTTTAACACAAGCTGCTCTATCCAGAGGAATAGAGATAGGAACGAAACGATTAGAATAACCATGGATAAATCTCTCAATTTCTTTATCTATCTCTATATCAGAGAATTTGATCTGATAATCTTCAAGAGGAAGATTAATAACCTCGCCAGATTTGAGTTTAACAGGATACTCCATAACTCCAGCAAATTGATTTTCGAAGAATCGTCTTAACCAGAAAACGATAAATGGCTTAAAGTTACATAATGCTGCAGCTAATGGAAGAGCAGCATGATCCATATCAACCATCATATCATCGATATCTTCAACTTTAAGCTGAGGAGCAGACATTACAAGACGTACTGAATAGTCTATAGTCTTATACATAATACCCTTCTTAATAAGACCAGTTTTACCAGGAAGGTTACCAGAAGTTTTATTACCTCCAATAGTCGTACCAGTTCCAAACCAATCATATATTTGAGTAAGTGTTGTTTGTATACGTCCCTTAGTAGAGTCTGCTAACGACAATCCATAATCGGCATTTTCTTTAACCGCTTTAGAAGCGATAATAAGCTGGGAATATAATTTGTTTATTTCTCCAACGCCTATACTTGCCTGTTTAGTATCAACGTCTCTATACGCTGCAGGAATTACGATATATTTATTAATCCACATCTTATCTTTATTAGCTTCAATGAATTTGATCTTGGTGTTTCTAGCGGTCGATTCGGTCTTCTTCCATTTAATCTTATCAAAGTTCTTTTTAAACCAATCGATACCAGTATCACCATCATCATCCTGAACAATTTCTCCATTACTATTGATAATGAATGCATCAGTACCATGAATAATCTCTCCGACTTTAGAATTAAGACGAAGAAGTGTTTTATAACATAATGGATTAATATACCATCCACCAAGATCTATATAACCGAATATACCCTGTCGTTCGGCTTTTGTTATACCAAATATTTCGTTAGATAAAAGACCTTCTGGTGATGGAGTAGGACCGTTGAAAAATACCGGATCTGTTATGGGCTTAAGATCGTTCGCTTTAACGAATCGATCTACATCGATAATTTCAATACGAAATTTTTTATTACTGGAATCAACACCGGCTTCATTCATTATTACATTACCGTCGTCATCGACAGTAGAGCTTTCGAATATAGCATCGACATCTGTATTTCCGAGATATACCATATCTCTCATTAATGAACTTAACATGAGGGTTCCTCCTATTCAATAAAATTCTATTATTATAATGTGCAAAGTTTTTTAAAAAAATAGGAGAGGGAATATCCCTCTCCCATATTTTTAACTACACTGTTGTATACGAATAGAAAACGAATTATTATCTGTATTCTCAGGAATACTGATATAGTAATTGATACCATATAATTTTATAATCGGCTCTTCTTTGATTTTATTACGAAGATTTTGTAATACATCATGATCAGCTTCTGATATAGATGCAATATTATAATTAATAGTAGTATCGTTTTCCTTTATCGACTGCACTTCTCTATCAAGATTTCCTAAAAATGAATATGCAATTATATGCTGATCGATAAAATTGATTATATAATCCGCAAGGTCCATACCAACAGTAGTTTTTGCAAAAGTTATAAGTGACATGTTATGGTATTAACCCTCCTTCTTCTAAGGCATCTTGTGCAGCATCAGCTTGGATCTCTTGTTGTCCTTCTTCAGACTGGCTCTTTTCATATGCAATCTTATATAATATCTGAAAAATATCACACGGCATATTTAAGAGTTCCATAAACGATATTCGTCCTTTGTAGAACGTTGAGAGACGTTCTACTTTTTCGATATCTGATAATAGCGACCCAGCTGATGACGAGTAAAAAGCATAGCTTCAGGTGAAGTAACTTCTTCAGGAATTTCCTTACCACACTTTTCACACTTTTCTGAAGGGTAGATATACTGAATGTCGACAATAACGTTACCATCATCGTCATACTCGCCAGGATCATACTTATCAGACTCAACCATAAGAACCTGAAGCTGATCAGAAGTGAGAGATCTGATGATAGATGCGTATGTCTTAATCTTTCTCTTAGCTGTCTTAGCCATATCGAATCTATCAGGTTTTGTATCGATAGGAATAAGCCTTCCTGAACCACGATCAATAACGTAGATATTATCGATATATGAGATAAGAAGTAAGAAGTCAGAATACTTTGTATAGAAATCCTTATCGAGATAAGAAGGTTCGATAAGAGAATTATAAATAGATGGCTGTCTGAGAGCTACAACATAATCATCAGAGATCTGGAAAATATCTGTATTATAATCATGTGAAGATGTATTCACATTACCAGTTCTGAGAATATTGTAGTATTCTTCCTTAGTAGCATCATCCTTAAACTTAATCATATCTTCAGTGCTCTTATGACGCATAAAGATAGAAGGGCAATCATCGTCTACGCAACGATATGTGATGATGTTAGATCTGCCGAATGTAGCCTTGTAAGCCGTGAAGAAATAATCTGAGATTGCGTCACGAGGAGTAAGCTTAGCCCACTCTTCAAATGTCTTAGGCTTATTAGCATCTTCCAGATGATTATATATAAGCTTAAACTTCTCAACGATAGCTTCAGTTGCACTGAGACCCTTGTTCTTAATAGCTTCAGGATCAAGAATTGTTGCAATTTCAACAGCACTGAACGCAGACATTCTTATAGCTCTCTTGAGAGCATATACAACACCGTCAGCCTTATTAACTTCTGCCTTTGTAATGTGTGACAGAACCTTAGAAGCTGAAATAGGCTTATTAGCAACAACGAACTTAGTAAGATCAACCTTATCATTCAGATATGTAAAGTTCTTATCATATTCGTTCTGAATAGTGTTGATGACATCGTTCTGAATCTTCTTAGCCTCTTCGATAAGCTCAGGATCTTCGGGTTCTTCCTCTACAGGTTCTGTATCAAGAATAGAAAGGTCTTCTCTTTCTTCATCTGATACTTCTGCAGTTTCGTTCTTAATAAATGTAGCTTTAGGAATATCATTTGTAGTTATTGTCGGCTTAGCTTTAAGAACAACGTCGTCCTCCTCATCGAAGAGATTATCGTCATCATCTTCAGGAATGGCGAGACCATTATTATCTGATATAGCAGGCTGATTCGGAATAGTTTCAGATGGAGCTACAGTATCGTCCGAATCGAGGATATCAGTATCGTCATCTTCAAGAAATTCTTTTTCAGCTCTTTCTTCTTCGCCCTTCTTAATAACCTCAAGAGATTCCTGACGAAGTCTTTCTGTTGCTTCATCAAGTGACTTGAATGCCTTGTCAACGAGAGGCTGACCGAGTCCTTCCTGTGGGATATCTGCATCTTTAGGTCTTACAACTTTTGATACGTCGACTGGTTTTACATCATTTGCCTTAAGTTTAGGAAGAGGAGCAGAAATAGGTCTTGCTCCTGGCGGGAGTTCATGATTTACTGATGGAGCTGCTGTAGGAATAGCTCCATTTGAAAGGTCTGATAATGAAACATTGTTATTTTCGATATTTGACATTTAGGGTTCCTCCTTTAATTTTTAATATCTTCTAAGACTTTACCCGTCTCAGTATTGATAGGTATAACAGCACTTAACTGGTCAGATGTGATAAAGATTCGAAGGGCTTTCGCATCGTTATCTATTTCACAAGCAACCTTAACGTTAGTGAACTGTGGTAAATATGTATTAATTTGATTAGATATGCGAGACGTTAGATCATTCATATCTACATCAATCGTATATCGGAATTTAGATACAATTCCAACACCACAATCAGGATGAGTCTGGATAGTTCCAGGCTCTAATAATATAAGACGGAGAATTTTCATAATAGCAGCATCTGTACCTTTTAATACGACCGGCTTATATGTCTTATTTATTGTCATAAGCGGTTCATCCGATTCAAGTACATATTTATACTGATCTGCTGGCATATATTCTCACACTCCTTTATATAGATTACATTACTAAGTAGTTTAGTATATTAAAAAATACTTAAAAAAATAAAGGGTACTTTAAAGTACCCTTTATTATAATTATTAATTATCTAATTCATCGTTAGATACGGCAAAGCCTAATCCGTTCTCTATTGTTACTATCATAATGTCAATAATTTCTCTATCCTTGAACAGTGCGGCTGTGTACTTTGGAACAACCAATGCTGAAAAAACATATTCGGTTTCATCTGGTTTTTCAAAATGAATTTCAAATGAATTATAAATTTCTGACGGCTTGGTACCGTTATCTATTAATTCTGTTGATAACTCTAGTAAAGTACTAAAAGGAATGATTCCATAATCACCTCGGGGAGATACACTTATTGTATATCCTTCTTCGCTAAATATAATAGCTGTTGTTTCATTTTTGTTCATTACACTGCCCAGACCTTTTTCAAAACAGAGTAGTAATTTCTCAGTTATAATATCTGAATATTTTTGGAATATATCCTTAAATTCCTGTAAAGATATTTTCTTCTCAATATTTTTCATAGTAATACAACGCATAATACACTATCCTCCTATTCGACGTAAGCATATTGACGAATCGATTATTCTTTGTACTGGAACTCCAAAGTCTTTTTCATTTTGATAAGTGTTCCTGTGTAAATAAAAACTAAATCGAAACGGACTAAGATACTTAACCACATCTTCAATTTTATAATTCGGAACGTCTTTATCTACATAGAAATGTACATCTCCCTTTGTGATTCCGTAATTCACAATAAGAAATTCTACTATTGAGCAATATGCTTTACCTTTACCTGCAACATATATGCTGTTATACTTCTTGGGTGAGCTATTAAAAATACCCAAAATATCAAAAGATCCCTCTGCTACATGAATAGATACATGCTCAGATACATCTAATTGTGTGGGTATAATATAATAGTCATTCGCTATAACGTTTTGAAATATGTTATAGTTAACATACTTACTTCGTAAGTTCTTTGGAAGCTTCTCGAGCCTCTCTGGTCGATTCTTATCAAATAATAGGTTACGCATCGCTATTACAGAATTAGCTCGACCTAAGAATCCAATAAAGTAGTTGTTTAACATATCAGAATCAAGTTGAGATCTTGTAGTGTACTTGATCCCATTATTCTGAAGAATATCATAGAGATTAAGAACAATCTTAAGATTGTTACAATCTTGTATTGTAAGATTCGTACCTAATCTCTTATTGACATATTCGAGCTTCTTTCTAGTTACTGGCGAGTCATTGTTTATACATCTTATATTATAAACAGTATCACCTGTTCTAGAATATACCCTATAAGAAGAACCCTTATTCGCAGATGAGAGTTCTTTAATAGTCTGAGGATCTAAGTTGATCCCATTGTAGGACTCGAAAAATTTCTGTCCTACTACTCCACTGTTTCCACACTTGAAACAGTTATAGTAAACAGGTTCATCGCTATTTTCAAACGAACCAATGTACAGATGTTGTTTCATATCTGTACATCCAGGTAAATGGCAGCGACAGACGATTTGACGTCCAGCACTGCCTTCTTTAGCATTATCTAAAGATGCGAGAAGAAAAGACTTAAGTTCTTGTCTTGTCATTTTCCATTCTCCTTTTCTTTAAAGTGCTATAATAGATAACAATGTAGAAGAAGTTATCTACACAGTTACCAAGTACAGCAATCCAGATCATTATTATTATATTATCAAGATTTAGTATCATTGCGATACACGATCCGATTATTGTAGAAAGAGCAGATGCTGAATTTATATTATTACCAAACTGCTCTCTAATCGTTTCGTTATTATATCGTATCGCTACCAATTTATTATATCCACAACAGATATTTCTTGCTATCGTTGCAAATATAACAGTGTCTAATATATAGTATAGTGCAATGTTATGATTGAAACTTATTAAAGTTGCCAAGCTAACATTAAGTATTACTTCTGCCATGCATAGTATAGGGTAAAATTTAAATATTTTTTCGGAAGCCTTATTCCAAAGGCTTCCGAAAATTATTATGCTTATACAATTGACGATCTGATTAATAGCCAACCAGTTATCAGATACTGTTGATACTACAATCTTATGAATGTAGGGATAAGTTGCGGAGTAAAATACTCCGCAGATAAATGTTGCGAGAATAATACCATCAATTTTTCTTTTCATAAACATCTCTATCCTTTATAGTCAATGATTTCTCTCTTTTTAATAGAAATTTCGTACCCCAAAGATTCTGCATACATTATCAGACTTCTCATAGTGTACGAATTCTCTCCAGATTCAATATTAGATATTGTAGCGGCAGAGAGTCCACTACGTTCAGCAACGTCCTTTTGAGTCAACCCTCGAGAACGTCTTATATCTGCAAGTTTCATTCGAATGAACTTATCTTGCAGAAACGTTTCAGTGTTGTTTAGTTTTCTGCTCATTATTCATCCTCCTCTTCAGCAAGTTGCATATCTTCCCAAAGCTTTTCGGATATTGGAATTATTAATGTTTTACCATATATTTTGGCTACGCTTTTATCATCTGTGATTCTAAAGAATCCTTTAATGATATCGATACATTCATCCATGTTATTCTTGATATAATCAGAATGTGGTAATGGAGTAATGTCCATAGTATTATTGGAATTGATCTTAAACAATATTGCTCGATCAAAATCCACCCGACCGACAGAGCCTTTTATTATATTATAGACATCTTTGGAAGTTAAACTGGATAAATTATTATCGTTATATGTCATGATAGTCTTGACAATATCAAAAATACCATATCCTAATCTGTCGCTTCTAAAATGACTAATATGATTAGCGATATCATCATGTATCTCTTCTCCGGTACGAAAAGATAATTCATCCCCACTAAGGTCAAGCTCTTCGAAATAATAGTGGTTAATCATCGCAGTGACGGTAGATATAGCGTTAGAGATCGATCCGAAGTCCTTATCTATATCAACCGTTTTAACTTTTGATGGCGATGTACTACTATTAAACTTTTCGAGCTTATCTTTCAAAGCTAAAGTATTTTTGAATTCTTTGTTATATATTCTCTTTAAAGTGGAAGACTCATTCTGATTATGAATAGAAAGGGATATTCTACATAATAAAGAATCCATTGAATGATCGAAAGCGCTTTTAATATCCTTAATAAACGCCTTATCTTTTAGTGCTTCTTCTGGATGGGCCAAGATTGAATCGATAACGCTCTTCATATTTTCAACGATATCAATATCGACAGCATCAAAAAGTGAGTTGTTTGCATTTCTCAGGATAATCATATCTTTCATATCCTGACAATCGGAATATGGGGTGAGGAGTTTTGTTGGACATTCGAATGTTACATTTGTATTATTTGAAGTTACAACGTAAAGATCTTTGCGCAGCTTCTTAACTACAGTAACGATATATGTATCGTATATATCGCTCTCTCCGAAAACATCGAAGAAACATCTGTCTCCTGGTTTAAAAACATTGTTCATTTGTACAACCTCCAAAAAAGTATAAGATACCCCGATAGACTTTCATCTATCGGGATAAATTTATATGATAGACAAGAACATTAAGAACTCGTCAATGATGAAATCCGACATCGGTCTGATAGGCATCCCGTTTATAGAAGCATCGTCATAGTCTATAGCCTCAAAATCAGATGATAAGATAATGGCTATAACACTATGTATATGCTTCTCATTCTTTTCAGAAGGATACTTACTTCTGACCGCTTCATAATACTGACTATTCTCGATTTTATTCATTTCTTTTTTATTGATCGAGTTTCTAGTCACGTATTTCATAAGTCTTCCGGAAATGATATATGGTAAGACTATCATTCCCTGTTTTAATAATTGCCGTTTTGCGGCAATCATTAAAATAATATAATCTCGCGAAGTTATATTTTTCATCGTGATTGGATCACCAAATTCTTTGGCGAATAAACACGTTATCAATTGAAGCTGGAATTGAGTTATGATTGGTTTTCCATGTTTCGATAACTCTTCAGCATAGAAATTAATCTCTTTTTCAGAGAATGGACCATATCTGTCAATGATATCTTCCAATATAATTCTACAAGAAGTTTCATTTTGCAGATACAGGGCTTCGTTTGTCTTTATCATTGTAGCTTCGTATTTATCAAATTGTGAAGTGTTATCTTCACCATCTCGTTTTGAAGCTGATAATGATACGAAATCATATTCGTATTCGATTGCGGTTACTGAATAACCAAGCATCTTTCTCGTAGCTGCGAGGTTATACATAATGATATTTTCGTTATACTTATACTTAGGCATAACCTGTATAATGATAGTATCAATAATACTGTGAATACTAGTCATAGGATCTATTCCGCGTATCGCAGACATTGACCACAATTGACTGTTTTTCTTCACATCGTTAGCTACAGTTGTAGAAACGGTTTCATATAACTTAAGATATATATTTACACCTGGAACGAGATCGAAGAGATATCTATATATCTCAAGAAGAAACGACTCTACGTTCGAGGTGTATCTGTTTACGTGTAGAAAATGCATGATTAATGGTATCATCATATTCTGAAATACACTAACCATCATAAAGAACTTAGCATGCTCATCATTATATTGAAGAGCTTCGTTCACTTTGTTCTTATATTTAAGCTCAAGATGATATTCTTCATCAGTCATCGTCTTGACTTTGTTTATCATACTTTCAGACAAGATATGTTTTCGTATGTCGTAGATAAACATGTCTTTAGAATAAGGGTATACATTTCCTTGTTTATCCCTCATACCAAAGTCAATCATATACTTCATTCGATAATAGATCAACAGAAGTTCATTATCTATATCGAAATACTTTTCGAAGAAGTTAAGGTACTGACATATATGCATCTTAACTTCTGGTGAATTGTAACATCTTTTGGATGATACTAATATGAAGCTGTCGAAGGCTCTCGTTTCGTCCTCTGACATGTTTAAATTATAGTATTTTGCTACCGGTAATTGTATAGCGGTTTTTGTCATCTGGAATATATCATCTTTTTGGTTTATCGGCAACCAATCATCTATATTCGCATATTTCTTGTTTGTATCCGGTTCAAAATGATTAAATAAATTAACCATGGGTATTTTGACCTCCTTTGTCATTAGTCGCTACTATAATATATAAACTTAAATCTTTTTAGATCTTTTTACAGTTGGCGACTTCTTAATTGAGCTTGTTTTAGGCATTATACGTTTCGTTAATTTCGCAATAGATGGAGGATTACTAATACCTCCTGTAAAATTGAAAGATTTTGATACTTTATTGGCTTCTTTTCTTTCAGTTTCTTTTTCACCCTTTAATTCTCGTACACGTTTATCTCTACTAGCCTCTTTATTATCGAAGCTCATAACGTCTCTCATTATAGTACTGAGACCGCCGCTTTGAATCTTTCGAGATAAGACAGCTTTATCGAAAAGATTATCTCTTTTCATTACAAGATATGCAAAATAAATATTCTTTACATATCCTACAGAATTATCAGGATTTCGAATTTTCGCCTTTGTTATTAAAGCTCTTAAGTTAATCTTCTTTTCAAATTGAGTGATTAGGAGCCCATGGGTTTTATATGCATATGCATAAGTATAAACAAAGCTTGGATCGTTAGAGAAGAATCGAACTGTATAATTTCTAAGATCCCCGCTTGATACACCTTCAGAAGTTGGAGCTGTAAACTCGACTACAGTTTCATATGTAAAGCCCTGTACAGACTCTGAAGGAATAAAAAATAAAATGTAGAATATCTTACCATCATTGCTACGAACACACTTATATTTAACAGGTCCGTTCTTTTCAGTAAGCTGGCTAAGTTTAGCCTGATAAATTGAATCGGATGAAGAACGTGCGGTAGTATTTACCGCACTACCTTTTCCCGACGGGTTGTTAATATACTCATCAAAAGTATATGTTATTCTTGACATATAATATTGCCACCTCCAACGGTAATATTTATAATTAAGTTCTTGAGGGTGTGAAATTCAAAAAAATAAAACGGATGTAGAGTCCGTTTATTTTTTGATTATCTGGAGATAATGAAGTCATTATCTTCGATAATCTTCTCGACCTGCCCGAGATCCTCGTCGGGCAGAATCCCCATTAATAACTCGCTCATGAGAGCGAGTTCCTGGTCACTTAAGTGATCAGGAAGATCCTGAATGGAACGGATAACCATATGTATTTTCCTCCTTTAAAATTATTAAGGACACTATACCAAATGTCCTTATTCACTATAATTATATATAATCAAAAACTTAAAGTTTTACAAAATAATGGAGTAGGGAAATTCCCTACTCCGAATATATATTAATAGTTATTGATATTGAGTGTAGGAAGCATGAACTGGTTAGCTGTCGCCATAAGTGTGATAATCTTTGAAATAGTGTCAAGAGTATAGATATCAGTATCGATACTTGAAAGTACCTTCTTGTCATATTCCTTAGTTATAAGATTAAGAGGACAGCCCTGTCTTCCAGACTCAACAACAACATCCTTAGCAGGCTGTTCTTCAAGGCCAGAACTCATATAGAGAAGAGTTGCAAGCTCGAAGAATGAATTGTATATAATACGATGCATATCGTTTTCATTCTTAAATTCAGCCGATGCGATAAGACCTTCATAGTTCGCTCCGTAGCCAACACCAGATGCAACTGCAGAACGACAGTTAAGAACAGCGTCTTCCATAAGATCTCTTGCCTGATCTCTGTCTGCAACTGTTACGCCACCGACAAATACTTCAACCATATTACCATCAAGAGAGTTGAGTCTCTTCTTGAGCTCGTAGATTTCTTTACTGTTTTCTCCTTCAGCTTCAGCCTTAGCAATTTCCGCATTAAGCCAACTGATTGTCTGACGATACTTGTCAGAATGTTCGCCGTTTTCATTGTACATTTCAGCAGGACTCATAACTGTTGTCTTTGAAAAGTCTGAAACTATTCGAGCTGCAGAGCCGGCCATTTTATGAACACTTGAAGGGTTCTTATAATCTACAGCAAGACCAAGCTGAATATCAGATTCCTGCATCTCAGGATCGATATATTTCTTAATCATCTTGCATCCGCAGAATGAACAAATGTCTGCATATGCGGTCATATCAGAAGGAGCGATATTTGTAACGATAAGAAGAGGCGGCTTTGTATTATCCTTACACTGAGCAAGCATCTCGACAATTGAATCGATATATCCAGAACAGTCTCTTGAGAACTTAGGCGCAAAAATAACTGTAGGAACAAAGTCGCCAGACTTATTGCGAATAGGTTCAACGATGTTATCATTGATAATAGCGTCAAAAATAGAAGCCATTTCAGGCGTATCGATAGGATCTTCGAATGCATAAATTAAAGGAGATGGAATAGTACATGTATTGTCGGCCGTATTGTTCACAAGGACCGTATCCATATAACCACATTCCATAACCATGCCGTTGATTTCCTTGACGAAGGACTGGCCGTTGGTAGATGCCTTTACATCAATATATACATTTTTACCGTATTCATTAAAGATCTGATAAAGCTGATCTGCAAGATTCTTATCACCATTTGTAGAGATGAGACAGATATTATAAAGATCATCGATTGTCGCTTCTGTAGCACGTGAAGCAATCTTGTCTTTAATATTTTCAACCGCTTCTTTGAAACTTCTTACAATAGAAACAGGTGTAATATTAGGATTTCTCTTTTCGTAAGCAACAAGATTCTTGAATATGATAGCTGAAAGAATTGTGATTGAAGTTGTAGAGTCCCCAACCTTAATAGCCTGACGACGAGTCTGAGCTTCAACATCTTCAAGTACAGAACGTTCGATAGCTCCGCCGAACTGAATGCTTGAAAGAATTGTATGACCATCCTTGGTATATCTAGGAAGTCCTCCGTCTTTAGATATTACAGTATTAGAACCGAAAGGTCCGAAAGAACAAAGAAGAGCATTTTTAAGATATTCCATAGTATTAACCTGGACTGTTCTTAATGTTTCCTTATTCACAATATTGCTTGTAATGTTTGAGTTTGACATTTAAGATTCCTCCTTATATTTGTTTATTAATAGGTTATTTCGTTATTTTTATAATATTCGAATACCCTCTTTGCGGTCATATACATCGATAGTACCGACACGATTAGAAGGGTATAATACTCGAGCTATAGCAGGGTTTGGTATATAGTCGCCCTCTGGGGCTTTAAAAAGGCTATACATATATTTCAAGATAAATATATGCTTACCTTCAAATTTTCCATTAAACACAAAGACTCTAATGATGTTCTTTAAAAAGAATACATCATAGTCTTTAGGATTAATGGTATCATGTTTTTGAACAGTTGTATTGATATTGGGATTGTATAATTTTATGATAGATGCTTCTCTATCGTTAGAGCACAATACCGTAACATCAATGTCACTTTTTGTTCGATAGATTTCGATAACCTTCATAATTCCAGTTGGAGAGTGATTATCAAGAATCTCATCATACTTAGTTTCAACAAGCTCTTTATATATAGAATCGGCGAGAGACTTATCCTCTATACAAATAGACAAAGGATTTTCTACTTGACGATTAATAAGGGCTTGTTTTACTTCTTTGAGCGTAAGATTCATAACATCCTGATTTATATATGTAGGATTGTTATATTTTTCTTGGACGAGTTTAAGTAGGGCCAGGTCCATGTCTATAACAGCATCAAACTCGACCAGCATTTTAATATGATTGCTGCCCATAACTCCCTCCTAAGCAAAAAAATAAGGGAGAGTTAACCTCCCCCTTTATATAGTATTAACCGACATCGGAAAGATCGTCGATTAATTCATTGTAGTTCTCATAATCACTTCCCTGAACGTTGTTATTGTTAAGAGATGATGAAGATGAGCCGTTATTATTCCAGAATGATGACGCATTACTCTTTGGAGCGTTACCATAGGATTTATTAGTCTCGATACCAAGACTCTCCTGGATCGATGTGAGTTTACTCTTGATTGAGTTAATATCGTAATGCATAGCTTCTGCAACAGAACCAGCAATAGCATTATTTGCAGAAGATACATAACTTGCAAGAGTTTTGATAAACATATCGAGTTCGATAGTATCTGCATAATCATAATTTTTCTGGAAATTTGTTCCTCCATTGTAATCTGTAATACCGAAATATCCAGATTTTCCGAATTCGTATGCGATACTACTTGTAACATTACCAGACTCGTCTACAAGTTTAACAACGATAAATGCTGTATCTTCTGTCATGTTGAATTCGGACTTGCCGTTTGTGATGTAAATAATACCCTTATTTGTAGTTACGCCGGAATTGGCATAAAGAGAAGGGTCTTTCTTAAACGCCTCAACATACAGCAGAAAAAGTAATGCCTTAATTGGTGAGAGATAAATCTCCGTAACGTTATCTCTGTCAATCTCTGGAGATGATCCCTGCGCCACCTTTATAGGCGAAAGAGAAATCTTCATAAGACCTCTCCAATAAGAAAAACTCATTGCTGAAGGGTCTACCTTCGAATCAGGATTGAAAAACCTTACCTGAGAATATGTCTCCGGTGAGTAGTTTTTCTTCTGTGATGATTTGTTACTGTAGGTTCCGAGTGCCATTTTAGTTTCCTCCTATAAAATAAATATTTCAATAGACAACTAGTCTATCATATGTATAATATACAATCCAATAACCATTTAATGGATTTATTCAATTGTTGCCAGAGCTTTAGTTTACTACTCTTAACAATATAGGGATCGGAGTTCTGAAGTTTTCGTCTTGCGCGATAATTGGGTGCGTTATCCATTTATACCCATATGCTGTCAATTTTTTGCCTTTAACTACAGAACGTATATTTCTTTCCGCTGTTTCTTGAGTTCCTTGAGCAACGCGGTGATACATGAGAAATCTAGCTGCATCAGCAAAAGAGTAAAATCCCATAATGATTTGGTTCGTATTTATATCTAATGCATATACATGAACAGATTGTACATGCTTAGAATCTCTAATATAAGTACATTCACTATTATTTATTATAGCTCTAGCGGTTTCTCGACTTATTCCAATTTCTTTTTCGATATCTCTTGTACTCATTCCTGACATGTATAAAGACTCGACCTGATTCAAAATATCGATATTGGATACAATAGACTTTCCTCCGATCATTTTATTACATCCAAATGGAACTAGAGTATTATATCTTTTAATATATTCTCTCTCAAGTTGATCTCCCTCTTGTTGATCATATGTCGTAGCAATTTCAAAAATTTTAAAATTATTAAAATTAGGGTCGTTGTCCATTTGACTTTTATTTCTCATATATACTGCCATAGGAGTATAGTAATGTCGATCTTCAGAAATGTCTATTTTTTTAGAATTAGCTGCTCTGACGCAATGATAATACATTCTATGCGATAGCGTATTAGTTGTTTGACCAACATAAATGCATCTGTTTTCAGGTATATATAAGATACCATAAATTGTATATATAGTATTGTCATTATTATTCATAATCACACCTCCGATAATTTAATAACAAGCGTTTGTATCGAACTTTTTAATAAAATCTAAAATCTCTAGAAAGGAGAATTATTGATATGAAAGCTACATTAGGTATTCGTGAGATAAACGATATCGTTGATAATAAGGATATAGAATATCCCTCTAATATTGTACCTCCAGCATCTCCTATAAATAATATACAGCAGCAGAGACGATATATTCCATTAGTAGATTCACTGATGAATCGACAGCGTCAACAAAATGCAGTATATGCAAACCCTTCTGGGCTAACAAGCGAACAAATGGTCGATCCGGCCACAGGCCAGATCGTTACTGTATTTTTTCAAATGAATACAAAAAACCAAAGCTTCTTAGATATGCATTATTATCTTAAAGCTAAAGGTATAAGGAATAACAAATTTCATCTCCTATTATTTGATCAGGATTTGGCTATGGTGGATCCCTATGATCCTGGATTACCTTTATATCTCAAACAAAAGATCTTTGTCGAATGTCAAAGAAACTTTTTCTATTATATAAGAGAAGTAGTTAGAGTACAAAGCCAGGGTGGACCTTATGTAAGATATAAGCTCGACCCAGGAAACTTAGCTCTAAACTTCTGTTTCACATTAAACCTCAATATATACGAGGAGCAACCACGTCAGACAGGTTGTCAAGGCTGTTCTCTCTTTTATAATAAAGTTATATAATTATCGGATAAAATGATCGTATTTTCGTTTCGACTATAATATAAATCTCGATAGAACAACCTTTTCATGACAGACCTAGTATAATAGAAATATTATACCGTAACTGGGCAATATCGGTGGAGTCTTCCTAGTACAATACTAGATGATGGTACCGAGATAACTATTGGTTTAACAAACCTTTAGTATCGTAACGCGTAGGGATTGAAACTCAAAACCAGAGAATATAATATCCCCAAGAGTGTCCGGCACGTAATATGATTAGTATTACTATATAGGTATCGTGGACCTATATACCTAACGTTATACGAGGGTGGAAATGTACGCTGAGCTGGTCTGAATTAACAGACGTATCTCTAATAATTAGAGTATGGGCGAAAGCTCCAGAAGTATAGATAAAAAGCTATACGATAACATAACTGAAGACTGTGGGAACTGAAGTTTGGTATTCATGGGTATATAACTTCGGTTCTAGAAATGCTAATATGATATTCTTAAATAAGAAGCATGACGACTCTAAGAGAAACTTAAATGATTTAAAACAGTTGATTCAAGCATTACCTTCTTATTTAAGATTCGACCAGGCTTTTGGTGTAGATGGTAAGAAATTAAAAGCTAGAAATACTGTACAGTATATTCAGCATAAGATAAATTTCAATAAAATTGAAGCGTTACCAATGGCTACAACAAGAACTAGTGCTATATCTCTTCTTAGAGGTCGTACTATTACAAACTGTTGGATCGACGAGTCCGCGTTCTTTGCATACCTTGAAGAAAGTCTTCAGAACGGAATGCCTGCATTAACAAGAGCGTTTAAGAACTGTAGAGATAATGGTGCTCCTCACGGTTTATGTTTAACCTCTACACCTGGATTTATATCTACTGAAGAGGGTAGATATATGTATGAGATGAAATGTAACATGACACCTTTCTCTGAATTGTGGTATGATAAATCTCTTAAAGAGATTGGTGACATACTGAATTCTAATGAAAAGTCTGTATTCGTTTATATAAGATCTACATATCAACAGCTCGGTTATTCTGAACAGTGGTTAAAAGATCGTATCAGAGAACAAGGACAGAAATGGGCCGATATCCGTCGAGAGTTCTTATTGGAATGGGCTACAAGTGCAGAGAATTGTCCATTTACTCAGGAACAGCTTCTAAATGTATCTAAGTTTGTGCGTCAGCCTAAGAAACAGATTTATATCGGAAACTTCTTGTTTAACTTATATGAAGAATACGATCCTAGAATAATCCCACTTATCGGAGTCGACGTAGCCGCTGGTTATAGCAGAGACTCGTCTGCAATATCATGTGTAGACTCTACAACAACAAAATTATTCGCAGATTTCAATTGTAACTATATTAATCCTGTTGAATTGGGTAAGCTGATATACATGCTTGTTACAATGCATATGCCGAATGCGCTTGTTACGATTGAACGTAACGGTGTTGGTACAGGTTGTTTGGCGACATTGATGAAGTCTAAGATAAAAAATAACTTGTACTTCGAAATCAAAGAGCGTTCTATTGAAGAACAACTTGGTGGCGGATTAAGAATTGGAAAGAAAAAACAATGGACTAGAGTTTATGGTCTTGACAATACTAAGAACGTAAGAGAGCAGTTAATGGATCTATTAGAATCTAGAGTAGAAGATCATTACGATAAATTCATATCCCCTGTAATTTTAGAAGAGTTGAAGAATCTTGAAGTTAAGAAGAATGGAAAGATTGATCACTCGGCTAATAGCCACGATGACGCCACTTTCTCATATCTTCTTGCATTGTATCCATTATATTATGGAAAGAATATTCGAGAGAATTGGAATATCAAAGTTCCAACTCTAACCACTGCAAGAGAAGAAGCTGAAGAAATCTTCACTGATTTAGAAGCTACAGACAGTTTCAATGTAGTACCTGAAATTGAATTTGCTGATGATGATATGGTTTCTGATCAGCTCAAAAAAATAAACGATGGTACGAAGTTATATAAAGAATTCCTCGACCAGCAGAATGCTGAAAATGATGAGGCTATGAAACAGCTATTATCTACAAGACTCGGTCAAATGGCATATGCTCAGAAGTGGAATGTCCCATTAGAATCTTTACAAGATAATAACTCTCAATATGATATGACTGCTGCAATAAACAGCTTCTATTCAGAACAGAATTACTAAAAAATAAACCCCAGGGTGTGATCCCTGGGGTTGTTTTTATGCATTCTTTAATCTTTCGATAAAGTTTTTTCGAGTTTGCTGATGATTTGTGTCATTAAATATCTCTAACATATATTCATTGATGCGAGAAGATGCTGCATAGATATTCTCAAAGATATTTTCTTTAAATTCGAATTTAGTAACATCTGAAGCGAATTTAACATCACAGATGATATCGCCTACATTGAATATATTATTGTTTCCTACTAACGCTATAAACAGTATATAGTAACCTTTGTCGATATTATTATCTAAGCTTAAATTTGCTATGTTAGGTACTATATATGCAAATACATGTTCATATCTATCTTTAATTATAACTTTATTTCTAAATAAAGAGTGTTTGAAAAATTCGATCAAAGATACAGAACAATCTTTGGCAAATGCACTATCAATAATATCAATATCAGGATATTGATCCAAATGAAATATAATTGGAGGTTTTCCTGGTAAAGTTAGCTCCATAACCAATCCGCCGTTAGATGATGTTTTATTGTCGCGAGAATCATTATCTGCAATGATTTTGTCTATATCAAATTCCGGGTTATTGTATAATCTATAATAATTAAATATTAATTTTATAGTACTTGGAGTTGCTTTATGGAACGTTTTTCGACCATCAGATTCTCTGTAGATTCGTTCGAGCAGATCGATCGCATTCTTTAAATTTTCTTTATTATCTTCGATGATTACATTACCATCATCGATGATTTTTAGCCATGCGGTTCTTGATCTACAATAATTATTTTCTATAATACATTTCATATCAAATGCAACCGATTCATTTTCTTTATCATCAAATGCGAATGCCTTGAAATTAGTTTTCTGCCCAATGAATTCTTGATCGCACATTAAGTTTTCGATTAAATCTGCATACATATACAAGACATCGAGATCAAATTTTTCATAATTGATATCTGTTCTATTTGTCTTTTTCATATTACACAACTCCTTGTTTTTTGAACATTTCGATTTTTCTTTTAAAGATATCCTTATACTCTGCACTATAGGATCTGCTTACAGTATGTAAGCGATTCTTTATATAGTACGACAGCATAGTGATATCGTTATTTTCTTCAGAGACCATATATAAGATTCTTAGCTGGACTCCGACTTTTGTTTTATATACATAGTAATCTTTATCGATTATATTATGTATTAAAACATCATCATTGAAAATAGTCTTAATATTTAGACCGTCATCAACGTACTTTTGGTATCGATCTCTTAATCGATCTAAAGCTGTTAGGATAGCCTTCTGCACCGTCTTTTCTTCTTTCTTAAGAGAACGACGATCGAATATAAAAACTTTAATCCTCCTTTTCTTCTTAAAGTTTAACATAGTAACACCTCCTTTGAATTATATTTGTGCCATTGTTACACTAAAATAATATACAATTAACAAATTTTTTAACGAAAAAGACGGGTAGGGATTAACCCTACCCGTTATTTTACTTCTGATATGTTCCAAGTACATTTCTCTCAATTCTGTCTTCAACACGACGATTGAGATACATAAGAGCAAGTTCGATATGTCCAAGCGCCTTTGCATTATACTCTGAAGCAAAAGGTCCACTCTGGAATGAAGTTATTCTGTCACGAACGATCTCGAGAAGATCCCCGTCAAGAACGCCAGGAATGCTATCCGCAGATTTACGAGGACCGTTCTGAAACTGAACATTGAGAAGAACCTCGCCTGTTTCGGAATTTACAATATCATAATTATGATGAGCTGTGCCAGGACCCAGCACATCCGTTGAGTACACTCTGTTGAGATTTTCTCTCTTCTGAATTGTTGAAAGTTTTCTTGCGTTTTCTATTTTAATTTTCCTCCTTAAAAAGAAATTCTTTTATTAATCGTTCAAGTCCATCCTTTGGTGTAGCACCATCGAATACAGGAGCTTGACTTCTCTCAGGTAAGTTCTTAAATAAACGCCAGTATGATTTATCGATATGATAACATACCCATCCGTCTTCCGTAAGAATACCTGCGATAAACATGTCTTTAAACATAGTACCGTCAGAATGTTTCGTTGACCAAAAAAACACGTTCTTCATGTAAAGAATGCATTACACTACACAAACTAGCGAACAATACCGTTCTGTGTTCGTATAATTCATCAAATGTATGATATCCATCTGAAATATGTCCCAGATTGAAAGATCCATCCGAGTTATATTTGTCTCCACAGATTGTCATCTGCCATGGTTCGCGTTTATTTTTTGGATCTTTTTGTGTGAATATGCCCATTAGCAACCTCCAATATATTTATTTTATCTGAACTGCTCGATTTTTCTTACATCTTCGAATACAGTATTATCGTAACAAGTTACAGATCTGATGTCAGAAATATTTATTGTTACGACCTTAGAATGTTCTGTTTCAGAGCAGTCAAGTTTTAATGTATCAACTACCCAGAAGTCCTGAACGTTTCCGTCGATATCAAAGTTTACAAAAGATCTAGCATCGGGCTTGTTCGCCATAGTAAATCCTGTAATTTTACAATCGTAAGTAAGCAATCCCTTAGACTGATCGAATACTACAATTTTATATGATTTCGAAGAGTCTATTGGTATGATAGACTCTTCTACTCCGTTTTCTCCCTGGTTCTTTACGACAAGACGCATAGCAAAATACGCCTCGCCGTTACATTCTAAGAATGTTGTTGCTGACATAGTATAACCACCTTTCTAATTAATAAATTATAAGATAGTTAACCCACGTTATCTTCTCTTATTTTTCTTCTTGCCCTTCTTCTGAGGCTTTTCAGCATTTACCTTTTCAATATAATTTTCCATCTCGATCATGATTCTATAAATAGATTCACAAAGAGTATTTGTGATAGATGACTGTTTTGCGGTCATATTGATATTAGCAAATGCACGAATTGTGAAGTATGCATATACATGAGCATCTACAGTATCGCTCTCATTAATAGCTACCATGATAGAATTACCTACCAGAACTGCAAGTGATCTTGCTCCGACCTCACTATAACCAAGTCTGTTCATAAGAGGAATAACAATAGTATCGATAGACTTAACCTTAGGATTGATATGAGAAACCTTTTCGTCAAATATCAGTCGATATTTAGTCCAAGAATCTCTCGCTTCCTTATAAGCCTTGTTAAGAAGGCTAGGACGCTTCATAAACGTATCAAATACCCTTTCAAGAGTATATGATGCACGGAAACTCATTGAGATGTTTTCGAGCTGTTTAGCCTTCTCAGGATCTTCCTCTTCAACCTTCTTAGCGAGCTCAAGCATCTTATCCTCGAACTTTTCCTTAAGTTCATCGTTATAAGAGTCGATAACAAAGCCAGGCATATTATCAAGACCGGCAGTAATATTACCGAGTTCGGTCTGGAAATCTGTAAACTCCTTATCCAGATAAGCATCAGAGATAAGGTCATTGATGAAGTTTTTAGCGAAGAAATTAATGATCGATCTATCCTGAACGCCGTTCTCGATAGCAGCCTTATTAATCTCTGCCTGAATAATGGGCGGAAGTTCACTATATACATTAAACTTCTCTCCAGCTTTATATCTCTTTATTACATCGAGAAGCTTCATTACATCATCGGCGTCAATATTAGACCCAATGTTTTTCTTGAGTTTTGACGCTATTTCTTCATCTGCAACTTCAAGAGTAGCTGCAGGAACGTCGTTGAGATTGTCGATAGTTTCCTGAGTACGGCCTTCTGAGTCTACATATCCAGATTCAGCAGTTTCCTGAACATTATCTTCAGTAATGTTATTAACGTCCTCTGCTTCTTCCTGAAATGTAGGTGTTTCGTTTTCGATCATATTAGTTTCCTCCTCCTGAACAACATGCGCTGATGCGTTATTGATTCTCTGATCAACGATTTCCATATCTCTCATGATTTCTTCCTCCATACTTTCCATAATATCATCGCCCTGAATTTTAGGGCGCATCTGTTCATATCTGTTATATATACCGTTAGCTTTGAGCATATTCATTTCTTCGATGCTGATATTAGGATTTTCTATCAGATCTTTGACGATTTCATTTTCAATATCCATCGCAGTTTTAGTTTCTTCAAGTTCGCTATTATAATATGGTGCTTCGTTCGGGATATTACCTGAATGGATATCATCCAATAACTTAGCATCGGGATTATCGTTACGAGCTTCACATAACTTATCGATTAAATTATCGACGTCTTTGTCTGACATTGCAGAACCTCTTGCCTGGATCTCGAATAATGAGCGACCATACGAACCAACGTCAGTATTGAGGGTATGTCCTCGCTGTCCTATAATTGCCATTTAGATTCCTCCTTAAAAATAATTATAAATTATCTGTAGGCGTATCTGATTCGATACCCTGCTGGTTATCATCAGATGCTAGTTTCTGATTTTGATAATCTGTATTTATTAACTGCTGCATAGTAGCAGAACTCATATTAACCCCAACAATCTGCTGGATTGCAAGTCTTATTTCAGTAAGAACTGTAGGATTTTCACAATACTTACAGAATAAAGTATTGAAAATATTTTCGGTTGGAGTTACAATTGAATATATGAAATCTCTTGTCTGTTCGTTGTAGTTATATGAAAGAATAGTATAGAGATTCAGATCAAATCCGGATATGTAATATATTACATTCTTTATTTTACTGATAATAGATGCGATAGTAATATCATTGTATGCACTTTTTGCATACATTGTAGTAGAATCGCGATCTTTCTTATACTTGTACAGTTCAAGATTGTTATATAACGCTTCTTTGTTCTGTACAATGTATTTGGCAAAGAAATTTACAGTATTTCTCATAAGACCAGAAATAAATATATCATACAGATAGTATGCTGCATTGTATCGATCAACTCCATAACCAGAGTCTGATTCGTCTCCAGCATTGAATTGAAGTTTAAATGCATTGCAGATATTTGTTATGATTTCGTTATAAGTTTCCTGTCGAGCCTGCATAATATTTTCAGTATCGTTAGGATACTGAGTAAGAAGACTCTTAAAGTTTATTTCGAATGCTGTAACGATATTCGTAGATTCGAGAGATATATCGGCGCAGCTAAGTCTATTTGCTATGTTTTCTTTAATTATGCTCATAATATAATCAGAATTATAATGAGCTAATATATCAGCAACTTCACCTTCAGCGACCATATTGTATATGCCACTGTTTCGATGATAATCGATCATAAATAAATCCTCCTAACATTATAAAATTATTTATTAGTTACCGTTCAGGTAGAATTTGACAAAAAATGAATGGGGTATATAATACCCCATTCTATTTTGTTGATTATGATAATTTACGCTTTATGCTTCACTCGATCTTTTTCTTCAGCTTTCTTAGCAGAATTCCATCTGGTAAGCGTTCCTACAAGATAACCAGTGATACGTCTGATACGTTCAAATTTGGAATCTTCTGTTTCTTTACGCTTACAGTTAGGACATTCGTCATTAATAACACCAGTGTAACCGCAAACAGGATCTCTATCTACAGGATGGTTGATAGATCCATAGCCGATACCTGCATCGTGCATGCAACGAATAATCTTTTCAAATACATCAATATTCTTTGTTGTATCTCCATCGAGTTCTACATATGTAATATGTCCACCATTAGTAAGCTCATGGAATGGAGCTTCGAGACGGATCTTATCATATGCACTGATAGGATAATATACAGGAATATGATTACTGTTAGTGAAATACTCTCTATCAGTAACACCTTCAATAACTCCGAATTTATCTCTTGTCTTCCTCAGAGCACGCCCTGCGTACGATTCGGCAGGAGTGCCTATGACAGCGAAGTTTAACTTTGTTTCTTCTGCAGCTTTATCTGTATATTCTCTCATATACTTGATAATATTATAACCCTTCTTCCAATACTCTTCACCTTCACCGTGATGATGTCCATAAAGCGCAACAAGAGCTTCAGCGAGTCCAACAAATCCGATAGCTAATGAACCGTGCTTAATAACTTCACGAACTTCATCGTCCCACTTAAGCTTCTCAGAATCAAGCCATATACCCTGACCCATAAGGAATGGGAAGTTATAGACTTTACGTTTAGCCTGAATTTCAAATCTTTCAAGAAGCTGTGATTTTACTACATCAAGAGCCTTATGAAGATTCTGATAGAACTTCTTTTCATCGCCTTCAGACTCAAGAGCAATCATAGGAAGGTTGATTGAAGTGAATGAAAGGTTTCCTCTTGAATGGCTCTGTTCTCTACTAGGATCATGTACATTACCCATAACACGTGATCTACAGTTATGAGAAATAATTCCTGAAACATCAAATCTGTCTGATTCTGTTTCGACATCGTAACTATCCTCATTAACATAAACAGGTTCGATAGACATGACTGTACATGTGGTATCAATTATAGGATGGCTTGGACGTGTAACGCCATTATTCCTTTTAATTTTCTTATTAGATGTCATAAAACTATACAGAATTTCTGAAGTTTCAAATTCTATTCTATATCTGTATTTATCGTGATATGAAGAATAATGACTAACGTACATTTTACAAGGATATCCTAAAGACTGAACCAAAGCCATCTGTTGAAGAGCGAGTTCTTTATTTGTAGAACCGAGCATTATTCTTGTAGATCTACAAGCGCCTTCAGAACAGTATCCATCTGCATCTATCATACCAGCAAGGAATGAATATTTTGCAGCTGTATCCCAAGAAAATACTTCATTAGGAATATGTCTTTCAGATTTTTTATTTCCTCCGAATATTGAGAAAAGATATGACTTGAATGATTTTAATTTTTCTCCAAGATTAATCCTAACCTGATAATAGTTTTCATTTGTCTTTTCTCTCATGTCTGTTAATGCTACATTGCCACCGAGCTTAGTTTCTACAACATACTTCACTTTCTCGATAATATCCATCTCGTCGATACCAAGACTAATTGTAATTGTTCCACTATAGTTAGAATCACATAATAAAACTCCTAATAACCAAGAAATATCCTGATCATACATTATTGTATTTTCAGAATATTGATTATAAGTAACAGGAACTTTGTCTCCTATCTTCATATCCGAAACAAAGGTTCTATTAAACTGTCCGAATTCATCCATTACAGGAAGTGGGTGATCAAGAGTACAAAGTAAACTTCTTCCGTTATTAAATTTAACCCTAACCCAATTATTCTTATTGGGGTTCTTAATAAGTTTCTTACAATCAACAAATCTTCCGGATGAAGTATCATAGATCTGAACAATTCCGGATGTTATAATATACTGAGATTCTCCAAATAAACGAATTACGTTGCATCTTATCATTCTTTCCCAAAATCTCTTAAATGATTCTACGAAAAGATGACCATTAAATTTATAAGTTATAATTTCGTCTCCCTGAACACATCCCATGTAGGTCACTTCAGACTCTGGAACTCCTTCTTTATAATACTGCTTATTGAAAGGAGCATCAAGGAAAGCGAAGTTAGGGAAAAGTCTCTTAGCAGAAACTCTACATGCGAGTTTAAAGAGATCGTAGTTTGGATCTTCTGGATAGTAATTAACTCCTTCTTTTACCTTAAAGATAGCAATAGGGAATATTGCTGTTTCTCCATGTCCAAGACCAGCTTCAATAGCCAAAAGGAGATTTTCTATAACCATACGGCCAGCAGTCGAAATATCAGTTCCGAAGTTGATTGAACTGAAAGGCACCTGTGCGCCTGCTCTTGAATGCATACTGTTAAGATTATGCACAAATCCTTCCATGGCCTGATATGTCTGTTTATTTACTTCTTTATATGCCATTGTTACGATTTTATCAGTAACATTTTTTTCTTCTCCATGATGAAGAATTGCTTGATTTAATATATTATCAAGGTCTTTATCTGTATAAGTATCATCATAAAAAGCAGAAAGTTCATTCTTTTCAGTTTCGGAAATTTCAAGACCGAGAGTTTTGATTCGATCTATATTTTCTTTAAGAGATCTACGGAATGACTTAAGAACTCCTGGAGCCATAGAATAATCAAAATTAGGAATACTTTGACCACCATGACAGTCATTCTGGTCTGATTGTATAGCGATAGCTGCAAGTGCTGCGTATGTAGAGATCGGATTAGGTTCTCTGATATATCCATGTCCAGTATCGAATCCGTTTTTGAATAATTTTAAACAGTCTATCTGACAGCATGTTACAGTAAGCTTATAAAAGTCGAGATCGTGAATATGAATTCTACCACATCTATGATTATCTGCAGCTGTTTTATTTATATCATTTTCGAGATAGTATGCCTTAGACACATTACTTCCAATCTGAAGCATTGTGCCCATAGCACCATCTCCGTTAACATTACCATTGTCTCTTTTGAGATCGCTTTCAGAAGAGTCTTTTCCAAGAAGTTCTGATATAGCAGATGAAATAGAATCTCTGGAGTTTCTGATCTCATTTCTTTTCTGTCTGTAAAGAATATATTCTTTAGCGGTATCTGCAAAGCCAGCTTTGATAAGTTCTCTTTCTACGAAGTCCTGTATTTTTTCTACGCCGATACCAGTTGTTTCAGGAAGGGGGTCAATCCAATTCTGACAATCCTTATATACTTCATATACAAGATCGATAAGAATATTGTTGTCGATCTGATCATATGTCATGTTTTCATGAGATGCTATAATAGCTTTCTTAATAGCATTCTCAATTCTCGAGGGGTCAAAAGGAACAACTGTTCCATTACGTTTGATTACATTAAAATCTGGCATATTAATTACCTTCCTTTATATAAAATTTTATAAAAAAGTTATAGGGTAAGTAAAACATAAAAATGCTTAATCTTACCCATAGAGGGCAAATGGTGAAGAATACCCTGAAGATCCAAATGAATCTTCAGGGATTATTTTATACACAATACATAATAGGTTGATTTTTGTTGGCTGGGTTGACATGGGACTCATCAAGTAATCTGATAATCTCTTCTCTTTTATCAGCCCAACGAACTATTGCGTCATATTTATAGTTTACCGTGGCATATACTGTTTCGAGATCATCGAACTGTTCAAGCCAAGGTAATATAAAATTAGCAACATCCGATGTTGCTAAATCTTCAAATGTCAGCATTTGTGTTGGAGGTATAGTAGAAAGGTTTATTGGATGAGGGACAAAAACGTCCAGAGGAATTTGTTCAAGACCTCCGGTTATATCATCACTCGTAGCACTTTGGAGTTTTATCTTATTCGGTGGTTCAAATTCAACGAATATAGAGTTGTTGAATACTGATGTCATATTAGCTCTTGCTTGAAGAAGCATAACATCATCCATAGAATAATTATTGTATGCAGATAAATAGTCATACATACCAACACCTGACTGTTGTGATAAACCACACTGGCCATACACATCCCAGGCTATGTCTTTAACTCCAAGTATTTCTGCACCTCCAAGAAGGTCAGTATCTATCAGATAATAACCATTCTTTTTGTTTTCTTTCTTGACATCTATCATAATCCTCACCTGATGAGGAAAAAATCTTGAAAAATCTGGAATAGTATCATCTCGTATAGGTTCTATCCATTTATCTTTGGTACAATCTTTAGGAAGTGGCAATGTAGCCGTTCTTAATCGTCTTTCAATTTTCTGGATAAGTTTGTTCATTGCATTTAATGCCATTTTCTATTTCCTCCTTTCCAAGGTTTTAGAATTAATTATTAAGGCTCCCATATCCTCGGCTCCTTATAATTAGTTCCCTCTTTCCTTTGCTCCTCTATTATAGAGATGTTTGTTAAAATATCAAAAAATAAACGGGGATCGAAATCCCTGTTTATTAAAATTAAAACATAGTTTCTCTTATCAGGAGATTGATCCTTGCAACCTCCTGCTCTTGATAAGATACACTATTTATGAATTGCTGTTCAGCAATTCTATCAATAGTATTGAGGATTTTGCTGTCAACAGGATATCTTATCCCAGTTTTATTATAATATTTATAATATTCAGGATAAGATATTCCCTCATCTGAATCAAATATTTTAATTCTATCCAGGAGGGTTTTATCCTTTTTATATCCTGTACTTTTTAGTAAGGATACTATTTCTGTTGCCATTTGGCGGCAGAAATCTTCAGATTCATCTCTGAATTTGAAGAATAAAAACTGCACCAAACCATAATGGTCAGAATATTTAATGTCCCATATGTTCGATACATATGTAAGATAATCATTTAATATGTATCGACTTTTGGGGAGGTCAATATTTACATCCATATTTGATAATGTCCTTACCGCCATTATATAATCATACGGACTGTCCTCATCAGATATCGGTATTAGTGCAGGACACCTTTTACGGATGAGGATATATACTATATTTGCCAAGTCCCAATATAGGCTTGACAATATTTCATCCTCATTCATGTCAGGATTGTTTTCAATATTATCGCCGTATTTGGTTTCGAAATAACAGAATATACGCAACACATTCTGTATTTCTAAAACTATCTCATCTTTTCTAACATAGTGTCTCTTCCAGTTAGCGTTATAGTTTATAATATCCGCCAACCTTTCAATATTATCATATTGTATATTTTCAAAATTCTTTCTAATCATTCTATCCAGAATTTTGAAAACGTCTACTTTTTGTGTTTCGATGATAAAATCATCTATTTTTCTTTTTGCCATTGTTTATTCTCCTTTGTTATAAATTTTTTGACAACACTAGCATGCCGTCGATACTTACCTATATAATATATATACATAAATTTTTTTACCATGCCAAAATATCCATACTAACCTAGCTTTATACCAAAGAACATTTATATAATACAATATAGATGAAAGGTGGTTAATAATATGGCTACAAACGCTTGTTCAGGTAGACTTGTTAATGGATGCCACGGTAATTGTTGTAATTGCTCAAATAATTCTTCGAGCAGTTCATCATCAAATTATCCTTTTCCACGACCTGGCGGAAAAGTAAGAATTAATGGACAGATTAAATTGACATGTACTTATGTTGATCATCATGGACATACAAGAAATTTCGATATCGAAACTGGAAAGATGTATCTCATTGAAGCTATATCTTCCACAAAAGGTCTATGTACTTTTTCCGGTAAAATAACGGATTTCGATACCGTTAAGGGTATCGAGAATATTCTCACTGCTCCACATACTGTAAGTATTGGAGCTATTATTGTCGACTACTCTACTGATTACGAATCAAAGGTTATTCGTATTGGAGTAGAAAATATTACAAGTATTCGTCCGATGGAATCTGTTGAGGATGTAGAATCTACAACTCCTAATACTTATTTCATCGATGATCCTTTCGCAGAGAATCAGCTTAGCGAAGCTATTTCTACTGCTGAAATAAATGCAGACGGAACAATTACTCCATGCTGTACAACAATAGACGATCCTTTCGCTAATAATAATTAAGGGAGGAATTTCTATGGGTACTATTGTTGGAACGACTGGTTATGTTAGACCAGTTCTTATAATTACTCTTCACGATCTTCAGGATACTGGAGAGGTATTATATTTAAATTTTGAAATTGACTATAATACAACATATGAATTCCAAGTATATAATACTTGCGACGGAATGTTGTATAAGGTTAAGGGAAAACTTACAAGATTTGGATCCGATCCTGAGTCTTGTAAGTGTAAATGTGAAGCTAACAAAATTGACTGGATTATTATAGACCAGTCTACTGACAAAGAAAGTAAGTTGACTAAAATAAATATCGCAAATATTAAATCTATAACTCAGATTAATGAGTTAAATTAGTACAAAGGAGGTAAACACGATGGCGACTTTGAATCTTAGTTTTCGTGTCGGTTCGGATAAGGCTATTATGGCAGCGCCTATCGTAGCTGGCACTATATATCTCTCATTAGATGGAAAGATATATTTTGATAAATCGGAAACAGAACGAATTCTTTGTGGTGTAAGCACCTATACCAAAAAAGAAATCGAAGATCTTGTCGGATCTGGCGAAGGCGGTGAAGGAGCTAGCACTGCAGCTCACGTTTTATATTCTAGCGACAAACTCGTTGGAGTTGAAAACGTTCAGCAGGCTCTTGATAAAATAATCGATCAGATCGGAAATATGAATGGAAAGTTCCAGTATACAATAATGCCGAATCCTTCTACGGTAACTGGTATTGTTCAGTATATTGGTACAACAGATGACAAATATACAAACGGATATTTCTATATGCCGAAATCAACTACAGAAGAGCCTGAAGAGGGCGGAGAACCTGTTACAACTTATTCATGGGAACAGGTAAACGTTCAGCCTCAGCCGGAAATTCCTGAAGTTGATCTTTCTAAGGTAAATTCAAAGTTCCAGTATGACGAAATGCCTGATGCGGAAACAACATCTGGTATTGTTCAGTATACTGGAGAAACTACTGAAGATTATATAAAGGGCTACTTCTATGTGTCAACATCTTCAACAACTACAGATGAAGAAAGTGGAGAAGAAGTAACCACTTATTCATGGGAACAGGTAAACGTTCAGCCTCAGCCTGAAACTGAAGATGTAGACCTTTCTGGTCTCAATACCAAGTTTCAGTATACGGAAATGCCTGACGCTAAAAATATTACTGGCGTTATCCAGTATATTGGCGAAACCACTGAAGATTATATCAAGGGTTATTTCTACGTTTCTAAAGCTACAACAGAAACTGTTGGAGAAGGAGACGAAGCTCAGGAAGTAACTACTTATTCATGGGAAAGAATCGATACACAGCCTGACGATCAGGCTCTTGATCATCTTAATCCGAAGTTCCAGGTAACAGAAATGCCTGCAGCTGCTGAGAGAACTGGCCTTGTTCAGTATCTCGGTGCAACTAATGAAGATTATGTGTTCGGTTACTTCTACGTTTCTGACAGAATTTCATGGAAGCAGGTAGACGTTCAGCCTAACTGCGATCTCGATGGAGTAAATCCTAAGTTCCAGTATACAGAAATGCCTGATCCTACACTTGTTACTGGTCTGGTTCAGTATATTGGTGAAACAAATGAGACTTATACTCGTAACTTCTTCTATGAATCTAACGGCGAAAGCTGGACACAGATAAATGTGCAGCCACAGCCAGAGGGTGCAGATCTTTCTGGTCTCAACTCAAAGTTCCAGTATACAGAAATGCCTGAAGCTTCTGAAGTAACAGGAATAATGGTTCAGTATATTGGTGAAACGACTGAAGACTATATTAATGGTTATTTCTACGTTGCTGAAGCTTCAACTTCTACAGATGAAGAAAGCGGAGAAGAGGTAACTACTTATTCATGGAAGCAGGTAAACGTTCAGCCTCAGCCGGAAATTCCTGAAGTTGACCTTTCAAATGTTAACACAAAGTTCCAGTATACAGAAATGCCTGACCCTGAACAGGTTAAAGGTATAGTACAGTACATGGGCGAAACTACTGAATCATATACTAAGGGATATTTCTATGTATCTACTGAGAGATCTATCATTGATGAAAACGATGAAACAGTCTACTCATATTCATGGGAAAGAATAAATGTACAGCCGGAACCTGAAAAGGAAGACCTTTCTGGCCTCAACACAAAGTTCCAGTATACAGAAATGCCAGATGCGACTACAATGAACGCTATGGTTCAGTATATGGGTGAAACTACTGAAGATTATGTCTTTGGTTATTTCTATTATTCAGATGGTCTTGAAGACTCTACTTGGGTTCAGATTGATATTCAGCCAGAGCCTGAAGTTGATCTTTCAAGCGTAAACTCAAAGTTTCAGTATACAGAAATGCCTGAAGCTTCTGCTGATATTAAGGGACTTATTCAGTATATTGGCGAAACTACTGAAGACTTCATTAAGGGTCATTTCTATGAATGTAAGACAACTTACAGCATAAACCCTGAAACTGGAGAGACAAGCAGTACATCTGAATGGCTTACTGTTGACCTTTCTAAAGAAACAGATCTTTCTGGTCTCAACTCAAAGTTCCAGTATACAGAAATGCCTGATCCTACAGATCATGTTGGTATTGTTCAGTATATTGGTATTACTGATGATGATTATACTCACGGATTCTTCTATGAGCCTTATGTTGTAGACGAATCAACTACAGTATGGTCAGTTGTATCTATCCAGCCTTCTGATAAAGCTGCAGATGCATCTTCAGTATATTTTACAGAAGCTGTTCCCGTTACAGAAACTATCGGAGGTATCGAAGCTGGTACAGTATTCGACGGTTCTGTAAATGTACAGGAAGTTTTTAAGAGATTATTCTATAAATATACACCTCCTAAGGCTTCTATTACTATTGATCCTTCACCTGAAAATTATATGACAGGAATCAATATTGAATCTCTGACAGTTAATATTAAAACTATCAAGACTGTTGATCCTATCACATCAATAGAATTTACTAAGACAGTCGAAGGAAGCGAGCCTGAGATTATACTCTCAGAAAATTCAACAGATAATCCTAGTATTAGTGCTGGAGGCACTTTCCAGGAAATTATCGAAAATATAAACACTAACACTACTCTTACTGTCAAAGTATCTGACGGTAAAGAAACTAATACAGTATCTAAAACAATTAAGTTCGTCGATCCTGTATTCTGGGGTGTTCTTGGAACTAACGTTGTTACTGAAGAAATAGCTACAAGCTCTCTCGATAGAAAGCTTATGACAAGCTCTTCAGATACTATTGTTGTATCAGCATCAAACGAGTATATCGTTTACATGACAACAAAGACAGTAACATCTATTCTTGATAAGAACGGATTCGATAACATGGATTCATTTGTAATGAATACAGTAATTATCAATGACGTTCCATATAATTGCTATGTATCAAGTACAACAGTTACTTGTACAGATTTCAGCTATAAATTTATTTTCTAATATAATGAAAGGCGGTAAATTATTATGAATGGAATTAATATTAATGCTGGTTTTAACGTAGGTGCTCCTGTAGCTCTCGACGCACGTACAGTTCTTACAAAGGCAGAAATGCTTGCTATGAACGACAATGTAATGCCTGAAGTATATCAGGCTACATGTAAGGATGACGGCGCAATCTATATCTACAACAAGGCTAATGAAGCTAATGAAACAACTGGTAAGTTCAGAAAGCTCACATTCGATGGCGTTGATAGAATGCCTGATGATGTTCCGTCTAACTGCGAAGTTGGTGGTATTCTTCCTGGAGATGTTGTAGCAGCAGAAACTCCTGTTACAGAAGTTATTGCTATGCTTCTTACAAAGTATTATCCTGCTACTGTTAGCCTTACAGTCGACTGTCCTGTAGTGGTTAAGAAGGGTACAACTCTCGATACTGTTACTCTTACAGCTGACGTTGAAAAGAAGTCAAATCCTATCGTTGAAGTTACATTCACTGCTGGTGAAGAGACTTCTACTGTAACTGAAGATATTGCTGACGGTGGCGAAATCACATATACAACAACAAATTCTATTACAGAAGACACAACATTCTCTGTAACAGTTAACGATGGTAAGAAGACAACAACAGATACAACAACTGTTACATTTGTAGATCCTATCTACTACGGTACAAATGCTACAGTTGATATTACTTCAACGGAAGATCTTACAGAACTCGTTGAAATTCCTGGTAATAAGACAGTTAAGTTCACTGCAGATAATGAATATCTTGTATTCCTTACAACAGCTGATATCGTTTCTATTAAGGACGTAAACGGCTTCGAGAATATCAATTCGTTCAACAAGTACGAAGAACTCCTCGGTGAGACAACATACAATCTCTACATTTCTGCAACTCCGATTACTGCAACTGATTATCAGTACACATTCTTCATCTAATCAATAATGCCATGTGGGACGATTTGATAATCGTCCCACAATATTATAAATAAAGAAGGAGGAATATAATATGGCAATTCCTGTTAATACCGGATTTAATGTAGGCGCTCCTATCTCTATCGACCAGAGACTTGTGCTTACTAAATCCGAAATGCTTAATATCGACGATAATATCATGCCTGATTATTACTTTGCTGTATGTAAAGATGACGGTGCATTTTATATATATGATAAAAATCTTGATATTACCAAGATCTCTGAAGTTACTGGTAAGTTTAAACCTGCTACTGAAGAGGAAATTGAAGAGGTTTTCCAGTTCAATAAGATCAACAACTACGAAGTATCCTCTATTACAAATAAGAGCTACATTGCTATTGCTGATGAGAACGGAGAAAATAAGAAGGTTCCATGGTCATCTGTTGCTGGATTCCTCATGGACCAGAACAATATTTCAACAAAAGACTATGTTGACTCAAAGATCGCCTCTGTAATGAACACAGTAGGTACATCATTCACTATCATTATCGACGAAGATGTTATCGGAGAGATAAACGATGTTGCATCTAGCGGCGCTACAATCGTTGTAACATGTAACAATGAGACAACTCCTATCGCTTATTCTGATGATGACGGAAAGACATGGAAATATTCTGTTTTCGTTAACGATAAAGAGACAGGTCCTATCGTAAAGGCGACTAAGATTATGAGTGCTTTCGGTAAGTTCTTTACTATTATTGAACACGAAAACGGTAAGTTCTTGTATGTATCAGAGTCTGTAGGTTTATCATTTACAAACACTGGTATCGTTGTAGATGATATTATCTTAAAGAATAATATCCTTTATTATATCTATTCATCATATGTATTCTACACAATGGATGGAACTGTATGGAACAACGCTTCCGTAAGAAAGAACCTCGAACCTGTAAATACATTTATCATCGAATCAGAAGATAAGTCTATGCTTCTTACTGAAGATGCGTGGTCCGATGACGGAGGATATATCTGGAACGCATTCAGATACTTCGACCCTGTAACAAATACCGCTATCGAAATTGCTGAGTCTAAGATTACAAAGATCGTTGAGATTCCCAATCTCAATATCTGGCTTGCTCCTTTATCTACTGGTGGAATGTACTATTCGACTGACGGTAAGATTTGGAGAGATGTATCATTCAATCCTAACATTCAGGAATTCAGTAAGGAAATTACAGACATCTGTGTTACCGATAATGTAATTGTAGCATCTAACTACAATCTCGGCGCTGAGCACTATCGTCCAATCTATTCAACAAACGGTATTGATTGGCTTCTTTGTGCTATGTATGACAAAGATGGAAATTCTAAGAATTATCTTGACGATGCCGAAGGTATCGGTAAAGTTTCATACAACGGCTCTATCTTTGTATACGGTGGTGCTGAATACTACTCTACAGACGGTAAGAACTGGTATCCTTGTTCATTCGAGACGAATGTTCTTTCATTCGATTATGACCATCCGATATATGATAACGGTATTTGGGTTGCTACACCTAATACTAGACTCAATGTATCAGGCCCTATTATTAAATCTACTGATGGTAAAGTTTGGTCAATGAATGACACTAAACTTAGTGGTAAGATTGGTAATCTGATGTTCGAGTATGGAATTTTCCTTGCTAGAACTACAGAACTTCAGGGTAATACTCTTTATTATTCTCTGAATGGTCTTACATGGAATGAATGTAACTTCGACTCTGAATATAATATTACACAGAATCCTGTATTCAACGGTGATGTTTGGGTAATGGTAACGTCTAACGAATCTGGCGACGTAGTATTCATGTACTCTGTTGACGGTATCAACTGGAACTTCGGTGGTACAGAAGTAAACTATAAGATCGATTTCCAGAAGAGTCCTGTATGGATTGGAACGGGTTGGCTTTTTGTTATCAAGAATAAGACAACTGGTTCTTCGAAGCTTGTTTACTCAAGAGACGGTATCAGATGGTCTGAAAAGGCAGTCTCAGGACCTGATATTGATATTAACGACGAGAATAACTATTCTATTCTTGTATATCTTCAGAAGAAGGTATTCCTGACATCTGTGTCTAAACAGCAGACATGGTATTCAGATGATAAGGCTGCATCGTTCTATCTCTGTAAGAAGAATACTATTCTTGAGATAAATCATCCTGCAGCAAGTATCGAATTCAACAACGGTAAGTTCTATTCAATGAATAAGAACTATCCATACAATATTATTCAGTCATCAGACGGTATTTTCTGGTCAGTAATTGACGCTGTAGGAACATCTACAAATGCCGATGACTTCTCTGTAAACTTCAGTACAATATACAATGGATGTATCTCATTCAATAATATTGTATTCTATACAGCAACAAACGGCAATACTTGGGAAAGATCGGATCTTACTACTACAGAATCTAGTACGATCGTATCAAATCCATATGTATTCCTCATCAAGTCTGATTCTACTCTTAAGTATTCATACTTAGGTGAAAACTGGCTCGATCCTGTATTCGATATCGGTGAAGAAGACACAATCACTACATTCAATACAGTACCTGTATGGAATGGAGCTTTATGGGTTGTATTCGCTACAACTACATCTGGAAGTAATATTATTCTTACTTCTAAGGATGGTATTACTTGGGCAAAACCTGAAGGTTCTGAATTGTGCGGAGGTTGCAATTCTGCAGTAATATGGAATAATAATGTTTGGGTCGCTACTGGTAAGTCAGGCATTGCATATTCTGAAACTGGTACTGAATGGAATAAGTGCGACTTATATACAGCGGATGGCGTAGTAACATCATCAGCTGCTGGTTATGAAAAGATCTATATCAATGATATGGGAACTTCAATCGTTCTTTATTCAACAAATTCAGAATATTCTCTCGGTAGTGCTATCGCTAATAGTGATAACGCTAAAAATATCGAAGAGAAGGTCTACGGTCAGTATAAATCTATTGACCTTACTCAGGAAGAGTACGATGCTATTCCAGAGGAACAGCGTAGTAAGACTAATCCTTATAACTGCTATGATACTGGTAGAATCTATAAGAATGGCGTGCTTTATGGTGAAAAGAAACCTGAAGAGGTTACACTTGAAGAGTACGAAGCTTTAGAAGCTGCTGGTAAGGTTGAAGCTGATAAGGATTATATTATTAAAACCGATGAAGCTGAAGGTCTTCCTTTATTCGATGCTAAGTATATCAAGTACGATAATACTGTTTCTGGTAGTGAATCAAAGAACGTTCAAGGTGCTATTGATAATCTTGAAACAAAAAAGTTAAATAGAGACTATAAATCTGTAGAAGATGCTAATGCTGCTATTGATATTAGTGAAAACGGTATAAATTTATTTATACTTTCTTCAGATTCGGCAAATATTCCTATACAAAGACCAGGTGTTATAAGAAGTTTTAATTTAGTCGAAGAAAATTACATCGGAGTTAATCAAGAATTTTCAACCATAGACGACTCTCCTCAAAATGGTGCTACATATAAACGTTATGGTACTTCTAATGATGGTGGTGAAACGTTTACTTGGTCTAATTGGAATTTCGTTGCAAGCATTGATGATAGCTCTATTGCTTTAATGAAAACTTGGAGTAGTAGTAAAATTAAATCAGCAATTGATTATGCTACCGAAATTAGACTTCATGATGTTATTGGCGTAGGTGCAACTAAAGAAACTTCTTGGAATTTAGCACAAGAAGAAAGTCATTTTTATGGTAGACTATTACAATTAGATGGACATATGGGCGTTAGTAGTACAACATTTTCATTCTTATTGTTTGTAAAAGCAAATTATGACAATCCGACAGCAGTTTACGCAATGCAACTTGCAGGAATGGATGATGATAGAACTAGTATTGCTCATACCACATATTTTGAATTAGGTGTATCAAGTGATGGTAATTTGACTATCAAAAATAAGAGTGCTGTTAAGGCAAGTTACAGATTTATCTAATATAATATAATCCCAATCATCGAATAAAAATTTGATTAAAACCTATAATTTTCAATCCCCTCGTAGATAAATTTCTATGAGGGGATATTTATTGTAAATTAAAATACTATTACAAAATTTGTATAGAAAGGAATGATAGTATGAATACTAAACAGAAAGGATATATCGTTAGAAATGGCGTCGTTATCGGACTCAATGAAGATATTACTTTAATAACAACAACTCCTATTGGTGTTGTATTACCTTTCGCTGGTTCTGGTGCTCCTAGCGGTTATCTCATTTGTGACGGACAGGAAATTTCCAGAACCGAATATCCTGAATTATTTAAAGTAATTGGTACTACATACGGTGAAGGCGATGGTAGCACGACATTTAATGTACCTGACCTGATCGACAAGTTCATTCAAGGTGGTACAATAAGTGGTACAGAGAAAGAAGCGGGATTGCCTAACATTGAGGGTAATATTTCTAAAACTTCAACTAGCGATGGCGATAACTTTTTATCTGATACCACAACGTCAAGTACATCAACAAGTGGAGCGTTATATATAGGAAGTTATGCAAGTGTAAAAAGTATGTCTAATGGAGAACAAGTTTATAATTCTCCTGCAAGTATTAATTTTGATGCTTCTATTTCCAACGCAATCTATGGTAATTCTGAAACAGTACAGCCTCCTGCTTTGACAATGCGTTATATTATTAAAGCATATTCTACTAACGAAGGTGAAGATGTTGGTCTTACTGATGAAGTAAAGAACTATATCGATACAACAGCTACTATTCCTACTTCCAAACCTGCTACAATCGAACCTGGTTCTATTTGGATTGAAGCTTAATATTGAGGAGGGATATTATGTCTAAACTTAATATTGCTACAAAAAGAAACGAATATGTGAGCTGCGAATTGTATTCAGATTCGCAGCTTAAAAGTATGATTTATATAGATCCATCATTTTGTACTAAGAAAATTGCTATGCATGATGGAAAGAACACAGTCTATCTCGTAACTGGAAAAATGCCTGATAGTTTATTGGAAATGGATCCCGAAATTAAGGCTATCCCTCTTAAGTTTGTTGATAAAGATGGAGTAGCTTCTGAGGATACTGTATATAATAAACTTCCTGACTTAACTTTAACAAGAGGAGCTCTTGTTACAAGTTATACTGCTAATGTATCAACTCCTATTACATTATTAGCATCAGACTATCCTAATGGTGTAGAAATTGTATTTGGAGGTTCAAAAGGTGCTAACGGTTCGGCTGGTAGTAGTGGTACTAAAGGAAAAGGATATGTCAGTAGTTATGATCCGGCTAAACAAGGTACTGGTGGTGCTGGTGGAAGTGGCGGTGTTGGAGGAAAAAACGTTACTGTTAAATTTACTATCGGCGATAAATCATATTCCATTACAGCCTCTGGCGGCGGTGGAGGCGGCGGCGGTGGAGGCGGCGGTGGAGGCGGCCAAACATCTTATAACAATCTTTCCACTAGTGGCGGTGCTGGCGGAAGTGGCGGTGCTGGCGGAAACGGTACTGGTGTTATTCTACGTTTTATAGGAATTGATGTAACAATTAATTCTATCAGCTTTGCAAATTCTGGTGCTAATGGTAGTAGCGGTTCTAGAGGTCAGGACGGTCAAGGTAATTCGAGCTGGGCGACTGGAGGAAGAGGCGGAGACGGAGGTCGAAGCGGAACCGGGCAAAATGGAAGCAGTGGCGGTGCTAGTTCAGGTGATAGTTCTGGTGGTAAAGGCGGTAACGGAGCATCTGCCACTACAAGAGGAGTTGTAAGTTGCGATTATCCTTATAATAATACTTATACATCCTCAACAGCTTATGTTAATATCTATAAATGTAATATGTCATAAGTAGGTGATTGTTATGTATTATAATTTAATAGACAAACGGACACACAAATTTTCGGGCATATCGAGTATAAAAACTGATGAATTTTTATTTTTTATTACAGATGTGCCTGTTAAGCCATTACTCTATAATCAAGATGAAGCTATATTTGATTTTGATTCTAATAAATGGATGTATAAGTTCGAAGAAGCTCCTATCGCTATAGATGAAACACCATACTCATTAGTTAATTATCATACGTCGAAGATATATGGTGCAATATATCCTAAAAATGGGAATATCGTGTTAGAAAAAAGCAGTGATATTTCTGTACTCATTCCATGTTATAATAAATACGATTATATAGTAGAATGTGTAGAGTCTTGTTTAAATCAAACACTATCACCTAAGAATATTGTGGTATTGTTGATGGACGAAAAGTCTATTAAATTAAAAGATACATTACAATCGCTAGATCAATCCGTTATTTGTATTGAAAGCGAAAGAATGAATGTATGTAAAGCTAGAACTACACTAGCCAACAAATACTGTCCAACTGACTGGTTTATATTCTTAGATGCTGATGATACATTATCTGAAAACTGTATTGAAGTTTTATATAAAATGGATTGTAGTATAGCATATCCAGCCGTTAATGATGATGACAATGATATGGAAATTGCTGATATGATACCAACAAAATACGGGTTTCCATCTACATCATTAACATCAAACATGACTTGTCTTATGAATAAACAGATATTCAATGAAATCAGATTGGATGAGTCGTTATGTGATGGTGGAGAAGACTTTGATTTTAATATTAGAGCCTTCTCCGATACAAATTATAAGATTGGATTTACTTACGAAGCATGGTACAATTACAGAACCGTGTTTGGTGGTTTAAGTAAGAAAAAAGAATTCTTTGAGTCTTTTACTAAGGCTGTTTTGAAAAATTTAGAATTCTTACATTCTGAATTTGTATCTTATAACGGATATAATTATATTGAAGACGAATTTTACAAGAATCCTACTATAGATACCCTATATAAAAGTATTGGTAGAGATCTTGATATCGTTATTGCCGAAAAACGTGATTTGATCAAGTATAAACTATACTTATCCAAATATCATGATCCTATAGCTAAATATACAGATGAAAATTTTGTATACTTAAACACGGATAAGAAAATTGAACCTTACTTTCTTATCAATAAAACATTTGATGTTTTATTCCTTGAAAATGTAAATGAAAATAATATTTTTGAAGATATACCAATGATTATTAATAAAGATATCCTTCCTGATATTGAAGGGTTGGAAGGATGGAATTTACTTAATTATCTCGTAGATAATTATGCTTGTTTCGATCTTTATGATATCAATAAGGTAAAAACATTCGAAGATATCTATGAAGAAATGAAAGCTTCTAAAAATAAGAATAAAGTGATTCAAGAACAAATCAGATTATTATCTTTAGATAAAGAAAATGTTAAAGATAAATCTATTAAGGATGACGTTCCTACTAGGTTATCATTCTTCTTACACAAACAGTGCAATCTCCAATGTGAGTATTGTTATCAATTAGGCAACGAGTATTCTCCATTAAGTGATGATGAAATATATTCAAACTTCGATATAGCTCTCTCAATGTGTGAGAAAAAGTATAAGAATATCAGAGTGCAATTGTTAGGTGGAGAACCTACAATATGGTCTGATTATCTTATTGAGAAATTATTGAAACGTCTTGAAAATTATCGTACTATAACTATCTTCTCAAATGGAACGAATAGAGATAGTTTGTGGTATAAATGTGATAAAGTTATAATCAATAAGCATGTAACAGATTGGGAAGACCATCCGGAAAATATGTTACGAAGGAATCTTCTTCCTATGGAGCATCCAACGATTGTTATAACCAACAACAATATTGATTTACTCGAGAAATATCTCGAAGATATTCCTCTGTTTAGACGCTTTACTCCATCACCATGTAATGGATCTCCAGATCCATCATTGGATTTATCGGAAGAAAATGTCGAAAGGTTGGCTCAATTAATCGATAAGTATCGTTTGGATATAGAGGATAATCTCTGTTATTCAAATAGAGTTATTGAAATCGATTGTAATAACTTCACAGGGAAATACTGTTGTAAATATCAAGACTCAGTTCCATATGATAAAATAGAACAAGACGATACACAATGTCTAAATTGTTCTTTATATAAATTCAAAAAGGAGGTAAACTATGAGTAATAATCCTTTTAAAGGCCGGGGTCCTGGAGATCCTCATCCAGGTCCGTGTCATTATAACGGACCTGATATTTATAATCCTGGAGTTCCTGGACCTGTTCCATCTCCAACATTTCGTCCACCTCATCATCACCATATTCATCCACCTCGCCCTCCGAGACCAGATAACATGAAGTATGTTACTAAGAAGGAATTTAACGAAGTCCTTGATAATATCGCTGCTGCAACATTGTTCGAAGACAATTCTGAGTCTGGAACGACCGCAGCTTTTGGAAATATTCCAGCTGGTACAAAGTTTAGTAATAAACTTTCATTTACCGAGTTTATCAAGATGGCGTTATACGGAGAATCTACATCTACAGGAGGAACAACTGAAGACGAAAACGAAACTCCAATTACTCCTCCTCCATCTACCGATACAGGTGATGGTGAAGATACTAACGAATATGTTACAGTCGGTCAGTTCAATTCAACTATCGCTGATATAAACACTTCGATACAGAACTTAAGTTTAAAAATAAATACTATTGTGGAGTTTATCAATAACAACAGCTTCGTTACTGAGCAGAGTATGAATACCGCTATTATAGAAGCTACAAGAGGTCTTGTAAATGAAAACACCATGACCACAGCTATTTCAGACGCGACCAGGGATTTCGTTACATCATCTGCAGTTAATACTGCTATAACTGAAGCTACAAGAGGTCTTGTAAGCGAGAATGCTATGACTACAGCTATCTCTGACGCAACTAAGGATTTCGTTACATCATCTAATATGACAGATGCTATAACTGAAGCTACTTCTGATTTGGCATCTAAACAGTATGTCGATGACAAAATTGCGGATATTGAAAATTCTAGTATAAGTTATAGCTCTCTCGATCAGATTAACCGAGACACTGCTCCTCTCTTAGTAGATGCAATGTGTACAGGTTAACAATATATTAAATTCATTAAGGAGGAATTTTTAAAATGGAAACAGCTACAACAATCGAAATGGTTAAAATAATACCAATTTCACCGGATCCAAAAAAGGCTGAATGTGATATAAATAGAACTATCTATAACATTCAGCGTAACCATAGAATTATGGTTAGAGAAGACATATGCGGAGCAGTTGATCCGTACAAATTCATGTTTGCTTACTCTGAAGAAGTTGGAGCTAAAGGTGAAGCATCGGCTTCTTACGGAGTTTGCATTATAGAAGGGTCTCATGATTATAATGAGACCGAAAGAAGAATAAACTCTGCTTTCAGACAGCTTATTCTCGACAAAGACCATCCGACACAGTTTATAAATATTTCATACCCTTCAGAACACATGTATGTGATATTCTATAGATATGGCGGCGGAGAATCTTCATATCCTATTGTAAAAATACGCACCATAGGAGCCGTTCCTCTCAATGCAGAAAAGCTTCTTGGTGATGAGATTGAACGCTGGGTTAGCGAGAGTAACATTGAGCCATATGATAAAATCATGATCGATAATAATCACATAATGTTTATATGCGCTCCAATGTAAAGAACTTAACACATCCGATATCAACATTTAATTAAAAATAATACCAAAGGAGGTAATTTTTTTATGGCTATGATGTCAAAGATTATTGAAATTCCGATTGCGGATAAGAATAATGCTGAAAAGGTAGTAAACGAACAGCTTGCTGCTATCAGCGGAATTGTAAACGTTCAGGCTCTCGACGAGAGACGCGTTATCGTATTCTATAATGGTAGCGGTTCAACTCCTGGTACTGGTGATGGCGGTGGTTCAACTCCTGGTACTGGTGATGATGAAGGTGGCGGCGAAGATCCTGGCGATGACCCGGGCACTGGTGGCGGAGAAGATCCTGGTGATGACCCGGGCACTGGTGGCGGAGAAGATCCTGGTGATGACCCGGGCACTGGTGGCGGTTCAGAAGATACTGAAGAATACGACTATCCTGTCGTTCCTCTTGAGGAAGATCCATGGGAAGGTAAGTTCGGCGAATATGCATTCGCTGTTCGTTACGACTGGCCTGCTGCTGTAGCTCATCAGCCTCTTGCTAATTTCGGCGAGCTTGGTCAGTTAATGCAGGATGAATGTGATAAACTGTGGAATGAGCAGGGTGAAGAAGAGTATCTCCACTGGCTTGAAGATATTTGCCCTTACGAACTCTATGTTTGGCAGGTAACTGCTGATGTTGGCAAGTATGACACTGATCATTACGATGTTCTTCTGAAATGCTATACATCTAAGACACAGGTAGCAACAGCTCCTGGTCCGTTCAATATGGCTGAAGGTTCATATACATGGGACTTTGAGCATGGCGAAGAAGGAATCAATTCTTCAGGCATTAGACTGGGAGCAACATTCGGAACACCTACATCTGTAGTTCTCATTAGAAGAGCAGTTAAGAAGTCTTCTTAACCTTTCCTATTATATAATATGAAGGGAGAGTGATTTTATGGCTCTTACTGATGAAGAGAAACGGATTCAGTCTAAAGTATTAGCAGAATCTACTTCTGATAACGAAAATATGCCTTTTGGAAGCTCGGCCAGAAGCAATAAAGCACTCAATCCAGAATATTTCGGATCTGGAGCTGATACCAAAATTGTAAATGCGATGAATAAAATATATAAGATTGCAGATTCTGCAGACAAGTCTGCAACGAATATATATAATTCGTTTGCCGAAGTTCTTCTTGATGCGAGTAGCACAGAAGGTGCAGAGAAATTTGAGATTATGAAAGAAGCTACAGGACAGCCTACAGTAGTAGAGTCTGTAACTGCTATGGCTAAAGACATTTCACAACTCAAAGAAAACGGCGGTGGCGGCGAAGGCGGCGGATCTGCCGGAGGAATCACAGCTATTATTCTCGAAGAACCGGCCGAGGAAGAAGAACCAATTGTGTGTGAACACAATTATGTGGAAGGCGTTTGCGTTCTCTGTGGAGAATCTGAAATATAATACAAAAAATAAAGCAGGTCTCGATTGAGACCTGCTTTTCTTCCGTTCATTTATTTATTTTCCATTTTAAGATACGCTTAATCTTCTGTAGTGGTCGATTCCGATTCTCTTTTACCATACGTTCAAGAAATCCTTCATATGTTTCTGTTTTATCTTTCTCTACTGGTATGTTAGATTTCCACTTTTTGATGATACCAATAATGTGCTGCACGATATCAACGTGAAAATGTTCATCATCGTTTTCGTTGAACACGCTCGTATATCTTTTCTGATAATCAGATATACTAATATATTTACTATCGACCCTTTCTGTAGTAATCTTTATACGCATTTTATTATGACTATATAACTCACCATATATATTATCATGAGACATAATATAAATACGAGTTATATCATTACTATCACGTGTCCTTTCCGCATAGCAATACTCTCCTAAGTAGTGGTCTGCGGAATTTCTGAGGAAGTTTAAATGTTCACTCTTTTCAGTTGCATCGTCAAAGTTTTTCTGCAGCATAAAGAAATCTTCTGGACAATTTTTAGCTGACATTTGTTCTGAAGTCGGCTGAAGACTCTCCAAATATTCGAGTATTTTGGGAAGGATCGTATCTCCCTTTCCAAAAACTAAGAATTCTGTTGTTTGCCATTTTGTATACGAAGATATTGTATCTATTTCGATATCCAGCGTTACTCTACTAGCATTATACATTTCGTTCATCCTCCTCCTTAATTTCCTTCATATTTTACATTTTTTTCGACATTCGTAAAGATATTCGGAATTTCATCATCTTTCTGGGTTTTGTCGGAATGCATTTCTTTTACTATTCTTCCATAAAACCCGAAATGAGTTTCTATTGGCACTTTTTCCATTTCGTCAAAGATATACAAGATTCTATCAAGCATAAGTTTGTAGATATTCTCCTCTTTTTCTTCAACGATAAATTCACTTTTAGGATGTTTGAGATAGTTTTTAATTGTCTCGTAAGTAATATTGGCTGAATTTACTCTTTTTGCGGATATACACATAGATGGACGACAAGTCCTATCAAAACGTCCACTATTATCTGGAGCTTTAATGATATTAATACCGTCCTCTTCTAAACAAGTAGAGATGATAAACTTAACATCCGAATTGGATCTTTTAGCAAGTTCATCATATTTAATATACATATAGGAAGAATTATCGACTATAATAGCTTTCTCACGAGCATGATCTCGTATATAGTTGATAAATTTCCAATACTGGATTTTTTCAACAATGAAGAATCGAATTTCATAATACTCTCCATTGCCATTAACGGTTAATGTGATTAATGTTGAATTATTCATTCTTTTCCTTTCTATAATGTCTTTTATTTAGAGAGACATAACTCGTTATTCATGGCTATAATATATAATTGTTAGACGGTTTGTTTTTGTTAAAAATAAAAAAGAACAAGATGCAAAAAATAAAGCCGAGAATAAATCCCGGCTTTATTTTTAAATGAAGATGTTAGTCGCTCTGTTAGATGCAGGCGCATCATCATTATTTTCTGGGATGTATTTCATCCCATATTTATTAAGAAGCTCGCGCTTGAGCTTCTTAATCTTTAATCCGGAGCCTTCTCTTTTGAAGGCTCGTCTATCTCTGTCTCCCCATCTGAGGAGAAAGTTTGAGGCGACCTCAACGAGATCGCCGACATATAATGGACGGAGACCCTCATTGAGAGTTCCATACATTGAGACATGCAGGAGGTGTTTGCACACCCCAGGCACGTCGAAATTCATATAGGATTCGAACAATTGAATCCAGTAGTCTACACTACCGGACATGCCGTCCCTTCTCGATAATGTGAAGAGACGTTTTCCGCGTCCGTTATCCTTGATGTATTTTTGTGCGGCTTTATAGCCGCACCTATCGCACAATAGTGCGATTACCACCATGCGCGCCTGCGGCATGGATCCAGAAATATGGTGGTAACCCACCATATCTCCGGAGAATACAAGATGGCCACATCCTGTACCATCTTTAGTTTCAAATTTGATTTTCTTGATAGCATCACTATTCATAATTTTGGGCCTCCTCTTGCCCCCTACGCCTTGTCGGGCGACCCGATGACTAGTCGGGGTTTTCATGTATCATAGACTTTCTGCAGTGAAGCCTATGATGGTATGAATAAGGTATATGTAATTTTATTTTCCTTATTCACTATAATTATATATATATCTGAAAATAGTTTTACGAACGAAACAATACAATAATATAAATATAAGGAGGAATCTTCATATGGCAACCATTCCAACTCCCAGCTTCATATCTATTAAAGAGCAGTCATGTATCTTTAATAAAGATGGATGCTTTAAATTCTTTGTTCCAGAGAAGTATTTCGATACTAAACTTGCCGAGATTCGAGGAGAGTATGTAAATCTCTTCGGAGTATGTACATATGCTATATACGATAAGAATGACAAATTAATATCTAAGCTTAAGAACTTCAACCTTCCTGTTATGTTTCTTACTAAACCGGATGAGATTGAAGTTATGAAAAATGTTAAGCTTACAAAGAATACCGATGAACAGGATTATCGTGTTTTAAAATACTATAGAGATGGTGTAGTTATTGTTAACTACGAAATCTCCGAAAACGCAGATAATCTTGATACTTGGTACAGGGCTCTTCAGTATGGTAATCTTCCAAATACAATTCCATATAACGAACTTCAGGATTACTTTATAAGAAATATCGGTCTTACTGGAAATTCTTATAATGTATCTTTACAGCTTATTGGAGTTATCTTTTCTGAGCAGTGTAGATCTAGAAGCGATTCTACTAAACCGTTCAGACTTACTAAAGATACAGATATGACTAACTATCGTCTTGTTAATATTCGTGAAGTTGCGAGAAATGTATCACCATTTACAGCATTCACATCTGAAAACTGGGATGAAGCATTAATCAATGCTATAACCACCGATTCAGATAAAGAATCACCGTTGGAACGTATTATGATGGACTAAATGGGGCGTTTCCATTTCAACATAATAGTAAATCTATCTTTTATAAAATATAGATTAACAATCTATCAAGATTTTAAAATATTCTAATATAAAGGAGGAAATTAAATGAGTAGATATCCTGGCTCGCAGTTTATTATGGTAGACAATACCAATGCAACTGCATCGATTCCGGTGGCTACAGTCAATCCATCGGCACCGGTATATATAAGTACTTTTCATTCAGTAAAAGGTCCTGAAGAAATCATGACCGTTGCTGGAAATGAATTCTATGACTACTATGGATCACAGGCTAACGTAATCTTTTCTAAGTATGGTCAGCCACTTCTTCAGGCTTCTATGAACATCAATGCAGGTGCTCGCCTTATTGCTAAGAGAGCAGTTCTTGATGATGCTAAGCTTGCTAACGCTACACTTGGCGTAACACTTACAAAGACACTTAAGGCAGATCCTGTCCTTACTCTTGATGCTAATGGCCATATTACAGCCGTTACAATCGGTAACTATTCTGAAGATTCAGATGTTAACGATACAAAGATGGTTCTTCGTCCTATTGTAATCAGTATCGACGATACAACCGCTGCAGATGAAGTTGTTGTAGAAGGTAAAGAACTCTACAATCTTCACAGATCAAACATCATCACAAATATTCTCGGTGGTTCAAACACTGAGGGCTTTGCTATCAATACAGGCGCTACAGTGACAGGTAACTATCCTGAAGGATCAGCACTTGCTGGTCAGAAAAAGACTTTCAGACTTGTTTCTGAAGGCGGTAAGATGAAGAACGGTTTCGCATCAAGATTCATTGAATGGACAATGGGAACACCGGATTCAACTACAAACTTCACATATGATGATGCTACAAGAACATACACAATTACAGATGCAGATACAGCTTCAGATGAAACTGATGCTGAGATTCTTGCTGCTATTTCAGCAAGTACAAGTGTTGAGTATGCATTCCCGCTGTTTACAATCTTCGACAACGGCCGTGGAGTATCAACAAAGTCTATTTCATTTGCATATGATGCTGCTACATCAAAGACTATTGGTAAGGCTGCATATATTATGAAGGTAATTGACTACTCAACTAACACAACTCTTGAATCTGTATCATTCTCTATCGATCCTGTAACAAGAAATACCAATACAGGTTATACATTCGATATCGAGTCTGCAGTTAACTTTACATCTCGTCAGATTAAGGCTAAGATGCATTATGATTCATATGAGAAGCTCCTCGAAGTTCTTGCAGATCAGGCTGGTACTGACGATACAGTATTTATCTCAACAGACTGCATCTTTGGCCATACTACAAAGGGAACAGTTCTTGAGGGTGGCCTCGTAACAAGTCGTCTCTTTGTAGATTCTGCTTCTACTGCTAAGAATATCGATATTCTTACTAAGAGCGACACAACTGCATATTACTACTACAATTATACTGAAAGATATAAAAGAGGTTACAGCGAAAAGCTCCTCTTTGGTTTCGACGGAGCTATCACTGAAACTAACGGTGAAGATGTAGAAACTTTCGAAGCTTCTGCTATTACAATGACAGCTGCTGATGAATATCTTAAGGTATATGCTCTTGAAGATGAAACAGATTTCACTACAGTTGACATTAACACTACTACAGACGATGAAACAATCTCTGAAAATAATGTTAAGATGTACAACAATCAGAAGTATTACAAGATCGTATCTGAAACTTCTACTACAGATAAGAACTCTAATACTGAAACTGTTAAGTACGATATCAAGGGCGATAAGACAGTAATCGCTAAATATGCTCGTATGGTTGGTACAACAGAAATCGATGACGGTGCCGGCGGCACAATTACTGTTGCTGTATATAACGTTATCACTGTTGAGACTACATATACATGGGACGGCCTCTATCAGGATCAGTACAGAAAGTTCTTCTCTGGTGAATTTGACAGAGACATTTATAATCTTGATATTCATTTTCCGAACTGTCTGTTCGATGCTAACTATGATAAGAAGGTTAAGCTCGCTGCTCAGAAGCTTTCTGCGTATCGTGGAGACTTCCTTGCTTATATGGATATGGGCATTGATAAGGTTAAGTCATACAGCCAGGCTATGGAACTCCTTCCTGGAGAGGCTGAGGTTTATGCTGAACTTTCAGAGGATTCTAAGTATTATTACATCAGAGACATGCACAACGCAGTAACATGTATATCATATGATATCAGAGATCCTTATACAAATAAGCAGATTTCTGTAACTGGTACTTATGGTCTCTCAATTGCGATGGTAAATCACTTCATGACTGGCGTAGGTAAGGTATTTGCTGGTAAGGCTAATGGTATCGTTATTAACAATGCTATTGAGTCAACAGTAAATTACATTCCTAAGATTTATCCTTCATCTGCAATGACATCACTTGCTAACATCGGCAATACATATCCTTCTGATGATGAGACAATCATCAACGAGAAGCAGATTATGAACGATGCACGTATCAATTACGGCAGCTATTATGATGGCGTCTTCGTAATGGATACAGAATATACACTCGTTCCTAACGAGTCAGAATATGCATTCATCAACAACGTAATGCTTGTTAACCAGCTTGTTCAGGCTATCCGTAAGGCATGCCCTGCTGCAAGATATAGCTTCATTACAAGCGATGATCTCGAAACATACAGAAAGGCAGTTATGACTGTTGTTAACTCAATGCGTTCTAACTTTGCTAACGTAACATTCGAGTATATTCAGGATGAGAACAGTGTAAACAATAAGATCTTCTATGCTGCACTTAAGGTCGTATTCCGTCCATTTGCTCAGGCAGAAATCTTTACTATCACTGCTCTTAACTATTCAACACTTGAGTCTTAATGAAAGGAGGAAAATAGATTATGGCATCACCTACAGGTATTAGCACAGTCGGTGCTTTTAAAGGTCTGAAAACTCCTAGAGAGATTCTTCAGTATAACCTTATGAGAGGCGTTACAGACTTCTCAAACCTTGAGCAGTATGATCTCTATGAAAAGGGTTATCCTTTCCTCGTAGTAGTTCACATTCCAGACTTCCTTTCGGACCTTGCTGGAATGAACTCATCTATCGCCTCTCTTGTAAATAACTACGTTCATATCCTTGAAAACGATTTCAGAGGTATTGATAATATTGATAACATCACTGGTGAAGCTAACGGCGAAATCACCAATGGTATCAGATCTATTCAGCTCATCAATAAGGTAACAAAGCCTTCAAACTCACAGTTCTCACTGAGATTCTTTGAGCGTTCAGGTTCTATCATGACAAAGGTAAATGAACTTTACCTTACAGGTATTAAGGATCCTGATACACAGGTTAAGCATTATCACGGTCTTATTGATGACTATGTGTTCAACGGCGGCACAGGCGGTAAGCTCGGTTCTGGTGCAGACCCTGGTCCTCATCGTGAATGTTGGGCATTTATGTACATGGTAACTGATAATACTATGACAAAGATCGAGCGTGCATTCCTTATTTGTGCAGCTCAGCCTAACGTTGCAGACTTCCAGACACTTTATGCTGTTGAAAAGGGCCAGATTGAATTCCCTGAGATTTCAATGCAGTTTAATGGATTCTTCATCAACAATGATGAGGTTTACATTAAGGCACAGAAGATGCTTCTTGCTATGCGTAATCCTAACAACACAACAGGATCAAGAATCATTGTTGACAGCAACAACTTCAAGTATAAGCAGGTTGGCGAAATTGATGTTGATAATGATGCTGACAATGGAATCTGGTGGAAGAGCGATGGTACTGTTGATGACATCAGTAAGGTAACAACAAAGACAGGTTCTGTCGATCCTGCAGCTTCATATACATCTGACAACGATACAAATGATAAGTATGACACTTACATTGACGCTGTTAATGCTATGAAGACTGAAGAACATTTCATCAATTCAAGAAGTAAAGATCTTAACTAATATTTATGATAAAACAAATCCGGTAGGCAATAGCCTACCGGATTTTTATTACTCTTCGTTTTCTTCTCCATTATTGGAGTTCTTCGCAGCTTCCTGCTTAGCCTTTTTGATAATATCAAGAATATCATCAATCTTAAGATATGTACCAAGATTAGCTTTGTTAATTTCTCTAATAACGTATGCCTTTACATCATCGCTTTCCTGACCAGCGAATATTTCAGCAATACTATTAGAGTATTCTGTAACGTTTGTAATCATCTGGTTGGTATTTGTGATGTTTAAGAACATCGGAGGTGGAAGCTTAACCTCAAGAATAAGGTTATCATCGTACTCATTATTATAAAGCTTATTAAACATTCTTGTCAGAGGTTTTTGGTAGATAGACTGTCTCTTAAAGACCTTTCTGAGGAACTTACTAGAAGACATGCTAAGCTGTGTAGCATATTCTACAGACTGTCTCATATTAATCATTTCAAGAGGAACATCTGTCGAGTTTACGGCATTTTCCTCGAGCATATTCATAAGTTCTGTCTTGAACTCAATCTGCTGACCTTGCATTATTTCGAAGTCAATAGGAGTTTCTCCTGAAGAGCTCTTCGGAATTACATAGTCATTAAACTGTCCAGTGATGTTAAGAATATGATTAATATTCTCAATCTGACGAATATTCATATTACCCTTCTTAATCTGATTGATTGTAGTAAGAAGAGTCTTAGCTATATTTGTATCGATAGTCTGTTTAACATAATAAACTCTTTTATCCTGAGATCTTGTCATTGACCAAATAGCATTTGTTATGTACATAGCACAATAAAGGGTTGCTGGGAACATAGCTTTATGAAGATCTGATATACCTCTGTGAGTATATTTATCTTTCTTAAAATAGATATGCTCCATATCATCAGGAGGGATAAATGAAACCTTGATCTTATTAACTCTGTTAATGTTATGGGTATCATTATACTTGAGAATCATATAGATTTCATCTCTTAAATCCTGATTAGAGTTAACAAAATTAGCGTCGATAAACTGAGCAATCTGACTTGAAAGGTAACGAAGAACGTTATTCTGTTTAGCAACCTTTTCAGATTCACTTGTTGTAGATAACATAGATCTAGAACCTGTCAATGTCATTGACGGATCCTGCATCTTATCATAATCGACACAAGGAGAGTTTCCTTCTGTTTCGATATAGTAATATCCAAAGCATTTATCTTCTACATACAGAGGAATAACATTACGTCTTTCAAGCACCTTTACGATACTTCCAGGAATGTCGATAGATGTACCGGTCTTGTGATTGTTAGCCTTGGTATTCTTATCTACAAGACCATCCTGACCTCGGTAATCAAAGTTATCGAATGATAATTCATCGTCGATAGTTTTATCAAAACGACCCTTTACTTTATCGGATACGCGTTCCGAATTTTCTTTATTAATCTTATTGGTAGCTTCATTGATAAAATCAAATGAATCTCCTCTTTTATTATTAGCGCTTAATGCCATTTCATTAACGATATTAGAAGTTCTATTAATACGGTCAGCGGCTTCAACTACTGATCTGATCATTCCTGCACGATCGATTTCAATCTGGATACCATTGTACTTAGACTCTTCAAGATCTTTAAGCGAGATACCATACGACTCATTAAGATTCTCTGTTTCCATATCCATAGTATAACCGTTAATAGATTCACAGATAATTTTCTGTTCTCGGAGATTTATATCTCCAGTAAGTCTTCCTTTAGACTTTGCATTAAGAAGACGAGCGATGGCTTTCTTCGAAGGAACGATATATACAAATTGTTCTCCATACTTTGCTGTTTCTTCATACAGAGTTTCAGCCAGAGTCTCGAAATCATATCTTCTCTTAACATCTTCGATATGTTCATTATAAGACTCCAAATTACCATCAAGATTTTTAGTGGTGATATTAATAAAGTCCTTTGAGAAGTGGTCTGCTGATAATACGTTATCCTTTCTACAGTCTAGAGCTTCTTCAAGTTTAGGCATGTATTTAAGAATAGTATCTATCTTATTATCAAGATCGAAAATTGTATTGGTATCGTTTAAGAACCCTAACATAGTATCATTCATGATATTATTGTCATTTAGAAGTTCTTCAAGCGATTTACCTGTCTCTCCATCTTCTCCTGTTATAGCAGAATTCTTATCGAATACACGAGAATAGAGAGATGACATTGTAGCCTTACCAGTAGTATCTCGATTGACAGATATAATATTATCAATAGACGAGTCAAGTCTCGACTTTATATCGTCTAAATCGTGTTTATTTGAAGGCTGTGTAAAAAATGTATTAGAATAGAGCCTATCCAAGCTATCCTGAATAAAAGAACTTAGTTTACCTATTCTTCTATTAGATTTTCGCTTAGCTTTCTCTTCTTCTTTCTTAGTGATTTTAGAAGCCATTAGAATTACCTCCTTAATAATTTTTCATTATTAAATCGTTCTAACAATCGTAGACGAAATAGGGTAGCCTAAGCTACCCTATTTTCATATCTTAAGAACAAGCATATACTGATTTACTACTATCTTTTTCTTAATAATTTCAAATTTAACCATGAAATGATCGCCGTAGTCATTTATATAAGCATTCACTTTATCGCTTTTTAACACCGGAAGTAATCCACTGAATATCTTAATCATATGTCCACTGTCGAAAGCGAATGTCTTCGCTCCAAGAGCAGAACTTTGATTTACAACTTCAATAAATTCCGGAAGGATTTCTAAGCCATAATACTCATATACGTTACAATCCATATCATTTCTATATGGATTATCAAGCATATAGCTTATATTCACTTCATGATTACGACGAATATTCTCAGCATTCATTATGTTTATGACGTCTATATTATTCCCGATAAGTCCTAACCCAGGAATGAAGAAAGTTTCTGGATTAAATGTACAGTCTTTATCGCATAAGTCTTTTATAAATTTTACATTATAAATTGTACGGTGAAAATCCTGGAATTCGAATTCTGTATTAATAATATCTAACAAGTTGTCGATAGATTTAATACAACATGTGTTTACGGAGTATAATTTGTTTTTCTCGAGATCGAGATATATATACTCTGTATCTTTAAGTTTCATAGCTTTAGCATAGGTTAATAATGAATTGATAAATTCTTTCATAATAATTAGCTCACTTTCTGTACTGAGTTGTATAACTCTTTGAAATTTTTAATATCATCTGTAAAATGATAATATGGATGGGATATATCTTTCGTTCCATTATAAAGAGAAATATCATCGTCTGATTTTATCTTTATAAAAGCATTCTTTGGAACGTTATAAGGTATTTGAATAAAACCTGGCACCATTCCATTCGGAGTATGTAAACCAAGCTTTCCTGCAGGATGTGCTTCTCTTGAGAAGTATTCTATAACATCATCATACATTTCTTCATATGATGCCATATGGAACCATCTATGGAAGAATTCAAGCCATACATGTGACTGTAGATCTTCCAAGAATTGTCCTTCTCTCTTATATTTAACAGAGTCTCTCTTAAATCTGTTTTCGAACTCATATACAAGTTCTGGTATTGTAATATGAGCAATAATAGTATTTGGAGCCATATTAGACTCACTTGTAATAGAGGGGTAAAGTGCTTTATACCAATGTGTTCACATAGGGTCGCTAATCCTATGCAGTTCTCTTATGAACTTCTTTATATTTCTATAAATGTGCAGACTATATCTTCATCAATAAATTGATGTTCTCCATTTCGACTCGCTTGAGCCTACTCCCTCTCGGGATAGTCGTTGAACTTTTAATACATAAAGTTATTTAAATTATGTTTCATTATTATTCCTCCTTTCCTTTATATATTACTTAGCTGCTGGTTGGCTATTGTCTATTATACTATAGGTTCTCACCATGGTACATCTTAACCCTTTTTTCTGCCTTTCGGCGACCATCACGCTTACCTTTACAGGTTACGTTGTGGTGGGTTAAGCTTTAAACGTTTCCAGCAATTAAAAGAATTTTCCATAGTATATCACTATACTAGGCGACAATAAGTTTATCGAAATCGTTAAGGTTATCATATATACTTACAGGTTTATTATTAATTCGTTTCTTTGAATAGTCGCTATTCATTCTCGGATCTGATACAAAAGCTCCTGGGAATTTGGTTTTTGTATTGTCCTTATTAACGTTATTACCCATTATAAATCCAGAATTATAAAAACTCTTTATAGCTCTATTCTTAAGATAGATAGTCTGGCGATATATCTTGGTATATCGTGTATTATTAAGAAGAACGTTGTTGAATACGTTACCGATATCGTTTACTTTCTGTTCAATACAATACTGAACAATCGTATCTATAATATTATAGAATACAAATGTTTCATAATCCAAGTATGGAAGTTTATTAATATTATTTGTGATATGATGATAGTCGAGTTTCTTAACGCCACATACCAACTCGCCGATATAATCAAGTCGATAATTTGCAATTGCAGATTGACCTTTTCGTCTTGACGCAAACTGAATAAGCTGGTCGAGATATACTGAATACGAGCTTATCTTTGCAAAGTCATTTCTTTCAGCAAAGTCGTTCATATTACGCTCATCAATAACGTAAGCAGCAACTTTAAACTTAAAGTCTTTATGACATATAATATCTTCTGGATTTGCTCCAAGCTTTCTTATACGAGCATTGATATATGTCATATCGAATGCCATATTCCATACAAGAACAAAGTCTGGCTTTAAAGTATTTATTCTGTCGAATAAATCTTTAATCATCTGTAATTCATCTGTCTCGTCATAGAAATGGAATTTGTAACCAAGTTTATCTATTTTGAAACTTGCCGCTTTTTCCCAACCACCAACTGAGTCTATTACAAACGTCTTAAGTTTAGAATATAAATCCGGACCTACACGTTTTTCAAACTGTTCAATTAATGGATTTTCGGGGTTTCTTAAAAGATATGTATGAACAGAATTCTCGATATCATCGATGATACTTATAGCGTTAATTGGACACTCGCCAGGCTCTGGGAAGTCGCCTTTTGCCTTTATACCATCAACCTCAATATCGAAATATGCTTTTGATATATTTCCGAGTTCATTCTTATATTTATTAGAAAACTTCCAACGGAAATGATCTTCTATATCAGAGTCTGAACCCATAACTCTTGGAACTGTATGGAGTCTCTGATTGTTAAAACGATTACCGTTGTTGATATTATCAATGTAAAAATTCATATTATCTGTTCTCTCTGCAATGTCTTTAAGAAGAGTGCGATATGGAACAGTGATATGAGTAGTTTTCTCTTTTTCAATAAAGAAAAAGTTATGATCGACATGAACGTCATTATTGATCATATAATAATCATATTCTGGATCTTCAATGGTCTCCAAAAATTTCTCTCCGGAAACATTGTCCTTGATAATTAAGTCAATGGCTCCATGAGAATTTCTCTGCGGATAATGATAAATGGTGTTTAATAATGATAAATCATAGTCATCGGGATAATTTCCAATTTGAATCATATTATTACCTCCTAATTCCTAAACGTACCTAATCAGGCACAATCATGTGTTGTATTATATTGTTAATTGGTGTATTATTTATAAAAATTGGGCAGGAAGGCGCCGGTGGAATTAACCACCGGCAACCAACCTAATTTTCTTAGAGAGGAATCCTAAAATGAACCAGCGCACATTTACGGATTTTATATAAAATTAATAATCGGAGGTGTCCCAATGAACAAAAAACATTCACCAGCACAGAAAGAGTGGGTCCCGTACTTTAACTCCACTCTTATATAAATGTTTATTTTATTGAGGAAACATTTCAATAAATATACCTATTAAGGAGGAATTCTCAAATGAATAATGAAATTGATATTAAAAAAGTCTTCGATCCAGAAAAGCTATTAAGAGTTTCAAACTCAGTAGTTGCTACTCCAGACACTACTGCTACACCGATGGTTATTACAGAAATTATTGACAGCGATGCAGCTCCAGCTAAAAGAAAAAGAGGAAGACCTAGAAAGTCAGAAACCGAAAATGCTGAAGTAACAGCAGAGCCAATTAACGTTCCATTGTGTCAGACTAATGCGCCATATCAGGATTCGTATGCTGAAACCGATCATCTCTTAAGAGAGTCAATCGGTCAGATTAATCTTCTCAGTAATGATGTACAAGCTGAAATCGAAAATATCAGAAAGTCTAAGACACTTAAGGGTAAGTACAAGTATATTTCAGAACTTTGTTCTACTGCGAGTACCCTTGTTTCTACAAAAATTTCTGCTATCAGAGAAATGAATGCAACTACAACAAAATGTCATGAACTTGAAATCAAACGTCTTAAAGATATTAAAGCTGCACAGGCTCAGAATCAGCAGGACGATGATAAATATATGGCAGACCTTTATAATGCTTATATCAGCACTCCTGTTAATTCAGGTGCTGGAAATCCTTTACTCGCTATGAGTGCAGGAAATACTATTAATAACAATGCTCTTATGATGGGCGGTACTGTTATTAACGGAGGAACTTCTGAGGAACAGCAGTTCCAGAACTTTATGTCTAATCTCACTCCTGAACAGAATCGTATGATTATGTCCGGAAATCCTAATATCGAAACTGTTGTTGTCTATGATCCTGCGACAGGAAGCAAAGCTTTCGATGTTATTGATATAACAACAGGTATCCCTGTTCCTAATTATCCAAGACCGGATTCTCTTATTCTTGATGATACTATTATCGACTTCGCTACTGGAGTTGCTACTAATAGTAATATCGGACAGAATTGGAAAGTTGTAACTCTTGGCGATCCTACAGCTAATTATTAATTCGATTGTATATTATATTGGTGTAATAAAACGTAGGAGGTTTTAATATGCCAAAGAATCTTAAATTAGCAAAGGTTGAACTACCTGGAGATCCTCACGAGTCTATCCAGGCTTATGCTTGGGAAAACCCAACACTAACAACTCCACATAAAGAACTTGTTGTTGGACAGAGAGTTTGGATTCTTGATCCATCTCTTATTGATCAGTCAACTGGTCAGCACGCAAAAATACCAACAGAATGCGTGTTTGTGCAGGATGCGTATGGAGCTCGTTATTATTATTTCAGAGCCGTAGATGACGAGGATCTCAATACACTTGACGATCCTAAATTTAATTTTAAATATTATTCTATTCTGGAGAGTACTTCTCCATACATCTTAATCTAATATATAAAGCCTTGTCTTCGGATAAGGCTTTATTTTTTGTGGAAGGAGGTTATTATATGCCACATCACCCACCACATCGTTTTCAGAAGTTTGACATTAAGACTCTGAAAAAAGAAGAAATGTTGAATAAATTTATTACCGTGGCGCCGTTATATCACAATTATGCTCTTTGTATTGAATATATAAAGAATTGGTTCTTTGAAAAGTTCAGTAAAGATTTTTTTGGGTATTCCTTTGTGGACGGTTCTAATGTATTTGCAGAATATAATAAACTTACAAAGGATCGAATTATCAAACATACAAAGAACGATGAGGCGGAAGTTATAATAACTCCGTCCATTGATGAATCGTATGATAGAGAAAATCTCGATCTCAACTTATTCGGAATCGAGCAGTTTATAAATAAAACTAAAATTGATAAAGCATTCTTCCAAGATCCTTGTCATAAGAAGTATATTCTTATGAAAATGGATATGATATTAATGAATTTTAGCTTTAAGGTGAGAGTACCTACTAGAGCTATGCAATTAGATACTTTTAAATATATGAAACTCGCTTTCAGAATTGGTCTTTCCGAAACGCAAGATATCGATACGGATTATTTAATTCCGTATCCATTAATGCTTTCTATCGCTTCCGATTGTGGTTTCTTAATCGAAAATGATAGAATAAAAGAACCAATCAAATTCTTGACATATCTTAATAGCAGATCTTTCCTTCCTATACTGTATAAGAGATCTAACGTTAATGATAGAGAAGAATATTTTGTAAGAATGTCCAATCTCCCTGTCAGAATCGGTCTTGAAAGTATTTCAAAGGATGATGGTAATAAAACTGGTCATCTTTCTAATGGATTCGGTATTGATATGAATATTAATGTAAGATTCCCATCAATGCAGTTATTCGTTTATTATACTAAGAGCGAAAAGAGATTTGTTCCTCAGGATAATGAAGTATATAATCTCGATAATACTCTTATCATGGCACTCCATCAGATGAAGGATCCTCCTCCAATGAATGATAAGTGTTGGAATCTCTATATTAAAACAGATTACGAATCTGATACTCTGGATGAAAGACTTATAATAGATATGGAAGAATTGTTCGAGGGTGAATTAAAGTTTATGACTATAAATCATCTTAATCGATTTGTTAGTCCAAGTCTATTTATAGATATACAGTTATATAATGATGGTCACAGAGTCCCAGCTCATATGGATTGGGATGAAATGAAGTTATATTGTGACGGTCCAAGACTCACTAAACTAATATCAACAATTGCACTTTATGTAGATCTTAACTATCTCAACACTCAGAGAATGGAAAAATATGACGAATCGACAAAATCGAACAGAGTATCGTACAGTAAACCTCCAAATAGCTGAGTAGATGACTTGAGGTAAGAACTTTATAATAATTTATTCTATTTCAAGGGAGGAGAACTGTATGAGACTTTTAACATTCACTGACGTTAGGACGCGTCAGAGAAATTTGATGGTCGGCGGATCATCAAATCCGAGACAAAATGTCAATATTAATTATCTCTATGAAAGCTTACATGAGAGATATTCATTCCAGAATGCTAAAATGGTATTTGAAGGATGGGACAGACTTGCAGAACGAGACGATACGCGTCTCGAAAAAGTTCTTGAAGCTTTTGATATTGTCTGTGATTGCGATTCTCTTAGTAATATCAGTTATATTGCTAATATTATTGAGGGTAAGATCATTCCTAAGGTAAGAGGACCAAAAGCTACAAGACATCTTAATAACTACAAACTTGGTAAATTCAAGATTCAGAATACTAAAGCTCAGAATCATAATAAAGATAATGCTAATGCTCTTAAAACAGCATTGTCCAATAAGGGTAGCGTAGGTAACTCACTCCACCCAAATCGTAAATATAAGTACGATATCTATGGTAAAAAGATAGACGGTACCAAAAAAGAAAAAGATATTCAGGCTTCTGATGAAGCTAAGGATAAAAAGGTAGAAGAATGCTGCGATAGATTTATCGAAGCTTCTATGATAAATGATCAATGTGATCGTGTTCTCGACAATTATAATAAGATATCGAGAAGATTCGATCTTGATACTAAAGTTCGAAAAACAGCACTAACAGAAGAAGCGATTGAAGAGTGCATTCATGAAATGTGTTCTCTTATTGACGGTTATGATATTCCTCTTGGAGTTAAATACAATGTTGCTCTTGAAGAGGTTATGTATATAATGTATAAAAACTACATAGACGTTTCTTTATCTACAATCGCTGAATGTACGACCGATTATTTTTTACTTTCTCGAGATTGTTCAGATGATATGATTCATGATATGAAATATATTCTTGAGAACACATCGTTCTATTCTAAAGAAGACTTAGAAAATGTATACGGTGTTCTTGAATCTTCAAAAGACCCTGTTATCAAGAGTTCTGAAGATGAAATAAATGCCGTACTTGAAAGTAGTAAGAAAGGTAATAGCAATATAAAGAAGCTTATTCAGGAATTTAAGCTTTCGCGAAATAAGAATGTATCTACACTTAAGAAGTGTATTACAAGAATTTTCGTTAACAGTCCGGATAATATCGTAAAGAATATTCCTGATATTTTTGATTTCTTAAGAATAACTGCATCTATTGCAGTTATTGGGATTCAACCCGTTATTGGTATTCTTACTATTATTACTGGCGCTTTTCTTAAGATGAAGATTCGTCGAGATGAAATGGAACGAGTAATAAAACAATATAAGAAATCCCGTGATATGTATAAAAAGAAAGCGGAGAATGCTAAGAACGACAAAGCTAAAGATCAATATAATGAGATGGTCAAGAAACTGAACGACGATATTCAGAAGCTTGAAGATTACGCTGACAATCTTTATACTGAAAAAGAGAAAGAAGATCGTATGGCTAAGAAGTATATGGAAGATAATGACGACGATTTTGATTTTAATTTCGATGAATCTTGCCTTGTCGATATAGACTTCATTTCTAAGATTGCAAAACTATGCGAAAACATGAATTGGGGTCGAGAAGATCTCAATGCTGTTATAAAGAATAATATCAGAAAAGTTTCATCACAAGATATATATGATATATCAGAATCTGTTTGTCTATGTAATGGAGCGTTTGATCCTGCTAATTATATAAATATTCTTGAAGATGAACTGTTATATCAAAGATCTCTTACGAGTCTATCTAAGTATGAAAAGATTGACACTATCAAAGAATGTATAAAGATGGTTGATTCTATAAAACATAATGATCTGTTTGAAGATAATAATGGAGCAGATCCTATTGATCTTATATACGAAAACACGGTTTACTATAATGAAGTAATAAATGATACTATCGAACTGCTAACTCATCTTGAAGAGTCCGGCGGAGTATCGTTTAGTAGTAAATTAAAGATTGCGAAAGAAAATCTTAAGAAAACTGCTAAGACATTAAAAGATAAAGAGCGTACACTTTCAAATAAAATCGATGTCTCAGTAGGCGTTGTTCAACAGAGTGCGAAGAAAGCGCTTATTAATGATAACAGAGAAGCTATTATAAAGGGTAGTCTGATACCTTCTGCTTCTAAATGTATTAAAGCTGCCATTACAACTGGCGCAGCTTGGCTGGTTAGTCCAGCGTTGGCGGTTATTGGAGCTCTTGGAGCGATCGGTATTTCTAAGAAACTTCAAAAGAAAGAACGTCAATTGATACTCGATGATATTGAGATCGAACTCGATATGTGTGAAAGATATATTAAACTTGCAGAAGAAAAGAATGATATGAAGGCTATTCGAAATCTTATGCAAACAAAACGAGCTCTTCAGAGGCAGCAGCAGAGACTTAAGTATAATATGGCTGTTGAATTTGGAGAAAAGGTCCATAAAGTTAAAGACACAACAACTGATTCATATGATGAACAGTATATTCTATTACCTGGAGTGGAGGTGTCGTAATGGGAATATTTTTTAATTCATCAGAATTGTTTAAGAAGAAGCCGATTCTTGAAATGGAAATAAACGGAGAGGAACAAGATACCGGCGAAGACGAAGACTACAATGCACCGGATGAAGGCGATGAAACTTCTGAAACTGGCGAAGGTGATACATCATCAGGATCTGATGATGGAGACGATGATGATTATACTGCTGGTGCGGATACAGCTGGAGATGAACCTGCTGAAGGAGAAGAAGGATCATCTGATGACGACGATGATTATACTGCTGGAGCTGATACTGCTGGCGACGAACCTGATGCAGGTGGTGGCGAAGGATCAGATGAAGGCGAAGGAGATTCCGGTGAATCCGGAGAAGATGATGATTATACATCTGGTATAGATACTGCTGGTGATGAGCCTGCTGAAGGAGAAGAAGGATCAGATGAAGGCGAGTCTTCAGAAGAGGAAGAAGGGGATTCTGAAGGTGGAGAAGAGCCTGAAGATAGCTTTGAAGCTCTTAAAAAGATCGAAGCCGAGCTGTTTTCTAGCTTAACACCTGAACAGATAGCTATAAAGAATGCTGAACTTAAACAGCGTTTTATAGACATATATACTACTATTGGTAATACATTGGGCAGAATCAATGATGTACCAAAGTCAGATGATAATATCGAAACTTTAAAGTTTATTACTGATAAACTTCTTGAGTTAAGAGAAATGATCGATTTCAATATAACAACTGCATATCAGACAAGAACTTATATTGAAAATAATATTATATATCAACAGTGTCTCTCTACATTGAATGCTATATGTGACATCATTTCAAGTATTCATTCTCCGGCTGAGGAGGAAAATGACGATGTTGATAACGATGATTCTACAGTAGAAGATGAACTTACGCCAAAAGAACCTAATACATTAGATATTGGAGATGGCGATGGAGAGATATCTTCTAATGAAAGTTATAATATATACATTTAATTGAGGCGATTTGGCTCTCTGAAAGTAAACATTATATTAAAAATAGGTTATCTACTATAACTTATTGAAAAATGGTTATTGATTATACACAAATAACAAAAATAAAATAAATAAAGGAGGATAATAATTATGCCTATTTTTGGTGAAAGACCTACCAAGAAGCCAGGTAGCTCATATGAGCATGACGCAATGGCTTCTTTTGCTAAAGATTTTCTTAATGAAGTTTCAAGCATGCTTAAGCAGGATCGTGTTGACTATTTCTCGGAGACTGCTAAGGCACTTAAACTCGAATCTTGCGAAGACAGAATCAGAAACTTCTTCATTGAAGAGTCAGCTGATAAGAACGGTATGACTGCTGAAGAGTATGAAGATCATATCGAAATGATGAACGAGATGTTCATTAACGATAAGGAAGCTATCAATGAGCATACTTCTATGGGCACAATGAACCCTGTTATCGGTATGACATTCCCTATCCACAAGAATATTATGATGAATAATATCTTTGATAAGGGTGCTATTCCTAAGTGCGTTGCAGTAAGCCCTAAGTTTACAGTATCTATGGAAACAAGATGGCTTATCGATCCTGAAACAGGCGAGAAGATTGACTTCTTCAGAGAACAGCATAAGATGACAGATGCTATTGAAAAGGCTGCGCCTCTTAAGAGTATGTATCTCCCGCTTCCTGAAGCTGAGAATACAAATATTCTTATGACACTCTTCGGCGTAAACAGCCGTCACGATCACCTTTCAATTGAGTCTTATGTATCAGGTATCGTTGGCTCAAGAGTCGTATTCCCTGGTCAGAAGATCCAGGTTGTTGTAGGCGATGGTACAACAAATTCTATCGTTACATATGTAAATAACACAACAGACGCTGTTGTTGTTAAGGCCGGCGCAACAGTTGCAGGTATTACTGGAACTATCGTTGGCGCTATCTTCGACTGGAAGGGTAACTTCGTTCCTGCATACGGTACATATGATCGTCAGATCTGTGAACAGTTCTCAATTCCTGCTGTTGATGCTGCAGTTGCAAGCACAACAATCGATGGTGCATGGGATCTTACAGTAGGTGGACAGACAGTCGTTGGTGCATCTTCAGAAAATGCAGTTCCTGACGCTCTCAGAACAAAGGGCTTCGTTTCAGGTTACTCAAAGGATGACAGATTCGGTCTCCAGAGTTCAAACGCTAACGTAACAGGTGTTATTCTTACATCAAGACTTGACACTTCAAGCGCTATGCTCAGAACAGCATCAGTTTCTTGGTCAACAAGAACAGATGTTATCGAAATTCCTAACGCTATTCCGATCAACGTTACAGTATCTCCTGAAGAAGTTAAGGATATTGCTGCTCTTTATCAGGTTAACCAGCTTACAAAGGTTATGTCACTGATTAAGACTTCACTCCATAACCTTAAGGATGATAAGATCAGACGCGGTCTCGATACATCGTTCATCGAAATGCCTGCAGATTCTAAGATTGCACGTCAGTTTGACTTTGCTCCTTCTCAGAATTATGCTCTCGATTACATCGAGTGGAGACAGAAGACATTTATGGATACTCTTGATACACATGTTACACAGCTCATCCATGTTCTCAATGATCCTAACGTAACAATCAATATCATCGGTAGAGATGACCTTATCAGAAAGATCACTCCTACTGAATACACATATCAGACTCCTACAAATATCGGTCCTGTTCAGCTTGACTTTGTTAAGACTGTTGTAACAAGCGACAAGAGAACATATCAGTTCATCAGCTCCGATAAGCTCAGAGACAGTAATAACCTCATGATAATTCTCTGTCCAAGAAACAGCGATCGTTTCATGTACAGAATTTACGATTATCAGACATATATCAGCAACGAAATCAGAAATGCTGAGAATTCTTCACTTCCTGCAATCCATGCGTTTGAGCGTTGGGTTCTTAAGGAATATCAGCCTGTACAGGGACGTATCAGAATCCTCAATCCTACAGGTCTCAGAAACTACGCTACAGACTACGCTTACAACAACGATCCTATCGGACGTGGCGATGGTATGGGTGTTGCTTCTGTTGGTAAGAATGATTTCGATATCGACGCTAGATAATAATCATAAAATAAAGACAATGCCTACTGCAATACGCAGTAGGCATTTCTTTTGAAAGGAGAATTACTATGATACCTACAATCAAATACGATTTCAGTGATCTTGAAGAGGCATGTTATGCTGTTATTATGAAACAAAATAACCAGACTCTTAATGAACTTAAAAGAGCACTGAACCGATTCTTCGATGATTCTACGTGTCTTGAAATCATATATACAAAAAATGATGCATTGTTCTTCGGAGCAAGCGTTTATCCTATAACTGATAAAGAACTTATCACTGCTATTCTTCAAGATGATAAAAAGTGCAGATTCAATAAGTATTCTATAGAATTGGATTCTAAATTGTTTAATCCGATTCTTGATATTACTCCAAGAGAACTTCTTGCAATTATTCTTCACGAAGTTGGACATATTGTAAACGATCCTACTCCTGTTGAACAGGTAAGGGATGCTATAAGTGTAGGTCTTGCTAAGAAGGGAGACTCGCTTAACATTCCTAAGAGTGTTCAGTATTATCAGATTATTGCATTCGGTATAAAGAATACTGTAAGAAAGATGAATTCAATGTTCTTTATATATAAGAATGGAGAAGTTCTTGCCGATGAATTTGTACATGCTTGCGGCTATGGTGAAGATCTGAATTCCATATTCGATAAGTTAATCAAATCTGGAATGAAAGTCAATGATGATGTCAACAAGCTTACTGCTCTTACATGGACTCTTAGTCTTTATAAAGACATCAAGGTAAAAAGAATACCTGCTATACGTCTTATTAAGAATATGCGTCATATTACCGGTTCTGAATTTGAAAAGAGAGAGCTTGATATTCTTGAACGTGCTGTATCTACCGCTGATGATGTTTCTGTTGAAGAAGCATATAATATCAACGATAGAGATGCTTATTATATTACCGAAGAAACATCAAATCAAACCAGAAGAACTAAGTTTGCTGCTTTAAGAAAAGATGCAACTCTTCGAGGCATTCGTTCTTTCGACTCTGATGTATATGAGTATGCTATGAGAATAAAGCATATATCTACCGAAGAGGATGCGCTGTATCTTATGCGTCAGATTAATTTGAGAATATCAGTTCTCGAAGATTTTCTCGATAGAGAAAGATTATCTGAAAGTGAACGCAAGAAATGGTGGAATGTTCTTGATAGATACTATGCTCTTCGTGATAAAATGACGACAGACGTTCACTATCGTTATGACTATTCCGGTTCAGTTATTCAGGTTAACTATCCTGACATTGTAGAAAATCGCATGAAATAAGAAAAAATAAAGGGAAGCATTACGCTTCCCTTTTTAATGTTAAATGGCAAAATCCGGTTTTTCCGGATTGTAGAAAAACGTATTTCGTTTTTCTGCCATATAATTAAATAATATCTTTCCATTTTCAACCTCTTTTTTGAGACGGAAGAGGTCTTTTCGATCTCTTCCATCGCATAATGTCAAAATTGGCATTATGCGATTGTCCTCTACATAGAGAACAATCTCCATCTCGTCTGATAGCATGTCATACATGCTATCAGAAATTTCTGAGTATACAAATATACTCAGATCGTCGTGGTCGCCTCCTGCGACCATGAGCTTGTTTTCTATACTATTGTATAGAAAACTAGCTTTTAAGAATTCGAGACCTAAGCCTCGAATTACTGGAAAGAGGCTTTCTGCCTCATCCAAATTCCGTTTGGTTATTTCTTCTTGGATAGCTTCTAAGCGCCATCCAAGAAGCTCATCGAGCATCTCTCTAATATTTCCGTATGCTTCCTTTTTTCCTGTTAATACTGTAGTTGTTTTCATAATCATTTGGGCCTCCTTAGCCCTGCACCCTATAGGGTGGCCTGGTGACTAGCCAGGTCTTTTAATTTTTTAAGTATCATAGGCTTTCTGCAGTGAAGCCTATGTCTATGAATAAGGTATATGTAAGATTTATTTCCTTATTTACTATAATTATATATATCTGAAAATATGAAGTTTTACAAAAAAGAAAGGCTAGGGTAATCCCTAGCCATTTTCTTCTTCCGTCTTAATAGACATCTTTGCCATTCCCATTTCCTCTTTCGAAATGTACTTACAAAAACTGGTCCAGTCATTGTTATTTGGAGGAAACTTTAATGTTACTAGAACTTCTCCTCTATTATTATCTTTCGGCTTATAAGTAAAATCATATATAGTATATACTAATTTACCATAAGCATTTAATAGATCGGTAAACATGACTAATGTCATTGTTGCTTTATATGAAAGAGAATCCTTATACTCTTCAAGATCGTGACTATTGTTTTTATAATCCTCGGGAACTTCTATAGATATAACTACAATATGTTCATAATCACTATCTCTTCGTGAATGGTAGTATTCATTGTAGTTTATACAAGCTCTTGGACAATACATCATCGGTGATATATTCTTAATATCAATATTTATATACTTGCTAGGAATACCGAATTTTCTGGATACAAAGGACTGTATCTGTTTACTCATAATGTCGGATACTATTGAATTCATTTTAGTATTAGTGTCGATACAATCAACACTAATACTTTTTATAAGAGTATCGTCTAAAAACATCTTCTATGTCTCCTCTTTTAAATAATATTATTAGAATCTTTCGAAAATGACCTCCCAACTTGTCCTGATGCTGGAGGTGTGGGAGTGGGCGCATGGTCTTTAACGAAAGATTTACGATTCTGTGGCTCCTTCATAAGAGCTAGCATTGAAATTGTTGAATTGACGTATGAGACCGCATCGAAATAACGTAGACTCTGATAAAGTCCTACGATGTTTTCAAGTCTTATAAAAATCGGTATATTAGAATTGATGAATATTATACAAGATAATATACCGTTCTCATCCATAGCAACTCGTGTTCTCAATGTCAATAGTTTACCGAATGAGCATTGAATTTGAACCGCTTCGTTTTTGATAAGGTCATTTCTAATAAAGTAATTCGGAAACGACTCTGGGTTATAATGACGTCGAATAGTAAACTCTAAGATATCTAAAAGTTCCGCCATCTTTGGGGGTGATATATAGAGTTTCTCTTTCTCGCCGTTTATAGTAGACTCTAGCAGATATTGATAATCTAACCTTCGTCTTATAACAACTGCAGCGTTTTTCTTTGCTGAAGTTTTATACTCGTTATGACAAGATTTAACTTCTCCGTTTTCTCCAACCTCAGTAATCTTCGAGACTATAGATAACTTAATTAAGGGATTTAATGATAAAGTGTAAATCTCATCTATTACTTTTGAATATTCGTTCATGGTGTGTTCATTCCTTTCCTTTAGTCGTTATAAGACTAAACAAGGACTTATTCTTTGAAATACTTATCGCGTATCATAAGCATATAGTCAACAATTTCCTTAGACGACGATGTATCATCGAAATGATTTCTGATCGCGCTTCTAGTAGTAAAGAGGCAGTGTCTATTTTCTAGAAATAAGAATCTACACATCTGTTCTTTATATATTGGCGCGATAGATTCTACTATTTTAATAATAGCTGATTCTGTTGTTGGTGGCACGAATAAAAATATTGAAACTTGTAATTCTTTATCATGTTCGCTTAATGAGCTGCACATCGATAATCTAGGTTTGCAAGGTTTAGAGTCTGAAGGTATCACTGTAATTTTATTAAAATTGATAGATGGATATGGACGAGTATCAAACTGAGCATCTATATTCATCTTATGAAACTCCAGAATCATTTGGTAAAGCAATTCAGGATTTTCAAGTATATCTTCTATTGTATTAGATTTCATCTTCATTTCAAGTATTTTTGAGTTTGACATAAGTAAATCCTCCTGGTTATTAAAAATAAACCCCAGACAAAATCTGGGGTTTATTTTTTAAAGATTGGTTGAAACAATTCGTCGTTCATTGATATATACAGAGATCATCCTATTATATATCCTGAATGTCATAGCTTCTGCTGCAGTATGACGTTCATCCGGATTATTAATAAGATCAAGCTCTTCTGTTATAGCATTCATCAACCTAGGTTCTATTTTTGGATTGTTGATGTTTTCTTCATTTAAAAACTTTTTAAGTTTTTCTTCAATAACATCGATATCCGGATTTCTATTACTATTATTGATCACCCTTGCTGGAGGATCGATAATAGTAATATCCGATTCGTTAATATCTACAACTGGCGTTGTAGATGGGGTACTAAAACCGGCACCAGTATCATTGATCATTGATGTCGGCACTTCTTCCATTGGTAATGGAAGAAGAACTGGAGCTAAAGCCGTTGTTGTATTCTCGAGCTTATTCTCCTCTGTAGTTGACTGTGACTGCTGCTGAGCTGCAGTGTTTGCCTGCTGAATAACATTGTCCATCTTCTGAGATAATGCCTTTATGTCTTCAGGCTTTACCTCTCCGTTCATTATCTGTGTATTGGATACCATCCCCCCAAGCGGTTCACTTCTGTACCACTTGATCTTGGATATCACAAAATCTCCAATACTCATTAAGACGGAAGTCGAACAATCAGATGGAGCATATATACGTCCATCAAATATCGACTTATCAATCAACTGACCGGCCGGTCCATTTAATGTTACCATAAATAAATATGGATTAGGTAACGGACTTTCTGGGGCGATATAATCTTCAAGGGTAATTGAATAACCCTTGATATCTAAACCAGGGCATGTCTGGTTGATATATGCAGGTACCTGTGAAATACTATTCCACCAGTATCTGCAGGCTTCGCACCATCCAGCAATAGTGAATTCTTTATTGTTAAGATTTCTCTGTGCTGGGTTTTCAATACACTTATCAGCAACCATTTGGTGCTGCTGATAGTTGTACATTTCAGAATGGTTATTCATTCTGTTATCCGCCGGAATCTTTCCTGCAAGTCTATCAAGACCCATCTGAAGATTCTTCAGATTATTTGATGTTTCGATATCGCCTGCCATTGCAGCTGATACGATTCCATTTAAAAGATTTGATGTTGTATTCATAGTATCTCTCCTTTGAATATATAAGTTTTTTGTTTTTGAAGCTATATATGCTTCTCTTTTCACCTATATTATATATAAGTGAAACTATTTTTACAGCCTGATAAACGGGTTGATACCGTTCTTGCTTCTTTCTTCCATAATACGAAATGCAGTATCTTCCAATTCGACATTAGTAAAACGCATTTCTTTTGTCGAAAGCGCATACTTTTCAAACAGCGGAAGATTGTTTATATAGTATTTACTAGTAGTAGAACAAGAATCATCTATTAAATCTATATAGAAAGTATTAGCGCCTCTTGTTCTACCTAAACGCTGGCGGTTCTGTGTTTCTGATTTGTAAGGCTCGGCTAATTGTACTGAACATACAACGTCAGAAATATCCAGAGCTGCTCCTGCTGATTGTGATGTAGTAAGAATTATATTTTTACTCTTGGCAGATTCTTTATCATCGTTTATAGATGTATATATACCTACCATATTATCGTATTCTGGATAGTTGCAGATTATCCATTCATACATATACATTACCGCATTATTAGTTGATAAGAAGATTAACTTCTTACCTCGCATTCTCGATATGATATCCATTATGACACGACATATAAGATCAAAATTTCTCTTGTATATAACCTGGTCACAATAGATTAATCTATTGAATCCGTATAATGTATTACACTTACTAATCTCTTTAGCGTCAAGACCGGATTTATATCTAATAGCGATATATCTGGTTCTGGGATCGCTATTGGGATCGAATAGTACAATATTTGGCACGTTCTTAAAATAAGTCTGAAAGATCTCGTTTTCCCTTTCGTCAGACTTTGCCGGAGTAGCCGTTAAGTATAACGTTCTATAAACATTGGTGTGGAAGTCTATAGCCGTTATATTATCAAAATGCAGATGAGCCTCGTCAAATATCTTTATACCTATTCCTAAGTGTGTAAATAATTGACTTATATAATCCCATCCGTTATTACTAGCAAGACTAGCAATAGTACCATGAGTAATAAGATATATCTTATTACGATCGATCTCTTCTGGAGATTTAGACATTAGAATTCTAGCATGGTCCGATCCATCTATAAAACAAATGTCTCTTGGTAATATATTTGTGTGCTCAGTGATTCTAGTTTTCCATTGATTAAGCCAATCAACCGAGCAAGTTATTATTACCGACTTTATATTAAGAGCAGACATATAAGCAATACCCAAATATGTCTTTCCTGCTCCTGTATTTAGATTCACTGCTAACTGTGAATAGTTTTTAGTGTATCTATACTGCCCTTTGCCTAATAAGAATGATAACGTTTCTATCTGTTTTTCATTCTTAGGTTTATACCGAACAAGCGTTCGATCATTATTATACCTAAACGGAGAATTCTTATTCTCATAATAGGCTTTAACTCCAATAACTTTTTCAAGAAGAGATATATCCATACCTCTAGGAAGTGTAAGAGTTTTATTGGTATCGTCATATTCTATACACTTATAGTGTAAAGAATGAGTTACACCATCCCAAGTTCGAAAACAGTTTTCTATCTTAGGATAATCACCAAATGTATAATCGTTAATGATTATACAAGTTTGTTTTACTACGATTTTGTACATCACTGTTTTCTCCTTAACATAAATAAAAGGGAGCACTATAGCTCCCTTTCTTATTCATCGTTATGTTCCACCTTAACAAACGCCGGTACTCCCTTAACTTCAACTTCTGGTGTCGAAGCAATAAATTTCTGTGGCTGTACATGATGGAACAAATCATATCTTGATGGTTTCTTCTTCTTAAATGATAACGGATTATAAAGTGTCTTTGCAATGTTATCGAACTGAAGAGAAACAGTTATTGATGGATTTGTTTCAAGAGCTCGTCTCAATGTTAAGACTTGATAATTCGTCTGGTTTGGAACATCCCAATCTGGTGTTGTGAGAATATCATCTGAAGATCTTATTTGATTCATAATGATAATTTCAGAATGAACGCTCATAACATTATCAAGACCGCAGTCTATAAGGTTTGAAAGGAATTCCTGTAAGAATTCTTCCTTAGTAAACGACTCGGTCACTTTCTTAAGATTAAGAGTGTTGAAGGTCTTCTTCAACTTATTAGACAGGTCATCATTAAAGATTCCCATTTCAAACATAGGAATCTCCTCTACCTGAAGTAAATGAACCGGAATTGAAATTAATTCATCATCATTATTTAAACCCCTACTGTGCACGAGTTTACTCAGCTCTGGAGTTATAAACAAGTTATCGTTTTCCTGAGTATGGAATTCGATATTAACTCCATCTTCATCAACGATTCTGAATGAATTTATATATTCTTTGTCGATGCTTGAATCGTCGTCATCATCGTCGCCGAACTCAATAGTTTCAATACAGATATCATCTCTTGAAATAACAACACAGCATTTCTTTGATACCTGTAATGATGGATCCATAGATACAATACCTTCTTCAATATTAAGATATTTATCTATATCTCCTACCCATTTAGGATTGTAGATCTTAACTTCAAGAAGATGCTTAGCGGAAAGCATTACCTGAGTAAGAATAGCAGATATGATCTCAGCTGCAGTTTTACCTACGTTAAAACCGCTATTGGTGTTGAATAATTCACCATAACACTTTTTACATATACCAAGTCCTTTAGCTGCACTTGAGCATGTAATTGGAGATCTTAGATAGATAAGTTTACCGATAGCTGGATGATTATCTACCAACATATCGCCATGACCGATATTAAATTCTAATCCATGAGGATCGTATCTATAATATCGATCTGCAAATAATTTTAACCATTTCTTGTTAGGAATGATTATAGGTACATAATTCTTTGTATGGCAGTCATAAGTTGGATCTGGTTCTGATGTTCCAGGTTTACAATACAACGATGTATCCATACAATTCATACCTAAACGTTTTGCGCTAGAACCAGAATCAGCAGTGTTTCGCTTAGTAATAATCTGAGCAATTCTGCCGTTGCCAGAGTCTATAAAGGTCTCCTCTAAAGTACGAAGACCTCCGACTAAATAAGAACCCTCGATTGTATAAGCACCAATTCCGCCTTCACCATTAGGCTTGGCACCAACAATAATTCCAAGTTCTTTCATCTGTTTATCCTTCATTCCGACCTTTGCTCTTGTAGCATCTCCAAGACCAATACTACGTCCAATGAACTTCTTAGCATTAACGAAGAATTTTTTCATTGTATTGACGTCTTCCATTGCTCTTGGATTTATCTGGTCAACTGGACAATCTCTATAACGTTCTTTACCATGAATAAGTTCATCAAATTCAGGTGATGCGTTACAAAGATCGATAAAATCTTCTATGCATATTGCATTGTTGAAGAACATGCCGAATTCATCGACAAATCTTAACAAACTCAGCGAAGTGTATATCAAGTTGTTAAGGTATTCGATTCTCATAGTGGATCTATTGGGATCGATACAATACTTATTGATATATTTTTCGATGGCGTTTCTGGTAATACCATCCTTCTCCAAGAATATATGTCTGGGACGTACACGACGTCCAGCGTTGATTATGAATGACCACATTGAAATATTTATCAATGCATCTGCGGTGGTCAAATGAATAACTACTCCGTCGCCGAAGTCGAAAGTTATTCGGGTGTTTTGCAGGTTTTCATTTTCAATATAATCTCTGAATAAATTCAGAAGACCATTGTAATAATCCATATGATTATCTGGTGTGATATCATCGGTCTTAATTATAATTTGCTCTCCCTGGAATATCTTGTTGAATACTCCATAGTCAGTCATATAATTGACCGGTGTTGTTTGTTCAATATTGTTCATAGCTTCTTTTCCTCCTATATTATTTATAGAATTGTTTTCGAAGAAGTGAATCTCTACTTCTACTCATCATCACTATAATATATAAATTCAGGAAAAGTTATGAGAGTCGGTCACCCGACTCTCAAATAATTTTGTTTAACCCTTATCTCTGTTATTAAGGTCTGAAGTTTTAAGCATCTTAGACTGGTTAGAGCCCTTAAGATATGCCTTCTGACCCTGGATAGCAACCTTCTTAGCTGCATTAGCGTACTTCTTCTTGATTGCTCTAAGAAGCTTTCTTTCATTAACTCTGTTAAGAACAAGCTTCTTCCAAAGAGCATCATTCTTCTGCTTAGCGATCTGAAGGGCAGCCATTGTTGAACGACGAGTAATATCGTCATTCTTATTAAGACGGACAAGTGTCTTTCTTGAAGTGATGTTCTTCTTCTCAAGAAGAGCAACCTCGCCGCTCTCAAAGAGAGCTCTCTTATCCTCGTCAGAATCTGCGTAGTGATCGTCATAGAAGAACTGTTCCATAAGTTCATCAAGGTTGATATCGATATCTTCAAGTGTATCTTCATTAGTGTAGCCCTTAGAGCTTGTAAAAATACCCATAGATAAATTCCTCCTTTATATAAATATAATTATTAGTATGTTTAAATTACCTGGGAAGGTATTATAATATTGTTCTTTCAAGAAAAAATAAAGAGGATGAGAAGAAAAAAAGAATGGCATCAAAAGATGCCATTCTTGGTAGGATCGATGGCCGCCTCGACCATCTGTCCAATTAATAAAGCCTTCTCGAGGCGTTCCAAAGTCCTGAGCTTTTTAACGCCCTCATAGTTCTGGCTTAACAGGACAAGCATCTTGTCCCATTCTTCATTAAGGTTGCGGTGGTGGTTAGATTCGTTTAAATCTAACCATCGCTGAGCATCTTCATGCTCAGCGTAGTGTCTTGAGTGGAGCTCTATCCACTCATTCACGTCACATGGATTCATGTCGAAAATCCATGTGATAACTTTAACGGCCGCCTCATAAAGACCGCCGTTAAAAGCAAGTTCACCATCATAGATGTGAACTTGCTCAATTTCGTTCGCAATCTGCTGCACTGACCTAGTAGCTGTAGTAGTGATATTTAACATAATGATTTGGGCCTCCTAGCCCACACTCCGTAGGAGTGGCCCGATGACTAGTCGGGACTTTTCTTGGTATCATAGACTTTCTGCAGTGAAGCCTATGATGAATAAGGTATGTAAAAGATTTATATTATTCCTTATTCACTATAATTATATATATCTGAAAATATGAAGTTTTACAAATTATACATACTCTAACAATATAATACAACAACATAATCGTACCTAATTAGGCACGTTTAGGAATTAGGAGGTTCTTATGGAAACAACTACAAACACGATTAATATCAACTCTCCGGCTATTGATATTTATAGGAATGAAATGCTCGATGCTCTCAAACTTTCATTCCCTGCAATGTATGAAAGCGATCTTATCGATGCTATAAACTACTCTATAGCTAAAAGATCAAAAGACTCAAATTGTGTACTTGATAATAACTACACAAAGAAAAGACAGGACACTACCCTCTTCAAGGTTCTTGAATATATTATCGATAAAGAACCAATTATTACAGTGGCGGGTGTAATGTTTAAAAAACACGGCTCGGAACCAAATCCGTATGTAGATCTCATTCAAAGCTTCTTAAAGATGAGAGGTGTATATAAGAATGAGATGTTTAAATATCCGAAAGGTTCTGATATGTTCGAAAAGTATAATCTTCTTCAATTATCAGAAAAAGTATCAGCTAACGCCATGAGATAAGTACGTACGTGGCAGCTTATAGTAATATAAGCTTAAGAATGCATTGAACTGCTGGGAAACCCTAAAGCTTGGTCCACCACAACGTAATCCGAAAGGATAAGCGTGATGGTTTGAAAAGGACCAAGATAGTTGACTACTGTACAGTAGTCAACTAATGGGTAATCAGCAGCTAAGAATCTAAAGAAAGGAGGCGTAAAATTATTATGAATATTTTTGAAAAGGTATATACTAATCCAACTAATGGAGAACATTGAGTTGTTTAAAGAGCCGTTCTAAATACAAAAATATTTCAAGTAATTATAATTTCTAAGATTAAAGTTCAACGACTATCCCGTAAGGGAGTAGAACTCAAGCGAGTTCGAAGTGGTGCACTCCTATATTTGTTATAGGATGAAGATATAGTCTGTCCCTTTTAGAAATTTAAGGGAAGTTCATAAGAGAACTGCGTATAAGTAGCGACTATACGTGACATACAACGATACGGTGCATCAGGAATGTGCACATCTGTATTTTATAATTTATATGTAGCTCAGAGTGTAACTATGCAGGGTCAGAGTTGTATCTCGACAGCAATCATGCTCTTTGAGTCGTTTATGGCTAATAACGTTAAGTTTGGTTCTCTTAACGAAGCTATTACATTCATTAATAATATTCGAAAAGAAAAAAGAACTTATATGGATTATGCGGTTATAGATAGAGACATTACTGTTCAGGAATGTTTCATGCAGGTCGTATCTACATTCGGGTTCTATTATATCCCAACAGAAAAGGATATGATGATTATATGGGATATACTTAATAAACTTCCTCAGCAGGATATAAATAGAATATTCTATAAGAATAATCTTTTCAACTTCGTAGACAATAGATATGTCATGAATAAAATCATTGAGGTTTTATCTACTCTTAAAACTCCATTTATGGATCCTAATGATCCTCCGGAAGAAATTAAAGACTCGCTTGGAGAGGTGTATGATCTTCTTAAAGAATGGGTTTATTATGATCAGCAGTATATGGATAGAATTGATAGAGCATATAACATGTACCGTTGCGTTTCTGTACTTACCGATACCGATAGTTGCTTTATAAGTTTTGACGGATGGTATAGATATATTCTCGACAAGATTTATAATATTCCGATGAGGATTAAAGAAATCGAAATGAATGAAGATACTGGTGAGGTATCACCCGCAGAACAGATTAGTTATGATTACGATTTCTATAAAGATGAAATCATTGAGTTAAAACAGACAATTCGTCCAAATATAATCGGACCTGGTGTTGGTTTCAGATGTTCTATTATCAATATTCTTGCATATACAATGGGAAAATTGTCCATAGATTATATGTATAAATACTCAACAAACTCTAACGCTACAACATGTGCCGATGGTTCTAAGAGAGCATCATATTATATTCTTAAGAACGAATTCCAGCTTAAAAGAGCTCTCGTTACAGATAATAAAAAGAACTACTGTTCGTATCAGGAGCGACAGGAAGCAAGCATCATCCCTGCAGAAAAAGCTCTTGATATTAAAGGTATGCCTATCAGAAAGGTTGGAATACCAAAAACAACAAGACATGCTCTTGAAAGTATATTGTTTGATTGCATATTAAATGCAGGAGATAATATCAGTCAAGTTGAGATTGTTAAGAGACTTGCAATATTAGAAAAGAGAATTTATAATTCGATTATGGCAGGAGATAAGGAATTCTTTAAACCTGTTAGAATTAAGTCTATGGCAGGATATGACGATCCAATGGGTCAGTTCGGAATAAAAGCATCCGTTGCATATAATGAATTAAGAGACGCCAACGCAGAACCTATTGACCTTGAACAGAGAAATAGTATATTGGTGGTTAAGACCGATATTACTGATAAGAATGTGGATATTATTAAAGACACATTCCCACATCAATACGAAAAAATGATAGCATTATTGAACGATGAAAACTTTAAGAAAGGCATTACTAAAATAGCATTACCTGAGAATATAGACGTTCCAGAATGGCTTAAACCTTTCATTAACTTTAATGAGATTATTAATGATAACTTAAAGACGTTCCCAAGCGAAGCTGTCGGTATTGATAGGCTTGATAAAGATAGTGTTAACTACACAAATATCATTAGACTCTAATACAGTATATATTTGTATATTATAGTGGTGAGAAGGAGCAATCCTTCTCACCAATTATATTTTGGAGGTAAAGATTATGACTATCAAAAAAACCCTATTAAGAGATCATATGGAAAAAACATGTAAAGATCTATGGAAAGGACATGAACAAGTTGCTCAAGAGTATGAACACTGCTTCCGTGGTAAATGGGTATCTCAGATATTTAATTATCTTAATGGCAAGATTAATAAAAATCGAGCAGCTACAATCGAAATCGTAAACGAACCCTCTAGACCCGACATAGGATGGTCAGGAGCTTCAATCGTGTATATAAATTATATACAAATCAAGTTATTGATGAATACAACGTATGGTATATCATCTATACTGCATAATCATCAATCGTGCGTGAAGAATCAAACGCTAAGACTGATGAATATGGTATTTGATGTTATCGCACATGAATTATCACATATGGATCAAGCGATAGACGATAAAAGATACAATTCTGATAAAGAATATAAGAATTGTATAGAGAATGCAAATATGTTCAGATCATATAAATGGATCGTTGATAATTTTGGTTCTCTTAAAAAAGAATTTCCTTATCTCGATTTTGAGTATTTCAACGATAAATTGAATAATGTCGTGAGCAATATTCCTTTTAACTTTGAAAACCCAAAAGAACATATTGTGAAAATAATCGATAGATATTTTCAGCTCTTCATTAATGATGCATCTCTCGTCCCATATTTATCTTATGATATAGATAAATGTACATGGGGTGATTTAATTATTGGTACTAAAAGGTATCCGCTTTCGGATCAAAAAGAATGTCTTAATGTAATTAATGGAGTCATCAATTCATTCCTGTATAAATATAATGGTAAAAAAATTCCAGCAATTATATACAAATATACAGACTCTAATATACTTGACATTGCAGTTATGTTACCTAAGGACTTATCATAAATGTATCTAAACGGGGGCGATTAGCTCCCGTTTATTTTTTACCCTTTATTTTTTAGGTGAACATTATTATAAATTACCCTATTCTATGAAGGGAGGATTTATTATGCTTAAAATCAAAGAATATGCTAAGAATGTAGGTAAATCTGTAGTATATACTGCGTCTGAAGTTCTTGGAGAAGAGTATAGTACCGTCAAAGACTTTACTACGACGAATCAAGAAATTTTTAAAGAAGCATATGGTGCTGTAAGAGATTACCGTACAACATTCGCAAGAGTTAAGAAAACAGTCGAACAGTCTGATGTCTATGTTGCTGCTAACTTAGACATTAAGAACTTGTTCGAAGATATTAAGTCGGGTAAGTTCTATAATAAAGAACGAGACCTTGAATATGAGAGCAAATTCGGCGGTGATCTTGTAAAAGACACTGGCTGGGATATGGATAGCGAAGACTTTGACTGGAGCGATAACGCTGATATCACTGCAGGAGATAAAGTGATCGCTACTGCTATTAAAAAGAATAATAAACTTTCGACTGCTATAATGGCAGACGTTATTACTACTGGAAACAAGGCTATTGTTGATACATCGAGAGATAATACAACAATGCTGTTTGTTCAGCAAGAAAGATTAATGAATAAATTTGGAGGTAAGCTCGATACTATTACTTCAATCATGAAGAATCAGAATGAAGCTTCATCCAAGATGCAGAGTCAGCATTTCCAGAACTCTGCAAAGTTTATGACAAATATAGAAAAGAAGACCGATAAGATTGTCGCTCAGTTGGACGAGATGTTACAAATGCAGCGTCAGGTATATCAGTCTCAGAATCAGCAAGAAAAAGAAAGAAAAAGAAATACTGTAACGGATATCGCGTCAAGTGGTATCCCTAATCTTCGCGAATATGGAAAACAGATAAAATCTAATGCATATGATTTCATCAACCAGTTATCTGGTGGCGCCCTTCAAATGACAGGTGCAATGGAAGGAGCTAATATCTTAGCGATGTTTGCTGCCAGTCCATTAAAAATGGCTGTCGAGTCGGTAGTTAGAAAATCTATAAGCTCAGAATTTAAATCTGCTTCTAAGGGATTTAATGAAAACCTTAGGGGATCATTCTCAAATTTAATGAGTAGAGCTTATAATGCTCGAATGAATGATGAAGATAAATTTGCACAAATGTTAGGTTCTATATTTGGACTTAAATTTGATAAAGAGTCCGATACTATGGATACTGGCAAATTTAATAAAGGTCCCGTACCATTCGATGGTATAACCAAGAAAGCAGTTACGGAAGTTATCCCTTTCTATCTTAGAAAGATGACTTCTATGATTACAGGAGAAGATGAACAGATCTTCGACTATAAAACTGGAAAATGGACAACTGTAAAAGCTGTTCAGAAGAGGCATAATGATTGGAAAGATGCTGGCCATAAACAAGCATTTGGCGATATCCTTTCAGTTATGCATGAATCTATAGGAAAGAGTCCAAATGCTGTTATGACATCTAAGTTCAGTCAGGATCGTCTGGATGAACAAATGGACAAATTCCAGAGAGCATTGTACAGAACTAATGGTGATTTCAATAGTATTCTGAACAAACCGATGGAATACGGTCTTGATTCTGATTTTGTTAACTTCATTAAGAAAATCTTTAGAGATAACGAATCTCAGGGACAGTATTATTATAAGACTGAAGAGGTTACTGGTGCTAAGGGTAGAACTCGTACCAAAGTTACTGGTATTGACAGATCTAGAGGTGCTGGTGGTGTAAGAACAGGTGTTAATGTTCGTAATGCTATTTCTAATTACGCTAGAACCGCATTCGATACTAAGGCTCAAAGGGCACAGACCTTTAGAGATATGGAAAGAGATCCAGATATTCTTGAGAGAATACTCTATAGTGAAGGTATCTTAGGTGATCCTACGAAGGATAAGAATATTATGGGCGTTCGAAATCAGCATGGCGATTTTAATATGGAACGCGCATTTAAATCTCCATTTGCTCAAGCGATGCTTTATGTGCAAGATAATAACGGATATAACTTATTTGATTATCTTCGTCACATGAAAATTGATCTTTCTGCTATAAGAAATAATGGATTATTTGGTCTTGGTTCTACAACTACAGACACATCAAATATGATGGAGTTTGAAAAGACTAAAGACTACAAACCGAAGTTTAATTATAAATATGGCGGATCAGGTCGTGAGAAAGATGAGAAACGAAAAGCTCGTGATTATGACAACTATAATCAAAAATATATCAATGCTGTAAAGGAATGGGAAGAGAAAGGTAGAATAGGCCCGAAGCCTCGAAAAGCTGAAGATTATGTTGACCTTGCCGGTTTTATTGCTGATCAGCATGATAAACTTGAAAGGGATCTTAAGAAAGATTTCGACAATAATAAAAAGAATAAGAAAAATATTTACGATACTCTTGCTGACTGGGGTCTTATGACTAAGGAAGAAGCTCGTAAATATACAGATAAAAACTTCGACCCTAAACGTTCCCTTACGGAACAGCTTAGAGGGGAAGTTGGAGGAATGAGCAAACTCGCTATTCTGGGCGATTATGCTCGTCAGATGGTTCAGAAACCTTGGGAAGCTGCTACAGATGCTGTTATAAAAACAGACGTATGGCTTCATAATCTTTTCTTTGAGCACGCTTTTAAACGTACTAAGGAAGACGGAGAAGTAGTTGAAGAAAAGGGTCTTTTCGGAATGATGAAAGAAAAGTTTAAACAGGGCTTTGAAGATCTTACCGATAAGATTTCTAATAAGATTTCTAATGCTGTCGAAAAGTTAAATGAAAAATTCGGAGAGAAGTTCTTTAAACCTGTCAAAGAATTCCTCTTAGGTAAAAGAGCCGATTCCGAATCTGACTATCAGGGCGGACTTTTAAGCGGAGTTCTTAATGCCGGTCGTAAGTATTTTAAGAAAAATGCTGAAGATGTTAAGAATTATGCTAAGAGAACTCTTAAAGATACTAAAGATAGCATCTTTGGTAAAAAGAGTGAAGAGACGGATTCCGTCACTCCAGAACCGGATGTTCCTATAAAGTATTATCAGGATACTGCAAAGAAGAAAGCTTTAATGGCTGCTATCAAAGAATTTGAGGCTGTATATTGGGATTCTCCGTTGTTATCAATATATGAAAACTTCTATCCTAATCATGTAAAGATATTCCCAAGTAATACTGCTATAAAGAAATATATCCTCTGGTGTGAAGCTCATAAAATTCCAGAAAAGGAAGTAGCGACCGCAGGTCCTATGAAGAAATACTTCTTTGATATTACCACTGATCATAGCTCGAAGCATTATCAGAGTATTATCAATAGTATTAATCGTCTCGATCGTCTTAAAGACAGAAAGCTGAAAGTGATTCCTGAAGGGGAAGAAGTTCCAGCATATGATAACTTAGCATCAGACCAGACTGTATTAGCTAAAGCAACGGAATCAAAGTACAGAAGAAAAAAGGTTAAATCACCTGAAGACTTGCGAAAAGAGCTTCTTAAAAAGGGAGTATTCCCTGCAGAGAATGCTTCGGAAGCTATCGCTGAATATATAAACTGGCTTTCTAGCCAGGGTATTTCTTTAGATAGAGGTCTTGATAAAAATAATATAAGTAGATTTCAATCTAAAAATAAACAGTTCGCATCTTCTGAAAGAAGAGACGAAATGATCGAAGCTATTAGATCTCGTACTGCTACTCTTAGAGCTAAGCATGGAAGAGAAGCTATAAATTCGAATCAAGATACTACTACAACTACAACAAATTCAGCAGATACTATATTTAATCATGTCGAAAATGTTAAGAAGAATAATGAAATTTTAGAGAAGATTCTTTCTCCTCTTAATAAAATATCATCTCTCCTTGAAAAGATAGCCAATCTCCCTGTAGTAGGAAATAATAATCCTCCTTCAGGAATGGCTAAAGGTGGTATTAATACAGGAAGTGCATTCCCATCAGTATTATCACCTGGAGAAACTCTTACAGTTCCTGGTCGTGGAACTGCTACTATTCAGAAAACAGGAATTTATAATATTCCGACTGGAGGTATTGTAGTTAACCCTAAGGGAGCTGCTGGTAGATCTGCAGATGCTGCTAGAGAAAGAGCTTTTGTTAATAAATTAAGCTTCAACGCTGAACCTGGCGGAAAAGATTCTAACCTTGTTAAGATCAATGAATACGTCAATGGTAGTGAAGGACAGGAGCTTATTGGTAATGCAATGGCTAGAGGAACTATGGGCCTTGGTGCTGGTATACTCTTAGGAGGACCATTACTCGGAGCCGGTATAGGTATTGCTTCAGCTTTTGCAAATAAATCAAATGGTTTCGCTAATGCTATTTTCGGAACAGCTACTGGTGAAGTAGATGAAAATGGTAAACTGAAACGTCACGATGATGGACTTCTTAGTAAGGAATTGCAGAAAGCTATTCCTGATATTAAGAAATTCGGATTACTTGGAGCTCTTGCTGGTCTTATAACTCCATTTGGACCTGTAGGAGGATTACTTATTGGATCTGCAGCTGGTTTTGCTAAAAATAATGGTCTTATACAGGAGACTCTTTTTGGTGAGGGTGGACTTATAGATCCTAAGAAGAAAGAAAAACTTAAGAAAGCACTTCCTGCTATGGGACTTGGAGCTCTTGCTGGAGCATTCCTTGGTCCTTTCGGCTTACTCGGAAATGCGTTACTCGGTTCCGCTGCTGGTTTTGTTACTACTACAGATTCGTTCAAAGATGCTGTTTTAGGTAAACAAGGTCCTGATGGTAAACGAATTGGAGGATTCGTAGGTCTTTTGAAGAAATCTGTTGATCCTCTTAAGAATTTCGGAAGCACTATAATCAACGGAACACTCGATGCTATCTTTGGTAAAAAGAAGGGTGAAGGTGAAGACGCTAAGCGTGAAGGTGGAATATTTGGAATGCTTAAAGACCAAGTAGTAATGCCTTTAGCTGAAGGTATCAAACCTATCATTCAGGAAATTAAGAATAGATTTAAGGATATTACTAATTTCGCTAAGGATAGAATTAAGAAATTCAGTGATTCTCATGTTGGAGGTCATCTTACTGACAAATTATCTAATGCTGGTGCTGGACTTGCTCGAGCTGGTATAGGTATCGCTAAAGGTGCCGCATGGGTAGGAGCTACTCCTTTAATGGCTGGAGCTCATGCTATTAAAGGTTTAGGTAATCATTTAAGAAGAAAGCAAATTCGTCGTGGTAGAGCATCAGACTTAACTGCAGATGAAAGAATTGCTTTCCGCCAGAGAAACTTCTTAGCAGGAGAGGTTGACGAATATTCTGAATTCGATCAGGCCCTCAGCACTATGTCAAAGACTCGAAGCGTTGAAGAAATGAAACGTGTTAGAGATATGATGGGAATGTTAGCCGGTCGTGAAGACATGGTTAATGATGAATTAGTAAATGCTAAGAAAACAATGTCCGACCAGTTCGACAATTATCTTCAGGGTAGTGGACGAAAAGGAAAGACCGGTACTGCTCAGATTATGAAGCAGATCAATAGAGGTAACTTCGAAGGTGCTCTTAAATTAATCGAACGCGGCGATTTTGACACTAGAAAGGGAACTCCTCTATCAGATGCCGATAAAGCTAATATGATACAAGCAGTTCATGATCTTGCTAATACTAACAAATTAGCTAAAGAACGTGTTGCTAATATCAAGGCTTCTGGTGTGGATATTGAAAAGACTTTAATGGATGAACTTGGTATCAAGTTTGATCCTCGTAATAAAAAGATGATTCGTCAGTATCAGGAAATGATTAATAGAGATATTGTTCATAAAGAAGCTGGCGAAAAACTCACAGGCGAAAGAGATCCTCTTAAGAATAACACTATAGCTGTTGATAGACTCACTGAAGTTCTTGAAGATAGTCTTAAGGTTCAATTAGGAGAGGACGAAGCTATACGCAAAAAGTATAAGATTCGTAATAAAAAGAAAGCTTGGAACTCAATGTCTCATGCTGAACGTCTTGAAGCTATTTCTAAGAATCCAGATGAATGGAAAGAAATATCTCAGAATACCGATAATGGCGAAGCTCTTACTGGTTATAATGAGGCTATTAAGGATTTAAGACGTAAGAAAGATAATGAGTTATTCGATACTTTCAAAGAAAAGGGTCCTGAAGGAACCGCTGATTATATTTATAGATCATTAGGCACTTCAGCCGCAAAGATTTGGGATGATTCTGTTAAGGATAATCCTCATTTAATGAGTAAGTCTGGTAAATATACTCTGGTTCTTGATGGCGATATATACGAATGGACAAATAAGGAAGAGCATGAAAAGATGCGCGAAGCTTATATCCGTAAGTATGTATTAACTAAAATTCAGAATCCTGCAGATCGTGAAAGAGTAGCCAAAGCAATGCTCAAATCCGAAGTTAAATTCAAAGGTCTTGCTAAACCATTTGCCACTTTTGAAAAACTCGGAATAGGTAAAACTGCTGCTATACTTATGGCTGGTCCTTTAGCTGTAGGTGGGGTGGTTGGAGCTTCGTTAGCCCTTAAAGGAGCTAAAGCTGCATCTCCTCATATTAAGAACGCCGCTTTCAATTTAAAACAGAAAGCTAAAATAGGAGCTGGAAATCTTAAGCAGAAGCTTAATTACGATCCAACCGATGAAGAGCTTGACGTTAATGCTCAGTATGCAAAACTCTCTGCTGAAGAGAAGGAAGAAATTCGTAACAATGGCGGTATTGCTAAATGGCGTCAGAATTATCTTAAGTCTCATAAGAGAGGACTTATAGCTGAAGCTAAGAGAAAGCTTTATTATGATCCTGCTGATAAGATTAATAAGAAAATCAGAAAAGATTATAGTAAGTTATCTGATACAGAAAAGGATGAGATTCGTAGCAATGGTGGTATTGCTAAATGGCGCGAATCAAAACTTAAGGATTATTATAAACAGGACAAACCTGGCTTGTTAGTCGGTGTTCGAAATAGAGTCGTTGCTTCTGAAAAACGTATTAAAAACGGAGAAGCAAGCGGAACTGATCGAATCATCGCTGCGATCAATAAGGGCGTTAAAACGTTAGGTGATATCGTTCATAAAGACGATAAGAAAGAGCCTAGCAAATTAACCAAATGGTTAAGTAGTGCGTTTGGTATAGGTAAACTGGTAGTTGGCGTACCTCTCATGGTAGGCTTTATGCATCAGACACTTATGCCATTCTTAAAAAATAAAGTGGGACCTTGGATTCTTGGTAAAAAGAATCAGGAAGGTGAATATGAGGGTGGATTATTCTCAGGAATAGTTAATCCGCTTAAGAATTGGTTTGGTAAGAAGTTTGCTAATGTAAAACATTGGTTTGCTAATACTGGACCTTATACGGACCCTAATACAGGTTGGTCTGGTGCTCTGATAGGTGTTAAGAATATCTTTGCGAAGGTTGTTGACACTTGGAAGGTCGGAGCTGAAGTTCTTATAGAAAAATGGGTTCCTAGAATAGTAGAAACTTTGACAGCAAATCTTGTTCCTACATTAGTTGCTGCGTTGAAGGGTGCTGCTAAAGGTATCTGGGGATTTCTTACAAAGAAAGATGGCCAAACTGAAGTAGGTTCGACCGCATTTAACCTTGAGAGTTTCACTCCTGGAGGTTATAATGACCCAAGTAGCGGAGGCTCTGGTAGTGCATCAAAGTCATCTATAGTTATTCCAAATACTATTACGGGTTCTACGAAATCTATCGGTACTATGGAAAGCACTTCTGTTAAACCGAGCGGAACATCATCAAAGAACATGTATTTTGGACCTAAGGGTGTAATTGAAGATGATACAGCGGCCGCTACAGGTGGATCTAAGATGGGGGCTGCTTATCCTAATCCTCCGTCTCAGTTAAAAGCTGCAGCTACTAATGATAATGATGTAGTTGAAGGTGGAAAAGATAAAGCTGGTCAGACCGTATATTATGCAAAAAGTGATAAAAAGAAAAAGAATCCATTAAGAAAGGGAGTCGATGGTAAATACTATTCGGCCGCTGATCTTATAGAAATGGCAGATCCTTCACTTGTCGGAGATGAGAATTGGGATGCTATGCTCAATGAAGACGCCGACAATGCGGATCCTAACGATGCTCTCGATACTCATAACACTGTTCTCAAAAGAATGGCTTGGGCTATGACTACCAAAGCCGGAAGAAAATCTATGGGTAGAGCTGGTAGGGTTCTTGGTAAGTTCAGTAAGGGATTCTCTAAAATATTACCAGTATGGGCTAAACCTGCAGGATGGGCTGGACGAGTTCTTGGTAAGGGTATGGACACAGTTGGTAGCCTCTCTGAAAAGGGGGCTTCTAAAGCTAAAGCTAAACTCATAGAAAGAGCTTCAAAACACGCTGCTACTAATACCGCAGCAACTTCTGCGGTAGATAATGTTGTAACCAAGTCTAAAGTTCCTGGTGGGGCAATGATGGATGATGTTGCTGACATCGCAACTTCAAAGCCAAAGGCAGGAGCAATGATGGACGATATATCGGACGTTGCAGGTAAAAAGTTTAAAAATGGTGCATTAATGGACGATGTTGCTGACATCGCAGGTAAGCCTAAAGCAAATAAAATTGGAGCAATGATGGATGATGTTGCTGACATCGCAACTCCAAAGGCTGGAGGAAAGAAAGCATCTAAATTAGCAGGTCTTGTTGATAAGATCAAAAAGCCATTTGCTAATAAGGGAGCAGGTAAATCTAAAGTTGGAGAGAAAGTTCTTAAGGAAGCTGCTGAAGAAGCAGGAGAAGGTGCAGCTAAGAAAACAGCTAAAAATGTTGTTAAGGAAGCTGCAGAATCTGCTACTAAGAGTAAGAATGCTGGAGTTATCGGTAAGATACTTGATCTTATTAAGGGTGCTCTTAAGAAACTCTTTAACAGTAAAGCGTTTACTAAAGTTCTCGGATCTAAGGGTGGTACTATAGCTAAGAAGGCTGTTGGTGCTATCGGTAAAATCATTTCAGGACTTAAGACAAAACTTGATGATCTCGCTGCTAAAGCAATTGCTAAGATTGCAAGTAAGCTTGGTATTCAGGTGGGTGCAGCTGCTACGGGTGTTGGTGTGGTTATCAATATCGCAATGTATATTGGAAGCTTCATTTCAGGCTGTAGTGATGCTAGAAATATCTTAGGTATTATATCAGAACCTACTGCACTTGAAAAAGCATTAGCTGGTGTTGTAGCGTTCATTACAGATAACTTCCTTATCGTTATTCCTAGAAGTACGGTTGCAAGTATCGTTATCGATATCTTAGGACCGATTATTGCTAAGGAAGAATATGAGGAGTTTAAACAGAAACAGGAAGAAGATCAAAAACGTCTTCAGGAATTTAACCAGATTCATGGTACCGATTATACTCTTGAGGAATATAACTATAAATACAATAGAACAATGCTCCAAAAGATTGGTGACGGTGCTAAGAAGGCGCTTAAATTGGCCGGTAAGGGTCTTAAAGCTAGTACGAAATTCTTATTAGCCAATCCAGTTGAAAAAGCCAAGACTGTTGTTAAGGTAGCTAAGAAAGCTGGTAAAAAGGTAAAGGGTGGTATTAAGAAGCTTGGTAAGGGTATTAAGAAGCTCTTCGGAAATGCGGAGGCTGATGAAGGACTCGAGCCATTCCTTGACGATGACGGAATGCTTGCAATTCCTGATGAGGCAGAGGAAATGATCGATTCAGAAGGTGTTCCTGTTGAAGATGAGACTAATAATCTTACATTCATAAATCGCCATCCGATTTTGAATTTTGTTAATAAAGCTAAATCTGTTCTTAGTGGAGATATGAGCATCATTGAAGCGCTTAAATCCTCTACAGAAGATAATGCTAAAAACTTCAAAGAAATCATTGCTAATAATCCTCTTATTGGTACTGTAACAAATGGCTTCAATGATATTAAATCTCTACTTAGTGGAGAGAAGAGTGTCGGAGAAGTTATAAAGGGCGGTATCAAGAGAAAAGCTGGTGGAATTAAGTCTCTTATTGGTAAACTCAAAGAAACTACAATAGGAAAAGCTATTTCATCAAAGGTTGATACTATTAAGACTGGTATAAGCAATGCTAAATCCGTTATTAAGGGTGATATGAGTATTAAAGATGCTATCAAGTCTACATTCGGAAAAGGCGTTGATAACGCTAAATCTGTAATTGGCGACTTTGGTATTGGTGATGCTTTAAACAAAGCTACTGGCGGATTTAAACAGGTGGGTAATTTCATAAAGAAATTTACTTCACAGAATAAAACAAATAACGATTCTATAGACTCTGGCAAGATTGATCCGTCAAATCCTAAATTCTGGGAGATTAAGGATCCTCAGTCTGGAAATCCGTTTATAGATTCTATGTTTAAGATGAAGGAAAACATGAGTCGACTCATTAAAGCACCATTCTCTATGGTAGCCGAAACTATGAGTAACGTAAATAATGTAATTGGTCCTTCAGGTATATCTGAATCTTCGTCATCATCAAGTGGTTCTTCCGATGAAGCTACAAAGGATAAATCAGGAAAACTTTCGATATGGCAGAGAATTAAAAATAAATTTAAGGGTATCTTTGGCAAGGGTAAAGACGAAGATAGAGAATCTGGTAAGGGTGATGATGGTCATATTTATCAGAGAGATTATACTGGTTCTTTCCAAACACCTGGAGATACAGAATCTCAATCTCTTGCCGATTCAGGATGTGGACCTGCAGCTGCAGCAACTGTTCTGAATAGATATGGTAAGAAGGGCAATATGCGTAGTGCTGCTAAGTTTGCAACTGCTAATGGCTATAAAGAAGTCAATGGAGGAACCTATCCAGAATACTTCAAGGACTATCTGAATAGAAATGGCATTACTGCTAACGAAACTCAAAGTAATGAGGAAGTTATTAATTCTCTTGCTAACGGTAAACCTGTTATTATGATGGGTCAAGATCGTAAGAATAAGGGAACTACTCCTTACGGATCTGAATATTCGCACTATGTAGTCGCTACAGGATTAGATCGTAACGGTAACGTTATCGTTGAAGATTCTGAAGATAAACGTGGTCAGACTAGATATAATCTTGGCGAAGTATTGAAAAATACAAGTGTTAAGATTACTACTGGTGGTCATGGTAAATTCGGTCGTGGAGACAGTGCATTGTCTGTATTAAGCAACTATAGCTCATCTATGGTTAAGGCTATATATGGACCTTATTATAGTGCATTGTTCGGCGATGACGATGCTCCTACTGGAGGAAATTCTACAAATAATACAATATATTCATCTGGCAATAAGGGTTCAACAAATATGAACTATGATGCAGATATTACGGATTCTGGAGAAACAGAGTCTCGTAAGAAAATAATCTGGGATTATTTCGTTAAGAACGGATTTTCCGATACTTTAGCGGCTGCTATTATGGGTAATATGCAAAGAGAATCCGGATTTAATCCATCTATATCTGAAATTGCTAGTGGTGTAAAAGCCAATAGAGTTGAAGATATTCCTCATAACAGAATGGGTACTCATGTTAACGGTTCAGGTATGGGATTCGGACTTATTCAGTGGTCATATGCTGAAGGTCATGCAGCGTTATATAACTGGTGTACTGGAAATAATTGTGATCCTAATACTCTTGATGGACAGGTTAAATGGGTAGTTGCTCAGATGAAGGGTACTAATATAGAAGCTGCCACTAATACCAACAACGCAGCAATGTTTAATGGCGCAGATGGTCATGGAACTATGTCATGGAATTATGATCTTATTAAGCGCAAGGGCGGACTTGAAGGTTTTAATAATATGAGCATTTCAGAAGCTGTTACAGCATTCTACGACTGTGTCGAAAGAGGTTGGAACCGAGATTCTGATATTAAACTTAGTATCGGATATGCAAATAATATTTACAATCAATTCGCATCTGGTTCTGGTAAGGGTAAGGGTTCTAATACTGATCATACATCTCCAACTATTAGTAGTCGTCCAAGCGGTAGAGCTAATAAGAGATATAACCGTCAGGAATTTATTAATACTAAGATCGGTAAGCGTGCAGCCAGATATGGATATGGTATCAGAAGGTATGGTTCTGGTAAGTATGGTAGAGCTGATGAAGAAGAAGAAGAAGCAACTACTACAACAACAGCAGTACCTGAAGATACAGCACCTGCAAATAGTGGAGCATCTTTATTAACACAAATCGGAGATTATAGCGGTAAACTCGTAAAACAAATTTACGGCGATTACTATACAGCATTATTTGGTGATGATTCGAGTGACGGTAACAGTGGTAATAATAATTATGAAAATAGCGATGTTATTGCAGATTTATCGTTGCATGACACAAATGCTATTGGACAGATAGTTTACACTGCAGCTGCAGTATGGAAAGCTATGGGTCCAGTTTCGTATAGTAATTATGTTGTCGATACAATTACAGTTAATGGTAGATCAGTTAAAGCAAGAAGAGACTGTTCTGGATTTATGTCTGGTGTGGTTCATGCTTTAGGTTATAAAACTATTAACGATTGGGGTGGAAATGATAGCATGCAGGCTCATAATTTCCATTCAGTAAATATCGGAGACTTTATTAAAAATGAAGATGGATCTGATACTGATGACTGGGTAGTATTCCCACTGAAAAGTATCGATGATCTTAATCCTGGAGATATCGTTTCCAGTACAGAACATTGTGAAATGTTTTTGTATAAGACTGGAAATAACGAATACCAGCAATTCGGATTTAATGCCGGCGATGACGACCCTATTAAGAAAAGTTACAATTTCGCTACCGCCCTTCTTAATGTTGCGGCTAAACATAGTTCCAATGGAGAATTTGTTGGGCCTCATGCAGATGTTAAGCGCATAATAGAAGAGGCGAGACAGACAGCATCGGCAACATCTGTTTTATGGGCGGGATGTTCAGGTTGGGAACATAAACCAAGAATGGATATGGTTTGTCGTTATAGAGGAAGAGCCGCAGGTCCGATTGAAAAGTCTGAGTATGCTAATAGCGGTAACGGAAGAGGCAAAAATATCAAATCTTCCACATCAGCAAGAGCTAACTCGTCAATGTCGAATCAAGAAAAATTTCAATCAAGATTTAATAATAAATTATCTAAAAACAGACGACATGATCCTCCTATCCTTAATTCTAATAGACTTGCTACCGCATCTAGTACAAAATTAAGTCCATATTCAACACAATATTACGAATCTCATAAACATCAAATCCAGAATTCTGTTCGTACAGGCGGTAGAGGAATTAACAATAATGGACACTATTCCAATATTAATCCTTCTACTGGTCTTCCATACGAGTCAGACTACGAGACAAATAATTATTCAACTACTACATACAATAATAATTCTAACACATCAAATTCACAGGATATGAGTGCTATGATTGCAATACTTGAAACTATTGCCGATAATAGTGCTAAGACAGATCAGATTGTTCAGCTCCTCGCTGCAATTGTTACAAACACTTCAGTAGATTTGTCTAAGTCTAATGAAAGTAACAATAAAATTCGTAATTTGATTAATCAAATGAAGAATAACAATTCTAGTTCGTCAGCTCCTGTAATGGGTTTAAATAATATACTTTCTAATAATGGAACTAATATAGCTGATGCAGTTTATGCTATTGCAAAAAGTTAAATAATTCGAGGTAGGGCTAGCCCTACCTCGTTTTACCCGAACAATTTATTAATATCTTAGAAAGGATGTGAATCTATTATGGCAACAGCGCAGGATGTTTGTAATGCTACTGGAGGGACGACTACTTGTGCAGTTAACGTAGCATATGATATAACGTCAATGCTCGAAATCGATAAAAAGAAAAATAATAAACTGTTATCATATCAATTTCTCGCAAAACAAGAAATTCCTGTATATAGTGACAGATCTATGGGTAGATGTACAGGAGATATCATATTAAGAATGAAACCTGGTACTGTTTATAATATTAGTGATATAGAAATGGCTAGTAAAATGGTCGGTAATACAACATATGCTGACCCAGATTCAAGATCATGGTCTGCTAAAATTATGATCTATCCAGATGGAAATGGAGAAGCTATGACTTCAGTTGTTAACGGTTATATAGCTCTCAATCAGGGAACATCTGATAATTTTAATTTTGGAGCATATATGTTATTAGGTGAGTATAACACCCTCGGCCTTAATGTTCGAAATATAGATGATTTTCCTGAAAACTCACTAATTAAGCAATTAAATGCTATTCCGTTAATTACTAGTGACTACAAATTGAATCTATCTCAAGTTTCAGATATTAATGAGCTTAGAGATTTTAATAATAAAAATGCTAATTCTGCATTTGGCGGTGGAGGTTATCAACTTCCAACTCCAATAATCAAGAGCTATTATGCTACAATGCCTACTAGCTGGAAGGTTGGATCCGGTATTCAAGAAGTTGAAGATTATAATGCATCTCTCGATTCTATGGATATATCTAAACTTCGAGGAGTTTTTGGAATGCCATTTCAATGGCTTCCGACTACCGACTGTCGAGTAGATGGTTCCGAGGATGAGCATGTATTCGGAACCGCTTATACCGAAGCTATTGCTAGTAGATTACCGCTATTATATTTAACTCCAGGTACTCCTACATTTCTGGCAGATAGTAAATCTGGACGAGATACTCTTATTTCTGATGTAGTTCAGTCTATTGCTGGGTCTAATACGGATCATCTTAATAATCTTTTGGATGGGTATGCTGGAAAGTTTTATTCTATCGAACCATTATACTCGGAATATTTTAAATATGTAAATCCAATGTGTAGAATGGGTGCAATCTTTTTAGGACTTGAACCTCCTGCAGATGCAACAGATGAGGAACGAGATTATTATAAGATCGATGGTTATCTTCCTAAAAATTACAATTGGGCTTGGAATAATAATGGCGATTATAATGGAGATTATAGTGGTAATGAGGACGGTGGTTCAAACAATACAGGATTTGGAAGTGTCGCTGCGGGACTTAGAGACTTACAGAAAGCTATATACTACAGAAATGCTATTCCGTTCTATATAAATTCTGATACTCAGTTTACAGATAACTTTACAAACGAAACAACAGAATCTTCTCTCGCTTCATCAATCAACGGTCTTTCAGATAAGGCTAGAGAACTACAATATCTTATTGGCACAACAACAAATGTTGTTGCTCAACAATTTGATGCTGCTCAGAATGTTCTTGCTAACTCAAGAGAAGCTGTTGAAAATTTTGTTGCTAAATTTACCGATAGCGGAAATATATTTAGCGGTCTTTTCAAAAACATTAAGACTGTTGTTTCTGGCGGTAGATTACAATTTCCAAATATATGGTCGAATGCAACTTTCGGAAGATCTTATAGTGTTACGATAAATCTTGCTACTCCGAATCCAGACAAAATGTCTTGGTGGTTGTATATATACGTTCCATTGTGTCATTTAATCGCATTGGTTGCTCCTCGCGGAGAATTCCAAAATGGATATACTGCGCCATTTATAGTAAAAGCTTTTTATAAGACATATAATATCGATATGGGAATAATAACCGATATGCAGATTACTAAGGGTAAAGATGGAGGTTGGACTAAAGATGGACTTCCAACATCAGTATCTGTACAGTTTACTATTCAAGATCTATATCAATCATTATCCCTTACTCCAGCGGGACCATTGTTCAAATCGAATGTAATGCAGAATATCGCAGAGTTAGACTATCTCGCTAACCTCTGTGGTATCAATATTAATGAGCCAGATACTATCAGAATGGTTTCGATGTATGTAACGTTAAACATTCAAGACGTATTCCTAGATGTACCTACCAACATTACTACAGGAATGGGTAATAAAATTTCTAACAAACTTTCCGCAATTTACCAGGCATTTGTTTAAAAATAAACCTCCCTGAAACAATAGAATAAGAGCATGTATTCTTATTCTATTGTAGGAGGTGATTTTATGTCAAAGTCTATAAAACAAAAACAGAAAGAATATGAAGAGAAATATGCTGGTATTCCTCTAGATTTGGAGGGTCGTTTAAATTATATGTATGACACCATGAAGATAGATGATCGAACAGCTCAAGCTATCTTAATGGAACGAGAGAGAAGAATGAATTCTCTATACTATACACAAATAAAAATAGTATTATACCAAGAACCTCAAGGAGCAAAACGTCCTAGATATCGAATTATTAATAGAAGTAATGTTTTATCGGCAGCGAAGCTTGATCCAAGCTTTGTTCATGTTTATTCTCCAGATGCAGCGGATAATCATAATTATATGAGAAGAATGATTACAGATGACGATTTTAATAAAATATCACATCTTATATGTACTCCATGTGATGTGGAGTATAGGGCTTATTTTCCAACACCAAAAGATTTTAACAAAGTCGAAACTTTCATGGCTGAGATCGGATTGTCTCGACCTCTAGTAAAGCCTGACTTTGATAATATAGAAAAAGTGTATGCTGATATGTATAACGCTAATATCTGGATCGATGACGTTCTTACTATAAGAGGATTAATAGACAAGTTTTATTCTATTCTTCCTAGAGTAGAGATCGATCTAAAATATCTTAATGCCGTATATAATAAAAAACAATACAATAGTATAATCAAGCGGAAGGATTATACTCCAGACATGAATTTATATTACATATAAAGGAGGACCTTAAAATGAGTAGTACATATATGTACGGCGGATCCGGTAGATCCGTTGTTAATGAAATGACTAAAATAAGAAAATACTTTTGGAGAGAGATATATACAAAAGAAGAATTAAGAAACGATCTTATTGAAAGATTAAAGACGACTTTTGCGTATAGCGACATCGATTTCGATACACAGAGTATGCAGATCAATATCGATAATAAAAGAAGAGTTGAATCTTCAATGGAAGTAAATACTAAGCTAACAATAGCATTTACTAACTTTCTTAATAATCTTGAGCATGCTGGAGTTATAAACGGTAGTTTATATCGTATGTGCATCGGAAATGTTTCTATGATGTTTCTTATGAGACTGAATCATAAAACAAATATTATAGTAGGACTTTAAAAAATAAAATCCCTGGAGGAGTAATCTCCTCCAGGGTATCTTTTACGATTTTAAGTCATTAAGCATTTCTTCGATGTACGCTTCATCGATATTAGCGATCTTACATGTATCAAGAGTTGTAAGGAATGTAAACATTACTTCACAATGTTCAACGACCTTATCCATATTAAGAGATGCATTTTCAACAAAGATCTTCTTAGCCTCTTCATTCTTAAGAGCCTGTCTTGATACAGCATAAACCATAGCTTCGAGGACATTCTGTACTTTGCCTTCTCTTATATCCATGATCTGACGCTGACCGATGAATGCATGAGATTCAGCAAGGGCTGTACCGTTTGCTTTTTCTCTGCTCTTCTCGATCTTCTCTTTTGTATTAGCAAGAACATTCTTTATTTCCATCTTACCTTTAGTATTAGAGTCGATGAATTTCTGTGTAGCATTCATTACTCTGTTTCTAATAGTATCGATAGCCTTATCTGCTGATACATTGTCAAGAGATTTGAAGAATTTCTCTTTGTCTTTCTTATCAATTGTAAGAGAAGACTTATCCTTAGGATCTGCCTTCTCCATAATAGATGTTACGCTGTTATTGATCACGTATGCCAATTCCGAAAGCATATATGATGCAGATTTAAATCTGTTCAAGAGATCAAAAGATCCTTCTTCCTGAACAAAGTTTGTTGCGAGCTGTCTTACAAGAGTCTGATTATATTCCTCTTTAAGAATAATAGAATCGATACAAGACGACACCAAGCAAACAATAGATTCTGTAACAAGAGCATCTGTTACTGATTTCTTAAAATCGCTTAATGCAGTAGATTCTGATTCTCTTGAATAGAGCATCTTATAAAAATCATTTTCAGCTGATTGTTCAAGAGCTATATCGTTAGCCTTTCTCTGAGCTTTGAGCTGCGCTTTTTTATCGGCAACTTCATTTTCTCTAAAGATAAGTTCGAGTTCTTCTTTAGTCATATTTTAACCTCCTTATTCGGTTTAATTTATTATAATGTTTAAGTAACTATTCTGATATCGATAACGGCCTCTCCTGTATAGTCGTCAGTAGCCACATTTAAGAACTCTGGAACTACGGTAAGCATTTCCATGTTCTCGTCTGTAATGATATGCTGATAATTTGCATCGTTACCGTTAAATCCAACAAATTCGAAATATATAAGGTATTCTGAATAGTTGTTTTCAATTTCGGTAGTGAGATTCGGGAAATGAATATCTTCAAGATCTTCAAGTTTCTCAATATAATCCTTAATATCATTAATAATAAGAGGAATGATATTATTCTTATCACTTTCTTCATTATAGAACTTGGTTCTAAATGTAAGACTGAGTGAAACGTTATCAATAACTCCTTGGGTCGTACCATCAATAGGATTGGTTGTTTTATACATATTAGATGGTCCATATGTATTAAAGAATTTAAAGTCAAGACCAAATGTAGTTTCAAGCGGATCTATTGCTGCTAAAACATACAATATCTTTTTCTTCATTTCTTTAATGAAACCATTGATTCGATCTTCATCAATACAATAGAAATTCTTCACTACAGGAACTCTATTTACAACGTAGCTTGGAAGGCCCGCAGTTTGAACCATTGTAACGTACGAATTCATGAGATTCGAATAGTCATAGAGTAATGTTATACCTCCATCTTGTGCTTCGTATACATTTGTAAGCACCATATCGTTTAAAGAATAACCAAGAATCTTTTCGATATCTTCAATACCATCGGAACTATTGTCTTCCGAGAAGTATGGATCTGAAGGCTGTTCTGGTTTTACAACTAAATCCTTAAATTCGGTTGAAGTTGGAACGATAGTAGATAATGGAATCTCGCCTCCTAAGAAGTTTGAAGTTCCAAAATATGTATGACTCAAATCATCCATATACTGATCTTTTGTAGTGTTTGCGTCAAAGTCATATTTATAAAGAATATAGATTCTGAATTTCGTTGTTGTATTAAGATATGCGAAAGGAAGAATCGTATTTGTATTTGGTTCGTACAGATCGTATTCATCCTTGAATTCGGCGTTTCCGATATAGATATTTCCATTGTCGTCCATAACTTCTTGAGAAACAAGCTCCGAATCTGTATCTACATTCATAAATGACTTAGTATACAAATTGAATGTGTATGACATAACATTAGTGTTGTATATTTTGTTACCATTATATTTTCCGAATGTATACATAATCGGATTATTGTTTTTATAGAATACACCAACGACTCTTGTACGATTTATCATTTCAGATGTCACCGTTCCAATATTTGGAGTTATATCTACATCAATATTATACTTATATCTATCCTTATTAAGATATGAAGGACGAGTTACCTTTACATGAGATGCGATAAACTGTATCGGAGAATTACTATTGATACAATTAAAATTCAGCATCTTCTGTTCATCGATAATATCGAGATAATATTTTGCATCGACACGATGGCTATCGATTTCCTCGCTATCAGTAAGAACAATCGAAAGCGGATTAGTATATACGAATTTTGTACTCTTCTGAATATAGATAATATCGTTATTCTTCAGATTATGCTTAACCTTATCGAAGAGCGGTGCCGATGATGACATCTTGCCACATTCACTACAAATATAATTTTCATCATATGTTACATCTTCAGGATTACATGTACATGGGTCTCTTAATGCTGGAGCGTTGACCATATTGAGATCTACAGCATCCGGCAATCTATACTGTCCATAATCGTAACAATTATCGATAGGATTATATACAAGTAGAGTAACCGTATGAGGACTCGAACCTTTATATTCTACATACATTACTTCACCATCTACATAATCACTATAAGTTCCAGTTTCCTCGTCGTAAATCTTAACTCTGACGAAATCACCTTTTTCTAAGTTAAGATATGTGTAACTTAAATATGTTTCCTGTCCTTCAGGTTTTATCTCTCCTGGAGGGGTGCTATCTATAGAATATGTGACAGCATTATACGTTGTATAACCAACATAATTCTTTGAAAGGAATGGAATTGGCCCGCTATTATTTAAATAAAGCGGAGTTCCACTTTCAAGATAATACTTATCAGATGTTTTAGTTGGCTGATTTTCTGAAGATAAATAAATCGGAATCGTATTTGTCGGAGTTACATTATTATTTGCGTCTTTCATTAAGCAATAAGTATAGTATATTCTTGTGAGAATATTATCTTCTTTTCTGAATACATGAAGAACGGAGTTCTCATTATTGATACTATTAAAGTAATTTCGAAGATCTGATAAGAGAGTGATACTTCCTCTAGAAAGCGCTTCTTTAGGAATTATTCTCTGAAGTTCCGGAACTGTTTTTCTATCAAGACCTCCAGTAGAGCCATCTTCAGAACGCTGCTGTACTATCATATACAGATTAGTATAGTCGTCGGATGTAAGTCTGACCGTCAAGTCTTCACTGTACATGAAGTTACCACCAGAACCCTGTGTAGTCCAAACATGAATTTTAACATCTGCATTTGTTCTTGGTTGATAAACATTTGGATCGAATCTTAAACGAATAGTGTTTGTATTGATATACTGATAATAACAATATAATTCCGTTTCCTGATTATATAATCCATCATATACTGGAACCAGAGGAATTGACTTGTCTGAGTTGTTTTCAATTACTTCCATTGTAAAATGAGACATTTGACCTTCGAATGTGAAGTTTAATGTCTTATTAGCGATCTCATCAGAACCTACTATCTTTTCTACAATTTCAGTATATTCTACCTGATGAATTGTAGTTGTCAAAGTAATAAAATTATCCGAGAGATCTTTATAAATAGCTATAGGAGGTAAATACTCATTATCTATATCCGATATTGGATTTGGTACTGATAAGTCGTATTTAGCCGTATATACATATTTCATATTTGTACCATTAACGGTATTCGTAAGATCAGAATAACTGATAATGATATCATATGGAATATGGAATTCACATTCATTAAAATATATTGGCGTGGAAGATTTCAATCGGAAATTTCCATTAACCATATTATTTCTTAATGCTCTTTCAGGAAACATTAAAAATACTTTCATGCTTGCTGGAGTCGCAGTAATTTTATTAACTCCTAAAGATAGTGCATGAGTTATTACGTTTCTGTCAAATTTAGCTCTTGTAGCGATAGCTTCATTTGCAAGTTCTGAAGCTACAACAATAGCATTTTGTAATAATGAAGAAAACTGATAATTCAGATATCCATACATTCCCGTAACTAACGTTTCGGGAGGATATTCAATATCAGTCTCTAAACTCTTTTTCTTAATATCATCGACAAATGCGGTTATATCATAAATATCCGAGTTTAGAATTTTATCTGTATTAGAGATATTGGTGATTTTTGTACTCATTGATTATCCCTCCTCTATTGTAACCAAATTAATTTATAGAGGTCACCTTCGCCCCCGCTTGTTCCGTGCTTTTTACCTTTTCGAACAATATATGGGTATGATCCCCATTTAGTATTAGGAACAGCTTTTTTAGTGTTGTAAAGTTTAATAGCTTTTGAATTGATAGTGTTGATCTTGTCGTCTTTTCCTAAACCATTAATTCCTAATGATAATTCAGTTAAATGATTAAGTTCAGTGAAAACATATGGATTAAGATCTCGAACAATCTGTCCTTTGAAAGTTATAGTTTCACTAATAGGAGGTTCAAAATTACTCATTCCGTCTCGAGGAACACTTAATGGATGAACTCCTATAATTTTAGCAAAAAAGATTATTGTGTTTGTATCGTCTACAACAATCTTCCAAATAGAAAATTGTTTATAGTTTATCATATCTTTAATATATGCATTCTTAGTTGGACGAATTTCTCTCATATATTCTTGTCTATGATATTCATCATACGCTTTGAAAAAGTTATAAACGTCGAGATACTTAGTATCTCGAAACATAAGAGAAAAATCTACAAAGTAATCCGAAATTTCAGAACCGTCTCTATAAGACGTTCCGATCTGATATAGATTTGTATTTGTTAAAGTTTCCGACGCTGTAATTCCAGGTAAATCTAATGTAGAAGCTACTTGGTTCGATAGCAGCGGAATAAATTTGTTTTTCACATTAAATCCGTTTGGATATATTGATGAGGATTCGTTATCGAAGGTCTGTTGTAATGATAATAGACTTGCAGGATTTTGTTCTTTTGCATATAAGAAATATGGAGACTTCTTTAATGGCTCATATAATTCAAACGATTTATGAACGTCGAATATATGAAGATCTGGTTTTGAAAAGAATAAGTATTCTCTTGCAGATAAACATTCATGGCTAGGATCGAGTATTCCATATCTAGCAAATTTGTTAAAACGATCCCCATGAATTTGATCTCCATCGAAAATATTACTATCGTTGAGAATGGATCTCATAGTAATAACATTTTGAGCAGTCTCGCCAGGATTATCGTAGTTGTTAATATCTTCTTGAACGATATCAATATCAGAATATGGGAGTCTGAATGGATATCGATACCTTTTATTTCTTTCGCGATCAGAGATGGTTATTGCCTTAGAGTCTGGTGTTTTTTCTGGGTGGAGATGTTCAGTGATACCTCCATCTTTATCTTTTATTCCATTTATATATTTTGAGTTTCTAATCTCATCGAAAACCATAAAATTATCCTCCTCCCTTTGATAGGTCATATTATAGAAATGTTCGGCCCAAAAAAATCTTCACTTATATATCATAAAGGTGTAAAGAGTAAAGGTGTGACTACTTTTTGGATGTACACAACATCCCCTTCCCTTCACTATAACAGTATTGTATTTTAATAACAACGATTTTTTAACTAAGGTAAGGAGATGGTATTATGCCAATGAGAGACGTACAGAAAATGTTTAGAGACCAGGAAGAATTTGCGGCTAAAAGAGCAGCCCAGTTAGATGTAATGTATAACGACGAGATTAATCGTATCTACAATGAACGAATAGCCGAGGGTTGTTCAAGTTCAAATGTAGATAAAGCAGTTAATCCGATTATTCATATATCTACACAGGCATCTAGTAATTGCAATTTCAATATAACTTTAAGCGATTCTCAGTTCGAAGCTTTCAAAGAGATGGTTAGAGATACATTGATGTTATTGTCCTAATTATCACATATTGTGGTCACACCTTTTTATTTTTTGAAAACATACTAATAAAATTATTAAATTAGAGGAGGTTAATAAAAATGAATGGTAGAGAATACTTTCACGAATCAGTTGTTCGTGATATCGTAGATATACTAACTTCAGTAAAAGATTACGATGAAGTACAATTCCTCAAAAATTCAAGTACGAATAGAAGTTTTAAATCAATAACTTCTGCAACTAAGGATCTTATTCTTACTTTCCCAGTTTTGGTAAGTTCTGATGCTGATCCTGCTACTGCATGTATGATCGCTAAAGCACAGGAGAAGAAGTGTGCTTCTCTTCTTCATATGCTTTTCACTGCAATTTGCGTTGATTCTAATGAAGACGTATTTGACTATGTAAAGAAATTCCATACAAATCTCGGCGCTATGGATGGAAGTCTTGAAGATTATACAGATTCTTTGGATCGTCTTGCTGCATCCCTCGAAGGTTATGAGTTTGTCGGTAAGATTGACAAGCCTGTTTTAAATGCTGTTCTTGAAGATCTTAAACAGTCTAATTATACGCTTCCTGATGATGTTAAGGAAACAGGACTCGATGAATACTCTATTATTCCAGCTTGGACAACTGGCGGAAAAGCTCAGGTTATTCATGAGTATGATAAATCATTATCTCCTGCTGCATATGCTTATTCTAAAGCAAAAGAGAAGTATGAAGATAGAATAAACAATTTACAAGGCGTTATCGATAATAAGGATAATATAATAGCAAGAAAAAATGATTCTATTCGTAGCGCTAATATAGCAAGAGGTGAAGCTGAAAGACGTAACGCGTCATTAAGCGATAAGAATAATTCTCTCATGCTAAAGAATCGCGATTTGAAAAATCAGCTTGATAATGCAAAAAACGCTTCAATGAACGGCGGAGGTAGAAATAACGATTATGACATCAAGAATTCTCTTGATTATGCTAAGTGGAAAGAAGCTTCATATAAAGCTCATGATCTTACCATTCTTAATAATGAATATAAGAAAGCTAATGAACTTCAGCCTACTATGATGGTAGTTAATTTCATTCAGAAGGGTGAAGCTGGTTCTCCATCAATGGCTACTACGGCTGTTATTGGCATTAAGTGCAAAGTATATCCGGTTTCATCATCAGATATATGTCGCAGAATAATTTCAAAGATTGAAGATAAAAATGTTCTTAATAGCTTTATCAGAGCTACAACAAATGAGATCGGATTCTTCCGTGATTTTCTTTTTGCAATTGATAAAGCAAAGATCGATGCTATGTCATATGGCAGATCTTCAACTTCAAATAAACTCTGGAAGGTTCTTGAAAGACGTTCAACTAAGAGTAAGTTCAGAAGAGCGCTTAAGATGTCCAATGACGCTACTGCTATCAGTACACTTGTTCTTACAGAGAATGATGTTGATTATCTCCAGAAGAACAATAATATCGATATAGAAAAGCCGGCGACTGCAAGAAAGATTCTTGACGCTTATAACTTTATGTGTATCGTTATTGCAAATGAATCTATCGAAACTGCGTCGTTCCTTTATGATACCGGCGATGATAATTACGAGAGACTTACATTCTCAAATCTCGAAAGAGAAGCCAGTGATAATGGCTATAAGAAGATTGTAAATCTCCTGACAAAAATGAACCGTTAATTTTTTGTAAAGGAGGGTTAAAATTATGGCTATTTTTACTGAATCAGAGCTTAATGATCTCTTTGAAGAGAAATGCAAGCCGGACTTAGATAATAAAGCTGATAATGGTGATACTAAAGCTTCTAAAAAGAGTCCTAAGAATACAATGAAACTTCGTCTTAAAGAAGACGGAGATCTTGTGGATGATGATATAAATAATGACGGTTATACTTCTATCGAGGAAACAATTGATATTAACGGTAAGAAGTATCGTCTCATGACAAAATCCGACGAAAAGAATGCCGCTGAAAGGGGTATTTCTGTTAAGGATGCTGTTATTATAAACGGCAAGAAATATATCTATGATCAGAAATCCCAGAAGGCCTATGATAGAAAGCATCCTATCGAAACTCTCTCAAGAAAGACAGGTGCTGCTCTTGGAGCTGCTGGAGGTGCAGTTATCGGAGGCGCTGGAGGTGCTGTTGCTGGTGCCGCTCTTGGTACAACAGCCGGATCTCTTACCGGAGCTGTAATTGGTTCTACAACTGGAGGTACAGCTGCTACTAGAGCTATTCGTAAGGTAACAGATATTCCTGACAAAGTTTCTAAGAAAATAAAGAAAGAAGAATTCGACTTCAGAACAGTATACAGAGATCCTGGATATACTGCTGCAATGAATGAGTTCTTTGATATTGATGATCATCAGAACAGGCGCATTATGCTTGCGATCAATGAAGATGACCAGAGTAAAGTTCTTGTAGGTCTTACTGCAAAGCTTTATGAAAATATCATCGATAAGGTAGATGATATCGACTTCGGTGAGATTCCTCTCACTAAGGGTGAGTTCACAAAACTTCCTAATTATACAACAATCATGGATTCTCTCTCTACAATGAGAAATCTCCTTGTTGAATATAAACAGGATACTGCTCCTGTAGACACAATCTATAATGCAGTGTCAAATATTGTTGATATGACACCTACATGGAAAAAGGCATATAGTCTCAATGTTGAACTTCCGATGGTAATGTATAATACTATCGCTCTTTCAATTATTGAAGCTACAAGTTATATGATATCTATGTGTGTTGAGTACATTAAGTCTCCTTCACATGATACATTCCAGATTACAATAGATAAAACTGCTCTCAATAAGACAAAGGGTCATATGGTCTTCGAGAATCTTCAGAAGTTTAATGATGCTTGTCGTAAGGGACAGGTCGAAAAGGCTATGGATTATGTAATTAAAGAAAACTCAAAAGGCTTCGGTGGTATGGAAATCGGCGCTGGTGCAGCTATCGCTGGAGTTACTTTACTTCTCTTCTGTATAATTCCGATTATAAGAGAGCTCATCTTCTTGTTCTACTATTCAAGAGTGAGTGTATCTGAGTATTTTGAGGCTCAGGCTAGTATGCTTCAGGTTAATGCATATAATGTGGAGAATAATCGTCCTGATCTTACAAAAGAACAGAAAAAGAATATTTCTTCTAAACAGATGAAGATTGCTGAAAAGTTCAGAAACTTCAGCAATAAGATCAGCATCGATTGTAAGGAAGCTGAAAAGAAAGCTTCTAAAGAGATGGCTACTTCTAATAAGAAATATAAAGTTGAAGATGTCGTTGATACAATGCCAGATTCAGCTAGTAGTGCTCTCTTCTAATCAGATTAAATAGCCTTTTCAATAACATAATAATAAATCTGGAAGTATTTCACCAGAGGAGCTTTATATATTATATAATGTATAATACTTTAAACAAATTTTTTATAAGGAGGATATTCAATATGGGTATTTTTACTAATAATACACTTTCAACAGTTGGCGGAGTAGACTATACTCAGCTTCCTGCTCTCGAAGGTTATGATGCTACTACTGGTTTTGCAGTAGCTATGCTTGAAACTCAGCAGAATGACATGGCTCTCTTCAATGCCATCGTTATGGAAGACTATAAAGAACTTAAGGCTGTTCAGGAAGGTTACGAAGTAATCAACGAATCTGCCGCTGACGTTCTTAACAAGATCAAGGAGTTCTTCGTTAAGCTCCTTCAGAAGATCAAGGGTATCTTCAAGGCATTCCTCGGAAAGCTTTCACAGGTATTCGGCTCTAACAGAGGCGTATATGACAAGTACAAGAAGCAGATCGCTTCATATACTAACTGGAAAGACTTCAAGGTTAAGGATTTCCGTAAGGTTAAGGGTGACAAGAGTGGTCTCGATGCTATTACTTCAGCCGCAGGTTACGAAATTAATAATATGACTTATAATATCGGCTATAATGCATCAGGAAAAAATGGCGGAGGCTATATCTGCACCGATGGTAAAATTAAATATTCTGATATGATCGGAAATGAAGCTCTTGATACTGATGATATCTACGAAGATCTTATCAAGGGTAGACTTAAATCATCAGAACTCAAATCAGAACTCGACACTGATATTAAGAATATGAACAAGGCATTTATGGATACAGTATTTGATGATGCCGAGACAGCAGATGAGTGGAAGGCAAGTGATATTACCGGAACTAATATTGGCCTTGTTCTTTACGATGCCGACAAGATCAAGAAGACAGTAAATGATCTTGCTAAAAATCTCGAGTCTAATATCAATAAGATAATCAATAAGATCGATACAGAGCAGGGTAAGATCGCTAAGGAACTTGTAAAGAAAGACGGTAAATATAACTCCGCACATATAGCTGCAACTGCCAAGACTGGTACAAAAAATAAGGCAGATATTGCTACAACTTCAAATTATTCTTTCGATACAGAAGCTCCCAGCAGCACAACGATAATGAATTATGGTGGAACAGGTAAAGGAAGCCTCGAAACTCTCAACAAGATGATTTCAAATGTAAATAAAATTGCTACTCAGGAGCAGACTCTTATTCAGTCTCTCAATGCAGCTTCACTTTCTGCAATGAAGTTCCTTATTTCACAGGCAAGAAAGGTATGGGCATCAGCTGCAGCTTATTCTTCAAGAGAGCATAAGAACGAAGGCTACGAATTCTATACAGCAATCGGCGAAGCTTCTGCATATGACTTTATGTCAGATATGGAAGCTATTAACGCATAATAATAAATTTCAAAAATTATTACTTTATAATAAATAAAATAATAAGGAGGAATAAATACTATGGGTATTTTTACTAATACAGCTGCTCTCAATGAGGGCACATCATATGTTGACCTCTTCTCTCCGGCTGAAGTTGAACTTCAGACGGAGGGTTGCGAGATCAATTTCACAGAAGCTGCTGTTGTAGCAGTTGCTGAATGTGAAGAGGTATATAACAAGTCAATGAAGGCTATCGGTATCGGTGAGCTTATGTTCATTGAAAGCCATGGTCATGAAATTATCTATGAGGCAGTTGACCTCAAAGCAATCGGCGAAAAGATCAAGATGTTCTTCAAGAAGATCATCGATAAAGTAAAGTCTATTCTTCATGCCTTCATCGTAAAGATGTCATCATTCTTCTCTTCAGGTAAGGGATTTGTTGACAAGTATAAGAAGGAATTCGTTCGTAAGTGGGCAGATGTTAAGGGTGACTTCGAGTTCAAGGGATACAAATTCTCAATCGCAGGTATATCTAAGAGCGATAAGGTTGCTAAGGATAATATGGAAAAATTCAACACTAAACTCGGCGCTATCCTGGCAGGTGTAGGCATTGCTAGCGGAGATGTTACATTTGATGCTAGCGTGACAACAGATGATCTTTCAACAAAAGCTAAGAAGATCAAGGAAGATTCTGAAGAGGAAGCTGATAAGGCAAGAGCTGCTGCTTATGATCTTTTTGCAACTAAATTTGCTACAGGAACTAAATCAACAGCTACATCTATGGATTCAAAGGAATTCTCAGAAGAGCTCTTCAAGGTTCTCAGAAGCGGCGAAGATACTAAGGAATCAATTGAAAAGAGTTCACTTTCTACAACAGATATTATCGCTCCTCTTGAGAATGATAAGAAGGTTAAGGAAGCTGCTACTACAGTATCAGAGTCTATCGTAAAGCAGGCTAATAAGTGTATCGATATTATCGATAAGGCTGTTACTAAGATCGTTAAGACTCTCCCTACAAAGACTGGTAATGATAAAAAGGCTGCAGATGATCTTGGTAATGCTAAGATTGCATTTATCACAGCAGTAAGTGATCATGTACTCAAGCCTTATGCAAGTGCTTGTGTAACTGGTCAGGGAATCGTTCTCCAGGCTATCAAGGATAATGTAAGCCAGAATAAGGCTATCATGGCTAAGGTTATTGCCGGCGGCAAGAAGATGACTGAAGAGTCAGTTGACTACGGTCACGGAAGCACAGGCAGTTTCCTTGACAGCGTTGTAGTAAGATAATTGATTATTTATTCAACGCATAATATACAATGGGAATACTCGAAAGAGTATTCCCATCTACTTTGATTTTTTACTATACTATCTATATAAAGGAGGAGTTCGAATGTCTCTATTCTCTAATAATAAATTTATGGTTCTCGAGAATAGCGATTCTCAGAAATCAGAGCTTTTCGGTGTTGAGAGTATGTCTTCTGGTCATGCTAGCGACGCTGAGACTTATTCGTTTACTAACGAGTCATTTGACTTTGTTGTCGAATATACAAGAGAATACAATACTGTTCTTAAAGAATTCTATAAGAACATTCTTGAATCTAATGATAATCAGGAAATTATCAACGAATCATTCTCAGATTTCTTCTCGAAAGTAAAGGCTATCATCAAGAAGTTTATCGAGTTTATCAAGAAGATATTCGCTAAATTTGTTACTAAGATGCACAGTCTTTTCAAATCAGAAAAGTATCTTGAAAGAAATAAAGATAAATTCTCACAGTTTGAGTCGAGTGACGAATTTACATATAAGGGTTATAATTTCACAAAAATGCTTGACGATTGTCCTACATCAAAACCCGTATCATCATGGTTTGCTGACGGTGGTGCAAATGCATCTGTTACAGATCTTTCTGGCGATGACCCTCTTGGTGCGATTACAAGTAAGTATGAGAAGTTCATAGACGGACTTGACGACTTCTATGATAGTTTCAGAGGACAGGTTCTTGGAGTCGACTACGATATTACATCATCCGACTTTGACAAGGAATGTCGTGAAATCTTCCGTGACGGAGATTCTGATCCTATAGATATCACTATCGATTCTACAAAGGTTATGGAATGCTATACTCAGTTCCATAATTATCATGATCTTATCAAATCTATCGAAAAGACTAAGAATGATCTTGAGAAGGATTATGATAGTCTCGCTAAGGCATTTGAGAAGGGACTTAAGAAGGAAAAAGACGGCGACGGCTGGTTCTTTACTTGGGATCCTTCCGTTACAAGAACCAATGTTGCAGTTGATGCTGCTGAGTTTGGCAATAAGATAGATTCTGCTGGCAAGAAGCAGATTAAAAATGACGTATACAACAAGATCGATATGTATATGAAGGCTAAAGTTACACAGATTCATAATATGTCATCCATTCATACTCTGGCTTTCAGTGCTAAGCTTCAGGCTGCTAGAGATTGTTTTGTTCAGAATAAGTCAATTCTCTATAAAGCTCTTGCAAAGATCCAGGGTCATAAGAAGACTGCTGTATAAGGAGGGAGGATAATATGTATAATACAATGGAATATACTGATAGTGTTGCACACTTTTCATTTCTTGAAAGTATGATTCATGAACAGAATGAGATGGCTGATTATATCTCAGAATGTGTTATCCTCTCAAACCCTAATAAGAAATATGCTCTTAACGAGCTTGCTTCATTTAACGAAGGTGCTTTCGGCGATAAGGTTAAGGGTATGTTTACTCGTCTCAAGAGCTTCTTCTCAAGAATATGGCAGAAGTTCCTTGAGAAGCTTAATGCTTGGTCTATGGATAATAAGAAGTATCTTGAAGAGTATAAAGATATCATTCTTGGTAAGAAGGTTACTCTCGAATCTGTTAAGATGAGAAATCATAAAGAGGGAGTAAATCGTATTATTAATATATACAAGAACAAAGTTAATAGCTTTGCTGTCCCTCTTAAATATGATGAAATCGGTTTCGAAGATGATAACATTAATAGCATAAATAAATCTGCTCGAGAAAATATGGCTAATGACAATGAAGCTCGAAACAATGCAGAAAAGGCGTACACAAGAGGCCAGTATACTAGTGTTCTCGAAACATTAGATATAAATTTAGGAGTTAATCTTAGCGACGATGATGAATTAAATGGTATAGCTGCATCATTAACCTCTTATTTTAATGGAGGTAATGAAGATGAAACATGGAGTACAACCAAAATCAATGATAACATGCCTCATATGTTCGATATGTTATATCAGTATAATGATTATGTTGCAGGCTTAACAAAAATGAAAGAAGCGTTCGTTTCTGCAATGGATAAGAACGAAAAGGCTTATATTGCTCAGTTTGAAAAAATGAAGAAACTTGCTAATACTGAAAATGAAGCTAATAAACCTAATGCAACCGAATCTCAGAAAACTTCTGGAGCCGAGGCAGGTTCTGCTCTCAACAAGGCAATTGAAGATGTAAAAAAAGACAATGCTCAGAATGAGGCATTTTCAAGAGTTTATGGAAAAGCTATAAATGAATCAGAAGTTAAGATCGATAGAGGTTCATCGTCTGCAGCTGGTTCGTCAGCAGGTACTGATTCTGATCGTCCTGATACTGTGAAGTCTGGTACTAATAAAATAGATACTAGCTCGAATAAAAAATCTGGTGCTGATATTTCGAAAAAGGGAACAGATACCGCAGCTCAGATAAAAACTGGTGTTGATACTGATAGCGCAGCAAAAAGTGCCACATCTCAGTTCGCTAATCCCAACACTAGACAGGCATCATCAGAACAGCTGGATAATTTCCAGTCTCATGCAACAGCACTTATTAAAGCATATTCTACTGTAAGAACAACAATCTTCGGTTCTATGCTTAATGGTCTTCAGAATATGAGAGGAGATTATATGGCTATTGTAAGAGCTCATGTTAATTCCTATCTTGGTGCTGTAAATAACCCAGATTCTGATACAAGTAGAAAGAGTTCTACTGATAAGGATACTAATCTTTAATATACACAGGGCTGGTTCTCCAGCCCTGTCTCTTTTGCTCTCAAGAACTTTATTATAAAGAGAGGTGTTAATTATGTCAAAAGAAATTTTTCAATACAAATTAGTGTTTCGTTATGTGGACTCTGAATCTAATGACGAAATTAATATAGATGCTGAACAGATTCAGTATATCGCAATAGATAAAAACTATGAAGAGACAAATATGCCAGTTATTGCTATAATCGGATCTATAGAGAAGAACGTTCTGGACGAAATGATTTTAAATATAGATAAGAATATTGTCAATCTTGGTATATACAGATATGACGTTTCAAACCAATCTGACGGTATTACTAAGAAGTATTTTCAGGATAGATTTATTTATATTATTCCAGATGATATATCTAAAACTGCAGAGATTGACTATCCGAATGGTGAAGATAAACCTGGTCTTTATAAAGACGTAACTATATGGCTTCTTCCACAAGATGCCGTTAATAACAACAGAAGAGTTATCAATGGAGTGTTTAAGAACGCTTCTATGAACTCTTTGATATTGAATATGACTACTACATATTTAGGAAAGGTTCTCTTAGAACCGTTAAAATATGATAATAAATTCGATCAAGTGGTTATTCCTCCACAGGATTCTATATCGTCTTATATAGCGTTTCTGAATAATAACTTGTCAGTATTCTATGATACTGACTATAGATTCTTCATCGACTTTGATATGACATATATATTATCGTCTGAAGGTAATATTGTTAAGAGTAAGAATCAAGATATATTTACGGTCGAGATTAATGTCAAAGATATAATTGCTGACTCGGATGACGATCCTGGTATGTATGTCGATCAGACTAATAACAAGTATATTATGTATGTAAATTCATCGCAGGTTGAATATACAAAAAATAATATAAGTAACAAGATAGTAAATAAAGTTACCACCATAGATACATCTGGTAATGTACAAGAAAAGGTCTTAGCATCGAATCAGACAGGAATAACTAAGACTATGAATCAAATCATTAATTTGGACAATGATGATAGTAATGCTATTAATACTATAGCGTCTAACATTGAATCTGGTAATATCAGAATATCTATTATCAAGAATGATTTAGATGCGAGTATGTTTACGATAAATAAAGAATACATCATTAATGATCCATTACATTCTGAATATAATGGTAGATATCTGTTGGTATCTACAAAACAATTTTTCGTAAAGCAATCCGAATACTTTGTTATGTCAACAGTGTTAAATTTCAAAAAGATATAAAAAAGAAAGCCCCGAATGAACGGGGCTTTCTTGTTTTACATGTAGGGATCTTCTTCCTTATCTCCAAAGAGACGGTCTATTATTTCTTGTTTAGATTCGTCTTTTTCGAATCCCATTTTTTCAGCAAGGGTTACAACCGCTGAATTTATATTAGACAGTAATATACTTATACTGTCACTAATAATTATATCGTCTTGTGTAAGCGAATGTTCTTTTATAAACTCTCGAGAAACCGACATTGTTGGCGCTTTTGTTGAAGTTATTTTTATTGATCGCCCATTAATTTGTCTATTACGATATTCGTTTATTATTATATCGTCATTACAAGTACTTTCTATAGAGATAAGTGGGAATTTGATTTTAATATTTTCTATAGAAGATAATAAACGATTAAACGGATTAGTATTTATATCATTTCCAATTAAGATAAATACTTTTTCATATTTAATGTCAGTTTTTGCCTCATTATTTCCTGTTATTATACGGAATATTCTTGCCATAAATATTTACCTCCTACTAATAGCCATTAGGCGTTATGATTGATTAACTAGATACTGTTAAAAAATATAGGCTAGGATTAGTCCTAGCCTATATTTTATTATACCACTGTTACCAAGTTCGCATTAATATCTACCGCTCTTTACCCAAATAGCAATTAACCATTTAAGAGGAGCGTTAGAATCCATTTCGCTTTCTCTCATTTTAGAGAGTCGGCTTTCGAGTTCTTTTATTTCTTCATCGCCTAAATGTTTTACATTCATTGGCGTGCGACATACAGGACAGCTTTTCTTTATATAACTCGCATTTATTAACGAGCCACAATGCTGACATTCGATTTTTCTCTGCTTTTCCTGTTCAGTAAAATACGCTTTCTTTTCGTCAATTTCTTTTGCAAGGTTATTGTACTCTTCTGAAAATACAGTATTATGAAGGTCCTTAAATCTTATTGCGTAATACCCTAACTCTTTACGATCATTAACGACATGCCTATAGTCGAACCTCATATTAAGAATCAAACAATCTTTTGCGTTGAACTGCGACCAAAAAGCATCTCTTTCATCGTCGAAACTACCAACGTAATTAGTAAAGCTTTTCTCCCTACAGCTTCTATATTCTTCATCGAAGAATTCAATTTGACGAGCTTCAAAAAAATTTCTGAATATTCTTTCTTTAGCGCGTTTATTATTTTGCTCGTCAATATATTCTTCGACAGCAGTTTGGATTTCTTCTCTTGTTGCAGAGCAAGGCGCTTCTAAGAAGCAAACATTAATACCCATAGTTTCTTCTGTCTGTGAAGTAAATTCCTTTATCATAATAACCTCTCCTCTTCGACTAGATAAATCTTATCAGAATTACAGCAAAGCGTGTCTACATTAAAGAATCAGGAAATTTTGCATAGTATGTATACCATTAAACATTACTCATCCCTGTTATTTCTTGTATAACTTTACTGATCTTGCTATAACAAGAATCGCAGAGCTGGAGCTTGACGCTTCCAGCTGCTGCCTTTATGAACGGCTTATCCTTCGTTGTTTCCAGCATTGGCTGGATTAAAGGAAAAGTCTCTACTTGATGAAAATTATATTTCACCGAAGTTTGAGGGGTACATATAACCTGCTGCTGAAAATTACAGCCGTCGCATTTTAATACTCCCTTATATGTGTTTTCAGTGAACATATTATCACCTCTTACTTTTTATTAATATCATGAAGTTTAGACATTTCTGACGAGAGCTTTCCGATAATCTCGATCACATTTGAAAGGATATCATCGACTGATTTTTTAGGTTCTTTGTTAGATTTAGTAGCAGTAGTGGTTTCTTCGCTACAACACTTAGGGCAGTTGCTGCAATCACCATCACAACGATTGTCATCATCAGAAACTGGAACGTCTCCTCTCAGCTCAGGCTCAGAGCACTTTTCGGATTTTCTTTCTTCTTCGCCTTTCTTAATAGCCTCAAGAGATTCCTGATTAAGTCTTTCTATTGCTTCATCGGCACTCATGAGCATATCAGAAACGATTTCATCGAAATCCGGCTCGTTATTTACAACAACAGTCACTGGAACTGTTGATGGAACATAAACCTTTCCATCGCAGAAGAACTTGCAGTAATTGTTACTACCATCGGTCATATAACTGAATACTTCTTCTGTTCCTGCAAGACCGAAACTATTTTCGACAACGATATACATATTGTTATTCTGCTTAGATCTAGGCAGATAATTATACACATATGTCTGTCCGTATCTTTCCATAAACATTTCAAAAAGATCGGACTCGTCCTTACTCTTTATGTCAAGAGAGGATGATGTATTCATTAATAAATCGAATACTCTTGACATATTTCTAAGGCTGTTTATATTGCGAATCACATTACAAATCGCAATATCATCAGCGATTCCCATAATAAGAAGCTGAATAGGAGTTAATTTATTTGTCGAAGTTATTTCCTTTATTACTGTATTCGACTTATTATCTATACAGTAGATGTCACAGCTTTTTGTTGAGCTACAGATTATAACCTTTACCAGATCAGAAAGTTCTGATGTGTTTGTATATCTGAACTGAGGGTAAGTTATTGCATCATTGATATCGTCTTCGACATCATAGTTTTGAATAGCTTGGCCTACTCTATAAACTCTAGGTACCGCTGCGTATGCCATTTTTGGCTGTGCCATTTTTGGATCCTGTATATCGTATATGATAATTGCAAGCTCTGTTCTGATGAATTCTCTGATTCTATCGAGTTCGCTACTACTCATCATATCCGAGTCGCAGCTGCAACAGATAATATTATTTTTTGAATTTATCGTGAGTTCACAATAGAACTCGATCGCTTCCTTATTGTTTCTCTTATCGAGAATCTCTTTCTGTACATCAAATGAAGTCTTTCCGTAAATTGTAGTATTGTTGTTCATGTTCATATATCTTTACCTCCTGAAAATTAGACCCAGGGCCATTAAAGCCCTGGGTTATCGTATAATCTTATTATATCAATCGGATTCTTGACATAATATTTGTCATTGATTTCCTGTAATCCGACAGGATCGATCTTGGAGTAGAACCAAGACATATCTGATGCTTCAGGATATGCCTGATACAGATTTGTCATCTTGACTAGATCTACTCTAGAATATCTATAAGAGAGATTCAAAGTATAACCATTCTCATACTCGGAATGTTTACTAAGAATCTTCTTCTTTGTTAACGGCATAAGAACATTATCGATAGCTTCGGGAGTGTTATACGCCGGAAGAATTAATCTATCTTCTAAAAGCTTTGTTAATATCTTAACTGCATCTTTAGAAGAGTAATAAGAATATAATGCTCTTTCTTTAAATGATGTAAGAGCAATGTATAATGAAAGAAGTTCAGGTGGTAAATTCACGTTCTGAGCTTCTTTGATATGATTTACGTATGATCTCCAATGAAACCATACGTTATTTCGTTCTACGCAAAACGAGGCATCCATATCGTTCGTTTTGCGTGGTCTGAAGACGAACGAATTTGGATGAATTGTAGGAATTTGCCAAGAAAGCAAATCCTTTGTTATTATTATATTAGGACAGTTATTATTACCGTATCGATTCAGTAGATTGTTAATCATTACTGACGGGATAACATGTCCTGATATAAAATATAACCTGGAGAAATATGGGACTAGAAGTTTAAGTAGAGAAATGTTCTTCTCTATTTCTTCATCCCTTGGTTTACATGGAATCTTGTCCGATCCCATTTTTTGAATAAGACCATCGTTAAGCACTCTCATATCTTGTACTAATTCGATGGACTCGTCAGAGTGAATGATGTGTATATTTGTTATTACACCATGTCTACTCCAATAGTATGCTCTAAAATGAGCACACATATTAAGAACTGCTGCTGAAAGGAGCAAGTCATCTCCCCATACAGTTCTTTTATATAATGGTCGCAATATAGTAGCCATATCAATAAACAGATTGATCTCTGTTGAATTTGCATATGGACTATTTGCGAATTGATTTAAAGTAATCTCTTTAAGCTTGTCGTACTTAATAAAATTACTATAGATAAAGTATTCCAACGGAATACTATTTATCTTTGAATCCATGTTATTGTTAAACATGGTTATCCCTCCTATCCTAACAACTCGTTCGGATCATAGTAATCATCTTCACAAGTTCCTGCGGATTCGTCGAAGAATTCATCGTCTTCTCCGAGTATGGAGTTGAGACTTTTTCTGAAATCGTCCCTTGATGATATTTCCTTAAGAAGTTCTTTAGTATTTCCATGTCCGGAAGCTATAAGAATTCTGGCAAGTTCACCTGGTCCTTCTTCAGTTAAGAAAGTCATTCCTTTAGCAGCTTGTTCGCTACCATCCGGATTAACTCTCCATCGTCTTAATTCTAATCGAGCCGTGGGGTTGTCCCCCCAACGAATCTTTCGAAAAGCATTAAATTGATTTCCTTCTTCTTCAAAAGGAAAGTCGACTCCGTCGACAACTTCAAATTTAATGACAGGGTTAACTTTCTTTTCCATAGTAACCCTCCTTTACATGAAGATATCTTCGCTAATCAGCTCAGGAAATACTGTATTTCTTATAAGCTGTTTAGCTTTTCTTGCGATCTTCTTAGCCTCGATACGATCGACGAATCTACCTTTCGAAGTTATAAACCCTTCAAGAATAGAATCTTTATTTTGATCAGGATCGATACCAAGAGCAAGACATTTATTAAAGCAATTAAAATGTCTTTTGCCCTGCACGATAATATACGATTCAGAAATCCTTATCTTCATTGCAGAGCAAAGAATTTTTTCTTTGAATATATTCATTTTATATTCAAACCTCCCTGACAAAAATTAAAGTGGGGCATATAATTGCCCCACCTTATTTTTTATCTGATCACTGCTGGTAATTCTCAGGCATGCAGTAATCAAATACGGTATTTGTGGTCGGCGAGAGTGCAACTACTGCACCTGCAGTGTTAGCGAACTCTCTGATTGCATTCGTATCAACGCGATTGATACGAACAACGAATTCAGCTCCAGCACAAGCAGTTGCATAATAGCACTCATATGAGTAACCCTTTCTCTGCTTGTAACCTTCTGAAGCTTCTGTTCCGTTAAAAATGTCCTTCACGAGCTTGTTAAGGTCGATATAGACATTCATGAAGCAGTTCTCGATTCTGCGTCCGGTTGCTGCTTCCTGGTTAACACATCTCACATCATGTGAGATGATACCCCAATCGATCTTGTTGATTGGAGTGTAAGCGTACTTACTAAGAGCTTCTTTAGCTTCGTTAGTAAATACTACAAAGCCGCTATTGCCGCCGGCAGCGTTCATATTACCGTTTGCAATATTAAGCTTGTTGATCTCTTCAAAGACGCTGTTTGAATTGTTGGCCTTACTGATAATGTGGTCAAGCGCAACAATCTTGTCCTTAAAGCCGTCTACGGCTCTAATTTCAGAATTTGTCATATATCTGAAACGGAGCCAACAACCAACCTGATGGCGCTTTGCAGGTACACGATACTTATCAGCATATGCCTTCTCGATTCCATTTGTTGAAACTTCGATTCTACAATCTACGAAGTCAACAAAAAGGGAGTTGAACATTTCGTTGATCAGAGTAGCAAGATGGCCCTGGCGAAAAAGCATATCGCCGGTCATCGTTGTAAATCTCTGAGGTTCCGTAACCTCGATAGTTGTTTTTGAATTTGTAGCCGCAGTATTATCTGCAGACTTTTCAGTTGAAGTTTCTTTATTTTCTTCAACTTCACATTCACAAGTTGCTGCGATTTCAGCAACTGTTCTTGTTGAAGATACTTCGCCGTTTTCCTCAACAATGTTATTACCGGTTTCAGTTATTGTTGCAATTGAAGCCTTCATTGACTTCGCAAATTCGCCGATGTTTGTACCATCGTACACAATTTTTTCCTTTGCCATTTTAGAAATCCTCCTGTTAGTTAAATATTTTTATTTAGAGAAGAAGTTATTTCTTCGTCTCTATTACACTTATATAGTATACAAGTGTTTTACTTTTTACCAAGCATAAAATCTACGACTTCCCTAGTCTCCGTATCAGTATCATAGTTTATGAGCGTAAGAGATGGTCCAGTCACGTAGAGCATTATATATGTGGTATCATCTGCACGAGAAGTTAAGAATATATAATCCAACTTGACCAATGAAAGATCAATTGTTCGATCGTATTCATATAACTCGTATCGTGTAATAACATTCGTTATATTCGAATGTTCATATATAGTCGTAAGAATACTTTCCGATAAAGAAGGATTTACTGGTTCTTCTTTATCATCAGGAATCGCGTAGTCTTTTAACGACTCTTCGATCAAAACACACTTCTCGTTGTTAGCGAGAAATATGTTATTATAAAGAATATTAGTCAGATCCTCGATCATATTGAACAATGTCTGTTTGAAATTGTACTGATATTTTTCGGGGATCTGTTCGAAACCTGTAACCTTGTCTATTTCTCCAACGATAAACAATGAAAGGAGATGTTTAATAAGGTAGAAAGGCTCGAAACGATGTATGTTAATAATGAAGGTTATTGGAGAGATAGAAAGCTCTTCTCCTTCATTAATAGCCATATAATCTTTCGAAACTATTGTCTCGAAATACACCGGAGCGTTACGAGTATCGAACGCTCTTATATTACAACACAATCTGTTATCCGATTTGGATTTTGTGACTGTGATATATATGTCCTGTTCATGAGAAATATCTTTCGTTACTCCTTTTACTGTAACGAATCTATACTCATTTTTTATATAGTAATCGTTGAATGGAATTTGTACTTGTCTTTGAACAAGTTCATCATTTTCATTTTTATTAAGTTCAACGCATTTAAGTATTTTCTGTTTTGTTGAGCTTAAATACTTTGAAACGATGTAGAACAATCTATAGTTCTCATCGTCTATAAATTTATATAAACACATACCAGTATTTATATCTTCATACTTGATCTTTGACGATTGTCGTTGTGATTTCATTTAAAACACTCCTTATTATAAGTATCGCTTTTATAATATACAAGCGTTTTAAGATTTATAATGATAATCTTTTCCGAGCTGATCTTCGGTCAGATTGAACTTGGAAGTTGTAGGATCGAGCTGTCCCTGATATCTTCCTCTGTACAGAAAGTCTACATCTCCTTCAGGAGCAGTAAAATGCACCTGAGCAATAAGCATATCTGGATATATCTTAACAGGTTCGATGACGAAAATTTCCAAAGTGTATGTTCCTTTGAAGCCGACGTCTCCAAATCCTGCTGTAGCGTGAATAGATAATCCAAGACGACCAACTGAACTTCTACCGTCAATACTTGATATGAAGTGATCGCTACTGATTATCTCCTGTGTAGCTCCTATGTATAATTTTCCAGGAAGAAGGATCAAACCCTCTTCAGGAATCTCGATTGTTTCAAATTTGAGGTCTTTGCGGGAATCCAGAACAATTTCATTATATACCTTAAGTTTGTTTGCGAGTTTTACGTTATATGAATTAGGATTGAGCTGGTCAATATTAAATGGATGTATTCCAAGACGACCAGCTTCTCTTTCTTTAAGAATCTGCGAAGCTGTCAACATAATTAATTCCTCCTATATAGGTATGATTAGATTATATTATAGTTATTCATGTAATAAAATATTACTCAAACATTAATTCAATTGTATATTATAATGGTGAATAACATAAACCAATAATCTTTTTGGAGGTTGATATAATGGATAAAAAAGTAATCAAGGTGCACAAGCACAGACAGCTCTATAGCTATGATGTAGCTATAGATAAAGAGAGTTCAGAAGTATATACTGATCTCATTGCAGCAGTAAACAAATTCTATGAACTCTCAGAAAAGAAATTCCGTGAGTTCGTAGTAACTTACACCTATGGCGGAGCTCCTATAGGGGCTATGACTATAAGTAAAAATTATCAGACGTTCTTCAATCCTGAAATTGAGAAGAACAAATTCAACGGTACTGTCGATATTATCGGCAATGCCTGGTTTGTTCAAAAAGAACGAGAGCAGCCGGAAGATCCGACACCGAAAGAGGATGAGATCTTAGCTCATCTTCAAAAGAATGAAAGTGTCTATTTCGATAGATACAAAGAGCAGTTGAAAGACGGCAAATGGGATAAGTCATTTATCGATAAAAATGATCTTAAGGAATTTCAGGACGCTGAATGGAGAAAAATCATGAAGGCTGACGATCTGTTACCTAAGGATCAAAAGTTGCCAATGACAACTAAAAACAAAATGTTGAACACGGCAACAAAAAACTTCATAGCAGAAAAAGCCACTGCTATGGGTGTTCACGAAGCTTGGTTTATTAATACGATAAGTGATGATGTAATAAAATCGCATATCGTGAAAATAAAACAGTCAGAGGTATCTGCAATGTACGGTCAGAAGTTCAGATACGTAGCAGATCCAGTAGCTCTGCAGAAAAAGAGAACTCAGCGTGCTTATAAGCTGAGCAGTAGATCTGTAGACGATGGATACTTAGCAAATAGACCGTATGATGAGTCTAAAGTCGACATCGTCAGATGTACCGAAAAAGCAATTCGCTATTTCGATATGATTGGCGAAAAGAAAAGAAACCGTCTGATCTCAACAAGAGATAATATTGGGTTTAAGTATTATACATATAAACCCGCAGGACGGTATTAATCATGAGAATCTTCTCGACGATTATGATGACAAAAAAGTCGAGAATGAATAAAAGAGGGAGGTCAAAGACCTCCCTTATTTTTTATCACTTTAAGAAATTTAATAATGCTTTAGCTGAATACTTGAGGGTATTATGAGTAATCTTAACACTATGATCCGAGAATGGTGTATTATGATAATACTCAGCAAAGTTGAATGCTTTATCGTACTTTGTTAAGTTAGAGAAGTTCTGTGTAAAGATATTCTTAGCCATTGCCCTATTACGAACCAACTCGTCATATCTTTCTTTTTTGATATTTTTCTTTGTCATTTCCTTCTCAATAGAATCTATCAGAAACCATAATCTTGCAAGTTCATACTTTATTCCCTCAAGATCTGTAGCGTTTCGATAAGCTTCAAGAAGCTGTGCGGTTTTATCAATCTCATCACCATAATCGATATTACCCATACGACACTTATAGATAATGAGATTACCGTCCTCATCGAATTCTACGGGGAATTTCTTCTGTTCATTAACAAAAGTAAAAGATTCTGATACTTTATTATCAGATTTGTGCCATGTCATCTCCTGACGATCTTCATCAATGTCTTTAGATAATACAAATCCAAGTCGTTCATATAATGCGATAGCGCTTGTGTTTTTCTTATATACATTCAAAACTAACTTGTCGTTGTTTGATTGTAGAGTTTTGATAATATCAGTCCCTATACCTTTACCTCTATGCTTGTTTGTTATATAAATTTCATCGATAAATTTCGCATCATTCTTAGGATAAACAAGCAATGATCCAGCTTTATCTTTACCGACGTATATAACTTTATATTTTGAAAGTTGAGCTCTTGTTTCTCTGCTACAATAGAAGTTTATATCTTCTAATAACTGAGGATTATTCTTTGGAGCATATTTTACAATAGTATCATATTTCCATTTATATAAGATAGAGATGTCGTCTTCTGTTGCATGTTTTAAGGTGTATCCCTTTCTATCTTCTGCGAAATATTTAAGATCCTGTAAAGCTTCAAGTATATTTTCATCATATACAGATTCGTTGATACTTAATGTATCTTTGTTCTTCTTAAGAAATGAGATCTGTCTTTTAACTTTTACTCCATTATACTTAGGAGCTATACCATAGTATACTTCAAAGATCTTATTCGGTCTTGTCTTTGCTCCATTGTAAATATCGCTTGGAGCTGGGATTTGCTGATCTCCAACGAGATTTATATCGCCAGACTTTAATACAGTATCTACAAATGTACTACAAACCTGCTGGTACTGATCATTGCTTGCTTTATGATTGATATGGAATATCTTATTTGCAAATATTCTAAGATCAAAGTTGGTCTTGTGATTCGCAAAGTCATAAACTGTTTTCTTAAGCTTAGTAACAACAGGCTTTTCTGCAAAGAATGCAAATACTGAAATTACATTATCTTTGAATGATGAAAGATTTTCTTTTATGAAGCCCCAGTTATTCTTACGCATATTGAATGAATAAACTTCATTCAGTTCAGGATCGAATGTTATACTAGCGTGTGAATACTCTGACTTGGTAACAAACTTTATACCCTGTGATATAACAGGAGTTTTACCCTTTGTCAGAACTAAGAATACTGGTTCATAGGTATCGTCAACAGCTTCATTCAATTCTTCTTCAGAAAGTTCTGGAATTGAATCAAGCTTAATAAAATGATCGACTGGATAATTTGCCTGAATAAGACACTTTATTCTTGAGGATGCATATTTTCTGTTAAACTCATAATCGATTTCTGGGTTCCATCCGAGCTCGAGAATAGATTGTTTTCTTGCTAATATCTTTTCCTTATCTCCAGATTCTTTAATCTTATCGTAGTCTGAATATAACTTTCTCATAGTAGCTACCCATTCTTTACGATAATCTTCGAATACATGATCTTTACACATATCTTTATAAGAATCAAACCACAAAGGAATAGATATATCTCCAACAAGTTTATCATTATCAGGATGATCAGAGTATTTGTTATTGTTGCCATACACTCCAAGATCAATCATTTCTTCTGGAGTGAAGTATGGTGTATCTACAAATAAAGCATCTCTTCTTTTCGAAGACTCATTTAACTTCTTTCTATATCTATTTTCTGCACACTGAATAACAAATGAATTCTCACCTAATGGAGATTTCTCAACAGTAGTTTCATCTGCAGAATTTAAAAGTTCAGATTTTAATTTATTATATCTCTCCTGATTAGAAATTCCATATAACTGACGAGATACATCGTCAGATTTTCTCATTATTTCATTAGATTGAGATCTGAATTCGTTGTACTGTTTTTCGAGATCTTCAAGTTTCTCACCAGCAGTGTTACCGTTCAATCCTGCAATTATATTATAATTAGACGTTTGGTCGTACATCTTAGCATAATCGTCTGCAGTTTCAGGGTATTGATCTTTTGGTTCTACAAGATTTATACGATCAGATTCGTCAAGAGTAACAGCATCCGGTAATTCAATGGTATCGAACGTATGATCTTCGTAACCTTTAACATCATCCTTAATCAGATTTATAAGATGAGGTTCGATATCATCAGAAAAGTTATCTGTTTTAATCTTGTTTCGATTATTATCATTTCCAGCGAGCGAAGATGTCTTCTTTTCAAGTTTAGTCTTGATATCTTCATAATGCTGCTGATTAGTTTTATTCCATATTTCAATAGATTTATCATCGCTTAATCTTTGCTGTCTCGGTGTCATAAGAGACAAAAAATTATTCCATTGCTGTTCGAGATCTTCTATATCATCTGTATCTTTGATGATGATATAATTTGTGTCTCTCATATAAGCATTCGCAAGGATATTTTTATAGTTATCCGACATAAATGATTCTCCTTTCAGCGATTTGAATTATTAAAATGTTCCCGAAGTGGATTAATGAGAAAAAAGAAAGAGCCGACTTAGTCGGCCCCTTCTATCTTCTTCTGGATAGCATTCTTGAAATCGAGAAATTCTTTTTCCTCGATATATCTATCGGGTAACAGAATTCCTTCTATTAAGCTTTTCAGCTCGTCTTTCGAATTTGCAAAATGTAAATCTGAAAATTTACATTCAGGAATGTTGTTGATAAAAACAACATCATTTTCGATAAATATATTATCTTCATCTATATTTATCTTATTCTGACATATTTTCGTTCCAGAGGTGATAGACTCTGCAACGATAAATTTGTCATTAATTGGTTGAAACAATGGGAGTATCGATGGACATGTCATATGGGTCGGTGTAACGGTATCGATACCCGCTTTTAGGATAAGGACCACATCCACGAGACTCACCCTTGAGAGGACGATTATGTTTCTTGCTGTGTTGCGAGTAGCAATCGCAATTTTATACATCGGCTTTTTCATAAGAGATTTCCTCCTTAAAAATATAAAAAGTAATAGACATGTATGTATTGCCTATTCTACTAAAATAATATATAAATACAATTTTTAAAAATGACGGAAATGACCGAGTAGCATAATGCTACTCGGACAAATTTCATATATCATCATAAAAAGATAAAATTCGGCTTATCGTCGAGACGACTGTAGATTTACAGGTCTTCTCCCATAACTCTGTAAATCAAGCGTCTCAACGATATAGATTATGTTGTTCTCCCCAAAACAAGTAAGCCCAACAAAATAAAGCCCTTGTTCTGGAGAACGCTGGAATGGACCGTAAAAATATTTCTCTCTTAGCATTAAGTAACGAATTTCAATAATACGAACGGTAAGCGCAAAAAAACGTTTTAGTGAAAGCGAAACCGAACTAATAATTCAAATCGTAAGATTCCAATCACGTCTGATTTATCAGAAGCTTTGAGCGATTATTTTTACATTATATTGTTATATAGTGTGTAATTATTAATTACTACCATTGTTACCTTCAGTATAATAAATAGAATCGTGAACGGCTTCAAGATGTAAAGCGTATTTACGAATCTCCTCCTGAGCATGTTCATCAGTTCTAAGAGCCAAGAATGAGATAAGAGAATCGAGACTAAATGTCATATAGATTCTCTTACATAATACATTAGAAGGTAAGAAGGCTCTTGCATCTTCCTTCTTAAATTTGGATTTAAGAAGCTGCGGATAAATAGACATAAGTTCTGCCGCAAGTTTATCCGGAGTCATATTAACTTCCTTGCCGAAGATCTTGATATTGATTGTCTTGTCCTTGATAGAATCGGGTACATAGAAATCGTTACCGGTGTAGTTTACATAACGCTGAGACTCCTGTGTAATTCCGTTACGATGTCTTACAAGCTGATGAGTGGCAGTTCTTGACATATTCTTGAAGAGAACAGTAAATGGAAGCGTAGTTAATACTTCTGTAGGTGTAAATCCATATTTGAAAGCGAAATCGATCATTTCGTCCTTATATTCCTTTGAAGGGTATCCATATACTTTAATTTGTGGAGTTTCGATAAGATTCTGAGTTTCGTTTACATCTTTACAATCGTCTTCAGGACTTAAGATGACATCAACAAAACGATTCATATCGATTCTTCCGGTATGCTCAATACCACAATAGAATTCTTTTACTGTATGATCGTAAAGAAGAGACATAATATCAGTGAATATCTCGCCATCAAGATTCTCAACCTTTGCTACAAGATCAATAAATCCTCTTATAGAACCGCCGATAAGAAGATTAAATGTATTGTCTTCATTCACAGTCATATAATGTCTCAAATACTGTGTTCCTGCGAAGATATCAGCGAGTTCAGGATACTGGCTTGTAGGTCTGTTAACAAGCATCATAGAGAGGTATCCGTGTTCGAGAACAGAACCGTGACCATGTTTTACTCTCTTAGAGATATACTCTTTCTTTTCTTCATAAGTAAGGTCTTTAGTGTTATCATAACATGCAGTACATGCTTCATAAATAATGCTAACCGCATCGTTATAATATAACATCATTGAGGATTCTTTGTTTGTGAATTCAAGTTTCATTTTTATTTCCTCCGTTACGTGAATTTATTAAAGATACCATATCGTTTATAACTATACTTAATGGTATTCTTTGAAAATCGTGATTATCTATTGTCCACATAGGAACACGTATAACATTAATCTTATAGTTAATCTTATAATCTGTTTCTAAAATATAGAGAAGATTATAATACAAATTCTTATACATATTAGAATAGGACTCTTCGGAGTCTTGTATTATCTTATAATCAATCATCTCATTCTTAGAAGAGTTTTTGATTATTTCTTCCATATAAGGATTGTTAGAATCGAGCATGACGATATTTAAATTTATAGAATCTTTGTACCCAATCATTTGCTTCAGCGATGGGTATTCCTCAAGTTGTACTGTGAATATACTGAAAGCTGACTTTACTTCATATATATTAGAATAGAATTCGCTGAACGTTGTGTTTAAATCTTTCTTAAATAAGAACAAGAATTTCTCACAAGCTTCAGACAATGCGCCTGATTCAACATCGCAATCAATGACCCCTGTTATAATATCATGCAGATAATTATAATACTTACTATAGAAATTGAATTTTGAGTAGTTATATATAAATGTGCTTATATATGATCTATCCAATAAATATGCAGGCAATACCGATTGATCATTTTTATAATCAGATATTATATTACAGAGATGTTTATCTTGATCCGTAAGGTTGACTCTTACCATAGCATCATAGATTTCTATTAGATGCTGAATATTGTTTGCTATCGTAGGTAGAATAGTATACATAATAGCCTGTGGTCTACTTTTCACAAGCTTATCTACAACTTCACCGTCTACATTAGTAACTGCTTCCTTAAGATGCTGTAAGAGAATTGGTATTGTACATTCTTCTATCTCTCTAGCCATCTTTACAAGGCTATTCATTTCTGCAGTTACATCATTTGTAGGAAATTTAATTATATCTACACTATGTATATTATCTGGATTAGAAGCGATCTTATTAATTAGAGTTGTTTTGCCAGCACCATTTAACCCTTCAAAGATATATATTCCTTTAGGCAATGGCGTTATAGGTTCTTTATCTTCTTTATTATAATGTCCTGTGTACATGGTGTTAAACCTCCTGTATATTTTATATTATAAAGTTTTACTATGGGTGAAATTTGCTCGCGCTTTGGGGTGTTTGTATTCTGTAATCTATACTATAAATCTTATATTTGTAAAATATTAGTATTTTTTTAATATTGAATAAACATCTATGTAATAGAGGAGCAGGGGAAACAGGGAAGGTATTAATAGGAACAGAGGAAAGAGGGAGCATAATAATAGGAGCAGAGGAGCAAGGGAAGATAATAATAGAGAAAAACTGGAAACAGGGAAATAGGAGCAAGGATATGGGGAGCATTATAATAAAATTCCAATTCCAAGACAATTTCCCATAACATTATAGTAAGAATAAATTTTTTCATTGTTCATAAAATTCTCTCTGGATTTTATGATTGTCTCCTTTCAGTTTTGATATATAAAGATAGTCTAGGGATTGTCCCTAGACTATTCTTCTGCCAAATTATTCTATATACTTATTATTCTAATATAATAATCGATAAAGAACGAGACTAGGGAATTTCCCTAGTCTCGTTTCTATTATTCCTCAACTTCCAAATCAGGATGATGAATATTATAGTCCTGTTTAATTCCCATTATATCTTTAACTTGTCTATCTAATTCAACTAAGAACTTATAAGCTAAAGTATACTGTAATGGAGCAGTAATCATACGTTTATCAAATGATACCATTGAAACAAGACAATCGATAACTTCGTTATCTCTGTAAGATGATCTCGGTTCATTACCAGGATCGAATACTTCTTTAGCAACACCCTTTTGAGCTCCAAGAATAATAAGTTTATCTCCAATAGAGAAGTCATCTTTATACGAAACATATATTTCAATAAGAACACCTTCATCTACATTCTTCAACTTACCAGTACTGTCAAGACGATAGTCTGATACATATTCTTTAGCCTTTTCTGGATCGTACTTTTCAATAGTCTTTCTGATTCTGTTCTGAGAATTCTCATAATCCTTAACAATCTTCTGAAGAGAAGGAGAGAGTTCATCGATCTCTACTGTACGATATATCTTAATATCTTCAATAACACCAGTATTATGAGACTTGATCGGAATTCTACCAAGAGATGTTACAGTTTCTTCATCATCTACGAGATTCTTCAGAAGAACGTTTACATCATCATCTTCAAAAGCATTCTGCATTACCATAAGAGGTTCACCCTCTTCAATCTTCTGTCCAACCTTTACCAGATTATATACGTTAGTATTCTTAGAAAGGTTAACATCAACCTTAGTAACTACATTAGACGACAGAGCATTACTCATATATCTACTTACAGCACAAGAATCTTCGAATCCCTCATCTGTAGTAAGAATAGCGATTTTAGCAATAGTTCCCTGATTATAAGTAGCATTATCATCATAACCAATACCTGTAGTATATGACATAGGATCATAAGCAATCAAGTCTCCAGTTTTTACTGTAGAACCAAGCTTATCTGCAGGTTTAAGTTTAATAGATGTGTAGAAACCACCGTCAGAGTTTTTATATACCTTATTATTTAGATCGACATATTCAATTGATCCATCCTTATACTTAACTACGATATGATCAGAAGTCTTCTCTACGACTTTACCATCCATTTTAGCGTTTATAGAGAAATAATCTGGAGTGAAGTTTGATAAAGCGTCGTCCATACCGTTAGTAATAAGAAGAGGATCACCTCCAGCTACTCTCATATCATGCTTAGTACGCTGAGTGAATGACATAGCTTCACGGAACGGGTCATCATGAGTTGTCGAAAGTGGAGTAAGAGCTTCTGCAATACATGTAGTATTAACGTCATTCATAATATCCTTATTATCTGCAGTATCTTTGATATAACCACGCTTACCAGATATATTCATATTAACTGTTGTCTGACGAGTTTCACCAACCGTTGAAGCGAAACCAGTTGACATAGCTAATATACCATTCATCGACTTGTCATAAGTTCTCTTATCCAAACTATATGAACGTTCAGAGTTCATACCAGATAATCCTTTAAATGAAACCGTATTGGCAGCTTCAGCATAACAAAGATCATTTATAGTAGACGCATCAGATGTAGTATTATCTGTAAGAACCTTATCTACAATTGCTGACTGTTTGATAGTCATAACAGCCTTACCAGTTTTCTTCATCTTTGTATGATAATCAGCATAAGACTCTGATAAAGCTTTATATGTATAACCAGCAATTAGCTCATTTGTTCTGAATCTGTTTCCGGTAATATCAACGTGCTTATTGAACTTAGAATCTGTAAGAAGATTAGAAGCATAGAATAATGCTGAACAGAAATCGCTAGGAAGATTATAAGCTTCACATGTTCTTATAGTGATAGGGTCAAACATCAGGTTATAGAAGTTATCAAGACCATCAGCCTTTATTCTTCCGCCGAATATATCAAGCATTTCTGTCCACATAGATTTTGTATCTATATCTTTGATAGAATAATCTTCTGTATTACATTCTTTAAGACCATTCATAAGAAGAGATGACGAATAATCTATTTCATAATATAAGAATGCATCTTTGAACTTGATACAGTCGTATGATTCACGAGGTCTTTTTTCTCTCTTATCACGGATTTCATATTTAATTCCTGCTTTATTGAGAGACTTGGTAAGACCTTCGCAATATGCTGCGACTACAATAACTGGAATGGTTGTATTCATGATACTAGCCTTTGAATAAGAACATCTTGAGCTAGGCTTAACCTCATTATATATAGCTTCAAATTCAGGATCTTTGATAAGAACACCACGAAGTTTATCTGAGAAGAAACGATCATTCTTATCCATATAGATAACATACTTTTCCGAAGAATTATAACCAACAGGAATACCTTTAGAGTAATTGATTTCTTTTTCGTATTTAGAACGGATCTCATCCTGGTCAAAATAGAATGTCGTGTCTCCGTAAGAAATCGTAGAATATTGTGAGCCGAAGTCGATATAGTCTAAAGGAAGATCGTATTTAAGAGCTCCGAAAGCATTACTACCGATCTTAATCTTAATCTTATTTCCTGTATATTTACCAAGAGCTTTTGACAACAGATCTGATACTATATTAGACTTACCAAATGTAGTACCAAATATTCTGAAGAATATCTTGTTGTAGTTTGTTGTGATCTGGCAGACATCCTTTTCTGTTTTAATAATTGGGAGATTCATGAGCTGTCCGTTGATAGTTTTATCGTTACCTCTCAATCTCATAAATCTATTATTCTTAAACTTAGGAATATCGAATTTAAGAGTAAATCTTGTACCCTTAATATCCTCCATCTGAACAGTCCAAGTTTCAATAAGATCTTCGGATGTTGAAGTATCTTCGACCTTAACATCTCTTACAGACACAGGAATTGTTCTTGTTCCAAAGAATGCGAGTATCGCCATGATATCTTCATCGACATTATATGACTTATTAAAGTTAATGTATTGTAAGTTATCCCACTGATCTGCATTGATCGAGTTGATATTAATTTTAGTAGTAGGAAGAGGATCCTTATCTCCAATACTCTCGGAATTAGAAATAAGTTCTTTAACAGTCTTACCTTTAACTGTCTTTTCTCTGAATCTATCATTAAGCTGATTGATACGAGATGTTCTTGTAGCAGATGCTTTGATTTCGCTATTTTCTTCATCAGATATATCCTGAATAATATTAGCGATGTATTCTTTTTGATCAAGACTATCTATAGCAGACTCTACAGAATCTGAAGAATCAGCAACGTCTTTAATAGCAGCTACAACTTCTGCTTTCTTAGCATCAATATCCTGTTTGTTTTCACTCTTAGAATTATCTCCCTTAACAGGAGCCATATCTTTACTGAGTTCGTTTCTACTCTTACCTGTTAGATTATAGAGCTGAACTTTCTGTGTAGTTTCGATTCTATCAATAATATCTGTAACGATAGCGTCAGGAGTATCCTTTATTAAATCGTCAGACTCAATAGGAGAATTGTTGATTATACGGTTAATGTTCTCCATAAATCTAGAAAGGAACTTCTTTTCGAACTTATCAAGCTCAAGTTTGAAATAACCATTAGTTCCGAAGAAAATAAACGTAAATTGTTTAATCGCTCCTATTGAAGCTAAATTGTCCTTCCTCAGCTTACGTACTAAGACCGATATAGGATTGACTGATTTCGTATAATCGAATATATCACGATTTTCCTTGTACCAATCCATAACAGGTACGAATATTGTGTTAGAGCGGTATCCTGCCTTCTTAAAACGGTCTTGGTTCGTAACACGATTTAAAAAGTCGAGATACAAATCGATACCTCTATCTCTTGTGTAAGCATTATTATTGAAGAAAGCTTTATTATAGTATGAAGTATCGAAGAAGAGATTCATTCCCTTATACTGAGAAATATTAAGCTTAGTATTCTTAATAACTGGACAACTTTCTTTAATAATTTGATATATATCGAGCACATCCTTCTGATTCTTCAATCTTTCAGGAAACAGCATTTTTTTGAGGATAGCATCATGTTTAGCATCCTCTTCAAATATATCATCAAAGACTATAGCGTTAGTTGCAGTTCTTAAATATGAATTACAAAGCATAATCTCGTCCATCATACAATATTCATTCATAGGTGCGGATACGATATCTACATCTTCGATCGGAATTGTTAAAGTATCTTTATTCTTTGAAACAAGTCCAGAGAATGATAATTTTTTGAGTTGCTGTTTAAGAATAATCTCAAGTTTAACGGCAACTTTAGACATTATAACTTCATTAGTTCCAATACACTTAACGTCTAAGAATTTGACTTTATTATTATACAGAAGATATCTTCTTGTATTGAGAATCATTGCAGTTATAACATCATCTTCATTTTGAAGATCTCCCATAGATTTACAGTATACATAGCACTGAAGATTCTTGTCTCGAAGATTCTTTTCACAATATGAAAAACCAGAGAGTTCTTTATCGACATACGCCATATTCATATACTTTATATTACTCAATGAAGGATAGAAATAGTCGTTCTCTTCTGCATAATAGAATTCACTACAACGTTTCATTTTTTCATTAATATCATTCTTATTATTAAAAGCAACCACCTCTACGTCACGATAGGTAGTGTATTCTTTTATAGCTTTATAATACTTAGAGAATCTGTTCTTCTCTCCAACTTCAAGATCGGTAATCTCAAAATCATCGAGTTTCTTAATAATATTTTTAGCAAGAGTTTCTTCATCTTCCGGATCAACATGGTTAAACATTCGGATGGCAGCTCTTACATGTTCTTCATCATTTAATGGGAACTTTCTCTTAGACGGAACTCCAAAGTTCTTATCAGGAATTCCTTTTCTTTTATTGGCAGATAACTTACCCTCAGTAAGACACATATTAATAGAGTCCACTATAGGATCATAGTCGTACTCCACGCCAACAACATTATTTTCTGTTGTTATAATAGTATTAATAGACTTTTCAATATAATATGACTTAAACCAGTGTCTGTTAATAACAGAAGTTGAGTTGATCATATTAATAGAAGATTCAATATTTGGTGTTAAAAGGGTAACTACGCTACCCTTATTCTTATCTTCCGACGTAGTTGGAATGATAAGCTTATTATTAGAATTATACATCTTAAGATGCTTAAGCTCATGTACATGAATCATATAGGTTTCCCCTTTCACTTTTATAAATTATTAAAATGTTCCGTTTAGCCGATTTTACCCCTGTAAATCTTAAGTATTTGGTTTATATATTATTTCTATGACTGAACGCACAAGTTCAGTCGTGACCAAAAAAATAAAGGAGGTTCAAATATTGGTCAAAAAAATAAAGAGGAATATGCAGGTCATTGCGTATGCCTCATGTATGCTGATAACAGCAGCAATCCTCTTTTGGGGTGCTGCTAAAACTCAGCATACAGTAGAAGAAACTGCTGCAGGAACAGGCGGAGAACCTGCGGTAGTTCAAACTATAGGTCCGCCACCATACGAGAGCTTCGGTATGCTAAAGGCAAACGCTGCCGAGCTCTCAAACAATGTTGCTGGTGCTATATCGCAAATAATGCCAGCAACGACGGATGTTGTAACAACAACTACTACAACTACGGTTGTTACAACAACTACATATGAAGTCCCAGTGTACGGGATCTCTAAGACAGAGGCTATGAATGGCTCTGTCGAGGATAGAGAGAAGTACATATGGGACTTCTTTGTTAAAAAAGGCTACGACGAAGTAGCCATTTCTGGTATTCTCGGCAATATGCTTGTCGAGGATCCGACCCTAACAGGGTCAAATCGTTCCGTCGGAATGAACGACGGAACATTCACTGATGGGATCATTCAGTGGGATCCCTTCAGTAAACACCAGACATGGGCAAACAACCATGGCTGGGAGTGGTACGATCTCGAGGGACAACTCGAGCACGTACACGAAATGATTCTCGGCGATGACTGGGCCGAGAATCGCGTAAACGGTATCGTTGGTTACGAATACCAAAACAGTGGTATCGTTTATGTTTACATAGACGGGACAGAGTTCCCGTCAGAATGCGGCAACGTTGCTCAGGCGACAGTCGCATTTGAAAGGGGAATTGAAGGATCCTGCTCCTGGAGTCGAGATCGTTGCGATTCCCGAATAAAACTCGCCTACGAGATATACGATAAACTCTCTGGGCGATAAAATATAATAAGAAAAAAGGAGGTTCTTATGAAAAAGGGTATTGAGTTATTATATACAATAGGCTGGGTCGGAGGCCTGTTGTATGTAGGCTCACTCTTTGGAGTGGGCAATGCATTAATTGCATTAGGAGCGGTTGTATTATTCTACTTTAGTCAGCAGATTTATCTGCTGATATTTGGTAACAATAATACCGCTACCACCAACAACGCAACAATTAATGAAGAGGAGTATGAAGTTAAGAAACTCCCTCTTCGCAAAAATAAAAAGGTTCCTCTCGAAGAGGAACCTGAATATGAAGATGACGATGTGCAGAAGCACCGTCGTCATGCACTGTTCGACTCATTTAACAAGTGAGTCGAACAAAAAGGGAGGCGTACATGCCTCCCTTATTTTTTTTATTTCATTTCATCATAATAACTCCATATAATATTACCAGGAACTGATATATCTCCGTTATCATTCTTAAGAAGAATTACATCGCATTCACTTTGAGGAAGTTCAGTATTGTGACTTATAAGTACACACTGAGTAGCATTTATAAGATTCATAAGACTATAGAGTACATTGAAAAACTCCAATCTATTATGACCATCAAATGGAGCATCGATTTCATCTCCAACGATAATGTTTAATTTTGTAGAAGTTTGACTTAAAAGAGATATAGATATAACCATAGATATCAATGCTATCTGAGCAGATGACATACTTGATACATCCATATGATTAAGCCCACCCTCTACAGCTACAGGTATATTAAACTCTGTTTCTGTTATGTTAAATGGAAGTAATGTAAAGATCCCTCCAAATAATGTAGATAATATCTCATTAGCTTTATCAAGCATCTTATTCAGATACATTCCGATGAATACCATCTGAATACCATTCTTTGTAGGAGAAGAATATTTCTTAAGAGTTTCTACCTTATCGAACATAGTCTTAAATTCAGCAAGCTCTTTATTATACTGAACTGCTATAGACATATTATACTTAAGCGACTCTCTACGATTAAGAAGAGGCGTAAGCTCTCTATCAGTTGTTACGATAACGTCAGCAGCTTCTTTAATTATATTTTTATATTCATTGTATTTTGATATCTTAGTTTTGTTATCGTCAAGATACTTTTCAAGTTCGGATATTTTTATTCGAAGATCAATCATCTCGACACATGTAGATTTTATTTTACTAAGATATTCAATATCTTCCGAGATAACTTCAATATCTTTACTTCTTTTATTTCTCTCATCAGTAATCGCTTCCATCTTTTTAACATCTTCGTCAAGCTTCTTTCTAATATTAGAAATATCCTTCTGAAGTATTTCAACAAACTCAGCCTGAGACTTGAGAGACTTTATAGTGTAGCAGATATCGGTATGAGCTTCTTTAAGCTTTTTATACTCTTCAAAGTTATTTGAGCCATCCAAGTATGTAGAGAAGATATCCATATATGAATCAAATGTTTTCTTGCTTAAAAAGTATACCATGTGGGTTAAGTCGCCATTTATTATATTCTTAACAGGTTCGTTAAGAACGGGTATCTTAGCGATTGTAGCGTAATTAGAACGTAAAGCTATCTTAATTTCTTTTAAGAACTCTCTACATCTAATATCAGCTTCAATTCGTGCAAGCTCCAATTCATAATTCTTTTTAGGAAGAAGGTTTTTTATTTTTTTAGATGCTTCCATAGCAGTTTTGATAAACGGACAATCGGCATTTTCACAATTGACCGGTTTCTTATCAAGAACTTTAGCAAGGTCTGTATTCATTTCAATGGTTCGAATGTTATCCTCTACCTTTCTTTTATCTTCCTTTAACCTTACAATAGATTCGTCAAATTTAGTATTATCTATACCTCTAAGATACTCTATTGTTATATCTCCATATGTTCGACAGTATTCGGCTACTTTATTCTTAATCTCAATAAGATTAATATACAGGCATTCAAAATCCTCTTGAGTCATAGACTCGATATCAATATCAAGACGACCGATATGTTCCTTTAGATATTTCATTCGCTCTTCATAATTCTTTTTCATCTCGATAGCCTGAGAATATGAGGTGCCGTTAGTAATAGCTTCGAGTTTGGTTGTTTTAGCTTGAAGTTCAGCAGCGTCGACTTCTCTGTCTTTAAGAAGAGCTTCAGCTTCTTTATTAAGACTATCGATTTTATTCTCATGATCACGTTTCAAACTTTCCAAACTAAACACTTTATCATCTATATCTTTAATATAAGCTTCTATGAGTAAACAAAAATTGTTCGGTTGAGAAGGGTAAACATTTGGAAATTCGAGATCTTCATATTTATTGTATATGAAATTGCTTAACTTAACAGCTTCCTTGTACTTTAAATTTAACGCATTTCGATACTGTTCAAGATTAATATTATATTGATCTACTCTTTCAAAGAATGACAGATCCGGATTTATCTCTCTAATAGAACCTTCTGCAGCGCTTTTAGTTTTGAGAGCTTCTGTATTTCGACGGGAAATATCCTTAATTTTATTATTAAGAGATACAAGTTCCATCTCTATCGTTTCAGCATTACCGATAGAATTTATCTTGCTTATGATAGTCTGCATTAATCCTTTATATGTAGATGACTTCTTGTTAAGAGTTTTGTATATATTATTATACACTTCTGTAGATGTCAAGATACTGTTGACATACTTCTTTCTATCCGCAGGTCTCTGATCAGCAAGACCTCTTTTATTAGTAGAAAGCTGACATAGAGATATATAATTTGGATCGAGTTGAAACTCTTCATATATTATATCTCTACACGAACTGATATTACCACTAGGATTAAGATCAATCTGTGATCCGTCGTTTAGATTAATCTTATACACATGTCCCTTTGTAGTTAAACGTTCTCCATTATTAATATTAATCGGGTGTTCGAATTGAAGAAAGTATATAATATTAGTGTATTCATCAAAGTACTCAATTTCTTTGAATGCTGTTTTACCAGGAATGAATTCTTTATTATCATCAGGTAACGGTTTAAGTGATCTTTCTATAGTAGACTTGCCAGAGCCATTGTCGCCTCTGAGAAGTATAATCCTATTCTTACATTTTGTAAAGTCAATTTCGATATGGGTTCTACCCATACCGTTATAAATTCCTCCATAGTTTACGAGCTTCAGCCTACGTAATAACATACGATTAGACCTCCTAATTAGTATATTTGTATTATATAGTTTTTCATTCTATAAAAAACGAATGGAAGTGGGCTCAGGTGTATACCTGAGCCCCAATTATGAAGAAACAACAAATAAAAAAATTCACCATTTAATTGCTGTCACTATATAGTTAGTATTGTGTTAAAAATATAATTTCGCAGCACTTAGTCCCAGGGCTCCGCTTCCCTGGGACTAGGCCAAAAACTTATGAAAAGAAGTATAAAATGTATTTTTCAGGAGATTCAAAAATGAAATCCGAGGGGCTTCACGCACACCATCTGTGAGGCTCCTTTACCATGAACAATAATGGAAGAAGACTATAACCCGATCATCTTCTTCAATATATTGTTCACAATATGTTCAAATAAAATCATATGTTTTATCAAAAAGATACTGAATAGTCTTCGGATCATAGATTAATGGACGAGGTTCTGAACCAGTCCAATCTATTATATATTTAGCATGACATTTTTTGCATACAAATTGAACGACCTCTTTGTGGTGAGTCGTTTCAAAAGCAAGATTATTACTCTTACATTTCATACAAAATTTTTCTCCAACTTTTATAAAGGCTTTCATAACGATCATCACCTTTCGCGTAAGATATATGAGGAGCGGAATTCGCTCCTCATATATTAGTTCGCATCTTGTTCATTATCGACATCTGAAGACTCGTATTGTGCACATTCAGAATCGTTCTCTGTCATTTTTGAGCAATCATCCGAACCGCTGTATTTATTTATTATCGATTCGATATCAATACTAAATCTTTCTTTAGCCACAACACAGAGAATCTCATAAACACCTACTGAAGAGAGTCCTACAAATATAAGCGATATAACCTTGGAAACATTGTCTCTATCATCAAAAGTACCAGGTATCGCGAAACCTAGGCATATAGACACAATAATATTTATGTAAGGTATACACTTATTAGGAATTCTCTTAAAGGTACCTTTAATCAGTGTTCCCAGAGCCAGGCAAGCTAGAAGTATAGTGATAGCGTTACCGATAAATAACTCAGATATAGCAGAAGTTATGGCATCCATAATTTGCACTCCTTTCCGCTTTTTTACTATAATGTTAAAAAAATAAACGGGAGGGCTGACCCTCCCGTAAATTTATTTCTTAACGAATTCACTATCAATATCGGTAACCGGAGTTAACTGTGAAGACGTAAGAACAGATCCTCTGTCTTCACCGAAAACTCTTCTAAGGGCATTGTTTAATTTTATAGAACATTCTGTGAATGGAAATGCTCGGTAGTATCCATTAGTAGGATCTATATAAAGTGGCTGATAGCATGATGTGCAGTACCCGACACACTTATAAGATATACCTTCTACCGAGATAGGGTTACCGTTTTTACCGATACGGAGTTCATTCATTTCTGACTCAACTACTTTTACTATACCGTTACAGTGTGGACATCCACCTGGGTCGATATGACGTATAAGTCGTCCCAAGCTCAGATTGTTATTATTCATAATACGCCCTCCTATTCAGGATCGGTATATCTGATTTTTCTGATATCGCCAGAAATTACAACTTTCGCATCAGGATACTGACTATAATATGCTGATGGGTCGCGGACGATTTTAGTAAAAGACTTACCAGTGCCAGAAACGAAAACCTGACCGGGTTTATAATTTTTATTTCCCATTTTTACCTCGATTTCTTTAGTCTGTTCAAGGGCAGTCAATGAGAACATGAAATATCTGTGATTAATATCATGAGTTGCAGAAGAGTTGTTCATATATAATAGCCCCTTTCAAGCATAATTGTTCCGCTACCCTCTAATGGATAACCTGCAATTACATCATCTATAAGCTCGGTCTCTACCTGAGGATCGAGAATCTGATGTACAAGTTCTCTGTTAGATATAGCGACATTCAAGTTTTCAGATTCGTCAGTACCAAGAAGATCATTCTTAGCCTTAAAAATCTCTACTATATTGTTCGCCCTTCTATACTCATCCATGATACCATCAATATTCTTTTCCCAATGATTTGGTTCACTGAATTCAGATAAAGAATATGAATCTCCATACACATCTGCATATGGACACAATATTCCAGACATTCCTGGATCTGTATTCGAAGAATTGTCTTTGTCTACTCTTCCAAGATGAGATGCATTTACGAGTCTATACTTATTTGGCACTGCAGATGTCTTCTTTTCACCGATACCTGCAATACCTTTATAAGTAAATTTCAACACATTCAACGCATCATTATCATTGACAGAATTCTTGTATGGTACAAGTTTACATCTCTTAAGCTGATCGAGCAGATAATTGTAATTGATACTAACAGCCTGCACCAACTTCTCGATAGTAAATTTGTTTCCGAGGTTAGACAGACTATTTATATTTGTTGAAAGCTTCATCGCATAAAGACTTGCAATATACTCAGCGTAGCGGATACGCTTAGTTGAGATATTACAGTTATCCTTAGCAATCAAAGCCTGGAACTCATACATTATCCAGCGTATTACTGAATATACGCTGTCTTTCTGATCATCTGGAAGATGAAGAAACTCATTAGTAGCAATGTCTATACTATGATTTAAAGAATCGAGAATAGCCATACCCTGAGTTTCGTTATTATAACTGTTTCCAGCTCTTGTTTTATATTCATTAGAGAGCTTGATCTTCCAATACCAGTTTCCGAACATTTCATTTATCGGTTCTTCCTTGTAATTGGATATAATTGTATATACCAAGCTCTGTGCTACCGGATTAGCATCGTATATCATTTTAGGAATGCTCACATACAATCCGTTTTTACTGTCAAAGCAGTAGAACTTTGGATCTTCGTATGGAGTATCACTTATATAGATATCGTTAACACGCAAGAAATTCATCGTTCCATATATACCGAATTCAGCAAGGAAATACTTGATTGTACTAAATCTCTTTCCGAACATTTCGGAAATAAAACATTTACAATCAACAGAATCCTTTTCGATTGTCTGGAGTTTGAAGTTCTTCAAGTATGTTGTAATCTTAGCCGACTGCGATTTAAAAGAAACCGCAGCATCGGCCTTCTTATTATTGCTAGACGAATTATTGTATGTGCTTCCGTCTACAATCTGATAATATGCCGAATACATACATCCAGATATATAGAAATAGTATTTATCTACTATTCTAGGTATTGATATATATATCGTAATATTTCTACCTTCGCCACCAACTTCAAGATAGTAGTTTACTTCAAGAAGTGTGATAGCGGAGTCCTTAAGATCGATATAATCGTATTTATTTATCTTAATACGTTTATTCTTTCTTTTAGACTCAAGATTATGAAGAATACCATAGATCTCTCTATAGTCATCGATTACTCGATACCCTGTCACCTTAATGGTGAAAAACTTGTCTCTTTGAGCGGAGAGAAGAACTTTGATTACATGATTTATAATATGCTCTTCTTTTCTATCAAAGAGGATTGGATTAAAGCGTTCTCTATGAGTTTTGTTATACTCACTTAAGAACTTTGCCATCATTGACGACATTTTAATCTCCCCTTCCTGGCACAAGAACTACAGTTACAGGACGTCCCATAGGATTGGGAACATCCGGAGAAGCATCTTCAAACGTTACTGTCATGCGAAGATCAAAATTCTTTGCAAACTCACATGCCTTATTCTTTGAAATGTCTGTACCATTAAGCTTTCTGCGATCATTATTAAACTGACCATCAAAACGATCGCTATACTTGTTTATATCGCACTTCTTATATCCAAGTGCTGTTTTAAGGCCCACAAGCAAAGGATCCTCATCTTCTGCAAATATAGGCCTATAGATATTTGCAGGATCACAGAGAAGCGATCTAGCTTCGCTCTCATAGAGTTTTGTCTGCGCCAATACCAATTCTTTTAAATTGGTAACATCGCTAAACTCTGCAGTATTTTCTGTAGAGTATTCCGACATCTGATCTTCTGTTGGCATCACAATTCTATCAAATGCGGAATAAGGATTGTGATAATATCCGACCATTTCAGGGTCGTATGTTGTTGTTCGTATTGGGAGTACACAATTTTCTATACGAACTGCCTGACCATTGTATAATTCTGGGTCTGGGTTTGTTATATAGGTAGAATAATCAACTACATTAACAGGTCTACCCTCAATGAATGTCTTATCGAAAACACTACCATATTTCATATTTCCATTTTCCATTGTTCAAACCTCCTAAAAATAAACCCTGCGGTTAAGCAGGGTTTATTATTTTTGGTGTTATTGATTAATCAATTCTGTCGATGTTGCCTTTGGCAATAGCCTTAAGCTCTTCGCCAAAGACACAAGACATCTTCTTGATGCCTTTTACAATCTCTACGCTCGCGATAGCGTATGTTATAATATTATCATCTTCGCTTTCGCTCATTTCTTTCTTGTACGATTTTCTATCGTTGATAACGAGTTCAACGATAGTGCCTTCTTCAGCATTGCTATCGAGCCAGTTCTTAAGAGTCTCAATAGCGACTACCGCAAGGCTGTTAATAATGTCGATACTGCCGAGCATCTTTGAGTGGAGCTGACAGAGCGCGGCATTAAAATGATGAGCAAACGGCTCAATTTTCTCGAGCTTATTTGCGTTGAAGACGTTTTTGGGTTCGATACCCTTAATGTCTTCCGGATCAAACGAAAGTCTGAAATACCAGTTTCCTGATCCGTCTTCTTCGGAGTATTCGGAGATGCAAGCCATTACGACTTCTCCGACACTTCTCGGGTTTGTGAAGACGAGAGCAGCCTTACCAGATGCCTTCGGCTTCATAATGTCGTTTGACATGATAGATGCAATGGCTGTAAACAATGCACTATACATGTCAGTGCAGTCATTGGTCCCATCCTTAGGATTAGTAGTGCAGTCAAGGGTGATCGGAGATGTTACTCCGTTTTCTGTGATTGTCACTTCTGACTCGACCGCCAGCTTAAAGTTGTTTGGGATATTTGTTTTTCTTATTGCGAATGTTTTCTTTTCCATGGTAATGGACCTCCTGTGTTATATTAAAATGTATATGAATCGGATAAAACACTAGGTTCTATCCGATTACATTTATATGATATATAATTATAAGATTGTTTGAGGGAATGTTATTCTTTAACAATCCCCAAGATACGTGCTCTGGTTAAGATAGAACTCCTGGATAGGAATTATCTTAGTTCCATATTTCGTAGCCTTTTCAACATTGCCACTATTATACCCAGCAAACGGTATAAGCAATATGTCTGTAGCTTTAGTTACAGATCCTTCACTACAATCATGTCCCATGCTAGATAAACGCATCATTAATTCTGCATCTCTAATTCCAGAGAAGCGAATAACTTTGCTAGTAACCAATGGTTCCGACGATTCGTTACCATTGCTCGAAATGACATTAGTCATATTATTGTGAATAAACAAGAGATCTTTCATGAAGAGATTTCTCTGTTTCACAATAATGCCTGCAGTCTTATAACCGATACCCTTAATACCAGATAACAACGGTAATAAAACTGCTTCGTTTAATTTTATGATGTCTCTAAGAGATACACTCTTGAGAATAGCCTTCCATTTAGTTGCAGCTATACCATCAAATCCTAAAGCTCCTATTACGGTATAATCCATAACGGGAGTTGTTAAGAAATTACGAATAGCTTGCATAAGATTATCTCCATTTGCATCTCCAAGAAGGAAAGCTCTGTCGTAATCTATATTCATTAGATCACTGAACGATGTAAGCTTAAGTTTCTTAACAGACTCTTCAGAGAATCCCTTGAAACCAAGCTTATTGAGCATATTAGTTAATCTTGCAATAACCCTTCCAGGACATTCAAGATTTTCACATGTTACATTCAGACCCGATTCTGATAATGATAATGACATACCACATTCAGGACAAGTCTGAATAAACTGGAAGAATGGATTCGGATTATAGTAGTTCTCTTCTACATTCGCTTTATTAATGTAAGCCATAACGTCATTGGTATACTCTATATCAATAACATCTCCAGGCTTTAAACAAAGCTCCATAAATCTTCCATACGAATGACCAGATGATTTTGTCTGGACATTTCCGAAGAACTCAACAGGGTCATACCATAACATAGGTGTGATGTCTCCATTAGCACCAACCGTATAAGTTATGTTTCTGATACGAGTCTGTTTCTTCTTTGTGTTGAACTTTATAGCTATAGAATATCTATTAACGGAGTTCTTTCTACCCAACGCCTTTCTTATCGCTGGGTCGAGATACGATACTACGACTCCGTCATACATAAATGGAAGAATATCTCTCATAGCTTCAGCTTCCTCTACGAATCTCTTTACCTGAAACAAAACAGATTCATAGTTACCAGTTACAACTGCATAACGCAAACCTTCTCCAGTAGCATAGTATTTATTCATGAACTCTATCTCCTCTACTCGGTTCATGTTATCGTGAGAAGTGGCTAACGGAACTAAGGTTATATATTTAGCTAACTGTGCAGCATTGCTAGAACCAAAGATTCCTATAATTGCGTTTCTTGCATTAGCATAATTCTTACCAGTATCAACACATAACTGGTGAAGATTATACTTATTGATTATAGCCTCGAACTTCATTCCGAACGGTTCGATTTTATAACCTCTTGCATTTACAAATGGATAACCTGCCAAGATAGGAGTTATATCTGATGCTTTGTCAATACCCGTATCTCCTCTAGTACGAGCTGATAATACCTGATCAGTAACTTCTCCTTCTACGCTTACTCCATCATATTTAAGTTCAAGTACGAGAGTAATGTTATTCGGATCCACATATCCTTCCTGTACGTGCTTTCTTAAAAAGTCTCTCTCGAATATTTGAACGTTGTCATTTTCATAAACTCCCTTTTCTCTTGCTTCACAGTCTAATGTAAATTTAGCCTTATCAAGAGTTCCTACGAGCTGAGGGTATTTATGCGCTGTATTTCTGAGACGCTTTGAAACTACATTTCTATTCTCTGGCATCTCTATAACAGTATGGTCTGCACGCATGAGATTTTTGTAAAAGAACATTGATTCTCTATCAATGTTATATTTTACAAATGCAGGTTTCGGTATGCTATAGTTATTATTAACCTCCTGTATATTTACTGAACCAGCTGAATTCTGAATCTGAATCGGTTCTGCACCGACTTGATAATTTGGATTATACTTCTTATGCTTTTCGAGCAGAAGATCGTAAATTCCGTCTTCCAATACTAATATAGATCTATCAGTATTGTTGTATATGATGTTCGATATATGGAGAATATCTCCAATAACTTCTTTTTCAACACTTGTTAACATATCGACTGGTTTACCAAGAAGACTCAGTACAATCTGATTTGTGTTGAAAATAACATCCTGAGTAAGACAACTAGCATCGCCATTATACAGATGCTGTAAGATGTCTTTAAACATCGCAAGACCTCCTTATATTTTTATTATGCTGCCATCTCAGACAACAACTCAGGAGAATTTATATATGTCTTGATATTAGTAAGCATTTCATAATAGAATCTCTTTCTATTGAAGCAGTACTTAATAAGAAGATTTGTAATTCTCTTGACCATTCTTGCAAACTTATGAACGATATATGCAAGGGTTTTCTTGATATTGGTAAAAATACCTTTGTTTTCGTTCATTACGACAGTTCTTCTTGAGAAGAACTTACCTTTTTTACAAGATACACTCGGACCCTGATAAACAGCCTCGGCCCTCTTTGTACGATAGCGATGCTTGTTTTCATGAATCACTTTCTGTGACATCTCATAAAGAGACTCGTTGATGAATTTAAGAATTTTTGTAAGGAAGTAGCGTAATCTGCCATAACTGATATCAAAGTACCAGCAAAGCTGTTCTACGCTCATATGCTCCTTATACTGCTTCATCACGACTGATTTAATATCGAGAACTTCTCCGTACTGGTTAACGAGGCGATAACCGTCACTCTTTGTTGTTCTCTTCTTTCCATTTTTGGATTTGCCCAACGATCTTCTGATTCTTAACGCTTTCATAATCATTCTCCTTTATCGTTTATTTTTAGGAAGCGTGTATACCACTATCTCTATATCAGTATTATCAAATACTGTAAGAATAGCAGTCTTCACATCTTTCCATTTTAACTTATCTAAACCGCAACCTATTCGAGGCATTGCGATCTTCTTAATATTAAGCTCTGTACAGACCTTCTTCATATCCGACAAAGCAAACACCAAAGAACCAAACATTGGTTTGTTATAATAGTAAACTTTGGTAATGAGATTTAATATTGTTCTATTCTCGTGCTGAGTTGGTGCACAAGATCCGATTTTTATTGTACAATAACGATAGGTATTATATAAATCGTTTCTACAATTGAACCTTTTATCAAACTCTTTAGCTATTCCAGCTCCAAGAGCAAAATCTGCACTTATACAATGTGCAAGTGCATAAGATTCGGGGACCTCAAAAAGGTCCCCGATTTCTTCTCGGAATATCATAATATTATTCCTCCTCTTTATTTTCAACCTTAATGAACGCAGGTACTTTAGGTCCAACCCTTTGGACAGGATTTATGCGTTCATGGCTAACTCTTAAAACAGGATTTACAAATTTAATAAATGCGGGCTTAAATCTCTTAAGTTTCTTAATAAACTTCAAAGCAAGTCCCATTGTTTTAAGACTACAGTTAAACTTTTCGACGGATCTTGATTTAGCGTCTGGATCAAGATGAACGTCTACGGTATATGGATCTCCTGTAAGAAGCTCAGATACTGATCTTCTTCCGACAGGAGATGTGCTATACTTTAACAAATTAATCGCCCAAATTTCAGCTCCAAGCTGTATACCGATGTTTGTTTCCATTTCTCCCATTCTAATTGGTGTACTGGAATGAACTTCAGTATATTCTTTTGATGCGCGAGATTTTGTATTTTCGCCACGAATATTTGTAGCACTAAGACTCGTAGCAGAATGCTTTTCTTCAGCACACTGTTTAAGTCTATATACATACTGAGCCGCACAAACGGATGATTTATTTGTCAGAATGTATCTGTAATTACCATTGGATCCCTTCTGAGGAACAACAAGTTTCTGAGGTTTAATCCAAGGGAAGTTCTGATACAATCTTCTAATTGTATCGAGATCTGCACATTCCGAAATAGGTTTTGCACTGATATACAATCCCTCTTCGGTAGCAATTTCTTTGATTAAGACCACCAACTCATCTTCATCCAGGCTGTTAATGAATTCTTTGAACGAATTCGCATACTCTGGTGAAATGACATCATAAAATTTGATGATCATATCGACACATTCATCTATATGAAGACAATTAGTATCGATAAAACTTACGATATGCTTTGAGATATAGTTAAGAGATAACTCTACCAACTGCATCACATTTAATCTGTTGTGGCATGTGGCGAAATTCCATATCAATTCCATATGGTCGCCGTTTTGAAATGCTGGCATAAGATGATCAGGCCTTACTTCAGCAACAACACCTTTTCCTCCACATCTATTAGAGATCTTGTCTCCTTGATCAAGAGGATTGGTAGCTAATACATATATTTCAACTTTCATATTTGAAAAGACCTTACCGTCTATTATATACTGAGCACCGGATAATTTCTTCTCGCAGATATCATACATCTGTGAAAGTTTATAGGACTTATGATAATTCGTATTGTCGATATATGGTCTCAGAACTTCAACGAATTCTTGACAGAATCTTCTATCTTCTTCAATATAATATCGAAGCTGACCATCATAACAACTTTCATCTTCTCCCAGCGGTTTATTTGAATACACATTAATATCCATAACCCTAGCATCTACATCTGGTATCTTATATGTGATATCCGATATCATGGGTTTTGACAGTCTGTGCATTGCCTGGGAGAAAAACATCTCGTCTTTATTTTCTTTTCTGACACCTCCAAGTATACCGTTTTTAATATACTCTCCGACGTCAGGGAAAATTTTATACGTCTTACTGTCTCCGTATAAGTTAAGAGGAATATCGTTATCGTTGATAATGATTTCGACTTTCTTTATAGCAGGAGCAGCTAATTTCTTTGCAGCAGATTCTGATATAACAACAGGATCTTCTGTATTAATAGCGAGAGCCATATATCCGCATCGGAGATTTACTCCATCCATATGATTCTCTTCACTGTCGAACGATGTTGATGTTCGTAATGTATAATCATTAGGAATAGTGTCACCAACATTGAGGCAGTCCATTTTTGAGGTATTGTATAAATACCCGTAAGTTTCTGTTTGGTGATGATATGATACACGTTCAAACATATCAAGATCACCGTTCTGATTCATCACTATCAAATAATAGTGATGACCGGGAAGTTTTGAATACTTTTCAATCTTTGCAAGTATTGTCCATTCGCATTCAGTTTTAATCAATGATGCTGAATGTCTTGCAAATTCGGCTTCATAACCAGTGCCGAATAACGGAACTTCCGGGTTTAGAAGTTCAATTCTGTGAGTTGATTGTGTCGAGAACATTATTTTTCTCGACGAACTGTTCAATGGTTCGCAAGGTTGATTAAGACCGACACCAAGTATTTTTTCCATGTTGCCATTAAACTTAGCTCGGGCTTTATCTAACTGGTCTTCTATTGAAGGATCGTGGTAAATCTTCATTTTTACACTCCTTTTCTATAACGTGCGCGGGTAGAGTAAAACTCTACCCACATCACCTCTATAATATATAAACTTATTTTTCTTTACGTTACTTGAGTTATTCCGTACGACTGGTTGATCATTCCGATCATCTCGCTCGCAGTATCAATCTTACAAGTCTCGGCAAAAGCTACCTGTTCTTTATGCAGAGATGCCTTTAAGAAGTCAATACACTCTTCATAGTAGTAACGTCTGAATTCTTCATCTTCAAAAATCTTACTCTTGAAATTCTTCTGAGCAAATTTCTTATCTGAATGAAGACCGATATACAAGAACGCACCGGCACCGTTAATTCGACCATTATCTTTCAATGTGATAAGCATTGAAAGTTCTGGATCGAAACCGATATCCTGATTGAATACAAGGCGAGTCATAGCGCCTGCACGATTTGTTCTTGATTTTACAAGTGTAACTTCTACAATACTTCCAGCAATGTCAAGATCTTTACCCTCGCTGAGTTTATTACCGTCGTCGAGTCTAAATACATTATTGTATGTATAGAACGGAGTTACACCTCCAGGACAAGTCTCATCTGGCTTGAGATAGATATTCTGAGACTTTGTATGTACGAATGAATTAATTTCAATCTTAGTGGTAATATGATTGATAACGAAGACAATAATATTAGCTGCCTTAAGAAGAGGTACAATTCTTCTGAAGATACCAGCAATCATCTTCGCTGCCGCTGTAGCGCTCATCTGTCCAGAAAGTTCTTCTTCTTCAGTAACTTTCTTAGGCATAAGCATAGCAAGAGAATCGAGAATATATACAGTAGGTTGGAACTTAAATATTCTGTTTCCTCTTGAGTCGAAAAGACCAGTATCATATCTGAACTTGTCTGGATTTGCAGTCTTAATATCGTAAATCATTTTAATTCTCTTATAGAACGACTCAGCCGTTACACCAGCATTACGAATAAGAACTTTCTTTTCGAGTTCCTGAGGACTAAATCTTGTAAGGATTTCGTTACGGCGATGAACCATACCACCTTCAACAGAGTCTTCGAAAATAAGACCTTCAGGAAACTGTCTTACAATATTAGCAGCCATCTGTTTTACGATTGTAGATTTACCACAACCAGATCTTCCGATAAATGCATTGATAGAACCGTCTACAATACCGAAAGAGTCATAGTCGAACACGCGACCATTATCAGGGTCATTTACATGAACACGCTGTCCATTGAGAAAATCGAGATTAAGAAATCCGGTAGGATATAATACATCGAATTCCGCTTCCTGACTCATTTCATAATCTTTGTCTTTTTTAGCAGTAACTCTAAATTCATCCATTAGAAATGAAGTAGTATTACTCATAATAAACCTCCTAATTATGCCTGAATAGGCTAGATTATTAATAAGTTAAGCATAGTGTAATGTTTTAACAGGGAAAACGGCTGCAGGATTTAACCTGCAGCCGTTCCCAAAACCATATTGTTCGAAAGAGATGATACAATGAAAAATTGAGGTTACTTATCCTCAATATATAGTTATAACCACTATCCAGAAATATTATCTTCTGAAAAAGGTGTCGGTGTTATATTTTTATTGGTTCCGAATCTTACCTTTGAATCATTATTGTTCTGGCGTGGAGCAGGATCCGTTACTGAAACCTTTTCAGCTGTTGGTGTAGATGAAACATTTTCAGAAGGTTTGCAATTCTGGGTAGTTCCGAATCTTCTTCTGTTACGTTTATTACCATCACCGCTGTTATTCAGAGCAGATACTGTACTTGTAGATTCGTTCTTATTAGCAGTAATAACGATGCTGTCGCTAACATTATTAGTTACAATACTGTGATGGTCTTTGATTGATATATCATCCATATCAAGTGCATTAAGACCGCTGATAATAGAATTATCATTCGACACTACCTGCTGATGCTGATCCTTTAATCTTTCATACATTTTAGTGATCTCGTCCAATGGAAAATCAAGACCAGAAGCTATGATACGGATGAACTCGCCCTTAGATCTATCATTCTGTTTATGAACAAAAAGTTCCTGAGCGACGTTTCCAAGGCAGAGTCTTTCCTTAATAATAGCAAATGATGTATCGATAATATTAAGACGACTATCGTCGATGTTAATATATATCGCAACCTTTTTAGCAGTTGGTTTGAAAGGAAGATCAAGAGACTGATCGATTGCTGTTCCGATCCAAGTATTAAAGTTTTTTGCCGAGTTTAATACCTGCTTAAGATTGATTTCGAAACAAACAAGAAGATCTTTATTTGTTATAACCTTAAAATGGTCAGTATCATCAATATTAGTATCTGAATCGATTATTCCATCAGCTTTAATCGCAGCAACCGATTTAGCAATACTTTCATTGATGTTGTCTTCCATATTGAAGATAGTTTCTCCGTCGGAACCCAAACCATTATCATTATACTTTTTGTTAGATACTGTATGAATCGTATAATTCTTACCAGCAATATCTTTATAGTAGTTAATAGTATTCTGAACACCTCTAAGATCAGATTCCCATCCAGATATAGCTGTGATTATAATCGGAACTTTTGCCCAATTACCTTCTCCTACTTCATACATAAGAGCCTGATCGAGATATTCTGCGAGGACAACAGATGCTCCACTACCTGACGCACCCTCTGTTGTTGACATAATATGAATAAAATCGGCATTCTCGAGATTATCAAGAAGCTCTTCAATTTTATCCGGATTATTATCGATGTATTCTTTCATAAGAATTTTAGCATTCTCTCTTACCTTGCCACAACCAGCATCTTTATTGTTAGAGATGATTATATTCTGAACTCCAGATTTGCCGCCTTCTCTATAATCAACAGGGATATCCTTAGTTGTAGAGTTAACGATAATACATTCTTCTGGTTTGAGAATACCTTTTTCGATACATTTGATCATTGCCTTTGTAGCGCCCTGACCACATGCAATTGTAAAACTTTTAAGCATTTTGCTCCTCCTTATTCGTCGTCATCTTCATCATTTTCAAGTTTAGCCTTTTCAGCTTCAGTTAAAGGCTTAAATCCAAACTGACCTACAACGTAGCCCTGTTCGTTGATTACACCTTCAGGAATGTTATTCTTATTATCCATTATATAATACCTCCTCTATAATATTTTCCGTATAGGATTATAATTAAGTTAAGCTTATATTACTTTTCGATCCTCTTCTTACGATTTGCGAGAGTATACGGCGTCATATAATCCTGTTCAATAAGGTTACTCATAAGACCTGCGCCTATAAGATATACATCGACGGTCGTTCTAGCAACCTGTGCTGATGGAGTAGAATCAAGATCTTTGAGAGATACCTGACCAGTAGTATTGATCATATTATACATTTTGTTCTTAGCTTCGATATCATCGGCTTTTGCTCTTGTCATTTCTTTAATAGTATCATTCATATTCTGAAGAACAAGCGTTTCAAGCTCTCTGTCCGATTCAACGCCTTTAGAATTTCCGACAATATGATATGTTTTAGGATTTCTGGCAGTGATATCAGTATTATAACCTGATTTCTTAGTTACAAACTGTTTAAGTTTCTTATAGCTCATATAACCAACAAGAGCTTCATGAGTAGTAGTAACAGGAACACCGTCAGAATTTTTATATAACTGAGCGCATGTTACCTTTTCTGTAGCGGGAACATTGATGGCTTTCAAACCATCAAGACATTTCTTTGGAGTTAGTTCTCTTTCGAAAATTGTCTGCTGTAGACGAAACGGAAGTCTCCTCTTGCAGAATGCGAGGAATTGATCGTCCGACATTTTAGAGAATAATTGTTTATAGAATTCACTATTAGCTTTTGAAGGATCTATAGCGTCAAATGCTTTATAGATCAAAGCTTCTGCTTTCTTACGATTAGCGTTCATAAGCATTCCTCCTTCTAAGGATGTTTTAATGTATTGTTAATTTTGTAAAACTTCATATTTTCAGACATATATAATTATAGTGAATAAGGAATAATAAATCTTTCATACCTTATTCTCATAGACTTTCTGCAGTGAAGTCTATGAACCTTAAGTCCCGACTAGTCATCGGGCCGCCTTCGGGCGAGGGCTGGGAGGCCCAAATTTTTATGATTATATTTGATACTATCACTATAGCAAATTCGTTTTCGCTAAACATGCTCCCAAAAGGAGACTACGATCATACATTTAGTATGATCGAAGTAACTCTCGAGAAGGCTCGAGAGTTACTAGTCTCTGCAGCGGAGATCAAGAGCTGTGTCGGCCATGCTGACACAGCAAATGTATTCAGTACCATGCTGAATACAGAAGTGAAGCAAAATCGAACAAATTACATTATGGACCCGGATAAAAGAGCTTTCGGGTCAACAAAAGAAATTCTGCTCGTGGGGCAGTATTCTGGCCCGAGACTCCCAGAGGGGGCTACACAGCTCCCAGAGGGAGCAGAGATCAGATGGTTTGTAATAGACTTTTACTGGGAGTATCAGCCGATATAAAGGCTGTCTCCTAGTAAAAGTCAAGAAAGGGGTCCTTTGGACCTCTTTCTTTTTTACGATTTTTCTTTTTTGAACTTTTTAATAATCTATACTAAATTGGAGGTGCTCAAAATGGCCGAAAAAAGTACAATGGTAATAGATAAAGAGATCTATCCGGTAGTACAATCTACATTGAATAAGTCTCTCAATAAATTTAAAGCAATGATGAGTAAATTTTTTACTACGAGAAATTCTGGACTTTATGATACATTCCCAGCAACTCGTATGATGTATGGTCAGCAAGATGCTGACGAACTCTACTCTGTATTTGGTGTTAATGAAAAAGACCTTGCTGAAAAGATTTCTCGTACATATTATGGCAAGATAGCCAACTTCAATCCAAGAGCAGCAAAAAACCCTGTTACTATTCTTGGTATGTGTATGATAAAGCACTTTGTTAATAAGAAGGATACAAAGAATCTAGAACTTTCAATGATATATTTATCATTCTCCGGAAATTTCTATCCTTCTATTCATTATGGAACTTATCCATCAGCGGTTCCAGCAGACTATAGATTCGTTTGCGATTATGTTGTAAATAATGATCTTACAAATAAATTTGATCTTAAAGCCGAAGGCAATGTTATTGGTGCTATAAAGTCTATCTGTAATACATGGGTTAGTTCTTACGACAAGATGTTTAAAAGCCCGACAGAAGACGAAGATTATGTTTATCTTATTCAACAGCTTCATACAAGAATCAAATCTTTTATGAAGAAAACAGCAGAAGCATATTACAGATGCTATAACAACAGAGATTATCTGACATATGACTCTGATGATATGAGTCAAGATAGTTTCCGTCTTACTGAAAACGATTCTCAGAAAATAACAACTGTATCGCAGAGAGCTATGACTTACATTACATCCCATGATGTAGACTATAGACTCTGTAAAATGTGTTCAGATCAGAACGTTAAAACTGATGAAATCAAATCGATTATAGAATCAATAGTAAAGAATACGGAAAACATTGATACAGTAAATGAGCTTTGTTCTTTAATCGTAGCATCTTACTTTGAAAAGAGTAAGACTAAAGATGTTCGAGATATAGAGTTTATTTCTTATACTATAAAGGCTAAACCTAATACAAAAAATCAAAACATTCTCCGCCAGCAGGAGATTATTGATAAACTGCTGAGTGAGAATAGTATGGCATATAATAGACGTAAAGGTCGAGAAGCAACAAGATTAAGTTATAATCGAGCTATGCTCGCATACTTTGCGCTAATAATCAACCAGTCAAATAAGTAAGGGAGGCATAGAAGTGGGTTTATTCACTGACAATATAGATTCTTCAGAAGTATTAAACGAAGTCTACTTCGGTCAAACTCCTGGAATAACAAAAGTTTTTGAGGCTTTTTCTGCATTTCGTTCGAAATACGTCAATAGCAGAAAAGTTCTTGTTGGTAATATAGATGCAGATCACGATCCTCTTCTCGGAAAGTTCATATCTGAAGTTGAAAGGGAGTTTGGATTTTATTCCTTCTCGTTTGTATGTCAATTTAACGACGAAGTAAATATGTGCACTATTGTACCATTCTTTAGAGGTTCAGACCCAAAGAAATGTGTTCAGATATCTAAAGACGGATTCAAGTTTAAAAAAGAAGCAGAAGTATCTGGCTTAACAATAGCTCCGGCTGGTATGTTATTATCTGAAGATTATACTGACCGTGAGATGTTTGCTATATTCCTTCATGAGATAGGTCACAACTTCCAAGATTTCTTAAACGGAACTATTATGAGTTGTAAAACGGTTAATGATATGCTCCTTATCTACGGTCTTATAGTAGAAGCTTGTATCAGACCTGTCGCATTTATAAAAGATGTAGCTACACTTTCAATAGTAAATAATTATTCATTGAAAATTCTATCTAAGGCATTCAATAAAATATCTATCTCTCAGAATAGAACATTCATATCATATATAAATTTTGTTGGTGGTATATGTAGCATCGCAACCTCCACAGTAAAACAAGTACTAGGTCTCGCCACATTACCGATTATGTTAATATATGCAGCGGTTCGTGAATTAATCGGATCTGTTATGAATCCTGTTCAAACCGTACGCGGTTATTTAGGAGAAAAATTTTCTGATGATTTTCCATCATATTATGGCTTCGGACCTGATATAACATCGGCTTTACGAAAGTTAGGTATTATTGATGGAACAAAAACTGGCGTATTGTACGCTGTAGATAAGATTCCTCTTATATCTCATTTCTACAATTTATTGCTCTTACCTGGAACTATTCTTTTGGAAATTTCAGATTGTCATCCGTCATCTCCAGCGAGAGTTAAAGGTGTAGTAAATTCAATGAGACATGATCTCCAAAACCCATCATTATCACCAAAGCTTAAAGCTCAATTAAAGAAAGAACTGGATTTGGTAGAGTCACAAACTGAGGATTATTATAATAATCTGAAGAAAACAGATCCTGCTTTCTTAAAGAAGGTTTTCGATAAGTATATCTTCTATGCTTGTGATGGAGGAGCTAAACATAAATTCTTTACGAAGGTATTTGACTTTGAAAATGATAATACAAAATCGGCTAATAACCTTCGTGAACAGTCCTTTATTGCAAACATAGAAGTTAAATAATGGAACTTTTAAATAAAAATAATTATTAAAGGAGGTATTCATATGCCATTCAATTTCAGAGCATTCCTCGAAGGCGACGATGAGGAAGAAAAGAAAAAGAAGTCTGATGAGGACGAAGACGAAGATGACGACCTCGATGACGATGATGATAAAGACGACGATGACGATGATTCTACAGATAATGATTATTTAGGCGGAGCTGACGATGATGATGAATCTGGGAGTAATGATGACGATGATTCAGACTCTGGTTCTACTGATAATGATTATCTTGGTGGCGACGATAGTGTCGGAGGTATTGAAGGTGATAATGACGATATTTCCGCAGGCGATTCTGATACTGGCGATACTGGCGCTTTTGATAAGCTCGCTAAGGTAGTATACGCAACAATCGTTGGAATCAATAACTTCCGTCATATTCATTTCCATTGTTCAGGTCCTCATTTTAAGGACATTCATTCTCTTACCGACGGCATTTATTCACAGTTCGTTTGGTATATCGATGGACTCGCAGAACTCACTCTTCAGGGTAAGGGTATGAAGCTCGACAACTTCTGTAATTCTCATCAGTACGTTGCTGAAATCGATATCGAGACTGAAAGTGATTACAATTTTGAGGCGGCATGTACAGCATGTGCTAATACACTCAAGCATCTCTTGAATATCTATAAAGATGCAAGAGATGCGTTTACTGATAGACCTGATATTCAGAGTAGTCTTGATGAGAAGATAAGTCTTATTAATAAGAATCTTAACTACAGCATTGAAAGAAGACTGGCCGGATCTGGCGGATCAGTAGAAGAATCATGTAACTTTTTCAACTTTGACGTAAAATAAAAGAAAGGACCCCGCAGGAATATCCTGCGGGGTTGGTTACATTCACATTGATGAAAAAATAAATACTTTCATTTGATAGCTTTTCCGTGATAGAAATTTAGAATTATGTACAAAGTACCGATAAATAGTAGGTAGCGTAAGATTTATACGCTTTCCCTCATTCAGTTGTTTGATTTCTCATTATGGCCGTTAATGAGAAAATCTGAAATGGTGTAAGTTGGATTTTGATTTGAGCAATCTTATTTGTTTGTAGTGTTGTTATATAACAATCAGTAATAGATTTATAAAGCTGGAAAGCATGTAATGTCCTCTTATGTATAAAGAACTGAAAGCAAATGGATTGATGAGTTCTTTACTTTATTTCGGTCTTAGACCCGTGACTCGTATCTTAACAGTCGATTTATAAACCTATTACTTATATGTTACCGTATGTTATTTTTTATCTAGCCCAGTCAGGACAAGGAGCAGATACTGTAAGTCCTTCATGTGCAGGAACCTTTGTTTCTGCCTTAACATAACCGCCGTCAACCTTTTTAGGATATCTCTTAACAGACTCAGGAACGTCCTTAAGCTGAATAGAGATGTTTGACTTTTCTGTACCGCCGAGATTAATCTTACGGCCTGTTCTGAGATATGTATTTGTGAAGTCCTTAGAAAGTGCAATCATTGTTTCTGCATCGCTCTTCTTAGCCTCATAAGACTCAACAAGATTTTCAGCTTCAGCCTTAGAGATTTTTGCCGTTGCAGAAACTACATTGCTGAGCATGCTTCTGTATTCCTGTGCAGGGCAGTGTTCTGATGTGCCGGAATTTGTGAATGTTGTTACCTTAAAATCCTTATCATTGAGCATTGCTCTCATAACAGCAACTTCATCTTTATTTGAAGCTGATGCCTGTGAAAGGTTCTCCTTAATGTTTTTGATAAGATCCGCTGTTTTCATGATTTCTGACATATTAGTGTCCTCCTTAAGATATTAATAATAAGTGTTTGTTCCCGTCTGTAATCTTTACAAATGCGGGAATCGGTTTAACTACCGGTTTACCATTCTTCTTGATAAACTCATTGATCTCTATATCTGTCATTGATAACAGAGTATTTATAAATTCATCCCTAGAATGGGGAATACCGATATCTTTTGATTTGCTTTTAATAGCCATCTTAAAACCTCCTAAATAGATGTAATTAGGATCGATTTTACTATAATGTTACTCATGTAGTAATTTATAATTACCCAGTTGTACCGTTTAAGATAAAACATTATATTAATTAATTAAAATATAAGGGGGCTTTTATATGTCATCAAATACATGTATCGGCTATGTATTACATGAAGCCGTTACCGAAACAGAAGCTACTATTCTTGATACAAAAAATGGCAAGCCTTACGCTACCGGAATTCTTCAGGATCTTGGAGTCGAAAATAGAAACGGAAGAATATATGAAACTTCGGAAATGAAACCTGAAGTTGAAGGAGACCGTATTCAGAAAGAGCTTATTCCTTATGGATATATGAGAGGTCATGCCGGACATCCGTCAACCTCAGATCTTTCTATTCAGTCTACTATCGATCCTAAACTCTGCTGTGTTCAGTTTGATAAAATATGGATGGATGGTAACCTTATCAGAGCAAACTACCATGGAACTAATAATGAATACGGTAGAGCATTCTCAGAAGATCTTCTCGAGGGTTGCTTCCCAGCATTTAGTTTAAGAGCACTAGGTTCTGTGGACCGTTCTAGAAACGGAAAGTGCTATGTAAGAAATCTTCGTATTATTACATGGGATCATGTAATTTATCCTTCACATAAGAGAGCATATACAGAAAAGCTTATCGATGCTAAGGATGCTAGAGGTACAATCAAAGAATCAGCTATCATCCTTCCAAACGATCCAAGAGCTAAATTCCATAAGGCTTGTATGATTGAAGAAGCAACAGCTTCGGACGGTAATGTAATTCCTATAATGAATCAGCAGGTTGTAGATTACGTTAAGAGTGAATCTGCAAATATCAAGTCTATTATAAACACATTTGATACTCTTTACGAATCAGCTATTCTTGTAAATAACGGCAAGGCTGTATCCCTCAAGATTAAAGGTGGAGATACAATTATAGTAAATCTTGAATCTTATATTCAGGACGAAATTATGAACTGGTGTTATAATAACTAAAAATAAAGGTAGGGTGCGTAATCGCACCCTACTCTCTTTCCACTTTAACAAATGCTGGTACATAATTCGGTATCTGAGGAATTGTTTGTACAGATTCTATATTATCTGGATGCGATACTCCTATAACAGTATTTCCAGATATGTCGTTTTTATATTCAGCCAATCTTTCTTTAAGCATTTTCTGAAGATCATGTAACTGATCTATTTGAGAATTATCTCCCATTTCGACACTTATATATTTCTTTTCGAGTACTTGTTTATAATTATCATTCATAGACCCTTCTATTGTAAGGCGTTCAAGCTCATCCAATTTGTCGAGAAGCTCCGGATCTATGTAATTGTAGTACATAGCAATGAATTGACGATAATAACCGTATACTTTATCAACCGGTACAAAAATATACTGGTTGTGGACAAGTTCATGTACTGTCTCACATAATGGAATAAGACCGAGCATTAAGCTATAATGTATGTACATTACTTCATAAGCTACAGCTTCAATATCAAGACATTCGCCCAAGCTCATTCTTTTATTAAGAATGATTACACATATATCATATAAAGTTATAGGTGAATGATGAATTTCTATCTTTACCTTAAATGAATTTTCATTGTTGATATTGGGCATGAATGCACATGACCTCATATTCATATACTCTCTTAGATATGCGATCATATTTCGATACTCGAAAGAACACCTTACAAACCTTTCAAGATCTTTTATATATTTAGCTCTATCCTTTTCATCGAAAAGATCATAGTCCTGAATTTCGTACGCAGGAATGTCGTTAGGAATTCTGATAATATCTATCTCGTTCGGTTGAAGAGGTATCATACTATTTTCACCGATCATAATCTATGTTCCTCCTTATAATAATAAATTATTATAAAGTTCTTGACAAAAAATAAACGCGGCAGTATCGAGGTGGTGCCCGAAAGCACCACCTAAATACTCATTCATTTAAAAACTGCAGGAGTGTATTTAAAACGAGATTTCAATAGAATAAATGATTGATGTAGATGGAACCAGCACTATTGGACGGTTTGTGGGTGCGGCTCAAAAATTAAGGCAGACGAGATATTATTTCGCCGGCAGATAAAACGGCAAAACGGCCAGTCCTGATATCATCTCATCAGCGGCATCGCCGATACTGTAAAGAAAAGAGCGGCTCTCGGCGCCAATTCCATCATGTCAATCATTACTATAATGTTATATATGTGTTAAAAAATAAATGGGAAGATATCCCATTTATTTTATTATATCGATCATTTACGAATGATCTGCTTAGCTGCTTCATAAGCTGATTCCATAGTAGTACAATTACAAAGGAATCCAGAGTTATGACAGAAAGTCATAGATCCAGGAAGTTCAGATTGGGGTTTACCACACCATTCCTTTGGGAATTGATAATCTGATTCCATTGTGTTAATTGCTTTCGGAAGAACCTGAGCAGCAAAGCCGCCTCTGAGGTGAGGATATATTACAACCTTCACTGTAGGAAGTTTTGTAAGACAATATCTAATGAAATCGGCATACTTATCGAGAAACAGAACAGTACCATTTTCATTAACTCTTCCATTCGCATCGATATAGCTCCAGGCTGCATTTCTATTATCCAGCTCCGCAAACTTTCTTTTAATGATCTTTTCTGCAATATCTACAGCTTCACTGAAACGTCTGTTCTCAAGAATATCTCGAGCCGAGCTGTCCGGTATAATATAATTTGCGCTGTAATGTTCGACTTCTTCGATCGTTGGGTTGAATAATCGTATCATGTCATTGATAGCACACTTCTCTCCACCGTTATCATGGTTATCAATTGGCTGAACGAATTCTTCATCAAAAGTAGGATATTTCTCCCAATCTCCAAACTCTCTCCAGAGAAGTCCAAATGCGGCATACTTTATACCGTTAGGACGAACTTCTGCATCTTTCTGATGATGATCGAACTTACCAAGTCCAATATCATAAATGATAGTGTCAGGACTATTAAGAATTTCCTCATCAACTTCGTTGAGCTTTATTGTTCTTATGATAGAGATATCGTGTTCCTTAAAAAGTATTTTAAGAAGCGCAGTTGAGAAAACCTCATCTGCATGGAACTGAGTGCTATGTGTTATTAAAATTTTGGACATGATATTAACCCTCCTGAATGTCGATCTTTGTTATTACGCAGTTCTTCGCTGCAGTAAGAATTTCATTAGAGATTTTGTTTTTGTCCTTATCGCTGATACTATCGATAACTTTAACGATTGTAGCGTTATGAATATTAACGAGTTCGTTTATTACGGTAATATTAGTATCATTGATATTTTTGTATACGACTTTCGGTAAACCGTCCGGCATTGAGAAAGACTGCAATCCTCGATGCATTATGTATTTTTCCTCATTCGTTTTATTGTCTTTGACTTTGTAAAGTATACCTGCATCGAATGCATAAATACTTATAAGAGTTATACCTTCCATTTTAATCCTCCTCGTCATTTATATATTTATAATAATACTTGTCACCATCAGAGTCTTTTTTATATATCATACCATGCTCATCATATTTATATTCCCAATGATATTCATTACCATCAGAGTCTTTTTTATATATCATGTTGCCATGGTCATCATATTTGTATTCCCAATAATATTCTTTACCATCAGAATCTTTTTCATATATGACATTGCCATGCTCATCATATTTATGTATGCAACCATCATTACGAATGTACATAGTTAATATACGTTTCTTACTCATAATTAGCCTTCCTATCCTATAATAAATATAAATTTTCGATCACCCTTGGTCCAAAGGTGATCTTTGTTACTTTAATCATGATATTACATTTCGGATCATCTGGATCTTCATACATTAATCCAGAGATTCGAACTACAGGATCTGATATCTTAGAAGCATTTAAAGTGTCGTTCACTTCAATAACAAGTCTGAGTTCTTCTCCTACTGTTTCGATTGAAAAGACCTTACCTATAACAATATCCTTCATTGGATTAGGGAGGATATCAGACTCTACATCCCGTATAGGATCAAGGAGATATACAACATCTCCTTTTTTGATGAAGTCGCCTATACGGTGAACTTCATCGTAGTTTTTCACAGTCTTCCCTTTATAGTACATTTCCTGAGCATTTTTCTGTACCATAAAGGGAACTTTAATGAATGTATTATTCATATTTATCCCTCCTGTGTATTGAATTCTTCTCCCTTTACCAGAATACGATGAATATACATGAACTCACGACGACGCGGATGTTTTGCGAAGTTCTTATATGTTATAAGATTATAGTTATTATCATCCAATACCGGACATGTAGTTGTTACTATTCTGAAATAAAGATTAAGATGTCTTTTAAGAATAGTAACAACAACCTGTGCCCAGAGTTTATTATCAAAGAATAATGTTTTTGATAAGTCGGTTGTGAATTCTGTTCTGTGATATTTATCCAGTAGCGTACCATTCCATACAGGGTCTTCTGGAATTTCAGCAACCCTCATGTTTTCGTTACTTGTTTCGGTAAAAGATGCGGTTATATAAAAATATTTTCTCTTCTTATTGTTCATTTTAATTAATCTCCTTAGTTTTTTGGTTTAAAATAAATTAATCCGTCTTTGCCGGTATATGTGCCATTGAAAGTATACAGTTTATCAGGATCGATATCTTCCTCATTTATATACCTTCCCTGAATACTTGTGGTAAATCCATCGCTTATTAAGCCATACTCTTTCAAGATTTCTGCCATTCTTTTAGCATAACATTCGCAATCAAATAACAGAACATCCGTAGGTTCTGATTTAATAAACTGCGCCGATATGATAGAATTAGAATCTCGATTCCAATCGATATCTGTCAGATGATATACTGACCATGATCGATTACCATCATGAGCCGTGATGAAATAACACTTTATTTTCATAGGCACTCCTTTCTTTAATTTTGAATCGTTCTCGTATAATGTATCCATACTTATACCTCCTTTATTCCATAGTTTCGGGATATGTTTTATATGATTTCCATTACATGGTTATACACATCAGAATAGGTTGAATTGATATAGTGTAAACCATCAGATGTATAGAATCCGTTTTCGATCATATAAGTATATGAGTCGATAAATGAAATATCTGATCTGAGACCATTTTTCATTGTTTCATTGAAGTACTCAATATCGTCATTGAGATATTCATAGTCGCAGTTGCAAGGATTAACCGATAATACGAATATGTTATTATTTGCTAAGAATTCTTCAGGCAAGTTGTTATAAATCTCGAGATATGAATTCACATTATGAAGATCGTTAACTCCAAGATTGAAGATTATATTGTTTCCTCTTAAAGAAGTTATATTATAGATATTACTTCTAAGAAGTTCAATACCGGCACCAACCTTGGCAGTGCAATCGATATTAGTGATAGAAGATAATCCTACCGTTCTCGAATCTCCTACCCAATAATATTCGTCATATGATTTGACAACAGTAGAGTTGTTGTTTGTTACGATTTCATGTGACGAAGTTGTTGATGAAGTCGTAATAACAGTTGTATCTGTTGTTGTAAAAGTGATACGATTAGATGTAGTAGTTGTTTCTATAGTAGTTGTAGTAGTTTCTGATGTTGTAGTTGTTGCAACAACATCGTTTTTACTATTATCCGCTTTAGGCTTAGCTGTTCTTGACATGTATACTATCATGATTGTAAGTAAGATCATGAATGATATTGTGTAGAATAATACAGTTATACCCTTATTTGAAACTTTTCTCATTTTAATTTCCTCCTTGAAATAAGAGATAGAGGGCGATGAAGCCCTCTATCATTATTATACTAATATCACCTTTGTTATTTCAGTTCCTTTAACAAGTCTAACTCCGGTTGATACCGTACTCGATAACGGAATATTCTCTGGCTTAACATCAACAAAGTCAGAACCTCCGTTTAACATACAGCGTATGACGCTTTGAGGTGTGACGCTTATAACACTTGCAATAGAATCACCTTTTGCGAGCTTAATGACTCCACCCCCAGCTTTAGATCTACCTGATTTGATAGCTTCAGAACTGATTCTATTAAAGTAACCCTTAGTTGTTACAATAATAATATCTGCTGTCGGCTGCTTCAGAACTACAGAGAATCCTTCTACTTCCGTAGTTGTTCCTCCCATTGAAATATTTCCTCTAGTATTTCTCTTAATAAGAGGAATCTCTCCAATGGACATTTTCAGGGCTTTATTTTTACTGTATACGACAATATCCGAAGAGTTGCCGCTGAATAACATTACATTCACAACATTATCGTTCGGATCGTTCTTAACGTATACAAGACCGGAATTTGGTACAGACAAGAAATCCGTAACTTCCATTCTTTTAATATATCCATTCTTTGTAAGCGTTACCAAATAACCATTCTTGAATTTCTCTATTACAGGTTCATAGATAACACAAGTTAACGGAGCATTGATATACTTATTAATTAAACGGATATCAGTACCTGAGCTGTTTCTATCAGCAAAAGGTATCTTATGGATAGGTATATTGTACACCTTACCAACATTGTCAAATAATAAAAGACTCTTACTATTATCGCCAACAATGACAAATTTAATAGCATCTTTACTATTTGGAATTGTATCGTTAATACCGATCTTCTTAATGAAGTTATTCTCAGTAATAACGACTTTAAATTCGCCAGCAGGAATTCCAGTAGCTTCTTCTTTCTTCATGATCTTACAAGTTCTTGGAGTTCCATATTTAGCTTTTATTTCGAGAAGTTCTTTGATAATAATCTCCTCGATTTTTCCATCAATGAGTATAGCGTCTCTACACTCATTTGCTACTGCATCGATCTCTGCTTTCTTAGACTTATACTCATTAAGATATGCTATAGAAAGTTTCTTGATCTCGCAGTTAATAAAGAACTTAGCCTGAATATCGGTAACATTAAGCTTCTTGATAAGTTTCTCAATAAGCTCAGCGTCATTGATAGTCTTCTGTTTCTTTATGATAGAAATAGCTTCGTCTGCTTTACCGCTTTCAATAGCCCAAATATACATTTCGTACATATGACTATTAGTAGCACACTTCTGAAGTCTATTGTGATAGTATCTGAGTTTAGTCATCTTTCTAAACTCAATCCACGCCTTAATATAGTCACTATAGTTAAGACGTTTTGTCGGAGAATTCTGGTCCAGACAATCGATAACCTTAAAGTTAACGCTACATGTCTGCTCCATTCTCGTGTTCTTATATATCGCGTCACGGATAAAATGAGGATCCGTTCCAGGACGAAGGATAAGAACATAATTCATGTCGTTAACGGTAGAACACTCTTCAGTATTGATAATACCGATGATTTTATTCGACTCTACCATCGACTCGATACCTTTTATGATTGTACCGAGATATGTTATATTCGGACATGATCTTAAATGAAGAGTAGGATATCCTTTATATTTCTTATTATCTCCATTGTAAGTTCCTACTTCAATTCTGCCTCGAACCTTATATTTTCCTTTACCTTTATCAGAAATCTCTTTCCAATCTGTATCGATTATAGTACAACTCTGACAATGATCTGGAATTAGTACGATACTACCATTCGGATTCTTAATTAGATGTATGGTAGCATCTATAACCTCAGAGAGGTTGTGAGTAGGAATATCGATTTTATCTCCTACTGCCATATTCGATGCACCGTTTACAAGAAGAAGCGGAAGCTTCGCTGGTAAGTACATCGGTTCTTTTAGTTCTGGTAAAACATCAGACTGTTGCCAGTCTACAATCTCTTTACATTTAATGAGATCGTCCAGTAAGACATCATACGTGAAGTTTGATATCTTTGTTTCAGTGTATCGTCCGGCAGCTCCTACGTCACCATTGGTATTACCGAACTGACCTCTTCCATCAAAGAGAGGCATCTTGGTATTAAACCAATTGATGAGAGTATAAAGAGCTCCCTGAATAGCTGAGTCGCCATGTGGATGAAAATGACCCATTGTATCTCCAACAACGTTAGCAGATTTTCTGAGTCTACTTGCCTTTGACACTTCATGTGCGGCATATACGATACGTCGCTGTACCGGTTTTAAACCGTCTCTTAATTCTGGAACCATACGATGGTACTGTACATACATCGCGTATTCCTGATAATCTTTGACGTATTGCTCTACGGCATTTACGTTTATTATTTCGCCCATCGACGAACCTCCTTTATTTTTGTTTATTAGAGTGTTAACTCTTCGCCTATATAATATATAAATGAGCAGACAATTACCGGACTGGGTATTCCAGTCCAGTAATTGACAACAAGGAGATCATATACGAATAATCGAATTTATGTTGTTATACAGTGCCTCATTCATTGCTTGAATCTGCTGCCTTTGTAGCGTTAAATTCTTCGCACTTCTCAAGGGAGAATCCGAGAATGTATGTAGGATTACCATCCTTATCGCACTTGAATCTTGGCATTACTGCAAAGCCGGTATTAATCTGATCTACAAAGTTTTCAGAAACGGCAACCTTGAATGTGTCGTTCTCGAAACCGTTGATGTAGCCGACCTTCATAAAACCTGGACCGTCAATTCTTTTGATTGTAGTTGAAATTGAAATTATATCAAACGGAATCTTAGAAACAAGATTTGAAACTGCTGGAGCGAGTTCAGTATTGTCCTTAGATACTCCGAGAGGAATCTGAAGTGTAATGAACTTCTTTTTTGTATCAGACTGCTTGCGGTAGCCTTTTCCGTTGTTGCGATCAAACTTTGAATTTCTCTTCTCGCCGTTAAATTTTCTGTTTTCACTCATGATAGTTTACTCCTTCTGGTTATTAATAATTATTTAGTAGAACGTGCGTTCTATTACTTATATGTACGTGTTTGTGTAAAAAAATAATGCGGTAGTTTCCTACCGCAATACTTTTACATATCTTCCTCGAAGTCAATATCCTTAAGGAGTAAATCCTTATTAGAGTTAATATAACGCATCTGTTCTATTTCTCTAGATATATCATCGAATTGATATCTTATGAGTGTTCTGTTCTCGGGATTCAATGTACTGATACCGAGCATCTCAGGATCCATCTCACCAAGTCCCTTAAAACGGGATAATGTTGTAGGAACGAATCCATTAAATTGTTTCATTACCTGATATAATGTAGCATCAACTCCGTTTAATTTGTACATTAACTGCGAATTGTCTGTATACTGCAGAATGTCTGCACATTCTGATAAGAGGTAATCATTAAAGAACACTTCATGTTCTTTATCATCAGCAAGACCTTTAAAGATTATCGTGTTCGATTTTGTGATAACCGTTCCATCCATAAATCTATAATGCTTCTTGATTAATGATATGAGCTTCTTAGAGTCTAAATGCCTATAATAGCATAAAAGCTCGAGAAGCTTTGGTGATATTGCATAATTTGTACTTACGTGTTCTAATGCATTGACATATCCTTCATTTCTGTACAAAAGGGATAATACTTCCTTGTTCGAAAGTTTTACGCCTTTAGAATCTGTCAGTTCAAATTTTGCTGCGAACTGGTTCTGAACATACTTGATGAATTCAAGTTTATTTGCGAAAAATGTCCATTTACCATTTCTGCCAGGTATACCATAAAGAGGAGGAAGTGCTGCAAATACACGGCCTGCCTCGACAAGAGGTCGACAATACATTGCTAAGAATCTCACTGCTAATGTTCTAATATGAGCTCCATCAGGATCGGCGTCGGCCATTATAATAACTCGGTCTACCTTACACTTAGAGAGGTCGAAGTTCTCTCCCCATCCAGCATCCAGTATATTTAATATACCTGTACACTCAGCATTTTTCATGATCTCAGCCTTGGATTTCACAAATACATTAGGCATTTTACCACGAATAGGATATATACCCTGTGTTTCGTGGTTACGACTATTTCTTGCGGAACCATAAGCTGAATCACCCTCAACTATAATCAACTCTGTATTCTTAGTTCCATTCGGCTTAATATACTTTGCCGGAAGACCATTTGAGAATGCAGAAGTCTGAAAATTTTTCGACAGCTTAACTTTCTTATTATCTGTCGAGAGTCTGAGGTCGATCATCTCCTTAATCCATTTACAGATTTTCTGGAGATCATTCGGATTGACTTTAGCCCATTCGTTTAACCCTTCCTGTACAGTTGTAGAAACAAATGGAATCATATCCTCATTATCGAGAATTTCTTTAGCCTGTCCATTATAGATGGCATAAAGATGGAATGTAGATACTGCAAGTTTAAGACCAACACGAATATCCTGTGCAGTAGCAACAAGTTTGTTCTTACTCTTAACATTAGCAAGATAAATCTTGTTCATGTAATTTCGGAACCATTTTACAATTCCGTCGAGCGCGCCTTCAACATGAGTGCCACCATCGGTGGGACATGTATTGTTAAGACTTATAATATGCTCAACAGAATCAGGTGAAGTATCATAGGTAAATGCAACATTAACCTTCATCTGTCCATTATCTGCTGATACGCAAATAGGATTGATATAAGGATTCTGAGTCATGTTAATCAGATAAGTGAGTATACCGTCCTGATTTACAATAGACTCTACATGCTTCTTACCAGCAATATCAATACCGATAAACTCCGCAGTTGTTCCTATCGGAGCTGATGGTACGATAGTTGATATTAAATGATAAACTTCTGTCCATGAAGCTGTAACTTGTCCGATAACATCTTCATTTGGTATGAAAGATACGATAGATCCTTGTCTTCCATCACAAGGAACATCTATCTCTCCCTTATTCCATAAATGACCCTCATGAAACTCTGCGTATTTACCCTTACCGACAACGTAAGAAGTAACGGTGAATTTATGAGACAGTGCATTTGTAGTGGAACCTCCACAGCCGTTTTTACCTGCAGAGTATTCGTACGGTTTCTTGGTATAATTCGAAGAAGTATGGTCGGAACCGAAAATCTTTCCAATCATTCCGTGTGGGATACCTCTTCCGTTATCTTCAACCGTAATACTATGATCTCTTTCATCGTATGTTATTATAACATTCGGACTGAAAGCAACACCCTTGAGTATTTCATCAATAGCATTCTGAAATATCTCACGTGTCATAGTAAGAAAAGCTACGTTACCTGCAACCTTTCCTATATAAACGTCAGGAGTTTGACGAACTTTTTGTACAAAGTCCTCAATACTCGTGACCTCTTTCGCGTAGTTTTTAGCTCTTTCTTCAAGAGCTGTTGTTGTATTTGTCTTTGCCATTTTTTAACCTCCTACAAAGTTGTCTTTAATACTTTGTTAAGACAACTTTAAACAAAAAATAGAGGGCGCTATTCACGCCCTCTAATTAATTGTTACTTTACAACAATCAGATTATACTGTTGCTGTTGTTGTAGTAGTTGTTGTAGGTGCCGGAACCGGTGTAGGTGCCGGAACCGGTGTAGGTGCAGGGATACCAGGTGTAGGGATATTTCCCATTACCGGTGCCTGCGGTGTTGCCTGAGGCTGCTGAGGAGCAAAGTTCGGGAATGCCTGAGCTGCGCTCATTCCATTCTGAACCTGTCCAGGTGCAGGAACTACGCCACCTCTTACGAAGTCGCTAGTCATGATACCACCTGAAGGCATAGGCTGCTGTCCGTATGTCGGCTGACCCATCATAGGCTGACCGTATGTCGGCTGTCCGTATGTCGGCTGACCCATCATAGGCTGACCGTATGCAGGCTGTCCATATGTCGGCTGACCCATCATAGGCTGACCGTATGCCGGCTGACCCATCATAGGCTGCTGACCGATTACGCTAAGACCGAGACCGGTGCCAAGAGCAATCGGATTGTTGAAACCACCGTTCTGATAGTATGGAGTAGACACAGGCTGTACCCACTTATCAATAGCATGCATCGCATTGCTCCAGTCTTTCGAAGCTGCCTGATACATATCAGGTATCTTCTTAAGGATTACCTGCATTGCGTATACAGTTTCGGCAAATTCTGCCGGAGGATTGATCCAGTAGAGCTTAATTGACTGGAAGACGTCAAGCATAGCTTCACTGAGCACCTTTACATCATCCACTGTAGGTTTAACTACGTGGAACTCTTCGCCACAATGGTTACACTTCACCTGATTTGTGGCAGAGTCGACAAGGACGATATCGATGTCGCCGCTGTCCTTTCTGTGGTTACATCTTGCCTTCGCAAGATCCACATTGCTGATAGAGAAAGGACGAACGCCTGCATTTTTAAGGATAGCATCATCCTCTGCAGTTGTTGTCTTTCTGGTCTTCATGTTCGGAGGTGTAACTGTTATACCTCCATTGATTCCGTACTGCGGAATCTGTCCGTATGGAGTTACACCTCCATAATTGTACATGTTGTTTGGATAAAAAATGCCGTCGTTCATCATTTTTGAACTCCTCCTATTATTAAATATTTTTATTTTTTAAAGACAGTAATGTCTTTATACGCTTTTATTATATACAAATGAAACCTTTTTTATCAAGCAATTTACTTTGCTCGGTATTATATTGTTTCATATGAATTCGGATTGATCATCTTATCATCCGGTTTGAGACTTCTCTTTTCAGTAGTCTCTGACTGATCGCCCATTGAATACCATCTTGCATTATTGATATCTTCAAGATATTCGGTATATTTTTCAATGACCGATTTCGATGTAAGCCCCTCTGCAAGTTTGCTATTGAGGAACTGTAATGTCGTGTTTTTATCAAGACGACATCCAATGAAGTTAATTTCCGAATATGGATATGCTTTAACCTGCATTGGACATATTTTCGATAATGGGGAAGTAGTGGAGTTGTTGTATTCCATTGAATATAACAACTCATTATCATCATCCCATATTACACAGCTCTCCATTTCATCAACATGGAAAGACGTGTTTACCTGAATTATAAGGGGAATGTTAATTGTCAAATTCCCCTCTTTATCAGTTTTGTCTCGAGACGCCTGAGCTAAATGATGAAGCTCGGCTCTCAGTTTCTTGACCTGTTCAAGTGTCATTATTATATGACCTCCTTTACTTATTTCATTATTTATAAGTTAGGAGGTCATCAATTTATACTTTACTACGGTCAGATTGAGTAAACGCGTTATTTAAATTAATATAGTTTCTGTACTCTGTACATAACTGTCTTAAATTGACAATATACGACTCATGATGAGTTTCTCTATACCCCGCAATCAGAGCTCTTGCATTTGTGTACAGTTTATATATATTATCCGATATTCCTGCCACTGTTGCTGCGCATACTGGATCTGGAACACTTAATGGTGAAACTAATCCATTCTGTATTGCGATTCTCGTTACTTCATTTGCATTTTTCATATACTCGAAAAATACTGATAAACCTGCACAATAATCCTCTAACGGTTTCGCTACCTGATTGAGGCCGATATAGTACATATCTGCTGAATCTTTACTGATATCGAAACTACCATTTGCGAGGTCCTGTAACACTCTCATTGTCGATTTTCTAATCTCGGCATAATTTGCTCTGAATGCCCAGTCATCGCCTCTTTTATTTCTCTGCTCGGAGAAATATGATTTTCTATTATTATTAAACTGTGGTTTCATTTTCAATACTTCCTTTCTTTTATTCATTTGTGAAAGATGTATTATATCCATTTCCTGTGGCCGGAGGAGTATCATAGGATTCTTCATCATCTTCCTCGGACCAGATATAGCTACGGATATTAAAATCATCTTTCGAAATATTATACAGCTTACAACAATGTTCCATAAACTGTACAATGCTAATAGCCTGTGAGCAGGGTACTCCATCGGCTATTACCTTTGATCTTTCGACGTCAATATTAAACAAGTCTGGACTGTGTTCATCATTGTCGTCGAGAAGTTCAATTATCTTTTTGAACGTTGCTAAACGTCCATTTGTGATTATAAACTCACCATGAACGTTAACTTCTGCCATCGGATATAATGAACAAGGATATGACATATCTTCGCTATTATACCTTTCATCAGTTTCAAATGGACAAATTAAGACGATATACATCTTTTCGTCGTCCGTGATCTTTTTCGACTCAATCGAGTCTGTTTTGGTTTGGTTTGATCTGAACTGAACCTTTCTCTTGTCAGTTTCAAGAATAGATCCAGCCTTTTCGAATATTTCTGACGGAGTCATACCGTCAGGCATCTTCTGAAAAATACTACTACTCATTTTTGACCTCCTTTAAGTTTTTAAATCTGAATGGGGTTATCATTCAATACTATAATATACAACTACCAGAATTTTTTCGGTTTACGTTTTACATAAATGCAGAAATTTCGAAATCTGGTTAGTCCTACATAGTTCAATTTGTTATTGATATCTTTGTTAAGAAACTCTTCAAAATAAATACCATTACCAAATTCTGAACCCTGTGACATATGAGTTGTTATAGCATATCCGAATTCAAATTTATTACCGAAACTATATGCGCTATTCTTAATAAGATTTCGATTAGCTGAGTTAGCGGTTAAGTATCTATAGTCGCATTCAATATCTAGAAACGGTAAATTTATAAGATCGGGTTTAAAATCTATCCTGAAAGTATTGACCTTTCTATCTACGCCAGTAGCATCTGGAAAGTTGACTACATTTCCAAGAAGCCCATTTGTTAGATTTATACCTCCAACATCAATATTCCAGTTATTCTTTCTACACACTAATCGTTCACCGTATTGAGGTAAACTTTCATGATAACCGAGAAGATTATGTCGTACATGATTATTAAATTCATCTCGTGTAGCATTCTTACCACATATAACGATCTGAGATTTTTTAATCATATCGTCTGTCAATTCATCATCATAGATGACGTAAACGTTCCCATACCATCCATTATGAATGGGCTGATTGTTTTTAGCTCTTTGGGAAAGCGTTATTATTGCATTATTCATGTTCTGTCGCATAATTTCATCAAGAATATGCACTGAACTTGGATCGTTTAGATATCCAGGGTGACCTGTAACCGGAGGTAACTGATCAAGATCTCCTGCTGCTATTACAGGAATTCCTTTTTCGTCTATTACCTTTCTCATTTCAGGTGTAACCATTGGAGCTTCATCGACAATTATAAGATCTATATTATCAAGATGAGGCTTCGGAATAAACTTCAATTGAAGCTTTGGTTTATTAAATATAGGATCGATAATTTCTCTCCCATCAGCATCAAGAACAGGAACTTTGATACAGTCATATAACCACGAGTAACAAGTTTTAGCGTTAAGCATTCCCTTGGTTCTCATATTAATAGCTGCAGCTCCTGTATATGCCATAGGAGCGATACGAGATCTATCAACTCCTAAAGCATCGATAATTTTATTGATTAAGAATGTTTTACCAGAACCTGGAGGTCCGGATAATTCGAATGTTTGGGTATAGCCTCTTCTATACCAATCGATAGCGGCGTCATAAATTCGCTGCTGACCACGATTGAGACTAAACATATTAACCCTTCTTTCTTTCTAACATTCTTTCCTCTTTAAGAAATACAAGATATTCGTCGATTTCAGGTAAGCGTGATGCTGTCATCCATTCATCCTGTTTAGCTATAAAACTAATAAATCTTAAAGACTCAGACTTGAAAGGATCTGACACTATATCATATCCAGGTCTAATTCTTGCTGCAACACAAGACTTTCCGAATTCATCAATTGGTGTGAAGAAGAATGACTGTATGTTTATATCATTCTCCATCTGATACTTACGGAGATATATATTGAACAAGAACTGCATAAGTTTTGGGTTGTTGATTGGATCGAACGGAACAATTCCTGTACTGTTACTTACCATATTTTTTGGATAGAATATATACTTTTCGTTATTGTAGAGCAATACATTCTGTCCATCATAGAGAACGCCGTTAACGACATACAACTGCAATGATGTAATCAATTCATATTCGATGTCGGCAATCACCTTTAAATAATCGAACTCGTTTGCTTTCATGATTTCTCTTCTCTTCTTCGCTGACATTGCCATAATTAAACACTCCTTAATATTATAAACTTTCTCCGCCGAACCATCTATTAAAGACTTACGGGGAGGAATTGACATTGAAGAATTATTCTAAGTATAATTTCATACACGAAGCAATCTTATATGAAGATTGTAATAGAGATGAAATACCTAGTATAAAACATCCATTTTACATAAAGGTACTAGTTCCTCTGGAGTCAGAGGTTGGTAGTACGATATCTGCAAAACGTAATAACATCATGAACAAAGATGTCACGATGCTTTCTACACAAAACATGCTTAGTGAAGTCACAATAGATTTGTACATTCCCAGATATCTCTCATTAGACTATCCTGAGGATGTCATTCCTAAAGGAACTAAGTTTTTAGTTTGTTTTGTAGGCGGAAATATTAATAATATCCAAATCATAGGGAGGTGTTATCAATGATATCATTAGGATCTGTAAAGCCATCTCAAACAAGAACGCTTACTGCGTTTGTTAATTCGAAGCCATCATCTCAATTATCATATCATTATCTTTCTCTTCTTGAAAAGGATAGTAAGAATAATATAGAATATCCGGTATATAATGTAATATCTGATTACATTCAGGATCTCAAAAAGAGATGTACTGTAGTAACGTTATCGGATAAAGAATATTATACGTATAGATTTAGACCGAAGTTATTGGCCGATTATCTATATGGAAATGGAGAGTTATATTTTATCATTCTCCACTTAAACGATATGTGGTCCGTTAAAGACTTTGATAAGAGAACTCTCCTCTTATTACCAAAAACAGACTTATCAGAAATTTTAAGTAGTATCAATGCTTCCGAAAAGGAATTCATAAATACTTACAACCAATATGCTTCTAACAACAGCTAAACATATCAGGCATACTTCGGTATGCCTGATCTTGTTCGTTTAATGGAACATTCTATTCATAATACCTACATACTCTGGCGAGTGTAGTATAGCTTCTGCTTCATGATGATTTTCCATCTTTATAAACGCATTCTTTTTGGTTGCAGGAACGAAGGCATTATACATATCAAGTTTTTCGTTCATCTTAATCTCTCCACGTTTAAAAGCTTGACGGTGCTGATTAATCCACCAATAATCATTAATGGTGTTATTTTCAGCATGTATCATATTATAACATCTAACAAGTCTTTCTTCTTTAGAGCCATAAGGATCATAGTTTTTAGTATATGCATCACTAAAGTAGTAATCATCCATATACTTTTTATACGATACTGGTGTGTAATTCATAAAGTCTATATCGGTTTCATGAAGAGCCGCATATTCTTTATAATCCCAATATCTTCTTTGCATTTCCGGAGAGAATGAGTCGTAATTGATCTCGCCGTTTACAACTCGAGGTTCGTTTCTCCAGTTTGGATTGAAGTCATATACATTACCCTGAGCATCTTTAAATTTATGAAGCTCATTAACTTTCTTAGTTACGAAATTCTGAAGATGCTGAGCATAGTCGTTTATATTGAAATTTACTTTACGAACAACTTGAGTGACATCTGTCTTATAAGTTGTTTCAAAGTCAACTCGTTCGTCATATTCTGTTGTAAAGAATACAGCACCGAAACAATTTCCGACATTGACCATTTCGTGTCCCTTTGGAAGTTTTGGAGGTGCTGATTTTAAATTAGGTTTAATTGCTGTACATACTGTAGGTGAAACGATTGTCTGAGGTCCCCGTTTACTATTATCTGGAACTTCAACATTTTCGTCTATTACAGTTTTAGGTTTGGATAACTGATTTAAAGTAGGTTCGAAAGATGTAAGGAAATGAGATGTTCTCTTATTCACATCTTCCAATAGCTTAATACTCAGTAAGTTATTTCCATTAACATCATCCTTAGAACCAACCGATGCATATGGCTGATAGAATGATGACTTACCATTTGTAATCTTCGGAGAAAGTGTAGTATAACGCGATTTAATCATGTTCATACCAAGATACTTTCTTCCATCAAATATTACTGGACAGATTATGATACCCATGTCCATCTTATTAGCGATACCCATAGACTCGGCTATGTGTGAAAGATTTAATAAAGATACAGGATCTGGATTATTCATCGCTTGAGCCTGTTCAATAATCATATTAGCATTTCTATTGAGCTGACCTGCAGTAACTATCGGAATATCAAGTTTAGTTGCAGCTACTTTAAGCTGTACCATTGAAGATTCCAATCTAAATCTTTCTTCAGATATAGCATATGCTCTTTGTGACGGTGGAAGTTCAGGTTCTATAAGAGCTAAGTAGTCAACAAAAAGTGCTATTAACTCGTAACCTGCTTTATCAAGAGCATTATAAAGAGAATATATCCATGAAGTTGTAATACTATTTGCTTCTTCATACTTAATACAAAGAGAAATATTATTAGAGTCTTCATTAGTCGGAAAGTTTTTATTCATCATACGCATAACTTCATTTGGGTCGTACTCTTTCATTGCATGCGTAGTTCTGTTTACCATTGTAAATTTACGCTCTTCTGTTTCATCATAAGTGTTTTCAAGAGATAAATAAACAATCATAGGTTTCTTCGAAGGATCTTTACAGACATAATACTCGTTATATCTTTTTGCTTGAATAGCAAGGTCTAAAAGAGTAATGGATTTACCTCGACCTTGAATACCAAATAAAGAATATACCTTTGTAGGGTATAATCCTCCTCGCATAAATTCATTAAGAGCTTCAATTCCTGTCTTCAAACATGCTGTAGGTCTGTTTGAACGTTCATGATACTGCTCATAATAATTACGTGAAGCTTCTTGATCCATTGGCATGATCATTCCGCTTAAAATATCAGCGTCACTGATCGTTTTTGCTTTTCTTTCATTAATCTCTTCGATTGAAGAGTTTAAATCATTGAAAACTTCAGACGGGTCATCCTGACTAGCACCAGTGATAACATCTGTAGCTCTCTGAATTTTATATTCAATAGCATTATAGTCAGATCTTTCGTATTCATCTGCTACCTGCTTATTAATTTCATTTATATCATTCTCACTCAAAGTATGTACTGATGAGAACAACTGGTCAAATTTATCACCATAGCCCTCAGCCATGGCGCTTTTAATAAGATTAATATCTGTTACGCCACCGTTAAGTCTAGCGTCTAAGCCTTTCTTAACAGCCTGAATTTGTTTATAAGACTCTGGTTGAGAGTCGTAATATTTCTTCTCTACCAAATCGAGAAGATCTTTTACCGATTTATAGTTTGTTTCTGTTAAATCATCAGTTAATGTATAACTGATGAGGGACTCTACAAGATAAGGATTAAGAGGATGATTGATAATTTTTGTCTTATCCTTTAATTTTCTATAGTTAGATGGGTTATAAACACTCATTTTATAATCCCCTTTCAATTTAATGCTTGTTATCATAATGTTTCCAATATATTAATTTAATAATTTGGAAAGATTCCTAAACGTACCTAATCAGGTAACTTTAGCATGTCAAAATAATAATATACATTTATATATTATTTTGGTAGAAAGGAGGGATTGTATGAATAATCCCAATAACAATAATAACCTCCCCATTTCAAATGAGGATGTGTTGCGACTAATCTCTAGCTTGGAGGCAAGCATTGCAAAATGCATCCAAGCTAGAGATATGGAATCAGCAACAAAATTCCAGCGTATGCTGGATATTGTAAAGGTTCCAGTAGCCTCAGCAAAATAAGAGAAAGGGTGGAGAGATCCACCCTTTCTTTTTTTATTCTGTTAAGATTTTAGTTAAGTCTTCTACTGTTATATACTGATGACCAATTTCTTGATTTACATATCTTGTAAAGATTTCATATGGAGACATATTAGGATCAAGTATATATTCATATCCCTTATACTGATCATTGGCTTCCTGATTCTTTCTCAATGTTTCTTTAAATTGAGCATCTTCGGCATCTATGACAACGTTGAAACTATTTTTGTAGTATTCTTTAACTAGACGAACAGATTCGCTTGTTTCGTTAAATCTTACCTTGATATAGTCAATCCCTTTATTTTTTAATGTAGTAATGTGATCTATAATAGTCTTAGGATCATAGGAAATTAGATCGTCTAAGTTAATAGTATCATATCTAAAAGACTGAATTTCTTCAAGATGTAAATAATACATTCTTCTGTCAAGATCATGAAGTAATATCAAAAAACCCTTTTCTTCCTCTTCAGCAAATTGCCATCTAAGAGGACTTCCTGCATAGTATATATGGTTATAATAACATCCAGGTATATGGACATGAGAACAAATCACTGGTCCAAGACAGTTATTAAAGCTATTCATATCAAATACTGGAGCTTTTACTGAATCGAGGTCTTCTTCGTTACATCCATAGATAGAACCTTTTATAGTTCCATGGAGTACGGCCATGTCATAAAGTCCTGAATATTTGAGTGCTTGTTCATAGTATTCTTTACCCATACCATATTCTTCTGGGATACATAAAACTCTGCTGTTCTTGATATTTTCAAACTGCATATGTTCTACTATTCTTACATCAACATCGGATGCTATATAATGATAGAATATCTTTAACTGATTAGCGTCATGACTACCAGTACCATGAAGTATAACTAATGTCGCCCCTTTAGCTCGACAGTCACATACAATAGCGTCCACAAACATAGAAGCATGCATTACAACATCTGAATTTGTCATAAACTTATGATGAAACAAATCTCCATTGATAAAGAAAGCATCATATTTTAAAGGCTTAACTTTAGCGATCATTTGTTCCATTAATATATCATATTGAACTTTCGGATCCATAGCTCCGAAATGAATATCCCCAGTATGAACTTCGATCATCGATCCCCTGTTCTGAATTATCGGTAACACGTTGTTTAACCTCCCTATTATAATTTATTTGGTAGTTCTTTATGCGGTAAAAAAGTATGGTAGGAAATCCCTACCATACTAATATTTAACAAAACAGTTCTTTGAATGTAGCTTCGCAAGCTTTCGCATTATGCCAAGTATATACGACCCCAGTAAACGCCATAAAACTATTTTCGATATAATTATAGTGAATAGGGTCGTCGAAGTTAAGAGTGAATTCGTGAAACTTAGGTCTTGGTCCTTTATTGAGTTTAAGTACAACACACCCCTGGATATTGATTCCTTTGAGTTTATATAGGAGATATCTGTAAGCTGCTAACTGCATAAAGTATTTATACCCAACATGATTAGATGTCTTAAAGTCAATAAGGTACGGTTTATCATTAATAGAGAGAAGAAGATCATAAGTACCCGCAAAATAATCGCATACTAACGGTTCTTCTTGACCGAGTATTTCAACTTTGTTGTTTTCGGTTAGTTTATACCACCACAACTTAAAAGCCTCAAATGCGCTTGTTGAAATAAACATATCATCTGTTTTATCATTAAGAAATTTTTCAATAGCACTATGAGTATTTGTACCATACTGTGCTGCAGTTCGAAGAATACTTTGATTATCCATTCCTTGTCTACCGATAGCATTAGCCCAATTGATTAGACCTTCACTATCGATATAGCTAAGTAGTTCTGTAACGCTCGGTATTTTAATACCGTCTTTTTCGTATCTACCTTTACTAGGGTTGTATACTTGTAGACCATCGAAAAACACCTTAGGATCAAACATAACTTTACCTCCTTTTCCTATATGTGCCTATATAGAGTTGATTATTTATTAGTTCTTCAAAATGTCATATGATTATATATTATAAGGGTGAACATATGCGCATGTGTTTAAACTATGAAAGGAGTTGTGCGTATTTTGATAACAAACTTAGATGATATCTTAGGAAAAGATTTCGATAAAAATCTTCCTGAAGATGTCAAAAGAAAAACTGAAGCTGACGTAGCACATGCTCGACAGCTGCAGGAAAAAATTTTGGAAGATCTCGCTACAAATGGCGAGATCGATGATTTCACAGGGATGACAGCAGTAGAGCGCGTCCTTAACAACGATCCTAATTTAATTAGGACTTGTTCTTATGTTGGAGGGGAAGGAACATATCACCCCTTGCAACAACAATCATATTCGGGGTATACTAATACTTATACTCCGTACCAAATGCAGACACAGCCACAGAACTATTCTGATTATAGCTATCCTGCATATAATCCATATATGAATAAAGAATATATGGAAACAATGAATTACTGTGAGGATCAATACTATAATAAAATGAGAGGAACTTATTATGGTATTATGACTCCGCCACAGATCGGGTATACTGTACCGGAAAACGTTGATGCTAATAGTTATTATAACATGATTGCGTATCAGAATGCAATGTTTATTAACGAAGCATCAAGACAGTTTTCAGTATGGATGAATCAGATACTTGGAAACGATTCACTAAATCGACCAAGAACTGTAATTAGTAATCCATATAACAATCAGTTCTGGTTGAACTATTTGCCTTGCGCAAATGAAGTTCAACTTGACCCATATGACTACGATACTGAAGAGGAGTATTTGGAGGCATGGGAAGATCTGAGAAAGTGTAAGTGTGAAACTCATATGCTTTTGTTCGAATCAATGGCTCATTTTAAAGGAATCATTGGGACTGAAGAATATGAAAATCAGAAACTTCAAATGGAGGACATGTACGGATATCGTCCTGCTAATGAAGAAAAGGAATATCGTCAAAAAAGAATTGCGGAGGTTAATGAAGCGATAGCTGCTGAGAATGCGGCAATGAATGGCGATGACGATAATGATAATTATATCCCACAGAATACACAGGGATATGATATTAATGGTATAAGAAAGGAGAAGATTACCCTTAAAGTCGGATTTAGACGTGATGATGGTACATATGTACCAGCAACAAGTAGAAAAGCAGATCCGGAAAAGGGTTATTACGAAATCATTCATACTAGACAGTCAGACGACTTGGCGGAGAGAAGATATAGATCGTTCTGGACTCCATATCTGATTGATTATAAGTGGTATGAAGGATACTGTCACGTTATGGCAGAGAGAGCCGAGAGAATGGATAAGTATAACCATTATACTCTCGAACAGTTATTTGGCCCAGAAGATAAGATGTCGGAATATTGGGACGAATTAACAAAAGATGATCAGAAGGAAGCGTTACATCATATAATGAAAGTATTAAGGGGCGATAGATGGCAGGTAAAAGGAGGCTATGCGTCTACATTTGCCCATTCAGGAATTGATGTAAACAAAATAAATCCATCGGAAGGATTTATTTCTGATTATAATCTCGCAAGAGATATCTATGCGTATGACAAAATCTATGGGGCTAATAGCTCTATGGATAATCAGGGATTATGTAATTCCATGAAGTCATATTATGACCTTAGACGAAAGATGTTTATCGATAAGGTTATGCGTAATGGTAAAACTGATATGAGTGTTGGGGCTGATTTAAAACCTCCAGGAACTTATGAGGTGTTACCAAGCTTATCCGAGATGAACGAATCGGATGCTAAAAAATATATTCTGACGAGTGGTTATATATCAGAACCAACGTCAGAATTTGTAAATATTTAAGGGAGGGTTAATGATGAAGATTCATCCTCACTTAAATAAGATCTATCGATCTATTGAGCCTCCAGTTACGGAGAAACAAATGATCGATAACAAATATATCGAGATGTTTGACAGTTGGCGAGCAAGACCTATTTGTTCATGCTTCAGTCAGCAGGATATTGAACAACTTGAATATATTGCGATATCTCCAAGATATTCCTCTAAATTAGAAAAGGATAGAGCTATAGGAGAAATAATGAATTCAAGAGGATTTCAGTTCTTCCATGGAGGAACTAATCGTCGTGTCTTCTATTGTACTTTTGATCCTACGATCATTGCTATTGTAGCATATGACGAAACTGGTCTTAAGAATAATAAAGATGAATTCTTAATGCAGGATGTGTTTAAACCGTACTGCTGTAAAGTCTTCGAAGTAACTCCTAATGGAGCTATAGCATTCGAAGAAAAAGTCGATCCGATTCTTGATGAAAGGGACTTTCAAGATCTTGTCCTGCCTATTGCGGACATAATCATTGAAAAAATCTACAAAAGAGCAATCGGAATTTCCGATATAGGTTCGAGATCGTTTAAGAACTGGGGAGTTCGCCCAGGGTTCGGACCTGTATTACTGGATTTCCCCACTGCATCTGTGATGGATAGAAGAAAGCTATTTTGTCATATATGTGGTGGAACAATAGATTATGACATAGGATTTGACAAAATCATATGTCTTAATTGTGGTCGAGAATATAATCTCGATCCCATTCTGTTTAAGAAAGACGGTACCGATATCAATAAACTCAGACAAGCTACCGGTCTTTCAATATATCAACAAAACCAAGGAAAGAGTAAAGGAGTATGTACCATGAAAATAAGTTGCAGATTAAAAGATGGAAGAGTAATCCATAAGGATCTTTCAGCTGGAAGATCAGACATTATTGCACCTATTCCTCAGACACCGGTGTATGTACACAATATACCAATGTCAGAAAAGGATAAAAATAGAATGTTCCGTAAGGTATTCGGATATCCTAGACATGATCTTAAGGTTAGAATCGTAAGACCTGAAGAGCCTGCAGAGGATAAGTTTACACTTAAGGATGCTTCTTGCGAACCAGAGACTGTAGATCCTATAGTTGTTGATACTGATCGTGGTCCGGTTAATGTACATCAGTGCGATTCAGAAGAGGAGGCTCATGATATCGTATCGAATGTAGAGCCTATTGTTGATGCTGTTAATGACTACTATTCAACAGAAGCAGAAGATGACGATGATGTTGAAGAAGAGGAAGCGACAACAGATGACGAAGAAGATGATGAATCTTATGTTGTTGAAGAGGGTACAACTGAACTCGATGAAGCTGGACTCAGAGCAGTACAGGCTCATTGTGATAGATACAGACAGTATTTAAACAATGAGTCATCTAATGATACTTCTGACATAGAAGAACCTGAAAAAGAGGTAGAAATGTCAGAAGATATTGATGAAGATACAACTACAATCGAAGAAGAACCTATAAATACCGACAGAACTTTCTCGGATAATCCTTCACCTGAAGAAATCAGAGCTGTTATGAATAACAGAAAGAATCAGTTTAAGAATAATGGAGGAGGAAAGAACAGAAAGAAGAAAGGACGTCGTCGTTAATAATTATTAAACTTTTACTATATCCGAAACATCTCTATAATAGAGGAGCAGGGGATATAGGGAAGGTAATAATTAATAATAAAAACTCAGAGGAGGAAACCAAAATGAACAACTTTGGAAAGTTGGTGATCTGTAAAGATTATCAGCAAATCGATTGGTTTGCGAGAGCACATCCAAACCAGAAAACGCGTGTCGTTGTTCTCGACGACACGCCTATTAATATTGAGGGGTATATCAATGCCAGTATCTTACTGCCATTACCTTCAACATTGTTCAGATTAATCGACTATAATGATTACAATGGATTCGATTATCTGTACAGAGATTACCTGTCCTCGAAAGAAGTCAGAAGTTTTATATATTTACTTGTAATGGCTCTCTATCGAGGAATCAATATTGTATTGTTTTGCAATACATCCGATCCGGATATATTCATGAATACACTCGACTCTGTTTTACGATACGAAATCGGAGTAATTTCAATAAGATTTGAGTATTTATATCAATTCCCGATGTATTGCTCGTTCAATTTTACCGAGTTTCCTAATATCTTGATGAAGCTCGTTGAATATGGATATATGACTATGGAAGAATATAACAATACTCTTCCAAACATAAATCCGAACGGGGTAACCAAGATTATCCCCAAGGGGGCATCTTAAATGCTTATATTTACACCCGTACCAATATCACCGGATGACTTATGTCCGGTGATATTAAACTTGTCTTCATTTATTGAGGGATATCCAACTATTTCACAGTTAAATCCGTTAACATATTACCCTCAGGGAATTTCATATATGGAAGATTTTGACGAGTGGTATATGAGATTCGTATTAACCAATAAGGAGGCTTATAAAGCCTTTTTAGATATAATGAGACCTCTATACAATGGAGCAGATGTTTGTATTCTTATAAATCCAAACAATGAATTCTCCAATAGATTGGTCGATTCTTTAATATCGTTTATCTATAAACGATACGAATACGTCTCAAATTTGTTAATAGGATACGATTTGGACGATATAGATACCTTGAAAGAAGGTACGTTTTCTGCATCAGGTATACATCTACTTGATGAAGAATTTAAGATTTATGCCAATACTTATGGTATAAAAAATCTTTATACAGATCCAGAAAATTGAGGTGATCTGAAATGATATCTAATCTCTATCAAAAGAGTTTATATACATTACCAGTTGATTTTGTTATACACGAGATATACGAATACGATATCTCAAAAGCAAATATATCGATCTTACTCGAATGTGGTAAGATCGATATCAACCGTTATAATTATCTCGCATCATTACCTAAAATGGAAAGACAAATTCAGATAGGTATGATGCAAAAAGATAAAGATATTCTTGAAGCGTTGAACAAAGGATTTGAACAAGCTCGTTTAAACCTTATCAATGCTAATCTTATTCAGGATGATGAGATTATATCTATAAAGAAAGATGCAATCTTTGTAACTCGTCCACTCGAATATACTAAATTTGGATATGTCAAGTTTAATCTAAAAAACCGTTATCAAATGATGATCAATATGAAACAGTTTCATATTGAGCTTTATTACGACGGTTATAATAAACTTGATGTTAAAGGCATTAGAGATGATATACTTCCATTACATGCAAAACACTACGTTCCTACATTGATTCAGTTATTGAATCTTGTATTAAGTAAGAACTATACGCATGCTATAAATTACATCTCACATTTTATCGACGACTATAACGATGGACTCCTCGAACCAGGATTCTATCGAGAGTTTAATGCCAATTCAAAATTTAAAATCAATGCTGGTAACAGAAGCTTCTATTTAGATATGATGGTTAATGATAACGATGTTCGGTGTTTAGATAAATCCTATAATCAAGCATTGAACCGTGAGTTATATAAGACCATCTCAAAAATATACTTTGCCTACAATATACGGCCAAAAATGTAGCAATAAGAAACGTGGGGACTCCTCCACGTTTCTTTTTTATGGAACTTTATAATAAATTTCAAGTAATAAGGAGGACTAATTATGGGATCAGAATTACTTACCAGACGTATGGATTTAGTTCATACCAAGCATGTAGACCCAGAAGACAATAGTAAGTCTTTTAACATACTTCGTATGGACACATCATATCCTGTTAAATTAAACGGACTTATAATTAAACTTTTTAAAGCTACTAGCAACTTTAGTGCTAAAGATACATCTGGAAATAATCTTCCAGATGATTATATTCTTTTTTCTTTAAGAAACGCAGAAGAGTCGGATGAAACTGTAGTTGATATTCCAGCTTCTAATGTATATAGTTTTGACGGTAAGAGATTATCTGATAATGAGTTCAATAACGGTGATTACGTTATGACTATTATTGATATTGCTAACCAGTCGATGTTTATTTTTTCTCTCAATAATTCTAATGATGACGGTCTTACAACAAAGCATATGACATACCATTGTAATGGTAAAAATGATAACGTTGTTCTTAGAGAAATTGTTAATATACTTGTAGATATGTATGACTATAGTACGGAAGACATTGCTGATACAGACTACGACATTGACAACAACTCTCCAGAATTTAATATTAAGATGACAGATACTGAAAGAAGAGAGCATTTATTAAACGAGAAGTTCACTATCAGCATTGTAGGTAAATGGGGTACCGATTACTCTAATACCACTTTTGTATACGGAGGTTTCAATAGACAGAACAGATCTTCTATCATGTCTATTTCTGGAACTAATAAGGACAGAGCCTCTGAAATCGAGTACGATGATGATAACTTCGATAATGAAATCGTACTTGATTGGTCAAAGTGTTATGTTCCTAAGATTCGTCGAAATAATAATGAAATATATGCAGCACTTTTCAACTGTATTGCATTGAATCCTGAAACTAATGAATGGGAGCAGTACGACTTCTGGACAAAGGAATATGGTAAAGCTCACTTTACTGATGAAGAAGGTAATGCTTATGGTAACCTCTTCCCAAGAAGACTTGCTTTCTTATCCATAGATGGAGCTCTTCCATTAAATATCACAATCAAGGGTCTTACCCTTAGAACTTTCAGCGTAGGTATCTATATCGAATCCGAATCTGATAAGAGAGTTCGCATTGAAGATTGTAAAATTACAATATGCGATGAATCATATGTAGATAACGTATCCATTCCTGACGTGGATAGAGGAGATATTAACAGTAATTTCCATTTCTTTTCTAGCGGATACACTCCATTAGGAACAGCTATTGATATAAACTCAGCAAGGGCTAAAGTTTGCATTGATAATTGTGATATTAAGAATGGTAAGAAGAATGAGGAAGGTGTAATAAATAGACATTCTAATCTTATCGTCAATAGTTCTAGTGATACATTGATTACAAGAACTAACGTTAAGGACTTTATAAACATGTCAAATGGCTATAAGAATGCTTATACTACAGTATGCCTCGATGCAGAATACTTCCCAGAAATGTATACAATTACATCTGCTTCAGAAACTTTAACAGTATCTTCTAACCCAGAATTTGCTAATTACGATTTTACAAATCCCAATGTACAATATTCACTGTTGATGTTTTATTCGTTCCACAACGGATCAAAACTTCCAGATGGTGATCCTGGATATGGTGTTGTTCCTTCAAGAGCGTTCTTTGGAGAAGATGTTACCCCATATACAAATATTCAGGATTTGACAAGTTATTATAATATCGATCCTATAAATAAGACAATTACGATTAAGAAGATGGGTATTGTATCTCGACAGCATCCAGATACAGCATCATATACTATTGGAGCTATTAAAAATATTCCAGTATTATATAGATCAAAAATATTCGGATCTTCCGGAAATCCAGATTCTTATAAATACATAGGAATGAAATATGTTGCAGGAGAATCTCCTACACACGATCAATATATAAACGATGAAATTCATAACAGAACTCTATTTAATAGAGAATATGAATTCACTCCTTCATTGAGAATATCCGACTCCACAATTAATTGTGCCGGCATTCTTTATCAAAACTCCGGTCAGGTTATTTTTGATAATTGTAAGTTATATTCAAAACTTTATGACCTTTCGTATAATCCAAATCCTATCAATCTTCATTCTGGTACTCTCACTATCTCAAATTGCATAGGACGTTATGATACAAGAGATATGAGATATACAACTACAAAATTAGGTTGGCGAGGATATAGTATGAGTCCAGTCGATCCATTATCATTTATTAAGGTTTATCCGACAATAAATATATTGAAGGATAATAACTTATTAAATTCATCTGATGGATCACAGGTATATGATTATTTACTTCCAAACGGCGCTTCAATTCCTTTAACGAACGCTAGACTGAATCTTATAGGAAGTAATATTACATTATTCCCTGATTACCGATTCAATATTCCTAACAACGATTCTGCAAATACCGAAGACGATTCGATATTTGAAGGTGTAAAGATCTTCTCTAGAGTTCCTTCGGATTCCCCTTCAGGAACTAGAGACTCGAGCCTTGCTCTTAATAATTCTTATATGACATTGAGCTTTATCAATGTCCCAAAAAATGTTAAGTATAATAATGAATCGCTTGCTGCTCCGTTCAACACTCGTGATTACTTCAATCCGGTAACAGCTCCTGTTGTTAATATCGATAGTTGTAATTTCGATGTTGTAAATTCTGGACCTTCCAATGAATTCGCTACATCTCCTGATAATACAGTATGGGCTACAGTAGCAAGAATCGGAAAGAATGTATACAACAAATACATCAATAATTCTAATTATTACTCTGGAGTTATTGCTGATTTCGAAACCGAAACTCTCGAGTTTAACGGCAGAGAAGTTCAGGTTATTAAAAAGTCCGAGTTTAATTATGATAGTTATAAAGACTTTATCAATATCATGAAATACGACATGCCTGAAAATGAAAACAATATTCAGACAATAAGAATTTATAATACTAATGGACATGTAATTTCTCTGTATTCTGAAAAGAAACTTCCAGACTATTATATTGTCAAACTTATAAACTATGAAGAAGCTATATCAGGATATAGTCCTAGCACAGATCTGACAACGATTATGTATAAAATAGGAATGCCAAATGAATATGGTTTATATCTCAATATTGCAAGACTTAATAATGATTTATCATGTGAACTGGACTCATCTACAAATAAGATAATGTATACAAATCCAGAGACAGGCGATCAAATTGTTATGCAGGATGAACATCCATCCGATCATATTCTCATTTCGAAATTATACGAACACGATATACTCAATAATACACTGTATACTCCTCGAAAGTTTGCACAGCATCTTGAGGGTGCACATGTTGATACTCTTAATAGATATAAGAGATTTGGTGTTATAGGATTTGTTCTTAATGATTGCGTTTTTAATATGAGTAATTCATCTGTTGGTGGTCCTCATGGAACTGCTATGAGAAATGCTTATAATATGGAAACTTTTGTTAGAAGAAGTCCAAGAATAACATTTGAGTTTAGAGGAAACGGTCATTATAATATAAATAATACCAAAGCTCTGGCTTGGTCTACAGTTTTATGGTCTCAGTTATTCGATGGTCCAACTTCTACTGTAGGTGAAAGTGCAAATTATAAACACATATTCGATTCGACCAATCTTATATTGGGAAGAAATGGTGGATGCCATGTTAATAATTGCACATTTATAAATCCTAACAGCGTCAGATTTAAAAATACTCAGGAAGATTGGCTCGATTTCGTTCCAACAAGAGTAGCAGGTCTGGATGTTAATCAGAATTACAGTATATATGATAAGGGCGAAATTGATTACACTCTTACAGGATCGTCTAAAATAGAACTTAGACAGAGAAAAACTGTCAATAAACAGAGATTTAGTACCGGCACAAATACTTATAGTTCAACCGGATTTGCAGAATCGGTACAAAACTGTAATGAAATGCCTATTATTTTTGGTTTCAATTCTAAATTTAATCCTGTTAAGATTAAAGGATCTACTATTATCGGTAACGAAACCGTTATTCTTAATGGAGATATCGAATTTGATGGTACTACATATATCAACAACAGTAATGGTATGATGGTTTATATAAGTACCAATAAAAGATATACTCGAAACACTATCGAAAATCCGTCGACCCAGAAAACTCGTCCAGCTGAAGTTGTTATCAGAAACTGCGATATTAGATGTACAAAGGATGTTATGTGGGATAGATATATCGATAGTTATTTCGGTAAAGACTATAATACAGAAATGTATTATTATGAAAACTGTGACGACAAAGGTATGAAGAAATATAATAACGCTGTTGCCGTTATTTATATGGAAAATAATATCGATTCGTTGAAAATGGAGAATAACAGAATCATATTCAAACCTAATTCATTTAGAAGTATGTATGGTATAAATATTGATTCTCCTGTAAATGTGGTTCATGTTCACAATTACTATCCAACTAATGTTAGAGATAAAGGAGTCGCTTCGGCTCAGCAGGTTAAGCCATTTATCTTTAAAGATAATGATGTATTTATGGCATTTAACTGTCCTCATATTCCTAATTCGATTCGTGATAAAGTGCTTCCAAACTCAAATAATATGGCAGTAATTAGTCTTACTGACAATGAAAAGTCGGATTTTGGATCTCCCGTCAACATTCCAACATCAAAGCCTGTTATTATTAACGGTAACACATTTAATGTATATACATTTATTGATAAAGCTATGTCAGCTTCAAGTGCAACTTCTCATAGATTAGGAATTATTTACTCTAAACCGTCAAGTGACGGATCTACAGTAAAAGTTCCTAATATGTATTGTCATGTACCATATGAAATACTTTTGGATCGTGTAACAAGAACACAAAAGTATACAATAGATACTGGAAATACAAACAGTATTGATATGACATTAGACTATAATTCAATGACCGATGCAGAAATTCTCGCCGCAGTTGGTGGAGGAACTGTAGTTGGAAATGATGTCGTGAAAGAAACACAGTATCCTCTTATTACTATAGATATGGAGAATATACACTCAGAAATGTATAGAGCTCCTTATAACGATAATCTTAATCTCCGTGGCGTCACCGATCCTGATCGTGGTGCTAAAATAAGTAAAAAATATCGAGGAAATAGAATAATATGTACAATGTCAGGATCTAGTGAATGTACATTTGAGGATTATGAATACAATACAGATAAGAAGAGATATGAAAACATTCAGAGATCATGTGCGGTTGATGTATGTAAAGATCTTGACACTGGTATTGTAACTGTTGTAAGAGGAGAAAGAATAAACACATACTTCTTCAATCCTAATTATGACCATCCTCAGATCATTAGAAACTCTTCTGATCAATCATATAATACTACAGATGAAACTTATGTTGTAGCATCATTCAATATGCCAGTTTTATATACAAACTGTTATACTGCATTGGATATGTCCGATAATATCTTTAACTCCAGAACAAATGGTGTTGATGAAACATTTAATATTATACCGGCAGGAGAAAATAAATTAGTATTCGGATCTAATACTATACTTGATATTGAACTGGATTCCAATTCAGACTCTTTCGACATTAATAAAGAATCAATCATTAATATTTGTCGAAATATGTTCTCATCTGCAATTAGTAGAAATCTTCGAGTTACTATATCACCATCTCCTGTTGAAGTTAACGGTTATGGTATTACTGTAATAACTCCTGATAATATTGCTATGAATGAAATTGATATACAGGAAAACAGTATTAAAGTCTTAAATCGAAACAAGTATGATAAGTTGGAATTTGTTAAATACTTGAACAATATGCCACTTAATTCTTACAAATCAACATTCGGTGAAGAAGTTAATGAAGGACATCTCGTTGATAATCATTTCCACAATATTAAAATATCGACAGATAGCAATAGATGTGTAGGATTAAAGTTTAACGAATATAACGCAACAAATGAAAATCTGGTGGGATTTTCATTATATAGCGAGTCCGATGATGATGATTATCTTAAAAAAGTACGCACGAACGTTAATAAAGATTTTCCTCTTGTGATAGATTTAAAAAGATATCATATTAATGGAGAAGACATATATTTCAACGTTCTTAATTTGAGTTCAACTGATGACGAATTCTACGTTGCAGCAAAGACAATAGATTCTAGAAGATCAAGAATCAAGTTAAAGCCTGATATAGAAATCATTAATGGCTCTCCGACAAATAATATCACATATATGGTAAACATTTCTGAATGTTCCCCTTCAACTGCCAAAGGCTTTTATAAGTATTATGTGGATATGGGAACAGGTACGAGAATTGAAGTTGATATCCGCAATAGTACAGCATTAAATGAAATTGAGACCGATGGAGATGCAATGGTGTATCTCAAAGAAGGTCATGAATTCTTGTTTATAACAAAATCCAATAAGATGTCAACAATGGATAACAATTATCTTTTTGGTGATGATATCAGATTGGGAAAAACTAAATTTAAACGAGGAGATGTTTATAAAATAACATCAAAGTTTAATTGTAATACAGAAGATGCAACTTCAAGCGATGCTTTAGAAGACATTATTGCTCTTCAGGGAATCAATTCTGATGATGACACAATTATCACTCTGGACGGATCTATTCTCGGAAATAGAAGCGATAACCACACAATCAATTCTTATACATATGATGTAAGCGCTTTCTCTCCTATCAATTTGCCGATAGATAGAGTAACTTCTCATATTTATAAAGATTGTGTTGGAGTTGATAAAATAAACGGTAAACCTATGACAGTTGAACAGCTTAAAGAATACATTGAAGAAAACTGTTCTTCCGGTGTATTTCATGCTGGTTATTTTAGTTGCGCTCTTCCGCTGTATGAGTTATCTTCTGATGCTACTCACGAACAGACATATGGAAGAAAATTTAATATCGTTAAAAAATTTGATACTAATTCGAATGAAGATCTTGACGATTCCACATATACCGGAGAGATATATATAAAAGGTACAGAGATGGTTTCCGATAAAGATGGATACTATGTGAAAATTGGTATACCGTCCGAACAAATAAAAATCCCTGCTAGTAGTGGTACTAATATTATCACCACTTATTATATTCGTCTTGATCACTTGTGTCAGCAAATGAATGCAATGAAGCCATTCTTAAAATATGTAAATGAAAAGACATATTTTTATGAAGCAATAAACTATGCACTTCCTGATGAAGGGTATAATTTACTTCATGACACAAATAATCTTAATGTATTTACAATAAGTCATGAACCAAATGTGAATTATCTTAACAATAATGAAGCATATAAAGACATCAAGGCTGAAGGAATTAATATTAATTCTAGAGATAATACTTTTATGCTCTCACCTTTCTATGAGAGTGTACCACGCGGAGTTTACAATTTCGACGATATATCACAACTTCTCAGATCCAACCTTTCAGACATATATGAATCTATCTAATCAAATAAGGATACACTGGGTTAATCCCAGTGTATCTTTTAACCCTATCAGAACATTTATATAAAATATTTTAAAGGAGGTAAATGTTATGGCTGTTATTAAATCTTACGCCTATAACGACAAAACCCAGTTAACACCACATTTCAAAATACAGGAATTTCGTTGCAAATGTGGAGGAACACATACAATTAAGATTAACGACGAACTTGCACCATCACTTGAAATACTTATGAAAGCTATTGGCGCAACCAAAGCTATTCCATCATCTGGACATCGCTGTTCTACTCACGACAGAAGAGTTGGCGGATACGGGTCTGGTCCTCATCCGGAAGGAAACGGTGTTGATATTTGTTTCTATAATGGCAACAAGCCAATTGACACAAGATATGTAGCATGTATTGCTCAGGATCTTGGTCTCTTTAACGGAATCGCAAATATCAATACGACTCGTACACATATACATCTCGATAAAAAAGGGACTCGTATATACAAGGGCGATGAAACTGTTTCTTACAACACAGTTACGACAGACTTCTACAAGTATTATGGATTAACAAAGAACGAAGTTTATAAAGCTCTTGGTATTACAGCAAGCGATATAAATAAGCTCAAAAATGAAATAAATCCTAACATTGTTGCTCCAAATCCAGCAACAGCACCGACCAAGATTACATACAAGTTCTCTAACAAGTATAATTCTCAGGTTAAGGCTGTACAGCAGGTACTCGTAAATAAAGGATTTAAGATTGCTGTTGATGGTATCTTCGGCCCTAAGACTCTTGGAGCTCTTAAGAACTTCAGTATCGAAAAGAACGACAGAGGACCTCTCACACAGCAGGTTCAGAACAGACTTAAGACTCTCGGATTTAAGTCCGTTGGCCTTGCAGATGGTATTGCAGGTGTAAATACTATGAATGCAATAAAAGAGTTCCAGAAGAAGAATAACCTCGGTCAGGGTTACCTCGGCGGAGATGACTGGTACTATCTTTATAAGTAAAAAGAATGGGCTCATGGAATTACCCATGAGCCCTTCTATAAGTGTGTATAATCGATAACGAATACGAGTAAAGAAAATTAATAGGAGGACATTCAAAATGTCACATTCAGAAGAAGAATACAACATAGAAATTTGTGCCAGATGGCTCAAAAAGAACTTTCCTGAATTGGAAAGTTTTAAACTTACAACACCATTAAAAGTACGCAATGGATTTTTGAAAGCTCTGAAAATTTTATCTAGGGAAGAACTAGGAAAGAAAGTTATACTGAACAATAAATGTGATGTTGATACTTTCTTAGGCCTTGAAGTTGACTATAATGGAGGTCAGAGAAATACGAAAATATACATACTCCAGGGATTACTTCTAATGTCTGGATATGATTGCGATTTTTCCGGTTTGTTTGAACGTAATACTAGGCGAGAATTCACCAAGTATTTAAAGGATAAGAATATCCCTCGTGATATTACTTGTCCGTATAAAGTTACATCATTTGTTTGGTGTTCATTTTTTGTAAACGAATAAAATACTAATTTTTCTTAAGGAGGAAATAAAAATGACATTTGCAGACATCATTTCAATCGGCATTATTGCTATTTTTGCAACGATATTATACTGGGCACTTGATAAGTTCGGAGGAAAATCAAACCCTCGTGACGTATTGGCTATCGTAAAGAATCTTATCTTTACTGCTGTAGGTGAAGCTAATCAGATCGTTGTTAATGATTTGAAGAGCGAAGATAAATTCGGAGATTATGAAAAGGACAAAGTCTTTGAGTATGTATTCGATTTTGTTATATCACATACTCCAAAGAGTGTTCAGAAGGTTGTCCGTAAGTATTATGAATCTTTTGAAGATTATGTTTCGCTTGAAATTGAAAATGCGGTTCTTGCATATAAAGGTTTACCTACAGGCTTTGCTGAATTAATCGAACCTGACAGTATTGATTACAGTGAGTATAAAGATTCAGATGAAGATAATGATATTCCTAGCTTTAAAGAAGCTATCGACAGCAATGCAAGTCTCGAAGAGTGTTTTGAAGCTGTAGATCAGTGGCTTAAAGAAGCGGAACAGTACGATGTCAATATCGAAGATTGCGCCCCTGTAATTAAAGATGCAGAAGCGTTCAAGAAATGGATGAACAGGGAAAAAGATCCTGAAGTTGAAAAGATCCTTGCGGAGCTCGATGCTAAGAATGACAGCGCAACAGAAGAAGAAAATGCAGAACTTTCAGATGAAGAACGCATCCATGAGATTTCAATTTCAATGCAGCTTGATAATTCCTTCATTAACAATGATAAGGTTTGTGCTAAGGCACAGAAGATGCTTTCTGCTATACGTAATCCTAATAACACAACAGAAGAAGATGCAGAACTTTCAGAGGATGAGAGCGACGACGATGATGATGGTATTGTCGAAGAAGCTTCAGAACCTTTGGATAAATAAGGGAGATTTAAAAATAATACCCTTATCAACATTATAATGAAAGTAAAAACTTTCATGTATGTTTGTATTCTAAAAAAGGGTATTGTTGCTTCCTATTTTCCGTTCGTTATTTTTCGCTTATGAGGTAAAGAGAGTGCATATACGCACTCTCTTTCTTCCCGCTCAAAACTATTTAATAATTGTATTAAAATAGGAGGGTTATAATATGGAAGATAATAAGAAGCTTATCATTGCTGAAAAAGACGTTCCGGATATTATATCGTATTTAGACAACGGTAATCCTACGTTAAGATCGCCAAATTCATCTTATGAAGTTCAACTTCTTCAGTCTAAAGACTCCTTTTCTGATATAGATAACTACAGTCAGTTTGTACATAACGCTGTATCCCAGTTCAGAAAGCTTGGAGTATATAAAAATTACAAGAATTATCTTATGAGTATCGGTCTCAATCATTGTCAATATCTTCATAATATAAACAGTGATATGGCTGATATCGAAATGAATCACTGTATTCTTACAATATTTGACGTTGCTCTTATGATAACAGAGCATCTTATTAATACTTGCGGATATGCATCCACATTCCATGTGGTACATTTACTTCGTGAGGAACATACGAATAATAGAATACCCCTCATTATGATGTCAAAGACCGTACATCAATTATATCATAATGATGATTTATTCTACGTTCATCCAAAACAGGTATTTGGTAAATGGGTCGAACTTCTTTCCAAATACAGATATGGTATAACACCAGAGATATGTGTTAAAATATTATACTATATTAAACGAGCTTACGAAGATGGAGGTTCTAGTGATAATGAACTTCTCATGCTCGGAAATACAATACAGGATTGGAGTAGTCGTACATACGCATCTGCTATTCAGACATTTGCTCCAACGCAGAACCTGACTCTATTATAATAATTCTAGGAGGAAAACTAAATGAATGAATTCTGGACGGAATATGCACAAATTCTATTTGTGTATCTTGTTATCACTACGTTGTCGATCCTTTCAATCGTGAAAAGATATCTTAAACGTAAAAACGAGATTGAACTGTACAAATTTAATATGACACTCAAGATAGACGAAGATATTGAATCTCGTCTCGATTTTATAATTGAATCTTGTTTTCAAGAGTATTCTCTCGCCAAGTTAGTAAATGCATCAGATTGGTACATTTCTGAAAAAGAAGAGATCGATATCAATAAAGAGATCAATAACCTTGTCGCTCAGAGACTCAGCCCTATACTAATGGATCAATTATCTATTTACTATATGAAATCTGAAATACCGGATATCATTGCGAAAAGAGTATACTATCGTGTAACTAATTTCGTAATCGAACACAATAGATCTTATAAATCATAATTATGAAGCCTGGCCTCTTGCCAGGCTTCTTTTTACGCCGCGAACATATCATTAATAATTAAATATCTAAGAAAGGAGAGTCGATTGATATGGGATACGATATATCCTATAAGATGAAATATACTGATAATCCTTATGTAGATTTATTGGTCCATGAAACCAAGAATATGGCCATAAACAGTATTGTTAAAAACGAGAGAGAAGCTCTCCGATACGAGACATTAGAATCTCGAACAGAATCTGATAAGATGATTAGTGCTCGACAAGGAGTACCGATTGATCCAAATTATAATGTCGACAACTATGTAGAATCTAATCGATATTATAGAATTCTATCCGGACAGCCGCCGTTCCCTACAGACGAAGAGATTAAGGCTTATAAAGAAGAGTACGGCAATAATGCAGATATTTCTAAACTATATTACTCTAAGTATATTAATCTTAGAGATTATGAAATGTACCTAACGGACGGTACGACTATGGATAGTCTAGTTGGACGAGATAAGTTCTATCTTCATCAATTAGATCAAACAAAATTGGATACTCTTGAGCGTCTAGGAATAATGAGTATTATACGAGATGAACACCCAGGTAATGATTATTCCTATATTTATCATATGGCAGATAAAGCCATTGATCCTTTTATTGCTAGAACCGCAGAAAATTTCTCCCTTTTGTATTGCCCAAAAGGAGAATTTGATGAGATTCATTATAAGTATAAGAGAATGTTTGATAGAAACAGACTTTATACTATATCGACAATATATAGTGAAGCGTTTGCTTATGGTAGTGTTCACTATGATGCATTTATTCAGATACTTATTGTCATCCAAACGATGGTTGATATGATATCTGAAGTTCAGGAATACATCATTAACAAAGATGTATTCGACTCTCGTACTATTCGATACTTGTTTGAGTCTTATGGTATTCCATACTATAAAGAGATCCCAGTCAAGTATCAGCTTGCTTTAATTAAGAATGTGAACAAACTTCTGAAGTATAAATCTACCAATAGAAACATTGTTGATATATGTGAACTGTTTGGTTTTAAAGATATCGAAGTATTCACTTATTATATTTTGAAAACGAAAAGAGTTCCAAAGTCGGAACTCAAATTTTACACCGAAGATGATATTACAATATCAAAACCTGATGGAATATGTTATCTTCAGAGTGATTTGTTTGGTACTGATTCTGGCGGAAAGCTTGATAAACCAATGTATCCGATTATGTTTGAACAAAACCCAGGGTCTCCACAGATAGATGGATGGATTGAAGTTCAGTATGTGGAAAAGGCTATAAAATCTAATCCTGATTGGGGTGGTCCTCCATATGTAGGATTACCTATACCGCTAAATGGAATAGTTCCTATTTATAATGAACAAAACCCATCTAAGATTATTACAGAAGATATGGTCGGACTTGAGGATTTCGAGGCTAATTATGATATTAAATTTCTTAAAGTTCCCATTACAGAACCCAATGCTTCGAAGTATATTGAAGATGAGGGTAACAAATACTCATATGATTATGTAACAAATCAAGATCCATTCTGGGATGGAATATCTAAAGATGATATTCTCACTCCTCAAGAAAAGAGTAACTATCACAACAAAAAGAAGTTAGAAATCCTCTCTCAGGATTTCTCTTGTGAACGAACAAAATACATTTCTGTTGATGCTAATATTGACGTATATGATATGTCATATCAGTTATGCTATTTTATGAGTATCATCAATAATGCGGAACTTGCGAACTGTGATCTCTTAATGTTAGATATCGACGCTAAAATATTTGATAGAGATGGAGAGGCACGAGTTCATATAAGTGATCTTTTAACTCTCGCTACTGCATTAAGTTATCTTTATAATGGTGTCGAACCTGATGTCATTACTAATGATAGAGAGAGTAATATGTATATACATGGATTTAATTTTGATTCTCATTGGACAGAGATTTTTAACAATGAAAAAGAAATTATCAATGTTCAAAAACTGTTGAATGAGGTTAAAGCTATAAATCCACACAAGACTATTGGTTATAAAGAACTTGCTGATAGTATAACCGAAGACACTACCGAAGATCCGACTCCAAAGATCAAAGAAAATGTCGAGTATGGATATCTTGTAGAGTCTGATGCTAAAGTTGATGAAGGATACACTGTAGGAGCTTATTTGTCTGGTCGTTATAAGGCTTGTACATGCGAAACAACTCCTCAGAATCCATATGAATCATATATATGGGAAAATTTAAGCAAACAAAAAATATATGATTATTCTCAAGGATATGACTCTTATACTGAAAATGGTATTAATGGTCATAGTTATCCTACATATCTTGAGAAAGATATAATATCTGGAGCATATCCAGAATCTAATTTCGGGGAGGATGCCGGTGGTATATATCATATAATTGATAACACCGATAATACTCCGTATGAAGCTGAAGATAATTCTCATGCTGATTTTATAAATATTGATTATATTGCTAATGCTTCTAGCGACTTAGAAGCTTTTGAGAATATGAAGAAGCTATACTTGACAAATATGAATCTTCATGATCATTTGGCTTATATGATGCGTACTGCTGATAACAAAAGAATCTATGATATCTATAAGACATTATATGATTCTTTTATGATAACAAAGGTAAGTACACAAATATACAGTAGTGATATAGGTATTAATAAAACTTACTATGAGTATCTTTCTGAAAGAAATTCTGATCTGTATGGAGTTTTAGACAAAGCTTCTAAGATTACCAATTCAGATGAACAGAAGACATACATATCTAACGTCTGCGAATATATCGCATATGCGTTAGAGAAGTACTTTGAATCTGAAAATTGGAGTTATATATACAATATAATTCCAAACCAGAACGTTGAGTTTATTCAGTCTTGTATTCTTAAAATGGTAATATTCTTTAAGTCGTGGAAAACTCAGATGTTGGATCAAACAGTGTCATTTGCACTTAACAATCCAACAGACAATAGAGTTTATGTTCTTGATGATTTAAGAGTATCATCACATAGACAATTGCACGAGAAAGTACGTCCTATCGAGTTCTTACATTTCCAGAATAATATTGCATGTAAAGATTACTGTAGTCCTACAGATTCTATACATATCAGTTTAAGAAAAGAAATGTATATTGCAACCGAAAAAGACTTTATCTACTACATCGTTAATAATGAAACGTACCTTGTTCGTTATATTGGAACGCATACAGTATTCAGAGTTGCCGAATTCTTCGAAGGTTCTCCAGTTGTATATATTGAAGAACCATGCTTCGGTTGGACTGATGTTGAACATGTCGTTCTTCCTGACGGCGTAACATGGATTAAATAATAGGAGGGATATAAATGTCAAATAAGAATCTTTCTATCTTTGAAGGTTCTCGTCCTGGAGAAAAGGTCGAACTCAAAGGTACAATGATCGTATTACGCAATAAAGCTACGGGTAAAGTTATATTCCGTGGTTCAAATAAAATGCTCGTCTCAGGATCTGAGACGAACGCTCTAAAGTCATTTAACTTCGATCCAACATGGTCTAGTGTTGAGTCTCATATTGCAAATATTCCTACATATGATTCGGTAATTCCTAACATTACAGAGATCAATGGAGCTAAACCTTTAACGGACGGTATTTTATCAGGTATCGGAAATTTCAATCCATCTGCAACATCTGGTGCAGATTTCTATAAGAAGTGTTTATATGAATACTTTACCGAAAGAGTATGTTTATTCGCTGTAGGTATTGACGGTTGCGGTATCGAAAACTCAAGAATATATAAGGTTCAGAATACTAAGTGGATAGCTCCTACGGGTTATGTTACTCCACAAGCCGGAATGGATCAGAATATAACAAACTGTCTGATTCCGTTTAAGATGACATCTACAGATCTTACATCATCCGAAAGAGAATTATATTTCGGAAGAGCAGAAGATGCTACTGGTCAGATTTCTTATTATTTCAAGGGATTCGACTCAGCTCCAACTCTTATTCGTAGATATAGCGATGACTCTTCTGATCTTGCAATGGTTGCAGATGTATGGAAAGACTCTAGATTATCTGAAGCTGATATGGTTGTTGAGCTCAAGATGTCTGTTAGTACAACTGACTGTAGACAGTATTTCACTACATTAACTGGTGAATCCACAGCAAAGATAAATACTATATCTCTTTTAACTGCTATTCCATATCAGGATGCAAATGGTCAGCTTTTCTATAAGAATATTCGTCCATATACAAAGTTCAACTTTGCTAACGAATCTCTTATAGATGCTTCTAAGGGTATTGATATCTCATATTATTTATACTATTAAGATAAGGCGGTGGAGTTGATGTCCTTTTCAATAGATCCAAATATTAATGATGGACTTCCGTTTATATCTGTTCATCATCTTGAATTATCACAGGATACGACTCGTATAATTGAGCCTTATCCTGAAGGATTTTTTCATCTAAAGTCTGATGTTAATGGAGGGATTCCGTATATCACGGAGTCCGCCATTGAACTCGCGGCAGATAAATCTACTATTGTAGCACCATATCCAGATTCTTTCTTTAGAAAGACATCGGATGTTAACGATGGCGTTCCATACATTTCTGAAATTCATGTTGTATTAGGGGAAGACTCTACTATGGTAGTCGCTCCATATCCACAATCATTCTTCAGAAAATTAATTGATCTAAATGACGGAATACCTTATATTAATGAAGAAGCTATAAAACTTGCCGAAGATCCGAGATATGTAAACGAACCATATCCGGATTCGTTCTTCCATTTAGATGTGTCAAAGACCGACCCGATAAATAATAGCGTACCATTTATTTCTGAAGAAGCTATAAAACTTTCAGAAGATCCGAGATATGTAAACGAACCGTATCCCGATTCATTCTTCCAGAAGTCTGCATATAATAATGGAACTCCTTACATAACCGATAGGGAGCTTATTAATGGTGCATTTATTCATGCTATTGATGTAGAATATGTGTATATTCCATATCAGGTTACAAAGTTCGGAAAGTATGCATTTATGGATACTCCGAAACTGTCAGAAGTTGAAATTAATGCCCTTTCTACTTATGAAGAAACTACATTCGATGAAAATACACTCATCAAATACTACAATATTCGAACACGATCATTCAGTATGTCATGGGACGATCTAACTGAAGATGATATATTATCAGATATGATGGATAGTGGTTCTCAAGTATATACCGAATTCGTTGAAGATGGAGGCGATTTAAATGGCTAAAGGATCAATGATTGATGCTATAACATACTATACCACTAAAGACCCGACAAAAATAGTAGATTTAGAATTAAAAGGAGATCCTGGAAGTGATACTAACCCATATTGTGTTGAGGATTATGAAGATTTAATCTCTACTCAATATAAGTATAATTACATGCTCGTTTCCGATATCAACTTCGAAAAGTATTTTAAAAAGAAATACGGCTTAGGATGGAACAACTATAGTTCTGGTGTGGTAAGGCTTACTGTAATTAAATTCAATACATTATTCGATTTTAATGGATATGCATTCCATAATCTTATTTTTAAGAATTATAATGCTTATAAAAGTAGCGCTCAAATCCATGGTAGTTCTATATTATTTGCTTGTGACACACCTCAAACACGTGAAACTCCTGAAATATATGTAAAAAAATTAAAGATAACAAACTGTGTATTTTCAGAATCGTATTTCACTAATAACTCTCTTTGCTTAATATCTTGCGGTAGAAGAAAAGCTTCGAGTTATGAACTTAACATAGGATATTTTAATTTTATAGAGCCAGAAATAAATTTATACTTTTCAAATGATTTTGTAGAAGCAACCGCTGCGAACTTAGGTATTTTTAGCTGGCTACTTCCTGATCCGAATTGTATTACTGGTGTAGATATTAGTAGTGGTTACTCTAATCCTTCTGAATCAATCAAGATATTCGACGCTATTATAAAAATATCAGGAAAATTTTACGATTATACTAGCAGCCTAGATATGATTTCAGGATTGATTTATCGTGGATCTAATGGTGGTTGGGCAATGTATTATAACACAACAATTATTCTAAACGAGCCGGTTATTAAACTTAGAACGCAGACTTTCGCAGATCTTAGTATGATGAATGTCGGATTGATAGATAATCTCCATATAACAGGAAAAGTAACATTAAGACCCGAATCTGAAAGTAGAAACAGTTTTACCTTATTAGGTACTAGAACATCTAGAACAAATACTGTATTCTTTGATGCCGAAATAGTAAATGATTCTGATATTCCTATTACGCTTAATTATTATAACACATCTCCAGCTGGAGTTGTTATTAATAAAGATAAAATAAAAGCGGAGAACAATGTTACTCTTACATGTAGTAATAGTGATAATGAAAAATACTTATTAACAACCGAACAGCTAAAGGACAGAGATCTCCTGGAAGAGCTGAACTTTTTGCGTTTCGGTTTGGAAGAATAAAGAAAGGAGGAATTATATATGGCAGCTAAAATGAGTGCATATGAATATTACGATTCTCTTGATAATATGACAGAGTTAGCAAAATATGACGGTAATGCTAGAAGAGGAACTATAAATAATCCTTGGGTAATAAGAGACTGGGAAGATCTACAGAATACTTATAGAGGTTCGGAGAGTAACGTTTACACCTCAAGTTATCAAGCTCATTTTATATTAGTTAACGATATAGATTTTGCTAAATTAAATTTTGGATCTATAAATACGCATGCTGGTGACGGGTATATCGGGAGCAATTATCGTGGATATATAGAATACTGTGACAGTTTCGATTTTAATGGATATGAGTTTCGAAATATTATTTATCGAAATATAACTTCTATAAATGGATTTTATAAAGATGCTCTTATCGAAATTAGTTACAGACATGAAGATAAAGATATTATAATGAAAAATGTTAAGATGTCAAATATTATTATAAACGAATGTTATTTAAATGCTGATCTCGACGTGTCAGGAGGAATCTACAGTTACCAAAGCGATTGTCTTTCTATAATTCGATTCTACACTTATAGATATAATGTTGTTATTGATGGATTAAATCTTAATATATCAATATCTCAACAGAACCAAATAAATAAAACCCTTGTATACGGTATGCATACTACAGACCTTATATATGCTAACAAATTACAATTATTCTCGATTGGTTCAGTATATGGAGGAAATATTAAATTTAAGAATACGTTTATTAAATTTTCCGGCATAAACAAACACTGGTTTAGTGTTGGATCTTCTGGCTATAGAGACAATACGGATGTTAATGCTATATGCTGTCTCCCTTCTGGTTGTTTACATGGAATGGCTACCATGCCTTCAGCTAAATCGGAAGATTCAAACAATAAGTTTAAAAATATGTATGACACCACTCTCTTCTTTAATGATTACATAATTGATGTCGATACAGATGGTTATTCGTCAAGTTTTAGCAAATGTAGTACATTATTAACTCCTGCTATACCTACAGATTCTCTATATATTACTGGATCTATTAAGATTAAATTTTCCAAAAGCGGTGGTCAAGGGAACAGAGGTGCCGATCTTTATATTTGTGGAAATCCGCATTCCAATGTAATATTTAATTGCGAACTTTCTTATATATCAGATAATATTGCTAGTAATTTCAAAATAAAAAACGACGCTAGATATGGTAAGGTTATTGTGAACAAAGATAAAATACCTGACGATATGTTCGCCTCTAACTTCGATAATTCAAACGGTGGCATTATATTCGCAACAACGGAACAATTACAAGACGAAACATGGCTTCGTAATAATGGTTTATTCTTCTTGAAAACATCTTCATAATATAAGGAGGGATTATAATGGCTAGAGAACCTATCAGTGCATATCAATATTATATGTCTATAAACGACACCGCAAAAGCTGCTAATTACGACAGTGCTGCAGCAGATGGAAGTGAAGAAAATCCGTACGCTATAAGAGACTGGTATGACATTTATAATGTTTATAATTCTCTTACATTAGGAAATAATAAATACTATTCGTTTATACTTGTAAATGACATTGATTTTAACAAAGTATCTACTCGTAGATTAAACGCGCTACAAAATATTGAAACTATTCCAGAATTAAAGGTTAACGGATTTTTTGATTTTAACGGACATTCTTTTAAAAATATTATCTTTAGAAATATGTCTGGCACTTGTGGAAACAGAGTCAATGTTAATAATGGTTCTACTAATTTTTTAGGATGTCTAATACAGATATCCGCAGCTTCAGTTACAGACGATTTGGGTAATTTAAAGCCTTTGATTATTAAAAATGCAAAAATCGAAAACTTTATAATTAATGAATCATACCCTTCTAATTATACAAGTGGATACAATGGATATAGTTGGGCTGGTCAAGGTTGCAGTATTTTTTATATATTGCAACCTAATAGCGGCAATGGTGGCACAACTATTATCGAAAATACAGATATTAATGTTACATTTAATATGACTAATTATGCCAAAACAGAATTAATTACTGCTGAGTGCGACTATGCCAATGCGATCGAACATTATAAATTATACTCGTGTGGAGTATTCAGATTTGGCTATCCAGGTTATCCCATTCTTTTTAAAAACGTATTCGTTAAGTGTTCTGGTATAGTTAAACATGCTTTTGCTGCTACTTCTAGTAGTAATACTCTTAATATGTATGTGACACATGGATATCCATTAAATATATTATCTCCAAACGGAGGAAATACAAACAGATCAAGCGATTCCGACTATTTACACAAGTTCTCTATCAACGCTCAATATGTAGATTGTACTTTCGATTTTAACGATTTTATAATTCAAATACCAATTGACTTAGCATCTGGAGATATATTAACTAGTAATAACTATGGATTTACGGATAGATGTGAAGTATTTAATAATACTGCATTATTTCCTTACAGTAAAAATTCATCGGATTCTATTCATATAACAGGCCATCTTAAAATTCTTCTTCCTACTAAAGAAGAAATCGATGCTAATCCATTATCATTTGGAGTTTTATATTTGTTCAGAAGTTCTACTAATACAAATGTATTATGGGATGCAAGAATTTCAATTATAGATGATATAGAAACTCCTAATTTAAAAATAAGATCTAGTAGCGGAACCAAGTTATTTATGAATAAAGACAAAATCGATCAAATTGTTCTTGATAATAACTTGATGGTAGACGATGATCCAAGCGAAAGTGGAAGCGGTATATTTATGTGTACTACTGAACAGCTTAAAGATGAAGATTTCTTAAACAAGAATGGATTCTTTTATTTGCGTACGACATAATAAGAAGGGTAGGGAAAATCCCTACCCTTATCTTTATTCTTCACCGAATGCTTTAAGTAAATCAATCTTTTGATATTTGTCGGTACTATCGTGGAATGCTTTCATGCTTATATTCTTTACACATGAAGCGAGCTGTGGCGTCGCAGTTCCAACATTTTGAACATCAAGAATATAATACAAATCTCCGATACATTTATTACATATATGATCATGCTCACATAAGCTAGAGAATCTCATCTTTACAGTTTTTCCTCTATACTTATCCATAGTAGTGCTGTCTAAACGTACCAGTTTAGACCCTTCTACGATATAGGAATACATCATTAACGAAAGCATATTATCATCAAGTGTGATTGTAATAGTTCTTTTAGTTCCGCAGTCTGAGCCGCGTTTTCCGACTTGTACATGTTGAAATGCTTGTAAGAAAAGCTTCTCCATGTAACCGCCCTTAGCTGTATTACAAGCACGAGCATATGGACCTGCAGCAAGAGAATTTGCTACATTAACATAGTCTTCTTTAGATATGCCTTCAGAATAGCATGATGTTATGATGTTAAATCCCTTTGTCGGGTCAGGGTCTTTACAAGCGCCCTTCATTACATACATATTCTTGAAGTTATTTCCCCAATCTCCTCCTGCACCTGCACGGATATTATCCATTGCAGGTTCATCTTTGAGTTTCTCTTCACAATAATCGAGAAGTTCTTTTTCGATCTTACTTACTGTAAGAGCATCTCCAGCTTCGATTTCAGCCTTGTATTTTTTAATAAGTTCTTTCTTCTTACCTTCGATAGTATGAGAAATAAGAAGCATCTCTTCAGATGTCGTAGGACATATTACTGTACTATAAGGCATAAATTTCTGAAGACAGTTTATAAAACGTTTATACTGCTCGGTCGTTACTCTGTCTTCAAGTATGGCATATGAGAGCTTGTTTCGAATTTTTCCATATGCCTTTTTAGTAATCGCACTATTGATATAACCGAGCTCGTCAAATAATCCAGGTTCATCGATGCAAGCTTTATTCACAAACCATAATCCGAGTGTTGTAACGAATTTGTTCTTGTTATTATGGTATGTTCCTGGGGGAACTTCTATTGTATCGTATACATGGAATCTGGTCTTACCATTAAATTCTCCAAAACATTCCATGAATACAGACGTCTTTAAACAATCTATGTTAGACAATCCTAAAATATATTCGACATCTTTAGGATCTGTAATCATTTTAGCTTTACGCTTAGGTGTTGCCATCTTATATTCCTCCTTTATAATAAAACCTAATTATTATTAAGTTAATCCTATAAAACTTTGTTATAAATATATATTATTTTTATGACAGATGAAGATAGCTAGTTCATCTGATTATATTTTAAAAGGAGGCTTTACATGAAAGTCAAAATTTCTGGCAACGGAGGAGAAGACAGTAGAGTTCAGTCTATTCAGTCCGAAGCCGCAGGACAAAAAAGATATGTAATGATGAAAGGAACAGTACCAAATGAATTTAATGGGGATATTAAGTCGCCTCCCAAATTCAAACCTACTGAACCTGAAATTGTTAAAAGCAAGGTTCTTGTTATTGATAAGCTTATCGTAACAATAACGGAAAAATTGAATGAGGAGTTCACATTTAAAATTGATACAAAATTCGCTCCAGTGAATGGTATCATTCCAGAATTCGATATCTGTTCAAAAGAAGATATTGAATTCACTCCAGAAACTCGATTAAGCGATATCGAGTCGATTATCAGACGTTGCGGTATACTTGAAAAGTATAATAAATACTTTACTCGAGATCCCGAAATTATTATCAATAGTTTTAAGATCAATATCGAACGAGAGTTGGGTTATTTTGCAGAGTTTAATGCTGCTATGATGATCGCCCGAGATATATTCTAGTAAGATATTACTTCGTCAAAAACTATCCAATACAATAAATTAGGGAGATGAAAACAATGAAAACACAGTATATACCTGAAATCGATGATATCGAAGCGCGCCGTGTTAATATAACCGCGCACTATCCAGACTCTCCGGATTATGAATATGAAGTTCGTTTGGAGAGATTAAATCTCGACGAGGAAAGAATGAAGGATATTAATAGTAATAATGGCTTCATCATTACTACTCGTCAAAACATTAAAAAGGATCTTAAAAGTGACGATTCAATCTTCTCATCTAGATTTGGTCAGACTCTTCAAGATCTTAATCCGTTCGCATTCAGATATCACTGTAAATGTCAGAAATATCAGGGTCGTCTGAACAACGGAAAGATGTGTGAAGTATGTCACACTCCAGTAAAATACATCGGAGATAACTTTGAGTATTTTGGTTGGATATGTATTAAGGACCCTTATGTCCTCATCCATCCGAACTTATTCAAATCTCTTGAATGTCTTATCGGTCCTAAGGAATTAAACAATATTATCATGTGCGACGATAAGGTCGACGAAAATGGTAATATCATTCCAAAGGAACCTTCTAAAGATTCTCCATTTGTTGGTATCGGAATTATGGGACTCAAGGAAAGAATTATGGAAGTTCTTGATTTCTATAGAGCTAAGAAGCCAGCAAAGAAAGAATATTACGAAGATATTGTTGCTAATCTTGATAAGTTGTTTACACATTCAATTCCTGTATATACAACTCACTTAAGACCTTACAATATCGATGAGAATAATTTCTCATTTGAAGGAAATAACGCTATCTATAACGTTCTTGCTGCTCAGGCAACCAAGATCAACAAAGATAAGTTATTTATAAATCATAAAGGAAAACCTCAGAAAGAAATTCTTTATGCGATGCAGAAGAATTTCAATGAAATCTATGCTGATATGGAAACAGTAATGGCTGGAAAGAAAGGCTATGCCAGATCTCTTATCGGCGGTAGATTTAATTTCTGTTCAAGAGTAGTAATTGTTACAGGACCTGATCTTCACATCGATGAGATTGGGCTTCCATATGCTACTCTTATCGAGTTATTCCAGCAGAGGCTTGTTAATATCCTCAGAAAAACATATAGCCCAGCAGAGGCGTATATGATATGGAATAATGCGAGAAACAATTACAATCCGATCATTGGCGATCTCATTGAATCTATTCTCGCTTCAGAATATGTAGGAGTTCTCTTTAACAGAAACCCTTCAATTCATTCTGAATCTATCAGACAGATGAGGGTTGTTCGTATGAACAAGGATTATACATGTACAGTACCTCTTCAGGTTCTTGCAGGTTTTAATGCAGACTTTGACGGCGATACTTTAAATGTAATGTATATCCTTGATCAGGAACTTCTTAACGCTGCAATGAAGGTATTCAATCCTAGATATGCTGGTCAGATATCTAGAAACGATGGAATGTTCAATTCGAATGTTCATCATCAGACAGACACAATGATCTGTTTAAATTCTTTCGCTCAGCTCGGAAGAGATTCATATTCAGATCAGGAATTCGATGCTATTAAGGCTATTCAGAAAGCTGATGATATTATCAATCTTGATGAGTTACCTTACAGAATCGATCCTGATTTAAAACGTATACTTTCTATGTGTGCATAAGAAACAAAAGATTGGTAGGAGCATTGCGCTCCTACCAATTATTTTTTTTATTTTTTGTATAAATGTTCAATCTGTAAATTTGGTTGAATTGTAAGTATTTACTCACAATAGTTTTTGCTTTAAGGGCTATGCACTATAGGGATTGGATACGTTGAATTGTGGCCAAATTTACAACGCTAACTTGCAAAAGTGTTATAAATGTTCTGAGCCTGTGGAGATCTCAATCCTAACTGATAGCTATAAGAAGAACCTGGACGTTCATACCACTTAAGGAACATACCAGTTGCATCTACTACAGATAATGAATTGAGATATTCAAAGCTGCCTACATTATTTCGGATCTGGTTATATGTATAGTCGAGAACTCCTGCTCCACTATGACCAAACCCGCCGGGATCGCTAGTGTTAACTGCACAATGCATGTCTATTCCCTGAAGACCTGCATTAATATATTCAAGCTGACCAATTAAAGAATCAGGTGAATATCCATGAGCTAAACACCAATTATATAAAGCGGCATGGCCGTATCGATTTGTCCACTGACAAATACCATAACCCTGACCGCTTGAAACTGTAACTAGAGAACCAAGACGACCACCGCCACACATATTTGGGTGGAAAGTATTGTCTTCTATAGCAATGTTTCCCATAATTCCTGCAGTAAGGCTTGCAGAATAGCCTTTATTAATAAAATAATTCCAAATGGCCTGTTTTCTACCCTCTACAGTGCTTGTATCTCCAAGATCAGCATCACTTGAATATGTAATGTTAGCAGGTGGAGCTACAGGAGCATTCGTAGGAGCTTCTGTTGCAGGCTCTGTCGGAACTTCGATAGGTTCAGTAATTTTTTCTGTTTCTGTACAAAATACTGCTGTTGTAGTTGTAGGAGCTACAGTAGTGGTTACTACAGTAGGCTTAACAGTAGTATCTGACTCGATTGTACTTGTTGTGTTTGTAATAGTATTTGTTGTTAAGGTTGTTGTTGTTTCCTCTGTAGTAGTCGTGCTACTAGCAGTTGTAGAAACAAAAGTATAAATTGTTGTAGTGCCCTTATTAGGATTTTCCGAATAAGATAATAACTTTGTTGTCTGTACTCTGGGCTTAGTATTATTAGCCACAATAGTTATACCCAGAATTAGACAGATACTGAAGATTAAGATAAACACACGGCTTACCTTTCTTACGTTTAAATTTTTGAACTTCATATTCATGTTATAGATTTCCTCCTTATTATTTCTTTTGGGAACTTTACAGATTGACTATAACATTTATATAATATACTGTTCGCATTATTGTTAAAAATAATGGAAGTATATGGAAAGACTTCGCTTTTTTACTTTTACAAGCACTATAAAAGAGACGGGTAGGCAAATGCCTACCCGTCATTATTTGTAATTTATTCGTTTTCTTCATCATCCTCAAGAGAATCAATTTTAGCACTATAACTCTGATAATCAGAATACTCGAGGATTGGAGCTAATCGTGTTGTCTCTTCGACAAGCTTATCTTTAAGTATCTCGAGATCGACCGCAGCTTGAAGTTTCACAAATTCTGCAACAAGGATTCCAAGAACATTATTATCCTGGTCATACACAGCGACACCAACACCGGATACAATTCCAGTATCTTTGCACATATTATAGATAACGGGATAAGTGTTCTTATAATCTTCAATGTTATGAATGACAAGACTACCCTGACGGTAGACATCCTTGATGCTGTCGTCAAGGAACTGTAACGGAATACCAACATGATCCATTCCCTTTCTGATAATTCCACAGTTCTTTCTGATATGCTCGCTTACACAAGTAGTCTTAATAAATGGAAGACCGTGACTTGTTTGAACACCATTATGGATAGCATAAACCGATAATCTGTCGGGCTTTGTCTCGTCAGATATCTTTTTAATGACATCTTTGGTGCTATCATCGACCTTAACGAATATCTTCATAAGGTCCTTTTCTTTCTTGTCATTGCATTTTTTGACTTCTTTTTCTGTAGCTAGAAGCTTATTGATGATTAACTCATTCTGCTTGGCTTGATTCTTCTGTCCGCTATATATCATTTTAAAGAATAGGACAAACATCGCAACAACTATGGCTAAGAATACTGCTATTGTAACAATAGCAACACCATAATCATTCAATAATTCCGCAAAATGATCTATTTCATCAACATTATTATTTGCTGCTTCTGTAGTAGTTGCTAATATTGTATTAGACAAAAATAAACACCACCTTTCATTTATTTAATATATTGTTACTTTAAACCTTAGCGATCCAATCGCTTGGGTTCGAAGAAATGACATAATTCGACATTAATATATCTAATAACTGAGCTTTCGACTTGTAGTTTGCATCTACTACAGCTTCATTTCCTGTAGCTCTTGAAGTTGTTGTATCGAATAAAACATTTAATTCTTCATCGTCGGAGCCGTTAACTAACAGATCTAACTTTGAAGGTTTTGTATAAGACTCAAGTTCTCTCATGTCTGTAGATATTATCTTATTATCGTCATGAGATAATCCATCTCCAGAAACGATAAAGCTATTAGTATCTACATCGACATGACTATAAATCTCAAGACGTTCAATAGATTTTATATTCTTTGTGATCTTGATTATAGTATTCGATATATCTTCCATAAAGTGATTAGGTATCTTTTCACCATTAATAAATGTAAACACTGAATGTTTACTGCTTACACCATATAATGGACTCTCGAAACGAATATAACCAGTTGTAGGAATCTGGTCATATTCTTCGTCATTCTCATTAACAACCTTTGTGGTATTTATCAGCTCCGGATTGAGATTTGTTAACGCATCAGGAACATAGAATATCGCAATAACGTCTCCTGTTTCTACTGGGACGTTAATATATAATTGTGGTTTATATATAGGAGTGTGGTTAGTCGCTTTAACAAATACAAATGTATCTGGTATAATACGACCATTCTTAAAGATCATAAACTGTGTAGAGTTTTCACAATATAAGAAATCGGTCGGAAGATCGATCACAGGAGAATCGTCATTTTCTATCGCTGTGTGGAAAGTATAACGGAATTGTCTTCTAGAGCATAGAACGACATCTCCTAGTTCCTGAAGAGGCGTAAATGGATCGGTTGAGGAAGCAAAATCTGAATAAGAAAGTGAAGATGGACGAATAAAATACTCTCCTCCATTATATTTAGAGATTCTATACATATTGTTTTTCTTCTCATCTTTAGTGATAATAGATGTAGCTTTCTTGGTAACAGAATCTACTATTCTAAATTCAGAATCTATCTCGTAACCCAAAGCATAAGCTGTTTTCTCTTCAGCAAAATTAATCTCTGAATTATACTCGTTGTCAGACATTTGTTTTACATACACCATTATATTCTCTGGATCTAAGACTGATGTATTGCACGCAATAGCATTTTCTGTATAATCCCCTACAGTATATTCCTTATACTGAGTTTCCAGAATGCTATTTCTTACATTAAGGAAGAATACAAATTCGAATTCATCGTATAATGTAAAGTCGACATCTAATGTCATTGGTATCTTGAAGTATATACCGTCATAAACAATAGCATTCATCTTTTCAAACAGTTTACCGTTTCTGAACACCATAACATAATTCTTGTCTTGTGATACACACCAACGAGTCATCTTAAGTTCACTGATCTGGATAGGTTTTCCTACACCATCTACAGTATCTGTAACGGTAACATAGCGCTGATTAACCAGATCAAGACCGCTCTTAAATATAGATACTACTCTTCTGTTGATAGAAGCTTCGAGTTTATCCGCATCGTATCCAATTATGTAATCTGTAGCTCTCTTAAGGTTCTCTTCGTATGGTAATGTATCATAAAAATGGAAGTCAAATACTTCGTCTATAATACTCATATCGTCAAGACCATAGTTTTCGGATTCAGTATACAAGAACATTTCAGGAAGGTTCTTTCTAATAAACCATTCTGATCTGAATGACTTATTAAATTCTGGATCTTCTGCATTGAAGTTTTCATAATATGCTCGATCGATCAGCTCATCGATTGTCGATTTAACCTCTTCGTCATCTTCTCTGAATACTTGACTAGCAATTTCTCTTAAGAAATCTGCACATTTAGGTTCCATATAATAAATAAACTGATCAGAAGGTGTAGCAGCTTCATCCATGTTTGAGAGATATGCGAATTCTGTTCTTATCTTAAGCTGGTCGCATATCTGGTCAGGATATTTGAGTTTTAATTCTTCGGTATCCGGAAGTATTGTGTTTTCTTCTTCATATATTGTGGTATTTATAGAATAGACAGTATCTGTCGAATCCGATTTAAATGTATTAGTATCGGCATCATAGTAAAACTCATTTCCAGAAGAGTCCTTATAATATCCTATATCCTTCTTCATCAGAGTATAAATTTCTTCAATAAATGTCTTTACTGAAGCGGTAACATCTCTCATATAAAGCTCGAACTGGCGTTCAATCTCGGTTCTGTGTTTAATTCTAAGAGCATTATCCTGGTCATATATTACTCTAGTATTATAGAATATTTTGAAGTGGCGTTTATTAGTAAGAACTCTGTCGATCATGATTCGAAGAATATTGTAAGCATGAGACTTTACATCAAAGTCTTCACGAATCTTACCTTCTTCAAAACAAAGCATATTACATCTTTTAATCTTATATCGATATTCAAATTCAGAGAATCGTCTGTTTAAGAGAGTTCCGTATTGAGTGGTCGTGAGACCGCCATCGTCATTCTCATCCATTTCAAATTCTTCATAAATAATATTAGGATCATCACAGAATATTCTCGAGAATCCGTTCGACTTTTCCCAGCCTTCAATATTTATAAGCTCATTATATACCTTATCAGTATTAACAATGCCGTCAGTATCTCCATACCAAAAGATTGGCATTTTACCGTAAAGGTCGTCAGGAAGCTCGGTAAAACGTTGAACGTATCTTACCTTAAATGGAATATCGAGATATGTCATTGTATTTTCTGACGGTTCAGAGCTTATAATTCCATCTTGTAAATTCGCTACATTGAAGATAATAAATGTATCAATATTATCTGTAGCAATTCGGCATCTTTCCCAAGACATGGCTCTATCATTTATAAACAGAATAAACGGATTTACATAATTAAATGAAACCATGTTCATAATAGTGGTCGGAACACCAGTATCGATATCATATCCAGCCTCAACCACTGTATCTTCATCAGCGTCTTTATATTCGAAGTTTAATCGGCAAAACTTTTGAAGATTGGTCTTGTCTGATTCTCTATTTTCAAGGTGACGATTAACATACTCGATTATATCATGAACAGTTTCTCCCTTAGATAAAAGATGAATAGTTCCATGATGACATAATCTTCTATAATCATCAGATTTGAATCTGATCATATTACATGCCATAACATAATCGTTAATTCCTATATTATATAAAGAATCAGAAAAGACGTACTGTCCTGATTCTACTTTAACATGTCCCTTTATAATAGATGGAACAAGAGCAGATTCAAGAGCTTCATTCATGCATTCTGTTCTAGAATGTAATTGATCGATCACATTTCTGTAATCATTATAATACGAACTATCTTTCTGAGAAATTGGATTGCCTGTGTATAAATTCTGATTAAAGGGAGAGTCGGTTGAACGACTCTCCCCATTTATTGAACCAGAATTATACTTTGTTATAACTTGATTTATTGGGTTATCAACAAATCTACCCTGGTTATTGATAATCATACTATCATCGCTCCTCTATTCAATACATTTTTTGAATAGCTTATAAGTGTATTGCCGACAACCTTTTCGATTGTCTTCTGGTTATTAAGATATGCTCCAATATATGCGTCAGTAAGTGTAGCAGAAAGTGCTGGGAAGTATTCAAGAGAGAATACTGTATTTGACCCGAATAAGAACATCCATCTATCTACAACATTATCAACTTTAAGACTTGGGATCTTAAGAGTTTCAGACAATGCTTCAACGAATGTTTTAATATTAACAAACGCATCATCGTCGACCTGAGCATATATCATATCCTGTTCTCTGGACGAGATATCTACTATCTTACCAGCAATAGACTTATAATTACCATCAAATTCTCTTCCAAGAATATTCTCGACAAAATAAATACATGAGAGATACTGGCACTTGTTCTTTGTTGAAGGTATTGTAGAAATTTTAAACATATAATCTATAATATATGTAAACATTGAAGAGAATGCCTGCATAGCATCAGAGATTGTCTGAGTATTAACGATTTCTTTTTCTGCCTTATGATATATCATACATACCATTGCATTAATAACATGAGCAATGAGTATATCGATATACCTACAAACGTACTTACCATCTTCGTTCTTTGTAATAATACCAGTGCAGTCAATAAATACCTTATAGTCCGGAGATTTGGATTTAGGGTCTTTAGAACAGAATACACGGAACTGCTTATTGAGAGGAACGTTATCTTTTGCAATCATAAGTATAACGTTCTTAGATGTAAGAACCTTAAGAAGACAACCATTCACCTGTCTCTTTTTGAATTCGAACTTGATATCTTCAAATGAATCATCGACTGTGCTTATCTGGTCCGCTGACATTATAAATTTAAATAACTTTTCCTCATATGGAAATTTGTTATACAAATAAGTATTAGAATATGACTTAGGCATAATATTACCTCCTTATATCTATATTGATTAATATAAAGTTCAGCTACTCAATTATTTATCATATAATAAACATATAAGTAAAGAAATTACCTGACAAGAAATTTCTTTGGCGTTATTGGGCGGGCGCAATAGTGTCCGAAGCAGTGTCGTCACCTCCAAAAAAATAAATACAACGCAAAAAAGAAAGGGCAGTGCGTAAGCACTGCTCTCTCTTTTGCCTTTATTAATCATCCGCTGTTAAAGCGTTTAATGCATTTTTACTCGACGCAATTTTTTTATTCGCTTCGCTAACGAATTGATCTACCTGATTTGTCATATCATCATGAAGCTCAATCGATTCGGATAACGTTGTCGACAAGGTTGGAAGCCCAAATACGATATAAGTATCATAATGCCCGATTCCAGGAGAATACTCTTTATTAACGAAGCCGTTTTCGGCAAGTATACTAGCTTTTATGCTCACGAATCTCCCTGCAGTTCGCTGCTCTTCATAATATTCTTCTGTACCGGCATGCGAATGTTCGTGATATCCTACCGATTCCATTTCTTTCGTAGTAGCGTATACTGCTACTACGGGTTCAGTAGTTATATTGTTAGAAAAACAATAGAACCTCACATTCTTTTTTAATTTGTCGAGCATATCAATCAGCTGACAATTAAATGTTCCATTCTCATACGAGTGTTCTGACAGATAGTTCATGAATGTTCCGTCAAAAATTCCTACGAAACGAATTGATATGGGATTATCATCATTAGTTGGTCTTTTATTCCTCTCTTTATCTAAGAGGAGAGCCGCATAATCACCATAGATAAAAGGTAAAGAGTGAGCCATCTTATCTATACTGTCATATACAGCACTATTGTCATCGGTAGCAAGAGGGGCAAGAACAAAACCACTGCAGTTTGGTGTTGATTCTATAATCGTAATATCATCCATATAAATTTCTGGATCAGACGAAATCAACACTCTATTCTTAATAACGTTATAATACATAATTTAAATCTCCTTTATATAAATTAATTAACAATTGCCAGGTAATGATCTGATAAGATCAGCTACGGCATAATTAATACCCTTTACCGGATCACCGATTGTCATAAGTCTTGCAGTGTCAGCTGCTCTTTTAATCTGTGTTCTGAGCGATGGAAATTCATAGTATCTCATAATACGATCAGAAACTGAAGGGTAGGTTCTGTTCACGAAATTATGAGATTCAAGAAATTCACAGATTCTATTCACAGTCTTAGTGGTATCACAAATAGGCTTATTAGAATCGTTAGTATCGTAGACACATACGATCGGATCTCCTGTAATGTTATTGCGATTACAATAATCAAGAAGAGAACTTTTGAAGAAGTCCATTCCGATACCATCAGACATTTCATCTGTCGATTCTCCTGCAGATATTGTAGCTAAGGCATTCATCAAATTATCCGCGTGGACAATAACAAATGTTAAACTGTTCTTATCCGGATACTTGTCTAAGAGCTTATCCGTATGATATTCTACTGGATAAGGCATCTTGCCCACATCCAAGCCCTGCTCTCCCTGAATAAGGGTTCTCTTTACCTTAAAGAATTCGATCTCGAATTCAAAATCGTAAAACTGTCCCAAATATGGAGCGCATAATGATTCTGTTCTGTGCTCAACAATAAATCCTTTCATAAGTGACCTCCTCTAGTCAATTTTTATCTGATTGATTGAAAGTTTATCTATGAGAAAATCATACTGTACTTCTGCCATAGATTTCTTAGCAGACTCTATTTCAGATTTCTTAATTGTTTTACGATTTTCTCCACGACAATTTTTTCCATCATCCATATCAATTGTCGTCTTTGTTATTTTAACAACTCGACCGATCTCATCAAATTCTTTTACGATTTCGGTAGTGAAATTGAGATAGGAGAGTTTTGATTCTGATGAAAATGTCATACGAGAAAAATCGACCATACTTTCAGAATCGTATGAATAGGTTCTTGACTTTTTACAGTCATTACTTGTAATGATATGAGTTTTTAACCTACCATACTCATCGAATGTCTTTTCGATATTCTCAAGTCCGTGCTTAATATCTTTAATATCCGGACAGTATATTTTTCGACTAACTATGCCGTCGTAATACGTTTTATATTCATTATTGAGCATAATGAAATAAAAATTAGGCTCACCTAAAATATAATCAAAATGTCTCAAGTTAGGGCTAGAGTCGACATCATCGAAGCATACTCTGTTGAATCTATCACTTAATTCCCTTATAGAATTAACACGATAAACAGTCTCAGTCCTACATTCATCATACTTTGTAGATACTGTATTATTCGTTTGATCAAAAGCCATAATATTAGCTCTGTAATTGTCTTTAGCCATATACAGAACTTCATCTTTTAAAATATGGTCATACTTGATCGCAGAATATTCGATATCCAATTTCCAATTAACGACTTCATCTATCGTTACTTGATTGGTTAAGGATATACCTGTATAGTTTTTAACCAATCCTTTGATTGATGTTAGAATTTTTGATCCTTCTATCTCTTGATATGAGAATTTTATATCGACTTCTTTATAAGGAACACAAAGATCTCCGCATTTCTTATAAATTCTTATCGATCTTTCGATAATATTATCATCATCGTCATACCTTACAGAATCGCAAAGATGATTATTTTCGTCTTTATCAACGCAATATTTAATAAGACGATTTTTGCTATCGTATTCACGAGTAGATTTTACTTCAGATTCGGTTCTACTCAGAGAAACTAATTTGTCTACTGTTTCGATAAGTTTTTTGCCATTGTAAGAATTTGAAATTATTCTATTATATAACCTACCGTTTGATCCGTATCTTTCCGAATTGGCCGATGTTAATATTCTACCACATGTATCTCTACAAACCGTTAATTGACGATACAAAGGTTTGTATTTGTTGCAGCTTTTATCCACAACTCTTATAAGAGACGAATACAGCGACCCATCAATTATATTACCAATATCGGTCTTCTTATAATCAGGATACTCTTCAACCTCCTGAAAGGTTAATTCGTCTAAGTCGACTGTTCTGGTTCTCTTTACGATCAGATTGTTTTCTTCATCTGTAGTTGTAAGAGTCATAGTGTCGTCTGTCAGGGCTACATCTGTTATCGCTTTAACGTCACTATAGCAATAGTCACCCCTTCTATTAGCGGTAGTAACTACCTTTCCAATCGTATTACCGTTATATTCAACCTCCATAACTGTTGTTGTAACGATTGGTGTTTTCTTCTTACTCATCTTAATACTTCCTTTCTATAATCCATGACAGAACGATCTCCTGCACAGAACATTGGACGTTTAAAGTCAATATGACTCTCTATAATGCCTCTATGGTAATCAGCGAGTTCATTATATACTGAAATCTTATAATAATCATCACGTTCCAATGCGGGTTCGTCACTCATATCGACACTTTCGACAATACGAATAATATTTCCTTTGGTATCATAATAACGCTCGGAATTATATTCAGTATATTCTTCCATACTTTTTGTTACGGAATTGTCTTCGTTTTTTATATATTCGGTATTTTTATAAAGATGATAAATAATGTCTTTACCATCTTCGTATTCATATTTCATATGGTCCTTTGCTGTATGGCTAACATACAAGAGGTTGGAATTATTTGATAATGATTCGTAGTTCTTAGTTTCGGTAATTCTTTCTACGATTCGTCCCAAATCATCTCTTTTTATCCTCTCTGTTGTTTCATACGATGGGCGTGCATCGCATGTATTATATATTCGCTTTTCATTTAACAGAGTATTAAAATTTCCATTAAGCATAACGCCTAATGCTCTGGGGTTATTTAATACTCTTGTCTTGAGCACGTTCTCATCTTCCAAAAGTTTATCATCATATATATTAACATACATTGTTTTGGTTTTATGTGTAATCGTGTTGAGTTCGAGCTCACCTCTGCTGTTTCTATTTCTATATCTAGTAGTCTTGCGATTAACACTGATTTTTTCAGTAAGAATATGCTTATCCGGATCGTGTTCATACTTGAAGTTCATCGTATCAATATATTCGGATGCAATTGCTTTTGACCCTGATAAAGCGTAATACGTTCCAGATTCGGTTACTCTTTTAACATGACCTTTTCTATAGTACGAAATATCATATATGATTTCATTCGTTCTCGCTGATCGATTATTTGCACGATCAATAGAATACGTATCAACATGCTTTCTCGTCATTCTACCGAATTTATTGTATATACATGTTATTATATGCTCATAATTGTTGTTTCGTAATACGCATCGATATATGTTTCCATTTTGATCATAATCCACATAGTTATGATAATCGCTTTCAAATATATCGTTATTATCCGTATCCAGTGCAGTGGATTTACGACGATGTGAAGTTTCTCTGTATGCACTTTTCAGACCATTCTTATCAAACGACATATCAATGTCATATCCAAAGACTTCAGATGATTCTCTTTCGATAGAGCCTGTCTCTTTTGATGTCGTATATGAATATGACGATAACAATCTACCGTCAATGGCGCTATGAGTATATTTAGTTTTGGTGACGTTATTATAATCTGTACACGTCATGTCTGTATACAGACATTTTCCGGCGATTATTGCGGCGTTAGCCTCATATTCAAGACTACCGTCTGTTATATCAAAAATCGCTTCTCCTAACAGAAAGTTATTTTCATTGATTTTATAGTGAGATGATGTCTTCATCTCATCGTCAAATACTGTATCACAGAATAATACAATATTTGATGTATCTTTTGAAGCTGTCATATTGGTGCTTGATTTATAAATTGTCGTGGATGCGGTATGATATCTCGGCTGATCAGATTTTGAAACTGTCTCAGTATAATTTGTTGAAACTTTACGGATTGTATTGTCATCCTTGTTATACTGTACGGTTGTTTCTTTTATTTTTTTCATAATAATACTTCCTTTCAGTTTAAGTTTAAATAAGTAATAGAGGAGGATAACCCTCCTCTATTTACATTGTCATCTTATCGTTGTCGAATCTAAGACCTAAACTCGATATTATTTCTTTAATATGGTCTTTAGATACTGACTGAATTGTCGACATTACTTTGTCAAGAGCATATTCTTCCGAAGACTTGTCATTTAACGTGCATGTGACGAATTTAGATATTAACTGACCATTAATATCATTATACACATACTCTGTCTTGGTTGTGGTTTCGAACATGGCATTCTTATCCGAATATTCGATCATTGTTGGCTTATCAGAGTTAGAATTATACTCATATTTGAAACTTTCTGAAAAAGTCTCTCGATCAGTTTTACCCTCAATAAGTTTTCCATCATCAGAAAATGTGTTACTTTTATTGAGAGTAAACGTATCATTATTATCCTCCGACTCAGTCTGGCTTATGATATATGGCTGAGTTTCGTGGTTGTCATTATAAATTGTTCCACTAAATCCTTCCCTTGTAACAAGTAACGAATTGTTAAATGTCTTAGAAAGTAGAGCTCCTGGTCTGTACTTTGTAGTAATGATAACTGGTCTCCTTGGTCTATTTTTGTCCATAGCCTCATTATAATAAACCAGTTTTCTCGTCTCGGTAACTGTATCATCAGAATGTGTTACATAATGAACATCCATCTGACAAGTGACAGTGTTTCTTACCGAACCATCAGGTCTATATGTCTTATCGTCAGAAACCATTTTTATAACTCTGCCATCATAATCGTATTTTATATGAACAACAATATCCGAATCTCGATGTCCATTATTTAATACTGATGAAGTTTTTTCGACAAGACGGTTTTTATGATCATACGCTCCTGTCTTTATTACCTTAAGCCTCTCTCCATCAGTGATTGGAACGCAGGTTTTAGTAACTTTTATGAGATTATTTTTGTCGTCGTATTCATAATCCTCGATAAAATTATCAAGAAACGATGCTTTACACTGACCATTTACTGCAACTGTGTACTTTTCTATATAACCAATCTTTCCAAAACTTGTATATCTATATGAAGTTTTTTCAGTTTTTGGAGCTGTCGGCGCCTCGTTTGATTCTTTATAATTATATTCAATTGTCTCTTCAATCAAACGGCCTTTATCATCATATTCATAGAATTTACTCTGATCGTTTGTTCCTATAAATACTACTTTATTTGCACCGTTTATCTCTTTGAATTTTGTCGATGATAAACGTGTAAGTGACGGAGTCTTACCGCATATCTCATGTGTCTTTTCCTTTACTGCTTTGGTCTTCCTGTCGAATTTTATCGACAGGTTTTCTACTGCCAGACTTTCTGAGCTGTGTGCGACAGAATTAATATGGACGAGCTCAGTATTTTCGTCCATAATAACATGATTTGCTGTAGTGGTTATGTTTGTATTGTTTGATAATTCAATACCTTTAGCTACTTCGAAAGTGTTAACCACCTCTGTAGAAATGTTTTCTACATCAGGGAATTCCTCTGTGTATCTCTTAACGTTTGTGTGTTTAGTTGTTATACATTTCATTAGTCATTCTCCTTTTCATCATCATGGTTGTCAGTTTCGGTTTCTTTCTTTGGTTCCCATTTGTACTCTTCTACTTCAATAGCAGTTTTCTGCTTCATAGATTCTGTACAATCAAGATACCTTTGATTATAAGATCCCATGAACGGGCAATCAAGGGATTTCTTATCTATCTTAAACGGACCATCAATCAAAAAGTCTGTTACTGTTAACAGACGAAGATAGTCCATATCTTTTTCGCTTTCTTTGAGCAAGTGCTCAAAGACATAACCAGAATAGGTTATGATAGAAAGGTTAGGATCGTAGTCCTTGATCTTTCTTCCAAGTGTAGCAAGCACTCCTGCTTGCTGAAATGGTTCGCCTCCGCTAAATGTTACTCCATCAAGCAGAGGATTCTTTTTTATTTCGTCGAGGATATCTTCAACCGACATGAATTTACCCCCAAGTGGATCATGAGTGTGCTTATTATGACACCCCTCACAATTATGATAACAGCCCTGGACAAATACAACATATCTCATCCCAGGACCGTCTACAATTGAATCGTTTACAATTCCGGATATTCTTAAACGATTATCCGGATGTATTGCGTTTAATGAACTACTCATTATTTTCACCTCTTTCTTTTGCTTTTAACCTTCTTTTAACCACCATCAGGCAACAACTATCTTCAATATCTTGATCTACCTGAAGAGGATCAGTATAGTCATAATCTCGGAGATCACTGATGATATCTTCAGCATACCAACATTCTTCAGGGATAGTGAAAGTTGCGATTTTAGCCTCATTACCTGTTTCTGAATGAGTTCCTCTTAATATAATTAAGAGCTGACGTCTTTGTAATACCTTACAGTGTAAGGTAAGTCTATGCTTGCCAGTCTTTTCTTTTTTGTTATCGTACTCATAGACAAAGAACTTTACTTCATGTAATTTGTCTATTTTGCTATCGTTACTCTTGATAATAGTATCAAGCTTACCTATGATAGCAGGAAATATATCGTTCGAGGTTTCTACGTCTTTTCTTTCGTAATAGTACGAGCCATGATACTCGTCTATTCTGAATGCAGTTTTAACTTCTTCCATTTTAGAATTCCTCCTTATTATTGAATAGTAATCGGAACATTATTTTTTGTAATCTGTTCCGTATCCGATTAATTCTTTATACCTCTGAACAATTGCGCTGTTCAAAAGGTATTTTTTATAATACCTTGAATCTTCGAAATCTTTTGATCTTCTTATATCTATCGATGTAAGGAAATCATAGTCTTGAGATTCGAATGTCGTGTCTTCTATATCGTCATACTCGCCATTACGGTAATTATCAATATAGTAGGTGCAGAGTTTATCAACCCTATCATTGAAATCACAAATGAACTTTGCTTCTTCCATTGTAATAGAGTCCGTATTCGTTTTATTGTAGTAATTCATCTGATATTCGACATCGGACGAATTACTTTTGTTCGAATGTCCCTTAACGTTCTTGAAACGAACTTTAAGGTTATTCTGTACGATATGATTGATTATCATACAGAGAAGTTTACAATTCTTAACCTCGCTCTTGCTTTTAGTAAGCATTTGAGGTATTATTAATGAATTGCGTTTTGTTTCCTTGTAAGTCTTAACCCAATCGATTATCCAGTTGGTAAGACTCTTTACATTATACTCCGAATCGGAGTATATTATATATGGCTCGTCATTATTAGGCTTTAAAGCTTGAAGTGCCATATAAATACCAAATAGCTCTCCTTCATTATTTGTAGATTCGACACATAACTTAACCTTAGCAGAATCTACATAGTAGTTATCTGGATCTGAAAAATTAACAATCAGGGAACCTCCACACGAGGTTCCCTGTTGAATTCCGCCATCTGTAAACACTTTATACATGGGCCAATATTTCCTTTCTCTTGATAATTCCACCAACTATGCGGCTGAATTTATCAACGAAAATCTCGTATGTCCTTACATCGACGGTAAGTTTTAGCTCATCGTATTCATATGCTCCGAGCATCACTTCACCGTCGCTTTTATATATTTTTATAGTATGGTCACCATCTGTATTTTCGAAGATAACCATACTATCAGAATTTCTGGGCCAATTGTATACGACATCTTTGTAGATTGTCCTTAGTTCTTTGGCCCTATAGGTTTTTGCCATTGTTTAACCTCCTTATTATAAATCGGTAATTTCGCGGAATGAGTAAGGTTCCGCAATTATACTAATGTTTTCCATATTAGCCGTTTCTTCGAGCGAAGTTATAGGCATTGAGAAAACATAATCATTCAGATAATCTATTATCTGATTTGTGTCGGTGAAGTTACATGTATCATATTCATGTATATAAAATGATAACTTCCCGTCGTCACTGTATCGTTTATTTAAACCGATATCCCCTTCTGATAAAATCTCCTGATCGATTCTGAGGAAAGGATTGTTCGGTCTCTTTTCAATAAACTTCAATGAATTATCATATTCTGTTAAAGGTGTATAGATATCCATATAGAAATTTATAGTGTCCGTATCTGGGACGTACAAAGATTCCGGATCGTTTGTTAGAAAAACATCACAACCAGGCTCTTCCGCCTTATAGTATACTTCTATAAGCGGTTCACCGTTCTCGCTATAATAAGAACTAATTATATCGATCCAAATTTTACAATTCGGTAACCACTTATCTTCCTGCGATATATAGAACTGTGGCATAGATGGGTTATCGCTAATATCTTCTACGAAGTATAGCTCTCCATTAACATGTTCATAGCCATATTCGTCGCCATACGGAATACCCCATTCTCGGGCTATTGCTGTAAGGTGAGGAAATTTTCCCTCGGTCATGAACAAGTTTAATAATTTCTGATGGAATTGTCTTAATGCGTTCATACAAGGTTCATATGATGATTCCTTTGCAACGAACACAATATCTGTTCCGCACATGTTTGCCATTTTAGTTTCCTCCTAACTAAATATCTTTTTATTATTTCTTGGAAATCGAGGTTTGATATAATCTAAATTCATATCAAACTCTATTTGCGCTATCATAGTATGATAGCATTCATATAAACCGTCTGTTACATTTTCTATATTGCCATCATTAATACTAGAACAAGTAATGATGGTCGGTTCTATTCCAGGATGGTCAATTATAATAGATATCATACTATCTCCACCCTGTATTTGAATAGTATGTTTTTTGCCGTTTACAGTCTGAAACTCTTGTATCAGACTAGGTTTAATAACTCCTTTCTTAAATTCTTTTAATTTTTGTCGGATGATTTTTTCGAACTCATCGTGACTGATTTGATAGTACACCATATAAGATGCACCTCCTTTTCCATCACTATAATATATAAATTCAGAAAATATTGTCGGTAGGGAATTTCCCTACCGACTCGTATATTAATTCTTCTTAACGCATTTTATTCCCTTGTTAAGGAAATTCTTGATACAATTTGAGTATCTTCTCATAATACCGTAGTTATTAGAGCTTTCGAGCTGAGGAGATGTGAGTTCCTTAGCAAAACCCTCGTTCTCGAATACTACAGCAAGCTGTTCCTTCTCGAGACTATAATGCTCGCAGATAGAAGCGTGTGCATCATATTCATCCTTGATATCTTCATAAGATTCAATAAGTTTATAAAGCACATCAAATTCAACGAGATATGATTCGCAGCATGAATCAGAACCTTCGTCGCACTTCAGAATCGGAATAGCGTCGATTGTATAGTTCATTTCTGTTGTATCAAGACCAGCAAGTGTGTCTTCGAAATCGCTTACGATAACATCGTTATCGATACAGTCTGTTGTACATACATCAGCCTTTGAAGCTTCCTTAATAATCATCATTGATGTCTGATTAAATATACTCATAGTCGTTACCTCCTTAAGGTAAAATTTTATAGATATGTTGACATATACTATTTAGATGGGTTTTGTTTATTTCATAAATACTTTCAAAGCCTTTTGTTCTTTGCCCTGATATCGTATTTATAGCAAAATATTTATGATCCTTGAAAGATTGTACAATAGCAAGATTTTCAGTACCTTCAAGTAATGATTTCTTAAACTCGTACTTCTCTGGATCAAGAACAGGGAATAATATAGGTTTCTGTTTTATACATTCCAATTGGAATTGTAATGTAGCCATATCGGTTTCATGTTGAACATATATCTTTTCAATGTCAATCTCTTCAAGTATTGAACTGAGTTTCAGTTGATCATCTGATAATATTTCATCGAACTCGGTTAATAGAGTTGCAAAGTAATCTTCAGGAACTTCTTCTTCGTTTTTATACTTTGAATATACTTCTTTAAGTATAGAGCAAGAATCTCCGAGATATTTATATGAAGTCATAACAGTATTCTCGTCAAAGATATCTTCAGCTTTTTCTCTTTTAATCTTACCCTCATCCGATACAGTAAGAATATATTCTGAAGTTATATCATTTGACAGCGCATACTTTGACTTCTTTCGAGTATTTCTTTCATTTGACATATAATTAATGACATATGTATGCATAGGAGTATCAACGCCGACGGGCATTCCACCAATAGCTCCAACAGCCATATGTTCATGAATACGAGATATAGTCTTAGGATCTTCGTCTCCCATATACGCTTCTTTCAGTTCAGCAAATATAGTAAGAAGTTGCACGAATTCATTATTAGTAAGACGTATATAGTTATATACACCTTGATCAGTAATGAACTTCTCTTTCTGTTCCTGTTTAGCTCTATATTCCGGCATTTCTCTGTTGTTCTTATTATCTCCACCATCTTTAATATCGAATACGAGATTATATGGGAGATAAATAGCATCAGTTATCCAAGTTCTTTTAACACCATTGATTTCATATTCAATCTTTGGTCCTGGAGTTAAAAGATCTTCCGAATCTATATTCAGAACAGTATCGCAAAATTCTAAGAACTTTCGTTCATAAGATCCTACATATGTTTTATAAGTTCCATCAGACCATCTATACTTACCAGAGATTCCTCTATTGGCAAGCATCTTATTTTCTTGCCATTCAGGATCATCCAATAGTGTAGTTTTACCATGAACTCTAAGCATATTCTTTTCATATTGCTGTCTAGCTTCTGCTTTACAGGCATTGGAGCAATATGCTTCATATCTTACATTCTTTTCATCCCAGTTTGTATGCTTCTTACAGATTCGACATAATCCGAATCCTGCTCCAACTGGTTCTTTCTTATTACATAAATCAAACACGATTCTATTAGCAGTATAGCCTTTATCATTATTCAGCATATCAGAATGGTGTTTATCTATATGAGAACTTAACTTGTTCCGTTCTGCCATTTTACCACAGTACGGACAACGATATTTTCGAGCCATGAGATTTCTCCTTTCTCGAGTAATTTAATTATTTAAATGTTCTTGGGTTAAAATATTGAGCGTTTGATAAAGTCAAGAGTTTAAGTTGTATATTATAATAGTGTAAAGGAGGTATATTATGAATTTATTCTTAAACATTTTGGCAGGATGTAGCCTGCTAGTGCTAATTATTGCCTTTATATGGGCATTAGCGCTAAGCGCAAATCCTGGATCTGCCGATCCAGAATTTGATGAAAGGATCAAGGAGTTACAAAATCTCCTTGATTCAAGAGAAGACCTGGAATAATCCGGGTCTTTATTTTTTCTCATTTAGTAATTTTTTATTATAAAATAAACATCTATGTAATAGAGGAGCAGGGGATGGAGGGAGCATATAATTAATTACAATAATCAGGAGCGGAGGAAAGAGGGACAATGATAACAATTGCAGGAATAGGTACAATAGTATTACTTAATGCATTACCCCTAATACCATTACTTAAAATATTGATCAATAAAAAAGATAATATAAACGAATAATATTTAGAAACAGGGATTATCCCTGTTTCTTTTTTGTTCCTTCAGATAGAGGAACTTTATAATAAATCAATCCCTATATAAGGAGGTCAGAATATATGGGTGGTAAATTTATCAATAAATCTTATGTCAATGCTATAGATACTTTAACCAAAGGTACTATTGACAGAGTACAAAATGCCAATTATATTTATAATAATCACAAACCAGTAGTATCTACTTGGTTTAATATGAATAAAGAAGGAACAACTTTCGATGAAGCTACCAGAGCTGAATATGTTCAGCTTGGTAAATTAAGCCCAATTAAATTCAATCAGATATCCGATGCAGTATTCTATTCTTCAGGTATTAAGATTGAACTTGATGTAGATTATAATGAAGAAGGTTTAGGAGTAAATAACCTTCCAAATATCGGAGGAATTGTTCTTCCTAATACATGGATACCATATGCAGGAGATTACTTTATTATCAATCATATGCAAAAAGATTGGTTATATAAAGTCACTGCAGTATCTTTTGATACTATCGATAATGGTAACAACATCTACAAGTTCGAAGCTTCTCTTGATCAAATGGATTCTTCTCAATTACGTTCTCAAGTTGTTTCTAAATACAGGATGGTAATAAACAATGTTGGAACGTCATATAATGCTGTAATTACTGAAGAGGTTTATAACAGTGTCGAAACTATAGATACTATATTAGACTCTCTGAAGGATTACTATATAGCATTATTTTACAATGAACGAGTTCAGACATTTACATATCAAGGATATTATGGAAAACTCTATGATCCTTACATGATTGAATTCATTATGCGTAATAATCTTCTGGAAGGATCTTCTCAATACATTTATGCACAACATGAAGTTCCGGTCCCTAAAACATTTTGTATAGATTATAATCAGACCTATTTCCGTGCACTTGAGAACAAGTCTTTAGATTTGTTTAACAATAATTTCTGTTCTGCATCTCTAATAGACAATCAATATAGCCTTTTCTCTTGTGTAATGGATGATTACTTTATGATATCATACTCTGGTCTTGGAATTCAAAAATTCCAAACTCTTGATAGTGAATTAGTATCAAGAGTTAAGGAGAATAAAGAATACACAGATGGAGAACCTGAATCTTATTACAATATCATTATCAGATATTTCAATTCTGAGAATATTGGAAACGATATAATCTCTTATCTGGAAAATATAAAGTTCGAACCAACAAGTAAACTTTTCTATGCTATTCCAATGATAATATATATCCTTGAGAAAAACGTTGAAAATCTAATGTCGTAACATACTAATAATTTAATCTCTATAAAGGAGGGTTAATATGAATAGAATATGTGAAGATATGATCGAAGAATGTCTTAACGAGTTCGACGAAATAGATGATGAAATATATTCAGAATCTGTGCTTTGGCTCGTAGACGATTATATCGATTCTCATATCACTGAATGTATGAGCAATATATTTACATCTGACAGTGAAACTACTGTTTACGATGCATTATCTAATTTTGTATCGATACTCAACAATACAGATGATTCTGGATCCGATACAGACTCTGACTATAGCATGACAGCCATAGCTCCAGAGGTTTATACAGATGATACCATCGATGTCGAAGATTTAAGAGATGAGTTTGTACAGAATACTATCTACACAAGCGTTCATGCAAATGTAATCGATGGAGAATTCTTCGAACCCGATCATAGTTACGATTCAATATTTGGCGACAGCCAGTAAGGAGGAAATAATATGGATGAATATATTGCAGATATTTTAGATAGCCAGAGATTTCTGGCTCTTGAAGAAGCAGTAGACGAATACATATCTGGCGAAAATGATCTTATAGCCGAATGTACTACTGCAGCTGATAGATTCGTTGATACAGCAATTGACGGTATCAGCAATGAAGAGCTCGACGCTATGATTGATGCAGATGCGGACGGGCTTGAAGATTATATAGAGGGAGAGACCGATGCTCTTGTCGAAATGGACGATGAAATCGGATTAACTCCTGAAGAAGCTGCGGAGCTTAACGATGTAAATGCAATGCTCGATCTCGAGCCTGAAGTTGATGTTCTTGCAGATGAATACGACGACTGTGATGTCGAATAAGGAGGAAAAATAAAATGGTAAGATATATGAACCCAGACGAAACTAAGTACTGTAAGGTTGTCGTAAGACATATTCCTATAGTACTTGAAAATATCCTTGCAAAATTTTCAACAGTATATCGTCATCTTACAGCTAGTCAGATTCTTATCTGTCTTACAAACGGAGCTTTTGTTGGCGAAGTTATTAATGGTAAAATTGTAGAAATCACAAAAGAGAACTACAATATCATTGAAGTTAATGACGAGGAAGAAATAATAGCTGAAGAATCTGTTGATGATGAGGAAGTTGATGACGAAATTCTCGAAGAGTCAGATAAAGAAGACGCCGAGGAAGAGATCGAAACTCCTGAACCTGTAACAACAGCAGCAGAGCCTATTAAGATCATTCCTGTCATAAAGCAGGAAGAACCTGTTCCTGCCGAGGAAGAGGAGGAAGAAATCGGCGAGACCGATGAAGAAGAATTCGAAAGACTTTTCGAAGAAGAACTCGCCAAAGAAGAAGCTGAAAAGGATAACGAATAAAAAAATAAAGGTGGGATCGATCCCACCTTTATTTCTTTCGGTTGAATTCTAAGTTT